CTCTGATTCTGGCTATCCTCAATGACATTGATTCTCCAATGATTGTTGAACAATTGCCAGTTCCAATTTCTTGTACTGACTTATATATTTCTATGGCTTGTTCAACAACAAGTCCTGAATCAGGGCGAAGTACTACGTGCACACCAGCATTCTTTGCACGGTGAAGCAGATAGTACATATTTCTGCTGATAAATTTGTTAGCATCCCATGTGTCAATTGGCATTGCTACGATGCCCCAACCTTTAGCTGCTGCAACATCAATTGCACGTATACAACAGTCCATTTCAACATCAAACTGCTGTGTTACCTTATGGGCTAGTGCTGGAATACTACCTATAACTGCACTAGAACCAGCATGCTCTGCAGCCAAGAAATCATCGGTCCCATGCAGGAATAATGGCCAAGCAATTGCAGCCCAATATGCAGCTTCTTCTGAATTATGACCTCTGTAGCCGAAGCTGTGGAATCTCCACTTATACTTCTCCCAGTCAAATCCATGTTCTTTACAAGTCTGGAGTAAGTATTGCCTCATATAAAAGGCTTCTGTAGCTAGTGCCGTGGGCCACCAGCCCTTCATTAGTCTACCTTCCCACCAGGTAACGAGCTCACCAAAACCTTTAACGGTGTTCTGTATCTGAGCAAATGGAGTACCTTTTGGACACCAGATACCTTCCGGCAACATTTCAACCTTAAGTGGTATACGGCCATCAAGCTCATTGACCACTCGTCTGAATAATGCTTCAGGAAACTCAAGATTCATAAACTTGGCCCGATTAATAGCTCTGTCAATATGTTCGTGTGTTAATATCACATTCAAACATCGTTTAGCTATCTCACTAAGACCAAATAAGATCTGGCCTGCCGCCCTATTGTACATGTGGCTCCCCTCAAAGCCAACATCAATCTTGAAACTCCCATGTCCAAGATTATAGGTATCGGTATGAAATAATGGATTTTGACCTAGTGTCTCTAAACTCATCCTAATCTCTCCCCTTTATTTAATTATTTCTTATAGATGTGGATTGTGTTCTCCCTAAACACTTCATCTATGATGTTCCTTATAACTGACCATGATGCCCCGCCTAGCCCACACCCTATGCCACAAGGAACACCAACTTTCTTACCTGGTGTAGAATCAATCAACAGCTTTACTCTATTGCAGCATAATCTGAATGCTTCTTCATTTGTGTGCTTACCTGTCCTACCATAAGTAGCTTGAGCACACATACTTACAAATGTTAATTTAGGTAGGTAAGTAATTACTATGTTTCCTAAGGTAAGTCTACCATTTCTGTAAGCGGTCATATAGTCTAGGTAAACTTGGGGAAACATCTCTCTTATCTGACCAGCTATACCTGATGCAAATTTACCACAGGAATTAACTTGATGAAGCATAATATTACAGTCAGAAGTTAATAGATTACCTGATATGTCAATTAACATATAACCTCCTAACCAGCAGCAATCAATAATGGCTGCTTAACTTCGTTGAACATAAGTTGTTTCATGTATATAATCAAAGGAATTATTTGTGCTTCAGGAAAGTCCTCATGCACATTAATACATGCGCCTACTTTATTGAGTCTCAGCATAAATACATTATTAGTATCCACTGAACCTTCATCGTCAGTAAGCACAAAGCCCCAACCTGCACTACCATAATCATTATAATATAAATTGGGGTAAAAACCAAGTCTCTCTACCATTGCATTAATTAATTCATGCTGATGATAATTTGGTATTCCACAGAATGTATTCCATCTTGTTATGTCATAATAATCCATCAATGTTTTAAAATCAACATGATCAAGACATACATGAAGTGGAACAAGAACTTTAACGTATTTAACGTCATATGGAATGATTTTTATTGTCTATCACCTCCTATAACTTAAGGTTGTCTAGCACTTCGTCCTTAACCCGTTTATCTACAATTCTGTTATAATACATTCCAAGAGTTGCAAACCTTTCTGATATAAGACACTTGTAATACTGATCATATATCACATGCAGATCTACTTCAAAGTAATTGGCCATTGGTTCTAGTAGATGTGAAAATGAATCAATTTCAAGTTTATTCTCTTCTATCACATCTACTCCTTTCACGTCTTTAAGTCCTATTGCCTTTGCGAAATCTTCTTTGGTTATATTCTTTGATGTTCTAAGTTCTCTTATAAATTCACCAAACATTGTAACCTCCTAGTCTATTTTTTCATCTCAAAACACCCTTTACTAATTGTAGGGTCTTTTATTTCCATACGCTTATCATAGTACAGTGAAGTGTTATGATCATTATTAGGTTTCAGACATTCATACAGAGATGAATAATCAGCATAGAAATGAGTATATTGTCTCATATACCTACAACGGTAACACGTTTCTTTTTCTTCCATCCTGTTACTTCCTAAATGTTAAGATAGTGTTAAGTTTATGTTAAGGAGCGGAATAAAACTTGACACAGATAAGCCCATTACTGTATAATGGTTTTGGGAGCTTAAAACTTCTTCATTAGTAATGCTTCAATACTCATTGAGTATATATTAATGATACATGATTAATAAATATATAACATGCATCATAAAGAAGTAAGTTTACTCACTTATCAGAACTAACTAATCACTAATGGATATTAAACCTCATGAATGATTAGTTCTGATTTACAATTAAAGTGCATAAGTCTCAACTACATCATACAAGACTATAACACTACTGAATGTAATGAATCATTACTAATAAAGAACTGGCTTAAGGATAACTATGATCAAATCCCACTATATACCTCTGATTGCTACTTCCGCTTGTTGAGTCACTTTTATAATCCTATTTGGTCATTTTGAGGACACATTATAGTGTCCTCTCATTGTTATAGATGATAGAAACTATTGCAGTTCCTAATGTAAGAGACATAAAGCCCATAGATATCACTAGCACCTCAGGGCCAAGAAACAGCTTTATGGATACACCTGCTATAAAAAATAAATAGGCTAATGCTTCATTGTGATGTTTCTTCCATAGAAGATAGACTAAAAGGATTATTGCAATGATAAGAGCCGATATACCAAATGAAGGAACATGTATCACTGAATTACTCCTTTATTATCTATAAAGTATGAGAATACTAAGTATGATTGTACAAAGATTAATATATATACAAATGGATGTAATGCATAAGTCGGGAAAGAAGAAAAGGCAGCATCGAATAACGTATGCAATATAATTATAATATATCCAACACAAGTACCAGCCTGAATATAATGTTTCTCGTATATACAGACAATGATAGACATGCTCATGATAATTAAAAGTGATAGATCAAGTGCATAGAATTCCATTTTTATCACCTCAATAATGAATTTAAATTATGATAAGCCTGGTTGATCTCTGCAAATCTATCATGATCACCAGTGTCCTTATTGTCCGGATGATAACGTTGAGCTAGTTTCCAGTACCTATCCTTAATCATCTTTAGATTAAGACTACTGACTTTAGGTTCAAGATTTAGAACTACTAGCCAATCCTCAACTGTCTTACTAATCAGGTTATTCCTCTGAGTAGTACTTAATTTTTCTTGAGCAAGCTTAGCACGTTCCTCGTGTATCTTCTTGGCCCATTCCTTTATGGCCTCTTTTGTTACTTCTTGTCTTTCAATCATTTGTATGTTGGAATAATAAAGACGATATTTACGTATGATGTATAATACAATGATTTCATGAATTAATGCTGTGAGAGATAGCAGTGAGAATAAGATATCATAAAGTACATAAGATACTACTATAGACGAAAGGAAGATCATAAGAGAGGCATTATTTGCGTCACTACCAAGCTCATTACCAATAACATTTATCTTGGTTGACTTGGATTTAAAGAACAGTGTATACCAGAACTTTAATATACTCATTCCGCCCACTCCTTTATTATAGTATGGGCTTCGTTGAGAACTTTAAACTTTACCTCACTCCCTGTATCTTTCCTATCAGGGTGAAGAACTTTAGCCAGGTCACGATATTTACTACGGATAACGTTCATGTCCCTGGTTTGTTGCAGTTCCATTACAGCAAAGGCTTCAGCTACAGTCATTTTCTTACGAGGCTTAGGCTTAGGTTTAGGTGCTTCTACTTTAGGTCTACCATTAGCCATCAGAATTTCATTATCGATCTCATCTAACGTATCAGCAGCTCGCTCATATTCAGCATATTTCTCTTGAAGAGTTTTACCGTATGCTTTAAGTTCCTCAACTTTACGTTCATAGCGAGCTTTAAGACCTTCCATTATAGCTTCTTCCTTGCTGTATACTTCAAAGGCTTCCTCAAGCCTACCTTTATATAGTTCATAGTTTTGCTCAGCATTATACTTACGTCTGAGTAATCCAATATTCACTGTCTTGGCATTACCTAGGAATTTTAACAATTCACTAAGACTTGGTGGCAAGTTTACACCCCCAAATATTTTTCTTTTAATTCTTTAAGTCTAGGAGCACCAATGAGTTTAAACTCATCTCGATTGCCAAAGGCAGATCTCCATCTAGCACTGCACTTCTTACTACAGAATAAACTCTTCTTGAGTGCAGCAGCCTTCTTACAATTGATGCAGATCATATATCCTCCTAATTAAGTATAGCAATCTTCCAATTATTAGCTATAACACCTATATCTAAGATAAAACGTGGGCTTAGCATCCAACCTATATCAGGTACAAGCTCCTTTTTCTCATTAAGCACAGGATCTGGTTTTTCGACATAGGCTAGATCCATAGTTAATAAAGGTATGCTATCTAGTAAACTAGTCAGCTCAATCACCTCCGTAAAATTCTTGATATGTAAGATACATAATTTCTGCATCTTCAGTAGATATTATAGCAGGTATACCAGTATCTTGTATACCATTTTGTTTCACCTTTACATACTGAATTCCTGAAACACATTTGCGAGCGAATATAAGTTTGCCCTCTGCAGTAAAACCGAAGAATACAAATCCACTCTTAGCATAATGTTCTTTTAATGTTTCAATATCCATAGCATCACTCCTTCTCAACAAAAATAGGGCTGATACTATTCAGCCCTACTAGTATAATGCTTTTTAAGCCCAAATACAGCAACACTAAACATCGATATAAAGAAGATTACTTGGACGTAATATAAAAAATAACTTGTACTTAGGTATGTTAGTATAGTTATAACTTGGTGTGGATATAAATTCCTTGGTATTTGAAGGGTATGTTTGATGGCTGCATTAAGTCCTATAGGATACAGAGATACGGCGATTATAATGCCAGCTAAGAGTATTATTGCAAGTTCAAGTTTATTATTGGTCAACATCTCTTTGATTGTTTTGATTACGTATTTCCCTCCTATCATTAATATTATCAATGATAGTCATGACTAAAAAATATAGCACTATGACGGTAACACCAGTAGCCATGATGCATATTAATAACCCGATATATGACCAAAAACCCATAGTTTACTCCCTCCTCGTCATAACTTATATTTAGCTTCTTTCTCTTTATGCTTCCTCCTTTCTTCTATGAACGATAAATACATCATATATATAGCGTACGCAGCACCGCATGTTAGTACAATAAGTAGTAGTACAAAAAAGTATCCAAACAGTATATCTCCCATCAGAACACCTCCTTAAAAAAAGAATAGGTGGTAGAGGAGACTACCACCTTAGTATGATGTGTGAAATTAAGTGCTACCTCCTTCCAGCTTATTAAGGTCAATCAACTAACTTATACGGGATAGATTACACCTAGGCAGGTACCTATGGCGTAACTGTATAGAAACACATATAGTGTAACTAGCAAAGCCATATTTCAACTAGGTTTGCTACTGTAGAGCAGTAGCAACTTTTATTTCTTAAAGCACAATTTAAGCAACAAATTGAATGAACCTTTCTGTTGTTTACTGTGCAATCTAGATTAATTGTATTACAATGTTTTGTACAATATCCTTCTACATAATTCTCACATTTTAATACACTCATGCAACTTCTCCTAAGTATTTAGCCCCTAAGCTCTTAAGTATCAGGGCTAATACTATTCTATGACAGAATTTATTCTTCTTACAGAAGCACTTAAGAACTATATAATTCTGATCTAGTAGCCACTTCCACCTATCAGCATACTTAATCTGTGAATCGAGCATCATCTTATAATAGACTTCTATGTACTGGTCATCAGTTATCTTACCTTGTTGATGATCACGTACAATTTTCCAACTAGGAGCGAATGTCTCATCACCAGTTATATCAGCTGTCTTTCTTGTTATATCAAGACCACTAAGTCCGTTATAACTCATATCAGCTGTTCGAATGTGTAACAAAGAACTTCACTCCATTCCTGATGCAACTTCTAATTGTACCACAATTACAATCTGCTTCAAGTTGAGAGCAGTTTATGCAGCATACCATTAAATCCGCGTTAGGTTCTACTTCTTCGTGCAATATCTTTCTCTTTAATCTGGGGCACATTATACTGCACATCCCATCTTTGAATTCAGTGCATTCAATTATAGTAATGTTGTCGGACATCCTGCCTCCATCCAATCCTTAATGAATTTATCTCCATCAAGATGGTACTCCATGTGAGCAGAAGGGATATCACCTTCTAGATCTATAATTGGGACAATACTTGCATATTGATTAAGATGCTTATCTGGAACCTTAATATATACAATATTCTTATCATTGAATAGATCATTGCACTGAATAGCAAGTTTTTCAGGAATTGCAATTTCAACTCTATATTCAGAATAAGAATTTACATACGACTTAATAACTGAGATATCAAGATCCTTACCTGCTGCCTTTCTCAGTTCACCCAGCAGTTTTAATCCAACTTCTATATTAGGAAGATCAACTGCTCTAGTATCAACATTCTTACTACAAGCACAAACTATGAATTGCATATAACCACTCCTTGATAAAGTCATGGAGGCGCCTTGGACCACTTGGCTATAGCATGATCAGTGCTACTGGGATTCGAACCCAGGCTCTCCTCCTCTGGCGGGGCTAAGCTGGCCCCAAGCTCATTATACAGCAGTTTTACTGATTAGTAAATTATATCTACTGATAGCTGAATTCAATGCAGGAGCTATGATGTTAGCCATCTTCATTACAATATTCAATCTGGTATTTTGTAAAACAAGGTATTCCATATAGCCAGCTACATTTACTATTCCAATAATATGAATGCATCCTACGGGAGGTAATTTCTTATTTACACCAGATCCAGGGTGTATAGGGCCATCTTCTATGCGTACATGTCCTATATTCTCTGATTTGCCAAGACAAGCATCAATAGCAATTATGAATGCACCTGGGTGATTAGCATTAATTATCTCAATTGTTTCTTCTAAATCACTTGCACCAACTGGCTTATCTAATGTTCCATACAAGTGGAACTCATTATCCATTGAGCTCAGTATATGTCCAGTTAACGGTCCTAAGCTGTCACCTGTGGAACGGTCAGTTCCTATGCAAATGACAACTATGGATTGAAATAGATATACTTTATACTTAAATAAGTAGTCAAATATAAAGTTTGAGAAGACTCTTGAGCCAGTTTGTAGATCTAAAGTATTATCTTCCAAACTAACATATTGCATATTGCACCCTCCTAATTAGCTGTGGTAAGTATAATATGAGTATTGAATATCATAACTCTATACATGCGTTTATGTCTTGCATATTCCCATGTAATGATATCACGCTGTTTCAAATTAGGAATATTTCTAATAACTTCAATAAAATTAGTATTCTGAACTTTAAAAATACCAACATCGTCTGCTGCATAAATTATTTTATCTTTTAATTCGAGGTAATTCAACTGTTTGAAATCTTTTATTTCAGTTGCACGTAAATTCCACAACTGTTGATCCTGGAAAGCTTCAGATATGCTGTCTGCTTCAACAAGTAGAATTTTATCATTAGTTAGTATAAACTGAAATACCTTTACATCAAACATTAGCATTCCTCCTATAATTTACTCCATACACCTCTCATGAAAAGAGGTGAGAGCAGTAAATTAACACCTCTTCTCATAACATTGCCAGCACATCTTATCCTCATAGACAACCTGTGCATCTTCAGGTAGTGACTCAACACCACACAGGTCAACAGATTCAAATATGTCCTCAAGCATTTCCATGTTCTCTTCTCTGTTGACCTTAGTTCCACAACTAACACACCTACCCATTGTTATCTAACTCCTTTATTCTTCTACTTAATGTTGCACAAGAGCAGTCAGCACTTAACTTAGAGCAATTTATACAGCAAAACTTATCGCCTGTTTTAGAACATGGTGCTGATTTACATATTCCATTACTGAAGAATCCACAGTTTTTAACTAAATTATACACCTTACCTCCTATAAGTAATGATGAATATATATAGAGATACTAGTACTGCAATAAATAGCGATCCTATCATCCCATAAAATATCACTAACTCTACTATTGAAGGTGGAGTAACAATAGAGATATCCGGCGGTTTAATTATAGGTGCTGGCATAGGCATAAGAAACACATATTAACCTCCAGTTATGAAAGAACTTTTACCATATAAGCATATACAGCTGCAATAGATTTGAGGCAGCTGATCTCACCACTATCTATCTTACCCAATACATCGGGAATTGGAATCCCGACTACTTCTATGTTCTCATTCTCTGTGGGCTCTGGATTGCCTTCAGTGAGATCGGTTGCAAGTAGTATATGTATATTCTCAGTTAAGAATCCTGGTGAACTTAAACCAGAAAGTAGAGTCTCAATGCTACCAGCAGTATATCCAGTTTCCTCCTTGAATTCCCTTAGACCAGCCATATATTTAGATTCGCCTGGATCTATCTTACCAGCTGGAAGTTCTAGAAGTATTCTTCCTACAGCATGCCTATACTGCCTGATAAAGATCATATTGTTACTCTTGTCGATACCTAATATAGCTACAGCATTACAAGATTCAACGACCTCTCTTATTGTAGGCTTACAATCATCCACTTGCACTTTATCAACTCTTACGGCCATCCTTTTTCCTCGGAATACAGTTTCACCATGTATTAACTTTTCAATCTTAGCTGGCATCATATTACCTCCTTAATCCATTATTATAATTTTACACTTGGGACAAGCATACAATGTTACGGGCACCATACTCTGGTTTATGTATGCTTCAAAATCTCCAATAATATGAATGAAATCATACACCGTACCTTCGTACCCGCAAACCGGACATTTCATTCATTATCCTCCAATTCTATTAATTTCATATACCGAACTATACCCTTACAATAAGGGCACATATATACATATAGATTTCTGCGTAGTTTATCAGTAATACTAGTAATCTGACCAAAGAATTTGGTAGTAGCCTTATCCCATTCTTCCTCAGAATTTATAGCATCACATTTGGGACATATATGTTTAATCATCTCTTCAGCTTTATGTTCAACTTTGTTAATATAAGTTGAACAAATTCAGACTTTTTCCCACAATGAGGACAATGATAATAGCAACCATTCCTATTCTTTAAATCTGTCATGGACACTATTCTATTATAATATTTAAGAGTTCCATTATCCCATTCACCAAAGGTGCTCATCTTATCACACCTTGGGCAAATAGCTGCATCAATAGTTAACATTTTACCTCCTTAGTAATATCAATAAATATAATACTGTAGAGATGAACAAACTTTCCACAATTAGGACATACATATAAAAGCACACTAATTTTATTAGTTATAGATACTACTCCACCGAATGTATACTTAGTAGATTCATCCCATTTATCTAGTATATTAATCTTATCACACTTAGGGCATACTGCAACTTCCATTATCTCACTCCAATATCACGTGGGGTTACAATGCCATTTTCAAAGTTATATGTAACCCTAGCCTCATTAGCATTAAGAGCTTTAAGGTACATTGCTTTACCCACTATATATTCTACTTTCCTACCTTCTATTAATACATAGATAGAGTAGGAACGAGAACAGTCGTAATCAAACTCCTTAGCATCATATATTTTAACTACATCAGTATGTATAGGAGCGCATCCTGTGCATAATAATATAAGCAGTATTATATATAGCACTCTCATGCATTACCCTCCTCAAATTTATATCGTAAGAAAAGACAAGCACATTCAGGTCCGAATTCAGCACAATTAATGCAGCATGCAAATTCATTCTTGATATGCCCATTTAATATACTATGAATCCAATCTGCATCATATACATGTATACGATTCTTGAGCCCAACACCTCCAATACTCATGCACTTGTATATACACATTCCATTAGAAAAGCTTTCACATTTTCCAACTTCATGTGAAGGCAATTTAGGATGATGTATTCTATAAATCCAATATACCAATAGTATCAATGCTGAAAGTAATAATACTCTCATATCTTCTCAAGCGCATTCAGTGTTATATATATTGCTTGTATAGCTAAGATGATGAGAGATATTACTATATTAGCTGCCAATGAAGTATGCGGCTCACGTTTTCTATCTATAAGATATCCGGCAGCACACATAGATGCTGCCATATTTATGATTAAGAGAATAAATACTATTGTTACTGTGTATGCATTCTCTATAATGCCAATGGCTATAGTTATAGAGAATGGTAGCGCAGCCATTATACCAAGAGATAACTTTAACCACTTAGGGCAAGGCTTATATCTGTCTAATTGTATGCATATACTAATTAATGCAAATAGTGTGATGATCACTAGGGCTTCTATAATCAGTAATACTTGTAGCATTATATCACCTCGTAATATATATAATGATATTATCGCATATGAAGTATGCTAGAGACATAACGAATACCACAAATGAAGATACATATAATCCAAGCGCTGGGATATTAATATTCCTTTCTTCAAAAGTCTTATAGAATAAGATTTGTGTCGTTATAAAAATAACGAATGAGCTTACTATAAGTGATATGTTATTCATAATTTTGCCTCCTATAAGTCGTATATCTTTGATATACTAATGCCATAGTTAGATCCAGGCAATATAGCTTGCACTAAGGAAATTATCTTATTTGGATCGCAGTATGCATATCTACTGGATCTACTCATTTTTCCAGTACCCATATGCTTGTACCATGTTACATAGTCTACGAGCCTGTAAGGATATCTCTTGAGTAGAGACAGACCATACTCGGTAACTACATAATCTGATCCATCAGTTAGTAGACAATCAGTTTCAACTAACTTATTAAGATACGATAGCCTCTTACTCTTATTCATTCCCCATAACGGTCCCCATGGAGCACGTAATCTAGTACCAGCTCTCCAATGACCATTATGTAAATCAGCTCTTATACCACCTATGCCTTCATCACCAGGATAGTGATACAGGTAGCATAATATTGTGAACATACGATGCCGATCATTCTTATAGCGCATAGATGTCACCTCTAACTATTTCCTTTTCTTATATCCTGCTTTAAACTTCCTGCAGGCAAGGTTAAAAGGCTTAGTTAAGCCTTTACACTTTGTGCATTTATTTACGCTAGTCAGATAGAAGGCACAATCCCTACAAAAATCCCGTAGCATAGGTTTATAGCAATATGTAGAACGACGCATTATATTAGTCACTCCTTCTACGCAGATTATTCATTTGCAGCTCTTCGTCTTACAACCATTGCAGGATTTACAATGTCTTGTATAAGCAGCATGATAAGAGTAGGAACAATTGCATGGCTCCAGATTATCAGCACAATTAGCACAAACTTCAGGATCATATTTAATTTGATCTTCCATCTTACATATCGTATTAAACACATCAAACTTACTTCTAGCTTTGTCATTTATAACGAATTGATCACAACTATGGCATTCTTCAGGATTAACTAATCTATTAGTTTTACCACAAACCATAACTATCACCCCTTATCTTCCCTGCAGTAATCTGAGAGCTTTGTTCACTTGTCTGAGGGCATTAAGCCGAGCCTCCATATTATCATGCTTATCAGCAACAACAAAGCCACGTATGATAGAAATAAGGGCTTTCCTCTCAGCCTTCAGTACTCTTACAGCATAACGACAACCTCCGATGATGTCGTCATATTTATCGCGGTACTTCTTAACTTCAATACTCAGTTGCACAAGATCTGCATCATCATAGATGTCTGCATTCTCTGATGCTATGTAGTTATTCAATAAGTCTCCGAATAACTGTCTCATAATTCTCCTCCGTATATTCTGTTAAGGTCTTTTATGACATCTAACAGAATATCAACTTTAGTCCTAGCAATTGTAGCACTAATACTAGAACCTTTAGTCTCTGGCATTATATTGACTATCTCAGTCAGTAATTTTGTTATCTCACCTTCAATTATTGGGTGAGGCATTTACCTAGATAAGTAGGCCATAAATGCCTGTGTGTCTTCTGGACTTAGATTTACATCAAGATACGGGTCTACTTTAATTCGAAGCTGAGTGTCTCTACCACCAAACACCACAGCTTCGAAACCATTAGATATAAAAGGCAATTATTCCACCCCCACGAACCCAAGTTTAGGTTTACTGAGGTCAAAGTTAGCAAGGATATATTCAACATCTGGATTCATGATGAACGGATTACCACTTGGTAGATATACATAGATATGGTTATACTTATTGTCATACTCATTACCTTCGTATGTGCTCTTATTATGCTCGAACACATAGACAGCATGAATATCAAGCATGCCAAAATCTGGTAATGTCATTTCTTTCTCATCCTTAGTGATATTACCATTACCACTATATTCATATGTCTTACTCTCACCGAATACAAGATCTGTACCAAGCAAGTTAATACCTTGGCCTATATGTTCTTTACTACCTGCCCATGAATGTTCCATTATGTGGTTAGGTAAAGTTATTGCCTTCCCAAATTCCTTGGCATCTTCAAATACCTTAATGCCATATTGGATATTAATATCAAGATTATTAATGACAGACTCAATCCTAAGCTTATCAAGTCTACCACCAGTGCGCTTAATTAGCACACCAGTCAACATAGCTTTCTTCTCAAGCTCGGTCAAGGTTTTAAACATATATCCTTTCATACTACCTCCTTATACACTAGCTACATTTTTTAATAGCTAATGGTGCAGGATATTGCTCCTGCGGGCATTATAATATTACCACCACTGCTCATTGCCCAGATGAGCAGGGATAGCATATTATAGAGGAGGTTAACAATTACCAATATATGGTATATAGCAACTTAGATCTGTAATATAGTGCCAAATGTCATGTTACAATACCTTTGAATGCTATCACCATAAATACTAAAGCCTGTATTAACAATAATACTAATGTGATATTACTACTGCATTCGTAATACTTATCTTCAATTATATTACACATTGATAATGTCCACATCATTAATGTTATTACAAAGCTTATTACCAATAACATAGTTAGCGTATCTAACATTATGCTCCTTTCTTACGATTGAAGATATTGTGCATATCATAACACTTATAGCTATCATGATATCCATAGACTCCATTTTTGGTATATCGAACTAGCCCATACCATCTGAGCTGTTTCTTCTTCAGTTTTTCAATAATCTTAGCTTCAACAATGGTGTATGCATGACTGCACCAATTGTGCAAGCCTTGCAATGCATTTTCAGGACTAGTTCCTGCGTAGATACCACTTAACTCATGAATTAAAGTCTCATGTATCATGTGGTACTTGCAGTTAATTTTATAGAAGTTAGGAGTCCATTCAAGGATGACAGCAGCAATATAGCCATGTTCTCCTTGACCAGTATAAGACCTATACCTGAATCCTTCAGGCAATGGAACCTGAGCCAATAATTCAGGTATGTAATCCTCAATAAGTTCAGCATAAGCTTTCATCATGTATTCCTGAGTTCCTTGTACTTGCCACGCAATATTAGTATATGGCATTACAGGATTATCTGTCATGACCTTAATCTTAGCAGCTACTGCTTTACTAAACCAGCCACTATGAACGTCTTCAATCAATGTTGTTGCGCTCATTGCATATTCCTCCTTGGACTAAATTCTCAAAGCTACAATTAGTGCATAGACCATCAACTACTTCGGGACTCTAACCATACTTGTGGCATAACTAATCTCCAAAAATCATTAATAACCCAGTTATGAATACAAATGAACCTGCACATGTTATGACTGCAATATTGAATAATTTTTCCTTTAACATCCCAAATTGATGTAATAGGAAAGTTACTATGGATGCAGTAATTGTTACTGTAAGCAATATCTCTAAAATCAATATAAACATATCTAACACTTCTTCCTTATAAAAAATAAAGTAGTAACTCTTCACCAGGCGGCAATGGACAGTGTTCCTTCCACTGTAGTTTCCTGACCACTGACCACCCATTAAAGTTAATATTACTAAAGTCATACTTATCATACAATCTACTGTCAATTGATAAACGTAATGAAATATAATCTGGGCAGTACTGAATAAGAACTTCTGACAGTTGTTTTAAAGCAACAATATCAGCGTCAGTGGATTCATAATGGACTGTATAGTGTAGTCCGTGAATGTATCTGAATATTACTTTATAGAAATCTCTAAGCTCATTATTATACAATGCACTATAGAGATAAACCTTACCATTGTATTTTACATCATTGAGCCGTTGTACAAATTCTAATATATTTTTAGGTATCTTACAAGGCTCACCACCTGTGATAATGATCTCCTTATAATCTAGGAGATCATTTGGATTTGAAATGAGTTTTGCCCTACCAATCATATCGGTAGTTGAGCAGTTAGGACACTTCCTATCACACCTCAGTGTAGTAATCACTCTTGCTTTATCCATCCACACGCCTCCCTTAGATAAGCGCAACCACATCTATAACTGAGACTTGCGCAATTAATACAACATTTATATCTATGCTTATCACTTCTACGAGAATAAGATTTTAATGTTATGCCGCAAATAGTTTTACAAGGCATTCTACAGCTTCCATCATAGAAGTATGGGCATTTACTAGTTATGTCATACATTACTATTCCTCATGTGTAATCTCATTTTATAACATCCACAATCTGCGCTAACGTTCACACAATTAGCGCAGCATTTATACTCATACATATCAGATGCATGGCCACTATACTTTATTGTAGTCGTACCAAGTAACGTTTTCATACATGGTAGACGACACATACCATTTTTAAAGTAGACACACCTACTAGTTATGTCATACATTATAGCTTTATGAATCCAGATAACTGAACAATGAACACATCACTGAGTGTACACGAGCCATCAGTCATCGTAACCTTAATGATATCTCCTACAGACATGGATCTTCCCCTATAGTCATCAGGACGATATACATTAAATTTAGTGAATAAGTGTTCTGCCAGTTCCTCAGTCGGGTAATTATCAGGATTAGGCGTGAATTCACCCTTATCCGTATACACTAATTGATAATCACTAAACATCATAGGCTGTTGGTAGATGCTTGCAATGTACTCTATATTACATCCAACGACAACAACATTGTCTAAGGACACATAATCTGAATATCCATTGTATATATTGCTCTCAGCAGTTACACAGTGGATAGTGTCATCCAGAACACGGGCCATAGCCTTTACTTTCTCGCCCTTTCTGAATACTACCACGAATCTACCACAGTTATCGGCATACTCATCCTTAATGAATGTAATAGTAACTGGGATTTCCTTACCTACACAACTATCATGTTTGCATGCAGGACAATTTCCGCAACCATTGAATTTGCCTATTTTAAGCATGATGGACCTCCTATTCATACCTATTATAATCTAAATCTATCCATAGTGAGCATGTCTTACATTTTTCATTACCATTGCCTGTACACAATGGATAGATTGTATCCTCCCATATCTTTGGTGCTGCAGCCACAACAATTTCTATTACATATACCGTTCTTGAAGCTAGTACATTTAGTCACTATGTTAAATACATCTATGATATCACTTCCTAGTGATTAGAATGTAGACAACTAATCTGGCCCAAAACATTCTTCATACCATGCATCACATGGTTCGCTACAATCTATGGTACATTTCCTACAACACTTTGGTTTAGTGTCTTTACATTCGTCTTTCATAGGTATACTAGTCTCACAATTCTTATCATATTCCATTATATCACTCCTCCCGTATCGTATATTATACAGAATATAATCATAGTTACTATCAGAATGATAATGGAGCACATAATACAATCATACATACGTATAAGCTGCTCATTACTAATCTTTCCCTTACATACTAGTGATACAATAAGTGGGCCTATCATTATTAGTAATGCTATAATCATTATGACGTACGCCAGTGTATCTGCTATGTTACATTCCTCCTAATGCTGTATCACAAATCTTATTTTTTGGCAACAACACCTGTAACTGAGATGAACGCAATTTATACAACATGGAGCAGGACTATCCTCAAATGCCATACCTTCGTATTTACCATATGGTATACTACACATAAACTTACACATACCGTTATCATACCATATACACTTATTAGTTACATTGTAGATACTGTGCATTATATACCTCCTGTAACTATTCATGCACCCATTAGAACTAAGGCCATATCTCTCATACTATATATCTACTATATAGCCTAGATAACTATATATTTTCTCCTCTATATAGGGCACAGGACTACTTATGGCCACTTATCACCGGACAGAGCTTCATATTGCCTTACAGGGTATCTCCCTCTCATTTAGAGAGTATTTCTAATCTCAATCAATTTATCACCAATCCTGAGGCAATGGCACCCATTACTAAGGTCAGCACAGTTTATACAGCACTTATATATATGATAGTCCTCTATAATCATATCTTTAAGTGTATATACTATTTCTCCCTTATAGTTTAGTAATGCCCTACACTTTCTATTGCACATACCATCATTATAGTATGGACACTTACTAGTTATACTATATATGCTATCACCCCTATATATTTATATTAATATCTTCCCTATATAGGAATTGTCAGATAATTCTCAGATTTCTCCCTATATAGGGACTAACATTACATCTTACAGAGTATCTTCCATAGAATGACTGCTATTATTATTAGTACAACAGTTTGTAACATTATATCACCTCCTTATGCTATATATAAGACTATAAGTGCACATCATAAATATATACACACATATACACTAGTGCCGCATTCAAATCCTATTGTAGCTGAAAGCCTATGATATAGCCGAAGGCTTAGCTCACAATGCCCTTAATTCTCACCAGGATGCCCTACAGCATGAGCTAACTCCACTTCAGGTATTACGAGTCCTGAAGTGAAAATTAGCTACTGTACGGGCCTTAAATCAAAGCAACTAGGATATCTTAATGTGTTATACTAATTACTAATGTGTTATACTAATACGGTATTTCCCTATATAGAGATAATCGTATTAGTATGTCACAATTAACTTAATATGTTATACTCTTGCTGCTCTAGCAGCCTTGATAGTCAAGTAGTTGACTAAGCGCTTATGAGCATAGCCTAACATTTGCGCATAGATCTGATGAGTCATACCAGCTCTCTTGAAGTAGTAGTCAACAACTTGCTCACCCTTGTCATCCAACATAGGGTTGCCGTCCTTGTCTTTCTTCTCTACTCTAGCATATATACCAGAGAGACGGACGTACATACGACCAAGCTCATCAGTCTCCTGAATTATGGCATAGTCTTCAGCATCACCTGCTACTCCACGAATGGATAATATTACCTGATGACCATCACGTGTCATCCAGCCAACATTCTTGACGAGTGCTTCAGTTACACTCTTGAATTTCATGATGGGCTGATCACCAATGGTAATAAATCCCAACTCCTCATTGATTTGTTCATCAGTCACCATACTCATATCGATCTGCTTAGGACCAACGAATAATGACCCACGCTCTAAGTACCACAATTTGTTCTTTAATGTAGCACCAGCACCCATAGTAGGTGTATAGTCACCATCAAATGCTCCAGCCTCATAATCAGCTGCAATCTCAGCAGTGTCAGGACGGCCAGTAGCACCAGCACTACTCAACATACCAGTAATGGACGGCCTACCAGCAGCACCAATGGTCGGACGAGTGGTAGCAGTGCTGTTACGTAAGGCAGCAAGTGCACTGGCCATGTTACCACCTTTAGCACTTATGGTCTTGTCGCTGATCTTAACATCAACGGTAGCAGTGGTGGTAGCGCCATTGGTAGCAGGTGCAGTAGCATCTTTGGTAGCACCTGTAAGTTGGTTGAGTTTGTTCTGGATGTTATTTGTCATAGCGTTAGTCATTGTGGATTCCCCCTTATTATTGTTGATTAATGCAGCCAATTTAGTTTGAGCCTCAGTTACTGAATTCATAGTAGTAGCCTCCTTAGTATTATTAACTTCAGTTAAACCGTGATGAGCTGCTAACTCTTCTGCACGGTCAACCAACATATTAATTAACTCGCCCATTTCCCATTCACTATGGGCTAAGCGATAAGGGATTTCAACCAGCAATGAGTGGACAGGACCCTTAACCATAGCCACTCTGAATCTAGCATCTAACGCGACATTCCCAGCATCACTGCTATAATAGGCATTACCACCATAGAGGAGCAAGAACAGACCAGGAGCCAATATCTTAAGGGTATCATAACCCTTGAATAAATCATGCTGATTCATCTTAGTACCAGCACCCATGCACTTAGCAATAATCTCATCCATACTAGGCACGGGAACAACCAGCTCAACATCAGTTACAGTGCTTTCGTTAATCATTTCAGGAAATTGTACAGTGTTTTTCTTAGTCATTTTAAATGACCTCCTCATATTATTTTGTATTCAGTTGTCACAGCGCAGGGTACACCTATGGTTTCCCTGGCCCTTCCTTACCTCGCTCGCTACGCTCGCTCGGTAACGGCAAAATGGTAGGAGAAATGAACAAAGGGAGGACTCACGTCCTCCCTGCCCCTCTCCTTATTAGCGGGGGCTTGCGCCCCCGCGCCCCTGTGATTAGCCACAAAGACTGGTGAATAGAGCATACATCTTATCTCGAAAGACAGGATGCAGCTTTTCTACACACTCATAGACGGCCTCAACTCCTTTGTCTGGTAATATTGAGCCTTTCACAATATTGTCCGCAACTTGGACTAGGAAATCTCTAGCCTTAGTTGCATCATCCAATGCTATGGCGAGTTCCTTGTGGTGTGCAGCAGGCATATCCTCAACCATAGGTACTAAGTCAACGAGTAACTCATCAGTTGACTTAACAATATTAGAAAAGATATACTCAGAGAATATGCCGAGTACATCACTAATGAATTGCTCCCTCTCTCTACCTTGTATGTCATAAGGAGTAGGTTTAACGAAATTATTCTCAACTTTACTCTTGACAGTCTTCAAATCCCTGACTACCTCGAATAGCTCAGGTATAATCGTGATGTATATACCATGCCCGGTATTAAACATCACACGTCCAGTGTATTCAGCATTGATTCCATGACCATCACCAGGAAGACCAATGCTCCATGACGGGATACTAGCACCCTTAGGAATGCGCTCAGTGAATGCAGCGATCTTATGTTCAATGTTCCATGAATCTCTATGCCATAAGCCAGGAATTCTACCACTAGGACCGCTAAACCTATAGTATGGGCAGCTTCCACCCATCTTGGTCCCAACATCGTAGAGTAAACCAGTCCAGTTCACAATCTTTCCACCATATGGATAACGGTATGTTGCACCTCCAACAGCACCATAACCATATATTGGTATGCGATTGCCGTATTCATCCAACTCGTATTCATATCTCTTTTCACCAGTGGTAGCATCAACTACCTCCAACCTCTTATGACCTATAATTGCATTGACATCCTCTTTATCTCTGAATGCCCACTCATTGCGGACATTCTCAGCATCCAGCATAGGATTAGTGAGTGTCATGCAACACACACTACTGCTATTAGCATCCTTGCCTGTCCTCTTCTTATCTGATATTGTATAATCAGATAAGGATAAGAACATGTGCCCTTCATGATCAGGATACATGCGCTTGAAGTTCACGCATGTTACGCAACTCTGAACTTTTACACCACCATCAGGCCATACTCCAGGACTACCATCATGAATGGTATGTGTACCCTTAAACATATTGGCGATGGCAGTGAGGCAGGCATTCACCTCCTGGACTACTGGTGCACCTTTCCCGCAATAAGCTGGATCAAGCGCTTGGAATCTATTAGTGATCCATACGTCACTATAATATTTCCCATCGGTTTTAGACTTCCTAGTCGGGAAGCCACACATTACTGGGCCATCATCCCAACTCATGGCTTCTAATACCCAAAGGCCAGTACCCTCGGATTTAATAAAACCTTCCTTCCTGCGTACAGGTACACAATTGAGTGTTGCGGCATCAATATCCTTTATCAACACCCAATCTTCCTTCTTACTACCAAAGCGGTAGAACATTCCAGTGGTAACAACTCCAGGAGGTAGTTGAACCAAGAGTCTACCATGTAGGTGTCCAGTTCCTCTCTCTCCAGTTTTCTTTCCCTCTGCATCACGCTTGTCAAACGTGAAGGAACGCATTGGCTTCGAGCCAAATCCCTCAGCATCAACTACTACTATTTCAGTAGTAATTTCCTGGATCTTCTCCAGTGGGGTTTCACCAATATCAACTGATGAATATTTGACTGACACCTCCTTCTTAGTTGATACATCGGTACCAACGTGTTTACTATGAGCGTCCTTCAGTAGAAGAATCACCGAATGGATCTGCGACAGGCGGTCATTCTTTTGTGCCTGTGTAAGATCGTCCCTGGACTTTAACTCTCTGGCTTCCAGGGATAAAGCTTTGATCTTCTCCTCAGCATTCTCTCTGCTGAGATTTGCTAATATGGTTTGTGTCATGTGGACACACTCCTTTCGGCGGTTAGGTCGCCACCCAATATTAGTGCATAAGCACCAGAAAACCCAGGATGTTACTCCTGGGCTCAAGCTACTTATATACGGTCAAGTAAGCTATCCAACCTTGACTTCTTTTTCTTGCGCTTAGACTTAGTTTCCTGCTCCTCTACAAGTGCTATGAAATCCTTCTTCAGGTTCTCATAGTTCTTCTTGAGGCGTTTAACCTCTGCAGCATCTGACCTTCTAGATGTGGTTGTCCTAGATTCACTCAATACATCAGCTATTGCGCTGAATACATTCTTAGTGGTTAATATAACATCATTGACAATCCTTCCATGAGAAGCACTAGTGGACTTAACTTCATAGCCATCCTCATACTTCTCTAAAGCCCATTCATAGGCTTCTATCTCTTCGAGAATGGACTCTTCTTCATCCTCGTCATCAACATCTTCGAGTTCCTCGTTAAGGTCCTCAACGATCTCTGAGATGAGTTTCTTTGCCTTGCGCTTGTTATTCTTGTCGAATAACCTAATGACCTCAAGTAGGGTCTCTGCCTGTAGTTCAGTGACTTTGCGCAATACTATACCGTTTGAACTAACAACTGTTAACTTTTTCACTGATATTCCTCCTAATATATTTTAATTTCCCCTAGCACAAATGCATTTGGCATGCTAGGGGTTAATGCCGACTGATTATCTAGCTATCAAATTCAGGTGTACCAGCTTCGATCTGCTGGAGTAATTTCTCAGTGCGTTTCTTATTATCTTTAACTGTAGCATTAGGTTTAACAGTAGGAGCAGTAAGATCCTCTAACTGTTTGGTTAATTCGGCAATTTGTTTCTTAAGATCAGCACAGTGCTCATTAAGAGCATCACGCTGTTCTAGTAACTCTTCGGCAGCATCAAGGAGTTGTTCATTCTCATCCTTGACTTCTTCCAGTTCTTTCTCAAGTTCCTTGCACTTTGTACGGTAATCAACCGTGCATTTCAGGTTCTTTAATGCTGAACCAACAATGCCCTTCTTAACCTCATAACCACGGGCACGTTTAGCCATGGCCCAATCGATGGCGTTGAGCTCTTCCTGTAATTGATCGATAGTATCCTCATCGTCTTCATCGTTGATATCGTCCTGAAGACCACGGGTCTGGCTATTGATCATGCGGACAGCCTTATGCTGTTCATTATCCTCGAATATCTTTGTGATAGTGAGGAACGCGACCTTCTGCACATCAGTCACATTCATTTCCTTGCCATTCTTATTCACGATTACTACGCCTTTAATGTTTTTCATTATTAAATTCCTCCAATATAATTTTATGTCAGTCTTTCAACTGCATGTCGACCACTAGCTAGTTGATTAACCTGTTTCACCTCCTCCAGGTTAAAGCCCTCATATGAGGGCCAAGATTAATGCATTGCTAGTTTTCTCTTCTCCACTTCCTTCCTAGTAATTTTACTTGCATTCTTTGCTATAGTGGCGAGCACACGCAGAGGATCTCTTCCACTGGGATCAGCAACGTACTCGCTGATATAACGTGATATCCTTAACAGCTCATCATCAATTTTATGCATACCCACGTCCTCCTAATTAATTATTTATCGACCATTATACATGGACTATAGCGCCATGAGCTGACCCAATTCACCTCCTATGGGCTAAATGTTGGTTATACGAAGATCAAGACGATGCGCGGGTACAAGTTATCGGGGCGCAGTAGAACGCCTACACCGCAGGCATTCGGTATTACGGTACTACTAGGTCTTGCAGTGTTATAATGTTGCTGTGAATATTGGAGCATGATTGTTAAAACCCCTTTTCTGACGATTAGTATGTTTAGACTGTGTATATTGAATGATGCTGTATTGCGGAAAGACTAGGCAACCCTCCTCCTGCTAAATACTTTTCTTGCCCACCCACCTTGTAGAGCATAGCTAACTCTACCCCATTTACCACAGAGGAACTATATACTATTACCTACGACGTGTTCTTTTTGCCCTTGCAGCATCTTCAAGGGCAGAAGATGCTCTATTAGCCATTTTGCGCTTCATAGTGCCATTATCGTAGGTATAGTCATCACGTAGTTGTTTCAACTCATACGGATGAACACATTCCCTGCACCTTGATAACTTACCGAAAAACACGGAAGCTTTTGCTTTCTGTGGTGGTAAATTAACAGTGGTATGTGTCGGTCCTACACGAAGTCCATAGCGAATATCAACTACGTAACCTTCAACTCTGTGGTATACGCAGGTACCGTATTCGTCTAAACCCCTGACTAATGAGAACACGGCACGCTCATGTTGACTTAAATGGGGATAATCTATTTTCTTAACTCTGAGAATCTGCTCCGCTGTCTTCCGCATTGGAGTCTCTCCTTCCGTGTTTAAATAATATGAATGTTACTGCTCTCCTGACTGCCCTCACCATAAGTGGCATAATCTTTGGCACCACTATTATAGCTCGTAGTCTTCTGAGTGTCTTTTTCTGTCTATCCCGGTAAATAACAGCTGCTAATCGGGATAGTTGTTCAATCTCTCTCTCGACAGTAGTCTCAAGCTGCAATGGATAGAGTAAAGGGAGTTCAAGTTCTCTACCCATCAGGATGTTAATTGTTTCCACTCTACGTATCTTGCTACTCAAGCAGTATGACACGGCTCTTACGTAGCACTTAACGTGGAAGTTCTCTACGTGATAATTACCGGAGATTAATCTCCCGGAGTAATCATCAACACAAGCCGTTATTGCTTTAATCCTATATTCTAACTGATTGGTGAATGATATCAATTTTGTTTGTAACATATAAGCAATGTATATAGCTGCTATGATTGAAATTATGATTGTCATGTGTGTTCCCCCCCATATTATGAATTTAATATTAAGCAATTGGGGTTGTTACATTCCCATAGAACGCTCAAACTCTATGTCGTAGGGAGGGATATCTACCACAGGTATCCCGTTAAAGGTAGACAAGGCAGTAAGCCCTTCTATCCTATATTCCCTGGCCATTCTCTGGCCAAAACCTTTCCAAAACTCGACAGACTCTTTAAGCCTGTCTATCTGACTGACTTGGTTCCTGAGGGCAGCGACCTCTTGCTTATACGAAGCAATAATCTTTTCTGCTTCGCACAACAATTCAGCGAACCTCCCAGCCTCATCAGCAGATGACTTATTAGCCCGCGATGATGCCAACTCAGCACCAATCATAACTGCTACTACGATAGCACCTAATGTGCTGATGCAACCGAGCGCGAAAAACAGGTTAGATACTAACATGTACATCCCTCCATATCCTTCTTTAACTTATCCGCTAGCATGTAGCGGTCAATCAACCACAGACGCTTTGCGAATAATTCCTTGCCTGTGGGGCCGACAGTTACTGGTTCCTGCACAGTGCCATTACATTGCATGGAATATACAGCAATGGCACGATCTAATGCGGAGAGCTCATCTCTGGTATTCAACCATACATAAGCTCTGAATCCAGACACCGAATGAATAATCAGAGTATCGTTATTCCCATTGCGGTACAAGCAAACGAGGATATCGTCATTCGATATCTCGACATACTTTGAGTCAGCGCTAATGATAATGCTAGCTCCGCAAGGGTCATAGGAGCTGGGCTGCACTATCTCAGCTTCTACTGGAGTTGCAATGGTCCTGTGTCTGTGTACACGAGGACCATTTGTTATCCAGTTATTTATGGCAGCATTAAACTGCTCTAATGCTGGATCTGGTCTCTTAAACAATGACTTTACTGCATTAATTGCCTTCATAATTAGACTCTTCATTCACATCTACCTCCTTCCATGATGTATAATAGTTATAACCCTGGCTATCGTATAAACCATAGATGCCAGACTCATATTGGACAAGAAATGAGCGCTTGGCAAAAGCGCGAACATCCACTATCTTGTCGTTAAAGAGACCGGGATCTTCCTGCAACTTGAAGACGTTGCCATACCTGTCCTCAAGCCAGCCGCCATTGACAACACTGATGTCTCCTAGGAGACCATTGTGCCAGCCGTGTTTCAAGTCAGCGTATAACTGCTTGTCCCACAGCTTACGCGCATCTATGGTGACAGTTGATTTGAGCTGACTCTTGATCCACTTAACCTGGTCAGTGGTTAGGCCGTTGACCTGGTAACTAGGCGCAGGAATAGACGCGTACTCTACCACTTGCTGTGGACGTGCTTGCACAGCCTGATAGAAACTAGCGAACGAGATAAAGCACAGAACAACCAATGAAGCTATCATGGTGCACATTCCTGGACGTTTCATGTTATCCCTCCTATAATATTTGCAGTATGTGGTTCACCACACCTGCTAATTTGTTTGCAGGACAATTCAGGACTCTGATAGTAATGCGATTAAGCTTGGCCTCATCAATATCTGTCTGATGTAAGCCAAACCGATACACAAACTTAATATCAGATCTGAACTCCTCAACATCACATATACCGCAATTGAGCCTCCTGACTACGTCAAGAAGCTCCCTTCTTACTGAATCATTAAACACTAGACATCCTCCTCTATTATTGTTTCGTCAACAATATTAGTAGGACAGTTGCTAGATGTCATGTGATTAATAGTCAGGACGGTTGTTGCAACTACTACGTAGATGATTCCCAGAACAATTTCCATGTACTTTATCCACCTCCTTCTTCATAATCTGTTTGATGCTACCCACCTTTCCTGTGCATGAGCACAATAGAGCCCAGCGGGTATACTGGGCTCAATCTACTCACTTTAACTTATTAGTTATATAGTGAATAGAATAGGACTGAGCATCGTGTTCACTCCACCGATTACCATACTCGATAAGTGATTCTCCGTTGAACCACATATCATGATAGAATATCTTACCAGTCACTAATTGTGCCCAATGACGTAGCTCATGAATAAGATTTTTTATAAGAAACATTTTATATACACTTCTTGGTATCATTTCGCATAATGGTATTCTATATCTTTTACCATTAATGTATTTGAACTGGGATACCAATGGGAATAATGTAATACTAGCTGAACCTAACGTATACTTATGATAATAGCCATCCATATGATATTGATAATATAGTTGGCCAGTTGTAATGCAGTGAGCAGACGCACTCACAAACATTCTGTCTTCTATTCCATCTGACTCGATGCCGAATTCGGCACATAAGTCAGCAATAATTGGTTCTGAATACTCGTCAATGATCTGCCTGCCCATGTCAAGCAGTTCATTCTCGGTAATCCAGAACCCAAGCTTGTGCAGTGCGCGAGGGATAATATATTTCATCGTTATCCCTCCAATTCAAGGAAGGCACGAACTATCTTGCGATAGCCTTTACGAACCTTGCCTTGCTTTGTTAGTCTTTCAGGAGGAATATACATCTGTAAGCCATCAGGACGTGTGACAACCATACCACTGGGGGCGTTGTCCACAATACTCAGGTTAGGACGCTTATTTCTGCGTCCATGAGTCTGCTTACAAGCACTACGAGCAGCAGACTTTACTTCACGCTGATGCTCAACATAAACATATAAACTATCACGCATACTATTCAGCCTCCTCTACTATTTTGATTTCCTGGTTCACTTCATTGAAGACACCAAGGATCTTGTCTAATGCAATCCCTGTCTTCTCAGCGAACATCTTAGCTAACCTTACTTGGTTCTTTGCTTCAGATAGAGTAGGTGCAATTGCCATAATTTCAACTAGATTGAATACTGCCATATTTCTCACCTCCTTACTAAGGGAATGCCCCTTTTCATATCCACAACAGTAGACATGAAGAAGGACACTCTTCGGAGTGTCCCTAGTTCTAGTCACCGTATAGTTCATCCTCAATTACATTTAGGTACTAGGTGCAGGTACTCATTCTTGTCTACATCCGGTACCTCGATGAACGGAGAAGAGCTTTCAACCTCAGGCATTACGATGATGTCTGTTCTTAAAGTGATGATACCAATAGGTGCATCTACAATAAGAGCGTTTCCAATTGTGATAGCCTTCCTAGTTCCTACTAATCCAAATTTCATAACACATTCTCCTTCCGCGTATCATGCTCGCCAGCTAATAGTAACTCATATGAGCCCTACTATACCTACTACTATGAATAGATATAGTAGAGCGCATATAGCGCCCTACTTGGTTAACTTTTTCATTGCCTCCATGAACTTACGGTAGTCACCTACCTTCATCGCTAGGTAGGCTTGATCTACCTTTCTTCTCTTTTCTCTTTCCATCATCCTGGCAGCTAACTTTGTTTCTTCTACGTTCCATTTCATTGTACATACCTCCTTAATTAGTAGTCTAATAGACTCCATAGCGTGCACCGCTATATAAGCCAGTGCACACAAGCAATCTACTATACTGCCTTAGCGGATAAGGCCCATCTATACATGTCAAGGCATAACGCCTCAGCCATATATCTATTTCTTGCTCTTACCCTCTCCAGGAACTCGAATTCTTCATTGTTCTCGTTCCTAGCCTTAACCCATACCCAGTACATTGTCATTGCGCATTCTCCTTTATCCATGCCTTCCCATACAGGGTAAGGTCTTACAGGTAGGGCATATAGACCCTATACTACATACACATATATGCACTATAGAGCCCATATGCATACATAGAAGTACTTATACACATATGTATGCATACATATATACTATCTACTTATATACTGTATACCTACTACAGTATAGATGTCACACATGATGCTGACGTACATCATGCTAGCAGTGAGTCTTGTGTGCTCTATGTTATCTACTACATATGTGACTATATACATGTAGCCACCTCCTCTACATAAGTATAGCCCTGTACATACACTGTGCGCATACATACAGGGCTACTATGGGTACACCTACAGTACTATATCTACTATAGATATATACTTATACATAATACTCATGAGTACATACATGTAGTAGTGCACTACACTGTACTCATACTCATTACACGTAATCTCATACTCATGTTCTATCATATATACCACATCCTCTCTAGTCTGTCTCATCAGTACATAGAGGCTACCTATGTATACATGGGCATACACCCATGTTTCGACTATTGTACATTCCAGAAGTACTTAATGTTCTGTCTATACACATCAAGTACATCGGCTAGTACATGCTCACCATTATCATGTAGTAGTTGTATCTGTTCTACTGTTACCCATATGTCTCTACCTTTGTAATACACAAGAGTAGGTTGATTTAAGGCTACAGTTACAGTACTACCATTAATAGTTGCTAATCTCATTATACATTCTCCTTCATCCATGCCTGCCATCTGGTCAGGTCTTACAGGTATATATTGATGGGGGTGGGTAAAACACGAAAGTTGATATTCCATCATATACATAATACCCTAGTATAAAATAATTCAAGTTTTAGACCCTAGTATAAAATAATTTCACTCTACATGAAATTCCCATGTGTAAATTACTCCAAAATGTAGGTATTAGTAGTATGAGGTGATAATGTGGAGAATTTATATAATATGTACATCACTCAAGAACTGAGTACTTACGAGATAGGTGCTACCCTTGGCGAGTACAGTACTACGGTGCAAAGGAAGTTGAAGAGACTTGGTATACCACTACGGAGCAGGTCTGAATGTCATAAGACCAGTAGTGAACTAGATAGGATTAGTGGTCGTAGGAAGTATGTGATTGGTGATAAGGTTGGGATGTTAACCATACTTGGTGACTATGGTCATAATGATCGTGGAGAGCTACTATATCTGTGTCGCTGCGAATGTGGGAAGGAATTGAAGGTCAGAGCTAATAAGATTCCTAAGTCATGTGGGTGTAGAAGAAAAATTTAGTAGGGCATGTAATAAAACACCCCAAATTTAGGTATTATATAGTATAAGTACCTCCATAGGAGGCAGAGAACTAAACATCAAGCTCCACTAGAGAGGTATTAAAATTATGAAACCAGGACCAAAGACACCAGAAGCTATAGCTAAAGTTACTAAGAATTTACCAACTGAATTACCAGCAGAATGGAGTATATCCGAACGTGGCGTAGAGGCCATTCGAGTATCAGTTGCTATGAGTAATACCAAGCATGGATTATTTGCGCACGTACCCATCATGTGTAAGGGTGAACAATGTCCATATGCAGATACATGCATCCTAGTACTCCGTGATCTACATGCACCAGGAGAAAGGTGCCCACTAGAGATAGCGGCAATTATGGATAGATTCGATAAGTATATGAGACAACTTGGTATAGAGGAAGATAACGCTGTAGATCTAGGTATACTCAAGAACCTGGTGGACATCGAGATACAGATAGTTAGGGCAGATAAGAAGATAGCCATTAATGGTGACTTCATAGACAACGTCATTGCTGCTATATCAGCGCATGGTGACGCATACTACAAGCCTGAACTTGGTAAGGCAGCAGACTTTAAACTTAGGCTCATATCAGAACATTGTAGACTATTAGGGATACTTCATGCTACTCGTAAGGATAAAGCGGCAGATAAACTAAGTATCAATATTGATGCAAGTAACTATGCTGCTAAATTACTCGCTCGTCGTGCAGAAATGCAGAGATTAGAAGATAATACTATAGACGTGACGCCATGACCGCAGCAGAGTATATAGTTAGAAGAAATGCAGCTAGGAGTAAGAAGTCGACTAGTGAAGACACATATCGTAGAGTGTATGCTAAGGTTAGAGCACGTAGCTCAGCGAGTAAGCTAACTAGGTATATGGGTAAGTATGGAAAGTTATTAGCTGGTACTGGAGTAACACTATTCGGACTAGCGACCTTCATGGATATAGACCGTGGTCTACGGGAGAATGCTGACGAGGCCAGGGAATTACATAAGCAAGAATTAGAATTAGTGAGGCGCGACAATATAGCTAGACGTAAGCGTAATGCAGAGATAGCTGGACTACCCGGTGATCCATTCCTAGGTATGGTCCAGAATATGTTTGATCAAAGGACTAATCATACTAGGATGTGATAATTGTGAGTAAAGTCGGTGCATTCGGCAGTCTTATCGGTGGACTAAAGGCATCTGAGGGCAGAAGCGTGCTAGCTGCCGTTGAAGGAAATATTCCAAAGATTAGGGCACTAGGTCCTGAACATGAAGGACTGGCTGAGAGACTCCTGCAGGCTCAGTCTGAACTTGGAGCTACAGGTACTAACGCAGTTTCAGGATTCACTGGATTAGCTGATCGCTTAGCTGATGTTCCACTAGATGCATGGGCTGGTAGCGCAATTAAGGGTGCTATGGGTTTTGGTGCATTCGGTGGTATATCTGAATGGTCCCAGGGTGGAAGCTTTTGGGAAGGTGCTAAATCAGGAGCATGGAGAGGTGCCTTCGCCGGTGCTGGATTCCGTGCAGTGAAGCAAGCCCCATTCGCTGGAGCATACAAGAATCGTGGATTCCGTGAGGCCATAGATGCATATCGTGGAGATCAAAGCATAAGCAAACAAGTTATGGCTATATCTAGAGCCGCTAAAGCTAATAGACAAGCTGAAGCTATAACAAAGAGGGCGTAACATGGGTGTACTTGGATATGTAACTAAGCGCATGTTATCTGGTTCCGTTAATACTGTAAACAAAGCTGGTAAGATCGCATATAAGGCTGCAGATGTGACATCAAGGCCCGTATTCAATGCAGCTACATGGGCTGGTAGCAGTTTCTTTCAGAAAGAAGCAGGAAGGACAGCATCCAACTTCTATACTGGACACAAGATGAGCGGACCTGGTAACTGGACAGCTGCCCTAAGTGGTGCTGGTATTGGCATTGCGGGAGCATATGGATCATACCAGGCATACAATAACTGGGGAGTTGGTACTGCCTACCAGAATAAGGCCATGGGTCAGGTAGCATATAGTGGTGGATTACCATCACAAGCTTATGATGGATCTGGTAATGTGAACTCTGCTACTGGTAAACGTGACTTTGGTGCTACCGGAGATCTAGTACTTGCTATGAGTGCTAATAGGAGAGGATAGCTATGGACTGGAAATCCCGTAGTAGAATACAGAATCTAGATATGATCAATCCGACACTCAATAGAGGAACAATACCGAACGTTCATATGAGAAATGGCAAGATAGTTAATGTAACTCAAGATCCATTCTTCTATCTCACCCCATCGAAGGAATGGGATGCTCCTACTCATGGACGTAAAATGCACAGTAATAGATACCGTACAGACACAGGAGAACAAGGTATGAGGATAACTCCTCATGATCCTAGCGTAACTCAGAAGCAACTAGGTGCCGTTAATAAGCACATGGGTGTTAAACCCTCATTCTGGGCCTTCTCAGCATTATTCGCTGGTATGGAGATGTACGGTGGAGAGAGCATGGGTAACGCTGTAGCCAAGGGTATTGGCGAGAGCTTACTCTGGGAATTTGCACCTGGAGCTATGATTGGTTATCAACTAGCTACTACACTACCAAGCGCTGGTATGGCAGTTGCTGATAGGGTTAGGGCTCAGGGCAGATGGTGGAATCAGGCTCACCGACCAAGCTTTGGCGGTGGATATCGTGACACTCAGCAAGCCATTACTATGCGTCAAGCTGCCGTACAAGCAATATCCGGTTCTAAGCTGAATGCTAGGAGTGCATTGGGCGGAGAGGCCAGGATGTTCCACCGTCCGTATACTTACTAAGGAGACATAATGGATCTATTAACTAAGTACAGTCAATTAATTGATGAGATGGAATCAAATCAATATCACTACCAAGGCCAAATCTTTAATGATAGGTCTGATAGGATTGTAGTAATAATGGGCAGAAGGTCTGGAAAGTCTCAAGTAGTCGTCCAGAGGGCATTAAAGTTAACTGGTAGAATATTAATTGCAACGCATAATAGTATGTTAGCTAGTATAATGTTCGATAAGATTAAGGCGGCAATACCTGAGAGGTTGCTGAGTGTCTCTAGAAGCTCATCTAAGGAGATAGAAACTACATATGGCGCTACAGTCCACATCGTCTCAAATACTGGATCTCTACTTGGTAGAACATATGACCACATAATGATCGATGAACCATCATACATGGATGAGGACACGATCTCCGATATCTTTGCATCAGGTATGAACGCCACTAAATTACTAATTGGAACTCCATTAGGTATGCCAGACACATTATATGATTACTATTACGACCCAAGATGGTCAAGATATAGAATTAATTGGGAGGATACAGTATGACACTAGATGAAGCAATTAAACACTCCGAGGGAGTGTATCAATCCTATCAGGACACAGAACCTGACTGTGCTTGCGCAATGGAACATAAACAACTAGCTGAATGGCTTAGGGAACTTAGGGATATTAAAGAGTTGATGGCATGTCTCACATATTTACCGAATCAGAATTAGAATTATTAGCTGTGCTTGAGGACCCAGTACTCTGGATAGAATCAACTACTGGGGAGAAGGCACGTTACTACCAATCTGATATGATACGTCATCCATCCATACGCAAAGTTTATAGACTTGGCCGAAGAACGGGTAAAACTTGGTCAATGTGCGCGCACATGTTATGGATGGCCTTTACTAGAAAGAATGCTGCACTAATCGTTGCAGCCCCTTACGAAAATCAAATATCACTGATATTCGACCAACTACGTAGATTCATAGATAAGGCACCAGAATTACAAGATAGTGTAAGGCAAGATAGACGACATCCTCAACACATAGAACTGAAGAACGGTTCATACATCAAGGGATTCACAGCGGGTACTAAATCAGGAGCTGCAGGTGGTAGTTTAAGAGGTCAGAGAGCAGATTGGCTATACCTAGATGAAGTAGATTATATGACAGATAATGATTTCGATACTATATATGCTATATCACTAGAAGCACCCAGTAGAATTGGAATCACCATTGCATCCACACCTACTGGACGTAGGGGTATGTTCTGGAAATTATGTACCGATAAGAGCATAGGATGGAAAGAATTCCACTATACAACCATGGTAAACCCAGAATGGGACGCATCAATGGAGAAAGAACTTCGCGGTATGTTCTCCACTCAAGTAGCATGGGAACATGAAGTACTAGCAGAGTTTGGTGAAGAGACCGTAGGTGTATTCAAGAAGGAATACATCGATAGAGCTAGGATGGACTACGAATACGTCAAGGAATCTAAGAATACATCGTATACTTGCATAGGAGTAGACTGGGATAAATATTCCAATGCAAGTCAGATAGTAGTAGTAGAGTACGACATGGAATTAGGTAAGTTTAAGGTAATTAATCGGGAGGAAATTGAAAAGGGCGAGTTCACATTACACAACGCCGTTAAGAAGATAATACAGCTGAATAATAACTTCAATCCGGATTTCATATATGTCGATAGAGGCTACGGCGAATATCAGGTAGAAACATTACACATATATGGAGATGAACATCCAGAATCAGGTCTTAGACGTAAAGTTAAGGGTTGGTCCTTTGGATCATCCTATGAAGTTCAAGATCCTATAACTAAGGAACTTCGTAATACTCCATTAAAGCCGTTCATGGTTAATCAATTAGTATATGTTCTGGAGAGAGATTTACTAGCACTTTGTGACTATGACGAGATGATATGGAAGCAACTTGAGAACTATCAGGTTGTAAGATTCACACAAACTGGACAACCAGTATTCACAAGTGAGAATGAACACACTGTAGATGCTTTAATGCTAGCAATACTAGCTTTTCAACTAGAATTTCCTAATCTAGCATCTATACTCAAAGATAAGAAAATAGCTCGCATAATGAGAGAAACAAAGTTTCAATTCCCAGACCCACTTAAATCACTTGTTTCTTTCGACAAGAATAAGAAGGAGGACGATTGGGACGAGCCCTCACCTCCGTTACGTAAGGTTCCAGTTGGATATAATCCAAAGAAGGACGGTCAACAATATGGATGGGGCAAGAGAGGAAGCAGTAAGCAAACTGGTGAGCCTAGGAGGAAGATGTGGTAGTGAGTTATTTCATGCATATGGGATTAAACCTGCATTGCGCTTTATATTCTGTTAAACATGCATTAGAACATATAATACATGCATTTGTACCTATATATCATATGGATACCGAAATTCATAGGATTGGTGTGGATGACATGGAATAAGGGAGAAATTATTATGGAGGTCGGGCCTGAAATCAATGTATTCAAGCCAAATGTTGAGGAAGGAAAGATAAGGGTAGTAGCTAAGACATGTGGGGATAACAAGCTTGAATGGGAACACCTGCTGGATATAGGGGCTACTCTGGCATTGATAAGACTATGTTACGACGAACAATTTGACGTTGAGCTGTATAAGGAAGCCATAGAGTTAGCTGAGGTTGGCGGAAAGTTCTTGATCAATGAATGCTTAGATAATAGGCAGAGGGTTCGTGCCATCATATACGCATTGAAGCCAATGGTACTAACAATGATGTATCTTGAAGATGATCACGCATTAGATGCTCATCTCCATAAGAGTAGTGGTGAAGAGAAAGGTTCTAAGTACTTCATACCAGCTGTAGATCTTGAAGCAGTAGAGAGGTTATCTAATATCTGCATGTTAAATGGCGTCAATTATCTTGAGCTATTAGATATAGCTATTAGTTGGTTTAATGCAGATGAAGCAATAGCCTATATGTCTATGGCTCGCGAGACTGGGTATCTAGATCATGATAGAGTCATAGATGGTGCTCAAGTTGGAAAGATGCTAATCAAAACCATGAAGGGTGACTCTAGAGGGATTGGGATTATAACAGCAACGCTACTGTTACTCAAGGCTAGTATGATTAACATGCTTGGTGGTTGCGGTAAATGCTAGGAGGCTAGACGATGGCTCTAAGTTCTGGTGACATGGGCAAGATTAAGCCTACTAAGAAGAAGCCTAAAAAACCTAAGAAATAATGGCGGAATGCCAATATCGGAGACCATAGCTCGTCTCTAATGATTAATTTTATAGGAGGGCAATAATGAGAGATTCGACTAACTTACCAAAGCTATTTGATGCAGATCAAATAAACTACCTGAGAGGTCTTACTAAGAATATGTTTGTAGATCTTGGGTATGAATTAGATAATGTAGTGGAAGTTCTTGGTCTATCTGACAAGCAGGATAAAGCAGCTAAACTATTGTTAATTAATACGCTGACTATCTATTCTAATGCGCTTGTAGAGAACTTAGAACTAGTAAAGGTTGACTCATTATGAATGTAACATATGAAATATACATTATGTATCCAGATGGAACATGTAGTAAGTGTAGAGGATCTGCAATACAAGAGGGAGAGAATTGGAAGTGTTCTAGCTGTGGAACTATGTTAACTAACTTAGATGTCACAGACTATATATAAGAGGTTACAAGACCTCAAACACAGGCCCTCCCTTGCTATTATTCAATAGCATTTATCCTCCCTTCTTATGTGGTGATGTCTGCCCCAACAGACATCATTGCTCTCTTTCTATGAGGTGACAATTTGAATAAGTGGAAATTAACTGATAAAGAAAAACAACTACTAACATATCATCCGTCTCTAAAGTATATACGTGAGAAGATATCAAGTCCTGGATATAACAAAACGAATGTATTCAACGAACAAAACTCCTTCCTTCTTTCTAATATAGCAACCGATACATGGGTTAATATCCAGGATCTCCTTACGTATCTTTCTGTCATGATTAGTGGCATTGAGAGCAGATATTTAGATGATTCATTACCTACAGCAATTGATGCAGTAGCTCCATTATCTGATGAAGATAGGGACTACATTAAGGCATTCGATACAATCTATTTCGTTCCTGACATATCCAATGGAATATCATTTAGAACTTATAGATTAGCTATAGATGAGGCTCCAGAGCCATTGCGTAGCTTCATTATGGAAATCTATGAGTCATATCATATGGGTGTCAATGGTATTAACGAGGTTGAAGTGTATAGGGATTTGAGAGAAATTTATGAAGATTGGTCAATGAATAAGAGCTTCTTCTTAAATGTTGTATTAACGAAGGTAGATAAGAGTGCACCAAGTTCCTTAACCTCTGGTGGAGATGGTTTGAGCAGGCTATCAGATAAAGAGCATAGCGAAATATCAGATCTGATTTCTATGACTATTGATAAAGCTAGATTAGAGAGTGAAATATCTAGAATTATACTTAACAACTCTGGAGAACCACTTACTGCTAAGGAGAATGAATATACAAGGTTACACTCACTTATTAACACTCAACAAGATAAACTCAACAATAAAGCAGAAACTACCAATGCTACGAATCTCAAACTTTCATACGTTAGAAATGCACTTGATAAGGTACAGAGTCTAGTTTCCCTACAGTTAGAGGATGCCTACTCTAGTGAGATTAATGTTTCTGTAAAGGAACTACTTAATGTCATAGATAAGAGCGATATTCAATCTGTAATAGTAAGTCTGAGTAGTATGATGAAGACTCATGAAACTAGGTTAAGGGATATTGACAAGAAGCGTAGATCGTTTGTTAGTAATAAGACTAAATCACAAATAAATAATGATTTAACTTATGAATCACATATGAGATCGAATCTTACTAAACCACTGACTCGTAAACTTATGAACATAAATGACGACGATATTCCTAATGCCATATACATGATAGATAGGATAGCTAATGGGATTGTAGAATCAGAGAAGAAATATACTAACCAATTAGATGCATATCATAGTATCGATAAAGTAGATAATGATATGAGAACTTCCCGTTTCAATGAAATAGAAGACAAACATTATACTCGTAGTTATTATAAGGTTATGAGTTCCATATCAAAGTTCATACAAGATACTGGCAATGTTCCTTCTGATACAGACATAGATAGCATTATAAAGAACATCAAATGACTAGGAGGTGGATGATGTTGTGACATTTCTCGAATATATACGTAATAGAATTGGAATAACTAATGCGCCATCTAGCTCTGCTAAGATAGACCCCAAGAAAACAATAATTAAGAGACTGGGTCTCGCATTTACAAAAGGTACAGGTGGTAAAAAGAACTTTGAAGAGCCTGTCTTCGATTTAGAGGAAATTACTAAGGCTTACAACACTGACTCATATATAAGACAAGCTATAGACAAATATGTGGATCTTATGTTCAAGGCAGACTGGGATATAACAGGTAAGAACCAAAACTCTGTTGATTACATAAAAATTAGACTTACTGTAATGTCTGAAGCAACCCAAACTCCAATTAAGCAATTTCTACTTAACATTGCTGAAGACCTTGTTAAATACGGTAATTCATTTCTAATTAAAGCTAGAGCTAAGGGAACATATCTATTACCTGCTGGTGTACAAGCTCAACCTATAACTGGTGCAGCTCCGATAGCAGGGTATTTTGTACTCCCACCAACCACAATCAAGATAGCTAGAGATGAAGTTGGTACTATAGTTAACTATCAACAAAACGTTGCTGGTAAAACTCCGGTGGAGTACAAACCAGAAGATATTATCCATATAGCATGGAAGAAGGAGCGCGGGCAAGCATTTGGTGTGCCATTCCTAATTCCAGTGTTAGATGATGTTAAGATCTTAAGACAGATGGAAGAAGACGTCATAAGATTAGTATACAGACACCTCTTCCCACTCCATCAGTACCAAGTTGGTATTGATAAACCAGGCTTTGAAGCTTCTGATGAAGAGATTGAGTTAGTTAGGGAGCAAATCAGGAACATGCCACTTGATGGCGGCATAGTAGTTCCTGAGAGACATAATATAACAGTTGTTGGATCTCAAGGTGAAGCACTTGATGTAGAAGGATACCTAGAATATTTCCGTAAGCGAGTATTCACTGGTATGGGTGTGTCTGAAACCGTTATGGGCATAGGCGATTCGTCTAACAGATCGACAGCAGAATCAATGACTACTGAGATGCATGATAGGATTAAAGCATTTCAGCGTGTTATGGCTGAAGCAATTGATTACTTCATCATTAGAGAATTACTACAGGAGGGTGGATTTGATCCACTAACAACTCCTGATGATGATGTAGATTTTAACTTCAAAGAAATAGATCTTGATATGAGAACCAAGCTTGAAAATAATATCACTCAATTATGGTTAAATAACCTCATTACATTTGAAGAAGCTAGACAAGCTATTGGCCGTGATCCTGTTGCAGATGAATCAAGATTGTACTTGAATGTCGTCGGAGCTACAGAAACAACTACCCAGGCTGAAGCTGATGTTGAGGTTGCAGTTGCTAAGGCTAAAGCAACTCCGAAAGCAGCTCCTGCTAAGAAAAAGACAGCAGCAAGCATGTCTGAATCATATTCTGTGTCAACTATAGAATATCACGAGATGTTGCAATATCATTGGGAACTCACTCGTTCTGATGTGATAGATCTAGTTAAACAATACTACGTTAACAAAGAACGTACATTTGGATCTTATGATTCTAATGAGATTAATGGGATATTACATCTTACCCGTGAGTCAATGCAGAGAGTATCTGAGAAGTACATCAGACCATCCTTTATTCATGGTGTGGATGCTGCTAGAGTACAAGCAGGGAAGCAACTAATACCTAGTGTTAATTACGATGCAGGGATTAAAGAAGTACTTAGCCATCAGAAGGACTCTATCATTAGATTACTTGATGAAGATCTAAATCATCTGATAACAGTTTCTATAAGATCAGCAACTGTAGAGAACGCAATTGCAAAGATAATGGGTGCTTTCCAAGCACTTAATTATAGATTAGAGTTTATTGCTAATTCAGAACTTTATACTGCGTATAATTATGGTTTTATTAAATGTGCTGCAGCTATGGGTATTGACGAAGTAGAAGTAGTTAGTACTAATGGTTGTGATATTTGTTCGACTGCCCACGGTAATAGAATTTCAACTAAGAATGCTACTACAATATCACAGTCTATACCACCGCTACATCCTAACTGTACATGCATATTAAAAATATCTAATAAGGAGGTGTAGATAGGTGGCTGAGAGACTGCGTTTAACAGAGCAATTCATTGTTGAGAGTAAGATTTCTAGACAAGATAGTGCAGCTATATTAACTGAGTCATTCGGTGACTCTGTACTTATACCTAAAATCGAGGCTATACATGCTGGAATCACAAAGAACAAGGTTATGTACAGTAGTCAAGGATTACAGGGTACTGTTGATTTACGTAGTGGGATATACAGTTGGACCCATCCATACCCTAAGCCAGTATTAAAGAATCATGACACTGAAACAGAACCACTAGGTCGAGTTACTAACGCTCAATTTATCACCGATTCTACAACTGGAAAGAATGCTGTAGTAGTTATGCCTACTATTACGGATAAAGACGCAATAGCAAAGATTCTTGATGGCAGATATTTAACTGTATCCATTGGAGCTGAAACCGATTCTGCTACTTGTAGCATATGTGGCACCAACGTAGTTGAAGAAGGTTGGTGTGAGCATATTCGTGGTCAGAAATATGAAGTTAAAGGCCAATTACAAGAATGTTATTGGGAAGCCGGTAATATATGGTTTAATGAGGTCAGTTTCGTTAATGTTCCAGCAGACCAGCATGCTCAAGTTGTAGCTACTGGAGAGATTATGATGATGGAATGTTACGCATATAAGGATAATAACTTATATAACTTACAGGTCCCATCAGATAAAAGTCTGATGACTAATGAACAAGCGAATCTGGAAGGAATTACAGCTCCAGATATAGATAAGCTTGAAGAATCCCATAAAGGAGGAACTACAATCTTGAAAACTATTGAAGAATTAGAAACTGAGCTATCTGCTAAGGATTCTAAATTGCAGGAATCTAACGATAAGATTAGTCAGTTAGATGAACAAATCCAGAAGCTTACAGTAGATAATTCAAACTTTGCAACTCAAATTACTGAACTTACTCAAAGCAAACAAGAACTTGAAGATAAAAACAACACATTCAAAGCTGAGAACGATAGGTTGCTAGAAGAGAATTCTAATATGGCAACTCAAATCCATAAAACATTGGCTGAGAGAGTTGTTGATATCAAACGAGTACTTAGTAAGCCTGGAGTAGAAACCAGAGAAGAAGCAGTTTCAGCACATATTGAAAGATCTGCTCAGTCATTACAAGACTCATTAATTGATTTACTTGTAGAAATGGAAAAGACACCTGGTAAATTCGTTGTAGAAAAAATACAACATCCTGGTGTTGATAACAGTGGCAATAAGCAACCTGGTGACGTCACTGTTAAAGAATGCAAAGAAGATAACAAAATAACAACTGAAGATGTCTTCTATGGCCTATTAAATCGTTCAAAACGTAAGTAATCCTAAAGGAGGAAACACGAGATGGCTTTATTCCCTCAGCAATATTTCACACTTGGAGGTCTTAATGATCGGACTCATACCAATCTAGTTCGCTCTGAAGGCATGTCTCCTGCAGAAAAATGGATTTTAGACCCGGATCTTCCCGGTCTCTTCGAATATCGTTTCGGTGGTTTTGGTATGGTAGTTGTTCCGAAAGGTGCTATCGTTTCTGTAACTGCTCCGAAATACGATTGGGAAACTGAGAAGATTGTCAACTGTTTAACAATTGCTAACGGTGCTAACACTCCTATCGGTGTAGCTCCATACAACTTCTATGAAAAGAATAAAGATCGTATGGGCGACAACCAACTCTCTATCGAGAATCGTACCTATATCGAAGTTCCTTATTTTCACAATGCTGATGCAACTGCTCAAGGCGCAAGTCTTAGCGAAATGCGTTGGGGCTGTGCAAGTTCACGTATCTTCAATTCTACCTATACAACTAATACATTAGCAATGCTCTCAGCTGGTGACTTTGTGAAACCAGACGGTAAGGGTCGCTTTGTTAAGTGGTTCAGCAACAAACCTATGACTCAAGTTTTCACAGATGCAACTGGAGATACTCTTTCTGATGTTGTTTTACACATTAATGAGCCCATTAAGCCTAGTACAACCGTAACTATTACAGAAGAAGGTCAAGAGACCGCCATTGCAGGCGCAAATATTACTGTATGGTACGGCAGTGCTATTATCACTGTTGCAAAGGAAGGTCTTGTAGCAGCTGATAAGGACCTGACTGTCAATTACACTTCGGCATTATCTGATCCTGTTGAACAGATGGTAGGTCAAACACTTGCAGTAGAAACTGATCTTCCTCCGCTGGGATGGTTAGCATATTTCATGGATATTCGTCAGGATGCTGACAATGAATTGAATAACGCCATGAAACAAACCAGCTATCCTCCGGCTGCTGAAGGTGGCTATCCTGCATATGGTTATGCTCAGAACTACGTATCTCAAATGAAGAAACTCTTTGATGCTCAAAGTCCTAAAGGTATTCCATTCTTGACTGATGGTTATTTCAGAGCTAAGAAAACTTATGGGGCTAGCACTCCAGTCGCTATTAATAGTTTGGCAGCTGCTGGTGTCACTCCGTTCTCCGAAACTGCTAATGTTGGCTTCGCTGATGCTAACGGTACATTAGCTGTTCCAGTTACTGCAAGAGACACTAACTTGTATATCAAGATGAAAGCTCCGATTGCCGTTGATGGTGACATTCGTGACTATAGCAACAGCCGTGGCTTTACTGGTATCAAAGTATACTTTGATGGTGTACAAGTAGCAGAGCGTAAGAAATATCACGTTGACTACAAGAATGATACTGTAATTCTTCTGTTGGATGCAAATGACAATGGTAAAGTAGTAACCATTACATGTGCGTTGATTGAAGATCAACTCCCTGGTCTGCCGACTGAATGGGATTACAGTGGAACTATTGGTGCGATTAGAGTTCTGCTTTGCAAATAATTAATTGATTAGAGTGGAGCTTGTCTCCACTCTCCATATAGACTAAGGAGGAAATATCCAATGGATTTAATGGAAAAATATATGAAGATTATGGAGGTTGCTCCCGGAGGTAAAGTTCCCAATAAAGACCGCATTGCGGTAGCTGAAGCTTTATCAACTCCTGATGCATCCATTCTCTTCCCCAAGGTAGTAAGTACTATGATGTTAGAAGCTGCCGAACCAGCATACTTAGCTTCTAAGTTTTTACAGCGTATTCAACTTACCGAAGGCCGTTCCATGGAATTCCCTATCTTTGGCGCTATTCGTGCATTCGAAGTCGCTGAGGGACAGGAATATCCTGAGCAAACCTTGAATTACCACATTGATAAGATGACCACTGAAGTCAAAGTAAAGAAATATGGTCTTAAAATTAAGGTCACTGATGAAATGATTTCTGACTCACAGTGGGATGTAATTGGTATGCATTTACGTGCTGCTGGTGCTGCTATGGCTCGCCTCAAGGAAGAAAATATTTTCCGTGAGTTTAATAAGCACGGTCATATTGTATTCGATGGCGACTCTGCAGATCCCAAAGCTAAAGGTAATGGTCGTGACTTCTACGGTAATAAGAATGGTACTCTGACTGCAGAAGATCTCGTAGATATGTGTACTTCCATCATCGCTGCTGGTTTTAATCCTACCGATATTATCATGCACCCATTATGCTGGACACTCTTCTATAAGAATGAGATCCTCGATAGCTTGAAGGTTTCTGCATTTGGTCAAAGTGCTCCTGCAACTTCAATTGCTCAAGCACCGCCTCAAGTAGGCATCAATACTGGTATTCCTGTTGGTGGACTTAATCTGTCCTTCTCTCCATGGGTTCCGTTTGATCAAGCTAATAAGAAGTTCAGTTTCTATATCTTGGACCGCAATAACGTAGGTGTAATGTTAGTTAAAGACGACATGTCTACCGAACAATTCGACGATCCTACTAGAGATATCCAGGCTATGAAAGTAAGAGAGCGCTATGGAATTGGTATATTAAATGGCGGGTACGGTATTGCCGTAGCTAAGAACATTCCATTCAAGAAGACTTATCCGCTGCCGCAAGCTAACTTCCAAGTTGATTTACCTGCTTCTGGTACTGCCAATGAAATTACCGATGCTATCCTGTAAGAATAACGAGGGCGGGCGGCTTAGTCTGTCTGCCCTTCATCTACATAAAACCTGATTGTAAGGAGTGATAACAGATGCCAACTTATTTATTGACAATTGATGATGTATCTCCAAATCAGGATTCCATTGATGTACTTCGAAGTACATCAATTAATATCACATTTAATAGGGATTTAAGCCCAACTACGTTGGCTGGTAATATCCTATTAGACAAGAAAGTCGATAATATATTCACTAATATCAGCGGTACAATCTCTTATAGTAAGAAAGTAGCTACATTCATACCATCAGAACCATTAGACGCTAATACTGTATATCGCGTCACTGTAATAGGTGATCTTAATGGGAATGACAGTATCGTAACTGGTATTAAAGACATATTCGGCAATGGAATGTTAGGAAAATTCCAATATCTATTTTCTACTGTAGATGCTCCGATATTGATTAAGCCAGTTATAATTAGTCCAGCATCTAACACAACAATCAGTAATGCCCCAACAATTAGTTGGAGTAGTATTAACGAAGCCCTAACATACGATATACAGATTAGTCCATCCTCAGATTTTAGTGTAGATTTATGGTTTACTTCTATCATAGATGGTTCAACATCAGTAACCCCTAATATAGTTTTTATTGATGGTCCATACTTTTGTAGAATGTTGTATACAACATCTAATGGTCAAAGTGAATTTAGCGATACTGTAAGGTTCTATTATTCTAATATAGTTAGTAGTTCATACATAGAATCTAGATCATTAGAGGTCATACATACCTCACCACTCGATAAAGCATGTAACATCGGAATAAATACTCCTCTGAGTATAACCTTTAATTACAATATTGACCCTGATTCAATATCCAATAGAATAACCCTTCAGGAATTCCCTTCAGGCAATATCGAAGTAACTATAACCCTCAATGAAGATACAATCACAATAGTCCCTACATCATCACTACTAATCAATAAAGAGTATCGAATCATAGTTAATAATTCGATATCATCTATAGATGGTGATGAACTGATATATGACTATGAGTATATATTCACTACAACTTATTCGCCACTATATTGTGAGTTCAGTGATGTTGCTACAGATATTTATCCAATCACTGGTCACCTACCTCCTCATATTATCTATAAAGCGATAAGAGATGCAAGCATAAATGCTAGAGAACTTAGAACATTAGTCGAAGCTAGCGTTATAGGTTCAGTTCCAACGGATTGGACCGATACAGCTAACCTTCCTTTCTATATAAAACAGTATGTTAGATATCAAGCTGGATATGACACTTTCTTATATGCATATATGGAGAAGTCATCTACTGTAGGTATGAGTAAGGAATTAGGAGACTTCCATGTCCAATCTCTTCTACCTATATTGGGTGACGCAACAAACATCCTACGTATGCTTAAGGAAAGAATTAAACCTTGGTTAGACCAATTAATGAATCTAGGCTTTAACCGAGGATATGCAACTCCTAAATCAGCCGTAAGAGGAGAAAATGTCTCTGCTTATCAATCATTCCACGATAGAATAGCATACAAGGAGTGAGGTCGTTGGATCTTAGAAAAGAATTTGAAGACCTGCTTTCTAAATATGGTTATTCTGTATTACTTATCCGTAGTGGTAAAAACCGAAGATGTATCTGCTGGAATGATAAAACTCAAGAGTCTCCAGTAACTTGTCCATATTGCTATGGACTTGGCTTTATATCTGTAGTTGAGAGACATAGATGTAGAAGCGGTATAGCAAATATACCTGAAACACTAGCAAGGTCTAACAAACAAACTGATTATGGGCAGGTAGCCGTTCCATCAAGAGTATTTTACTTTAGATATAATGTCAAACCCAATATCAAGGATTTGCTGATAGATTGTGACTTTGACAAAAATGGATTACCGATACTATCTGACTACTCCATTTATGAGATAAATACAATTGATAATCTTAGAAGCGATAATGGAAGAGTAGAATACTCTAAAATATTTTGTGGAATCCAAGCAGTTCAAAAGGAAATCGTTGCTTTCAATGTACGTAAATCTGGAGTAGATCTAATATATGATATTGGTTTTAGGAGGTAAATAATTGAGTATCCATATCGTATTTTCATCTCCTAAAATTAGCTATGATATTGTCCCCAGCAATACTGTCCTCATAATTGGATACGCAAGTGATGGTCCCGTATGGGAACCAACATATATCAATTCTTATGAAGTTGCTAGTAGTACTTTCGGCAGTTGTGATTTATCTGAAGCCTGGTATGTTGCTAGCGAAGTTGGTGCTGTCGATATATATCTAATGAGAGTAAATGGATGTGCCTCTTGGTACCAAGTACCATATAGAACACAGCCAGATATAATAGATAGTCCAACAGATGTGGCCTTTACTTTATATAGTAAGAATGCTGGAGTTAAGTATAATGATGCAATAAGCTTTAGTGTAACGGTAGCATCAGGACTAGCAGATAAGCTAATTATAAAGAATATTAATAACACTAATAGAACTTATGATTTGACTATTTACCCTACATTAGGCCATCTATGTGAGGCCATAAATGACGACTCTAAGATTGGGCTTGTAGATGTTTGTGCGATATTAAATGATGACTTGTCATCAGCTTCTATCCATACTAGTTCATTAGCTAGTCAACCTTTCACAATGCTTAGTAATGGACGTGACTATGATTCTGAAACACTTGCACAGTCACTTTTAGAAGGATACGAGGACATGATTTTCAATTTTCCAGCTGAAGTTATTGTACTTAGCGGTGCTTATTACGCTGGTAATGAAAATTACATTAAGGACTTAGCTTCATTCTGCTATAAACGGAATGAGACAGGCATGAGTACTATTGGAATTGTTTCTGCAAGACCAAAGACAGACATTGAAACTGTCGAAGAGTATGTCAATAGTTTAATTACGTCAGAACACAAGAATGATTTAACTGAAAATGATGGTGATTCTGGCCGTTTCGTATCTGTAATTGTTGGAGAAGCAAACATATATGATGGCACAAGTACGTTCAAGACTACATTAGCTCCAGCAATTGGTGGATTGTGCACATTGCTTCCTAGTAGTAATAGCGTTATGAACAAACGTCTTTGCTCTGGTGAATTATTGTACTCATTTAGCCAGAAGGAAATTAATGCACTTACTAATGTAGGATTAAACCCAGTAAGAAATTCTATTCGTAATGGTCCAGTTGTAAATTCGGCCTTAACTTTAGATAAAGACAAAAGTATATATAAATCACTAACATATGTTCGGATATCCCAGAAGATATCGAATGATGTGCAAGAAGTCCTATCAAATTTTATAGGTAGTATAGACACTGGATTTAACTCCTCATATATTGTGCAAAAGGTTACGACTGTTATGTCGAATCTAGTTACTAATAATTATGTAAGAGAATTCTCAATAAACATTACTGAATCAACTGACGAGAAGATTATAACTATAACTGCTGTACCTATTGGCGAGATAAAGTCAATAACTGTAACAGTAAGAGTATAATGAGGGATTATTATGCCTAAGGAATTTAGATTACAGGCAGATAGTAGCTGTGACTTCGAAGGATTCACAACTCTTCTCAAGTCTTTAGTCGATAACACTATGGAGGGTGTAACATTTGTAGAAGCATTCCCAAGTGGAACAGACCCTGAACAAATAAAACCTCCTTTAATAACATATAAGGTAATGAGCAGGGTTCCATCAAATAAAGAGATTACGCCTAAGATTAGAGAACTCCCATTCGAAGATCCCAATCAACCTAATAAAACCATATTAATATATGGTCAAAAGTTTGACTATATAATTGAATTTAGTATATGGTGCGCTACTAATGAATCAGCTAACAAACTCATGAATGAGTTTGAAGACACATTAATAATCTATAAAGGCGATTTGATGCGTAGTGGAGTGCAAAACATCTTGTTCAACCAGCAGTTAGAAGATAACAGCGAAAGTAGTTCTAGAGTCAAATTAGCTCATAGAACATTACTATATCAAGTTCGTTTAGAAAAACTTACATCGGTAAGCTCATCTAAACTTAATATGATTACAGTAAGAGTTAATGGCGATCTTGTATTTAAAGTAGAAGATTGACAAACTAATCAAGGAGGAATATCTCAATGACAGACTTATATCAATATCTTCCTGGTTTTACTATCGAATATAAAGATGGAGGTTTGACTATACCTCGTGAGACAGTAACAACTAATAGTGTAACACTGATTGGTACTGCTACCGATGGTCCAAAGCATGAACCTGTATCTGTATATCGTCCAGAAGATGCTGAATTAGTTTTTGGAAAACCATACAATGTTGCTAATGGCATAGCCAATGGAACAAGTCTCTTGCTTGGAATGTTGGAGAGTTACAATGCAGGTTGCCGCGATATCCGTTTAGTCAGAGTAGGTGGCGAGTTTGCGTCTGCCAACATTGAAGACATTACTGCGGTAACACCCGGAAAAGCAATTAAACTAACAGCCGTTTATGCAGGCTCCCTATACAATAACACTGCGTATACAGTTATTGTAGTAGAATCTAAAGCAACCACATTAACTATTACTAAACCAGCAGAGAAGGGTAGTTCAACTCTAACCTTCAATATCACACCTACCATGACTATAGAAGAACTCATTAAACTTATCAATGACAATCCTAATAACAACGTTGTTATTGCTGAGTTAGGAGAAGATGGTATCTTAGCTGATGTAGCTGCAGATGTATTAGCTGTTAAACCAGCTACTAAGTTAACAGGCGGTAGCGATGGTCTTAATATGACTGCCGACGATACTTATCATGAAATGTATCATGCATACCAGGCAATAGAGGATTATGAAACAGATTCTATTTCTGTACTTGGTTTGTATGCAGATGATGTGTATCCGGTAGGTCATGCCAAAGCTGGTGAAGAAATCGGTTATGCAGAACAACTAGCTAACCATTGTGCTAATGTATCTGAGAGAGGCATCGAAACATTCGGTGTTATCGCTTGTAAGCCAATTGCTACGGTAAGTCAGACTAACGTAAAGACTAAGGTAACAGCGCTTAGGACTAGAACCAATGCAAATAAATATTACAAGATAAAGGTTACTCATGATGAGGAGGCTGGGACCTTCACATTCCCTGCTTATGAGAAGAACGTATTGACTGGTATACAAATTTCAGTTGGTCATTATGTAAATGTAGTAGCAATGCCGGAATTGCAATTTGTTCACCCAGTTATCGGTAGATATTATGCTCCTGGTGCCGCTGCTTATGCTGGTTTAATATCTAGTTTGCCAGCAGAATCTGCTCCCACAAATAAAATTCTATCTAATGTTCGTTCCCTCCGCTACAAGCTAAGTCCAGCCCAACTCAATGATCTGACTGAATATAACTACGTGACATTTAAAAATCGTACTGAAGGCGTAGCTGTTACAGATGGTTGTACAGCATCAGCTCCATTAGCTAATGGACAGAAATCCGATTATTCTCGTTTAAGTACGATGAGAATTGTTTTTGCTGCAGTTAAATTAGTGCGTGAAGAAGCTGAGCCATTCATTGGTGAGCCTAATGAACTTCCGCAACGTAATGCACTTAACACAGCAATCAAATCTGGACTCAATAAGATGAAAACTGCTGGTGCTATAACTGCCCATAGATTCAGCATCACTGCTACATTAGAGCAGAAAATTCTTGGCGAATCATATATTGACCTTGAATTGGTTCCTGCATTAGAGAATCGCAAGATCAGAGTTAATGTATCTTTAAGGGCCACATTCTAAATGAGGAGGTTTTCCAATGAAATCAAGTTACACAAAGACATATACTAGTTTCAGCGGTGCTGACATTGTTGCAACATTTGCTGGAAAGGTAATTGGTGAATTACAAGCTATTACTTATTCAGTCACCCGTGAAAAAGCTCCGATCTACACAATGGGTTCTCCTGACCCTAGGTCCTTTAGCCGTGGTAAACGCGGTATTGCTGGTTCCTTAGTGTTCCAAGTGTTTGACCGTGATGTATTCCACAATATGAAGGATGACAGTAAGTACATGACTGCTAGTGCCAACACAAAAGATCCCATGAGTATGGATGAATGGGATACTGCTCAGGATAATAATAACGAATTCGTTGAGGCTGACGCAATCTATGCTGACCAAATTCCTCCGTTTGATATCGTAATAACATTCATGAACGAGTATGGTCAATCTTCTACTATGTCTATTTATGGTGTAGAAATACTCAATGAAGGTATGGGTTTATCAATTGACGATATAACTACTGAGAAAGCTTGCACATTCGTTGCTCGTGGACTCAGCCATATGATACCTAAAAGCTAATAAGTGATGGGGCTATAGCCCCATCACTTATACATAAGGAGAAATACTATGACAAGCAAATATACTAAGACATATACTAGCTTTTCTGGTTCAGATATTGTAGCTACAATCACTCCAGTTGGTGGTTCAACTATGGTGATTGGAGAATTGCAAACTATATCCTACAGTATTCATAGAGAGAAGTTTCCAGTGAGAACGCTTGGTAGAATTAATCCTAAAGGCTTTACAAAGGGACCACGTACTATAGCTGGGTCGCTAATATTCACAGTATTTGATCGACACATTATAAGAAAACTCATCGAGAAAGGATTGGTAGGAACATCTTACAGCAGCATACCTGAACTCGATAAGAAGGATATGATGGTTAATATGAAGATGGATGAAATGCCTCCAATAGATATAACAATCACATTCAATAACGAATATGGCCAGAGGGCAGTTATCCGTTTATATGGTATCACCTTCATAGACGAAGGACAGACAATGAGTATCGAAGATATGATCACAGAACAAACCATGTCTTACATGGCTATAGATATAGAGGTGCTGACTGAAATTGAAGAAGAAGATTATAGCTGGTTAATTGGAGGTTAAAGTATGATTAGAAATTGGCCAGGTGCAGAGCGTAGTGCCATTCAATATGGAAGTCATAGGAGCCCAAGATTTGTCTCTGGACAACGTAGTATGGTTGAGTATCAAAGATTCAGTGAGGAATATTTTAGTGGCTGTGATGTCAGTATCTATTTCGGAGACGTATTAGTCGATGACATAGTAACAATGCAGTTCTCAATTAATGAGAACGTGGCCCCTATATATGGATATGCAAGCTATACTTATGATGCTGTAGCCAGAGGGACTAGACTTATCCAGGGATCGTTTCGTATCTCGTTTAAAGAGGCTTATTATATTCATGCAGTAACTAACGAACTAGAAAATGAACGTAAAACTGGAACCACAAACCCTCCATTTGAATTTACTAATACATATCGTGAAAATACAATAGAAGGTATTCTTGCTGCGGCAAGTAATATGACAGTAGACAAGTTCGAGAACTTAGCAGACGTGTATGAGGAGTCCTTATGGGGTTCTGGTACTGAGGCATTCAAACAGAGAGTAAACGAACAAGAGAACTCGACATACTTTTATCCAAAAGGAAGACAGCCTTCGCTACACAAGGATGGTCTGAATATCATGATCACATATGGAGCTATGGAAAGGGAAACAGAGATATCTGGCAAACAAGAGACAGCGATAAATCATACAGTTAAGACTATTGTTGGTGTGCAATTAACTGGTTGTAGCCAAAGCATTGACCCAAGTGGACAACCATTGTTTGAAGAGTATTCATTTATAGCCAGAGACCTAGATGGTGATTTTACTAGGTTAGGCAAATAATTAGGAGGATAATCATGGCTAAAATTAAGAAAGAAGAAGTCGTTGAAGAAATTATGGATGAAGAAGTTGTGGATGAAGTCAATATTGTTGAGGAAGAGTATGGTTCCGTGTTTAATAGCGATGGTGAGGAATTGCTATTCCCCGAAGGTCCAACACTAAACAAGATTGAAGAATGGAAGTCTAGATATAAGGATATCTACTTTACAGAGTTTGATGAAGACGTATTCATCTGGCACTGTTTGTCTCGTAAGGAATACAAAGACATTATGAAGGTACAGGGCGCTGATAGCTACTACAAGGAAGAACGTGTCTGTGAGAAATGCATCATATGGCCTGTAAGTTACAATTTCTCAAATATGGCTAGCGGTAAAGCAGGCATTCCTACATTTCTTAGTGAACAGATTATGGACAAATCCGGTTTCTCAGCTAGAGCATCGGCTATAAAATTGTAAAACTCAGGGTGGGATTATAGTGTTCGACCCAAAAGTACTATTATCCATCAATAGTAAATATGAATCAGTATATAAAACTGAGATATGTGATGAAACATTTATATGGCGAGAACTAACCAAGGACGAGTTTGAAAAGGCTAAAAGATTCTATCCTAATGAGGAGGAAAGAGAAGAGCACGTATGTCGGTTGTGCGTAATTTCACCTGTAGACTATGACTACACTAATTGTTATGCTGGAATTCCAACTACTATGACCATATTAATACTTAAGGAATCTGGTTTTATGGGAGATAGTAGTAGGAGTATGCTTAACTATTACAGGTCAGAAGCCATGAATTTTGAACATCAAATCGCCCCTATGATTTGTGCAGCTTTTCCTAAGTTTGACCTTGATGAGATTAATGGTTGGACCGTAAGGAAAACGCTCTACTATATGTCGAGGGCAGAATGGATGTTGTCAACAATGCATGGAGTTACGTTGACAAATGAGTCGCAGGAACAACCAATAGATTACGATGCTTTCCCAGAATTACGTAAAATGAAAAACGATGGGAGCAGTAGAGGGGTGTAACGAATGGATTATACTAACCAATACCAAAAGTACCTCAACAGCTCCCCTAACGAAACCCAGGGCAGCTTTGTAAGGTCAGCCCTGGGTTTTACTGCTATTAGTGGTGCCGCATATGGTTTTCATAGAGCTGGCGGCACTAGTCTATTAGCAAAGTACATAGCACCAGCTCTTTCTAAGAGTAGAAGACTCTTTGAAACCACAAGCGCATTTGGTAAGTCTATTGACGAGGCAGTAGCTGATAAGAGTCTGTTCTCTATATTTAGTGAAGATACAATCGCTGATATATCTAAGAATTTCAGAAGTAGAATGAGAGATGTCCACCTTACTCCTAAGAACAGCGTAGGAAGAGCTCCATCTGAATTTGTAAGAACTAGGATGGAGCTGATGTATACCCCACAAGAAGCTCTAGAGAAGTCTACTGGTAATCTTATTTATAGTAGGGTGATGAAGCAGCTAAATCCTAGGCATGGTCATCTAACGGATGACATGTTTGATGCCATTAAACCACACTTAGAGCAAAAGAACGATGCATTCTTTCGTGGTGCCAGTCCAGATGCCATTAGGGAATTAGTTAGAAAGTCAGGCTTGCGTGATACAGAAGCTGACCATACCACAGATGTAATAGCTCAAGCAATAAGAAATCAGAGCTTACTAGCTAAACAATATGGTTCTATACCTTCATTCGATAATGAAGCACAAGATATCCTTACTAGAACATTATCAAATGTTGCAAAGCGCTTACGTAGCACGTTCAAGGAATCTATGCGTGTGCAGGATACCTGGTTTACCAGGGTAATGGAAGGTGCTGGATACCAACAGTTAACTGTTGGCGAAGCAGTTAAGAGAGATTTCTTTAATAATACCGTAATACCATTTTCAAAGAGGATCAAGGGAACAGACAGGACTAGAGTAGTCCAAAGGACTATGAAATGGAACCAGAAGATAGAGTCTCTAATTAGTAAAGATGCAGAACTAGCTAAACTCAGAGTTGATAAAAATATATTTGTACATCAAGATACTGGTGACATAATAGATCTGCGCCATGTATCTGATTCATTCCACAGCACGCTAGGGTTCCTAGCTAATAATTTCCATATACCATTCGTTAATATTAACCCATTAAGATTGGCTCACTGGATTAGTTGGCAGGGAATAAGAAGTGCACCTTTTAGCGAAATACTTAGACGTGGTACAGGACAAGCGCAGCCAGTTCTTACTGGACATACATCACCTATAAGGCGTGACTACTTAGCTGTTAATGATAAAGTGTTCGACCTTAGTCCTGAAGTAAATCTTGTTAAGGATAATGTATATAGAGCTTCTGCTAGGTTTGGCTTATTCCCACGTACATTATCAGCTATGGCTGGACTTGAACGAGAAGAGACCAGGATACTTAGAGAACGTAGTGGACCGATAAGAAAACTATTTGACTACGGGATGCAAGATTCTCAGAGTGATGTTAGTAAAATAACTAGTGTATTCACAAAGTTCTGGAACCCATCCTGGGCTAGAAATCAATATGACTATACTGGCAAGAGAGTAGCGTTATGGAATGAAGCAAGAGAATCAGGAGCGAGTCTAGAAGAAACTCTTGAACGTTCTATGCTCCATGTTAATGACACTGACAAGCTAGTAGATTCATATAGATCTGCTTACAATATATTAAGTCAAAAGTCATCTGCCTTAAGTAACAATGCAATAGAGAGGTTAGCTGCTCTTAGAGGTCCTGATGGTACCACTATGGCTAGTAGATTCGGTTTAGAACCTGCTGACTTTGTAACAAGAACCGAAGAAGAGACTATGCTTACTATTGGAAAGATGGTAGAGCATAGGACTACAGCAGCTAGTGGAAGCCCGGTACAAGATCTATTAAACAAATATGTAAAGTTATATAGAGATCCGAAGAAGTTTGCTAACTCACCACGTGTTCTTACTGATGAGTTACCGGCACTACCTGGCATATTCTCAATGATAGAGAACGAGGGTAGTACTAAACTCGTAACCCAACTAGAAGACGCTAGAAGAGCTATGCATATGGACTTACTGTACCAAATACAAAAGACGTTTGATACAGAGGGTCAGTCTACAGTATCCAGTTTAGTAAGATCTACACTAACTGGTAAAGACGCAGAAAGAGCAGAAGAGTTACTGCTGCTTAATCGTATGCGTGGTGAAAATGCAGAACTATTCAGAGGTATATTTAGACCTATTAATGCAGAGGACGAAGCAGACGCAGCAAATAGATTCTTAGGGTCACTTGCTGGGGAAGATACGTGGTTCTCTGAAAGCCTCAATGCTACAGTAAAGAGGCATACTCCATGGTGGGGGGCAGGCCCTGGGTTCCCTCCTCCTGAACACTTTGGTAATGCTAGAAGCCTAGTTATTAATAAGTCCGTCAACCCGATCAAAATGGTTAACGAAGCCATCAAGAGTGGGGAAGGAATAGGCGGAGTCATCAAGGCATTCTCTGAGAGTACTATAGGTCAACTTGGTTTTGACTTTGGATTTGGCTTTAGAGCTGGTAGAGATAACCTTGATAAAGTATCTACTGCATCTGTAATAAGTTACTACATGTTTAACCGTCTGAATGAAGCCATAGGTAAGGCTGGACTTGGATTAAGTAATAAGTCACTGGGTTCTGCTCAGGATGCGTATCTAAATCTTATTGGTAGAAGATTCTTGTTACCAATGGCTACTGTTGGATACCTTGGGTATTCAGATTACTTAGCTAGTATAACAGGCTTTAAGCCCAGTGAAGAGCTATCTAGCGCCTACGTAGGCGCTAGAATAGACATGGCCAAGTTTAAAGATGCAACTGGCGTAACTAGTATGATGAAGCGCTGGAAAGACATGTTTTCTGGCTCAGACCAACTTGCAGAATGGTTGCCTACCAAGGCAATTAACTTTGCTACATTTGGATTGATCGGCGATACTCGTAGCTCTCAGGAACTAACTGAGTACTACTCATATGGAAATGACCCGGCTAGAAAGGGAAGGTACTGGGGGACTGGTTCTAATACACCATGGTCTGGCGGTAAAGTAGATTACTTTATGCCCAACTGGTATAGAAGAAAAATGACGGACTACATGATGAGTGATGTCATGTATGGTAGTAGAGCTGAGTATTATGGGAATCAGTGGTACCCAACACTTGAGAACCCAATTGGTCCTATAAATGCTATAATTGCTAGCCCACACCACTATGCTTACAAACATAAGGAAGACAGACCTTATCCAAGTACTGGTGGAGCATCCATATTAGAAGAACTACCACTCTTTGGTCCACTTGCATCAAAGACATTAAGCATGGCTGGAATTGCTCCTGATATGCAACGTGGAGACTTATCTAAGGCTCATAGACAGTATCTTACGGATATTAATGAATCAATTAAGTCTCAGGCAGCTGAGGAACAAGGTTATGCTTACTCAACAGCATCCGGTGGAATAGCACTATCTAATATATATCCAGGCATAGCAACCACAATGGGTGGTTACTCAATAAGCCCAGGCGGCAATGTTAACATCGGTGGAGTACCCATTATAGGAACTCCTGGTAGTGGGTCAACAGCTAGTGGTCAACAACTTACGTCCATAAACCAAGGTATTATTAGTCGTGGAGCAATAAGAAGTATGAGATTCAGTAAGAACGATCTCATGCGTGGTATAGATAATATATCAGATCTAGATGAAGTAATGAGCCCGAATAGCTTAGCATATAGGGCTGGAGAAACGTATTACAGCCTAACTGAAATGGCTGGTATCTACGGATTCACATTAACACAGATGTTTGGTGGAGAGAATAACCCACGAAGCAGGAATACCTTAGCTTCTGCATCATATATGAACAGCTTTGGACGTGGATTCTGGGATCAAAACCTTGGTGGCATGGGTGGAGCGGTATCTGAGATATTCCGTAGGTTTGCTCCTAATAGTAAACATAGACGCAATCAATACAACCCATATGGGAACCAGATGCCTGATTGGTTGCCAGGTCCAGAATATATTATGGACTTTAGACATGGAGACCCATATGGTAAGATTCAAAATGGTGAGGCTAGACTACCAGGCTCTGGATATGAAAGATTAAATAATCTACACCCAGATGAGTTCGGTGAGTACGGCGCATTCGATAGATTCAAGATACTTGCAGACGTGGCTCCATACTCAGAACAACATAAGCTGTATAAAGATATAGTATCTAGGATGTCACTTAATCCATTAGAAAGAAAACAAGTGACTACCATTAAGAAACAAGTATCTCAGCAGAAGAAGAAATATAACTTATATCCATATAAATTCAGAACTGCTGACATAATTAATGAAGAAGTTAACGTAACTAAGGTTATAGATGCCAATACATTCATGACTGCTGAACATCCAGACCATCCAATTAGACTTGCTGGCATACATGTACCAGTAGCTGATGAAGCTTCAGCAGAAGCAAGAGCTGAGATAGAAGCAATAATATACCCTGGAGCTAAAGTACAGATAGGTATAGACAAGGACCCGCTTAATAGAGTCCGGAAGGACGTACTGAGCACCATGCATGCCGTAGTATATACTCCAGAAGGTGGTCCACTACAAGCTAAATTACTCAGAACAGTTGGAGATCAGGTTACTGAGAAGGAGACTGATTTCAGCGCTGTTGGAGTTAACGCTAGATTCTATCCTGAGGAGATAACAGTAGGTAAGTGGTGGGAATGGTTTGCTCACCTTGATACAGCTTTCCATACAAAGTTCTTACAAGTGAGATCTCCGCTTGAAATGTATAAGCGTACGGAAGTACACGGTAAAGCATGGCAACCATGGTACGATCCCTGGAGCGGAATTATGAAGCCAACACTAGAGGCATTCGCTGCCAAGTCACCACCAATTGCTGCTTTATATGGTGCAGTACTAGGTAGGCTATTCGGCTCTAATGTACTCGGTAGAAAGCTTGGCACATTTACCGGTGCTGTAACTGCTGGTGGCTTATCAACAGCTCGTGTACTTGGGGAGACTACAGACTCATCAGGTGAAGTATGGATACCCAAGCGTCGTCGTAAAGAACGTGAGATCAACGAATACTTCGATATGCTCAAGTACGTTAAATATAAGGGACTCTACGAGAAAGCTAGAAAGCAAGCTATAGCTACAGAAGGCGTAGATGTAGAGGATATAATTGCTGATGAGACTAAGCGCGGAAGAATTAATAAGGCTAGGAGAAACACCCTTAAGTCACTTAAGAGATGGCTTAAGTTACAAGATGTTGATGGACAACTTGATACAGACCTGAACAAGTCTAAGCTTAAAGATATCAATAGAGAGCTAACTGCTATAGACGAGGATAGAAGACTCACTCAACTAGGTCCTGATGCAATCCAAGCTCTATACTACAATCTACAAGCGAAGTCAACATTATATGGCGTTGATCCACTTGGAGATATGGTAAACATATATCGTGCCTTACCTAAGAAGGATAGAGAATTTTATCAGTACTTCATGAGCGCAGACCAAAGTGAGAGGAAGGAAATTCTCAGTCTAGTTCCTAAGAACCAACGTAGACTATACCAGGCAAGATGGGGAATGGAACAAAATGAGAAGGTCGGTATCACTGATTACTTCCGTGGTCATTATCTCCCAACTGCTAACTGGGAAGGCTGGAAAGCTAACGTAAGTTTGGAGGACATTAAACTCAAGGTAATAAAGAACGAAGCACTAGATATGTCTGAATTCGGATACTGGCCCGATGATGAGGCATATGCTGAAGCTGCTCCTGATGTAGATCCCTTCAAGCCTAGTAGTTACATAGGAAGTATACAAACTAGGCTAAGTCAAGTACTACGTGGAGCGGGACTGTCTGATATAGATGTGCAAATATCTCATGGTCCAGCTGCGGAAGCCCATTCAATGAATGTTAATGTATCAATAGACAAGGATAGAACCAATGAGATAATCAATGTTATGAATAGAGATCCTGGAAATATAATCAATGTTTAAGGTGGGACACCAATGAAGTTTAATGATAGCGAACTCTTTAGTATACCTAGTGTATTGGAACAGAAAGGTATTATTAATAGTATAGGTACTCCAAAAGTTCTTATGAACTTTGGTGGTTCAGGTAGGAATTACTACGACCCTAATTCAGAACCGACTAAAGAACAGATAATACGTTCTAAGAATATCCCAGACTTCATTGGTGCACCTAGAAACATTGGTGGCGTAGTAGAGAGATCTAAAGTTAGTAGGGCACTAAACGCTGAAATAAATGGGGTACTTAGTAACCCAAGCACTAGTGTGTTTAATTACATAAATACCAGGGGAGCTACTAGAGCGCAAAGAACAATAACCGCATGGGAGAACATGGTTAAAAATGTAGGCATGACTCACTTAAGCTTAGATATTGAAAACCTCGGTGTCAGTCCACTTGCAAAGAATCAGAGCATGAATCTATTTGCTATGACTGAGGTAGGTTTGTCTAGTTGGCAGTTCAATGGCCTCAAGAGTGGCTCTCCAATGCTAGATAAAATGAATACTATGACATTAGCTGGCTTCGTAGATGAAAAGCAGAAGGTAGAACTAAAAAATTTAATCAAACAAGTAGAGAGCACAGGAATGGCTGGATTAACAGATGATCATAGACGTACACTGTGGTGGTTAATGAGGTATCAAGATTCTGAGGTATTTAAGACAGAGACAATCCCAGGCATAGGAGATGTAAGACTTGTCAATAAAGATAAGCTTAAGTCACCATCTGAGTTACCAGACAGATCTACATTTACTAATTTGAAAGCATACACTTCACAGATGAGAAATGGCTTAAAAAATTTATATGGCAATGGAAACTCAGGTAGCTATCTTGATGGCATGATTAAAGCTATAAATCATCATGTAGAGAACATAGCTAAGAATGGCGGTAACCTCATGGGGTATAACTTCTTAGAACACGATATCCCTGCCATGATGGAATACTTTAATCAGACTAGGACTGCTCTTGGACCACAGAGTCCTATTAGTAGTAGCATTGAAACCCTAATGAAGAACCTACATATCATTAATAGTACTCATAGAGCGTTGGATGTTAATAGACTTATTGACCTTGCATATCATGACCCTATCGGACAGATAGCACCGCTAATTGGTGACAAGAAAATGAGGGAACACTACAAGACATTAAGTGGTGGGATAAGAGGGAAACAAGGTCTAACTACATTAGAGGTATTGTCTAATGCCTTCAATAATAGAATTGAACACTTTGCTGGTGGAGATGCTGAAGCAGTACCTATGTTACTCAACTCCATTGGAGGTAATATTAATAGTAAGATAGCTAGTGCTAGAAGAATAGCAGCTGGGGCTAGCATATCATTAGACTGGAATGCTATAAGTGGTGGAGTACTTGCTATAGACAACAAGACAATAAAGTCTGATAGTAGTCTATTCTCAATTTCCGGATTAAGTCCTTATGAAAAGAATAAGTACGATGGGATATATAAACTTGATGATACAGGCAAATTCATAGATGCTTACTCAGACAACCCCGATAAGCCTATATCTAGTGGGAACCTATATAAGAATACCGAGTACAGAATTCATAGCTTTAAGCAGATAGAGAAGGGCGCTCTTGAAGGTTTTGAACATGGTGGATGGGCATTAACCCTACGTAATGTAGATGAAGGATTATACCATACCTTTGTTAGACCTGAGAATATTAGTGGTACTGGGTTCGATAGTATACGTAGTATATTCTCTCATTTAGTACCATATAATGCTGAACATATTACTGGTGTCAGTGGTGAAGAAACTAGGACAGAGAGAATGAAGGACAGAGCTCTACGTGCATATTATAGAATCTTTGATACCGATGGAGGCCATGTAAGAGCGGAGAGATACATGAGAGCTCTTGATGCAATTGATAAAGCTGGAGTCAATAGAGCTTCTATGGATGATTTAACTAAGGGACAATTTAAAGATCTATTCAATTCTGAGCAACAAGCTAGAAACTTCTACTATATGCAAGATAGGCTAAGAGCTGAGAGAGGAATGATTAATGCTGTCATTAGTAGCGGAACATTCCAAAGTCTTAAAGGAGTACAGAAGGACTTTGCCCTTACTGCCCTACAAGACATAATGGAAGGTAGGGTCCAAATACCTGACTTACGTAAAGCTACTGGTGGGATTAGTCCAGCTAAGAAAGTTATTAAGACTACAACTAACAATAGAATGTTACAACTATCAGATAATATAGTTCTTAATCTTGGTAGTTATAAAGGTATAGTGTCACAGCTAAGGCAAATCACCAAAAGACCCATCGACAAAATCGAACTACCAGTGCTAATAAATAAGTTAGGTGGTAAGCATATATTAGATCGTACTGAAGTTACTAACTTTCTAAGACTATCAGAGATCCAGAAGCAAGGTCCGAGAGAAAGTAACTTTGTACTTAAGCAAATAGCAGCAAAGCTTTTTGATAGGACTAGGATAGCTAATGATATTGTTTCTGGTATGAAGATAGACGACATACAAGCTAAGAACTTAGCTAATGAGTTCTTGTCATATAAGGTTGCCCATGTTGATGCCAATAATGGAGGCATATGGGAAAAGCTTACCCCTGATCAAATGCGGTTGGTAGCTAATCATGCGCTAGATGAAGGACAAAGACGTGGTAGTAGTGCATGGCAGAAGATAGATAAAGCTTTTGTTCCTAACCTAGCGGCAAACCAAGAGTTTGCTAAGATGTTAGAAGCGCATAATGCTATTATTCATGAACAGCTTTCTCCACTAAAAAGACTAGGGCCTTTATTCGGGCTTAATAGGAAAGCAGAAGAACCAATAAAGAAGCTACTATCAAGGTATCTTACAGATGCAAATATAGATGGGACTATATTGTCATCACCTGACAATAAGGGTTTTATCTTTGCTCTATATGATGAGAAGAAAGCAGCAACAGTAGGTAAGCAGACAGTAGAACAGATAATGAATAATAGCGATGTAGTTAAGGTTAACATCCCATTGGTGGATGAAAGAAGGATTCTTACTGTTGGTAGGGTTATGAGAATTAACCAGATGGACTTCACACTTGATGGTAAGAACATTGGTGTTGAAACAAGCTTCGATAAGATTCTACAATCTCAGGTTGGTATATCTAAACGAGTTAAAGAAGCAATGTTGAAAGGAGACTATGCACAAGCACAGGCACTTGTCAACTGGGCTCAGAACAAAGTACTTAAAGACTTATCTGGTGCCAATTTCCTTGACTCCGATGAAGTAATGGATACTAGGAAGATACGCAACCTAAGTCATGCTAGTATAAGACAGCGTAGTGAAGTAATCTACTTTGAAGGAATAAAAGAATTCCTAGCTGGGAAGGACATCTCAGGTTTGAACTTAACTGACTCTGTAAACCTGAATAGAACCATTGCAGAGAGATTAAGTGTAAAACTTGGTACTCCTATCGATGTTATAAATGACGTATTAAATCCTCACACACTCAAGGAAGCTCAGTTTACTGGTAAGAATGGAAGAATCAGTCGTAGTGTCAATGACATACGTCAGTTCATTCCATTTGGATACCATTCATCTGCAGCAACAATGAGGATGACACAGGCAGAGAATATCCATCCATTCCACCCTAAATCAGCAGAAGCACTTAGAACGAAGTATAGTGAACTAGCTAACCCCCTACTCATGACTGAAGCAGGGAAAGCTAGATATGGAGTCACAGGTAATAACTTAGCACCATGGGTTACTGTTAAGACAGCTTACATGGATGATAACCAAGTACAGAAGATGATTGCTGAGGCTGAGAGGACTGGAGCTCCTTTAACCGGATTAGTAGAATCGACGTATGACGCCAGAGCATTTATGCGTGGCGATATAGCTAATGATCTTCTCAAGATGAAGATGGTTAACGAGTATGTAGTTAGTGACATTAATAAGGAGATACTAGCTTCGATAGAGAAGGGCGACCCTTATACTATCGCTCCCTCTGAAAAGCCATTCACCATTGGTCAATTGGTAGAGTCTAAGATAGTAGATGGCGAAGGTAATACTTTCGGCGTACTTCAGGGAGATGCAAGGTATAATAAGAAACAGCCTGGTGTAGTAAATGCTATAACGAAACTTGGAGAAAACAAATATAAAGTTTCAGTAGAAAGAACACTACCAGCAGCAAATGGTCTTAAACTTATAACCTCTAGCGGTGATAAGATGACTTTGACTCTGGTTGAGAACGATAGATGGAACAGTTTGTTCGGAGCAGAGGCCGATAAGCTTCATCTTGTAATGGGCTCGCAAGCACTCAAGCACGGCGGACATGGAGACATCATAAGTAGCCAAGTAAGGGCTATGGTTAATGAAGTACAGAATCAGATTACTACAAAGAATCTAGTAAGAAACAAAGTAGAAGATGATGTAATCAAAGTTCTCAATAACTTCTTCGGCAATAGCGGGTTCAAGTTTGAAGACGTACCAGGAAGCAAGAATAAAATGCTTGTGATGATCAATAATCCTAAGAACCAAGTAATAGATCACAAGCTATTCAAGACGCAAGTGCTTGATAAAGTAAGTGACATTATAGGAAGCAACTTAACGGACAAGTTATTAATTAATGTTGCTGGTGTTGGTAATATAATGACTGGTTATGAGAATGTAGGAGCACAACCTATTGAACCATGGTTCAAAGCAGTAGGTAGTGAGGGTGGTATATACAAGATAGGACCCAAGGAAATAGGCATGTTTCGACTTAATGGGTTAACTGCAACAGCTAAAGAATACGAGAAGATGGTTAGAGAACAAGCTGGAGTAGATCTATTAGATGGCGCAGTTGCAGACAAGCTTAGCGAAAATGGACGCATAGAAGCTGGGAAGAAGGAAGTAAAGTCACAGTTAAGAAAGTATGAAAGGTCAATTAATAGTCTAACTGGAATGATAGACAGTAGAGACACAGTAATACATTCTCAGACTCCTATAGGAGAAACTGGAGAAGGCAGAGTATCATTATCATCATTTAAAAGATTCCTACGTTCTGGAGATGTCAAGAGTGATATCGACTATACCGGTACGTGGTATGACGACATAGAGAAGATAGCTAATAACCAAGTACATTCTGGAGAACCTGGAGCTCTTACTCCAAAGAAGGCAGAGAAAATATTGTCCCGTGGTGGAGCGGTATTTGAGTTACCGTTCTATGTAACTGCTGGTGATAATATAATCAATAAAGTCTTTCTACCTATAGGACAGCCTAGGAAACTAGGGGTTGCTCAAATGCCACAGGCTAATGAATTATTAGCAGCAAGTGGTAGAGTGATTAGAACGCTCCAAGACATAGCTACGCTTGACCTAACAGGGAAAGAAGCAAGCACAAGCCTACAAAAGGCAATGGATCATTTCACCAACGTAAACATCAGAGGTGTCAGCGATTCTAAAGGTCTTGTTTATAACAGTATAGAATCTGCTAGACTCCAACATAGCGGACAATTCTTAGTTCAAACATTCTCTCCTGGACAAAAGAAAGCAGCAGCTACTGCTGAAATATCCCTTGGTAGATTAAGAGAAATGACTAAGGGTATGAAGAAAGGTGTTCCTGAGCTATTAGAAGAATTAGCACTCGGAGACACTAGAGAACTTCAGGAGAAGTATGGAGTTAAAGGTCTGCCTGGTATAGTAGGTCGTTATCCTACAGAAGGCTTAAGGTCTATAGAACCTACCTGGCTCAGAGTTAACGAGGCATTAGATAGGCTAGCTCCTCATGCAATTCAAGTAACTGTTGGTGATGCCGTAGCTTATGCAGCAGACAACGATGGTGATTTTATGTCCACTCTGCTTGCACACTTCAAAGGCAAAACCAGATGGCAGATTGAATCTCAACTACGGTCTGGCACAGGTGCAATAGGTGAAATAGCAGCGCATATAAGAGAGATAGAACCTAGAAGACAGTTCTATGATGAATTAGTATCTAAGCTATATGAAGCAGACAATAGAAAGAGTAGCAGTGCATCATACGGAGATTGGGTGAAGGCTTATACGGGTGAAAATATAGATCTACCAAAGGCAGAGCTACAAACCGTAGGAAGCGTCGCAAGAGCCGAATTAGAAGCAAGACTTGGCCGCTCATATATTGGTTACTCTTCGAACGTAGCTACTTCAATGCGTAAGATGGCAGAGATTGCTATGAGAATAAATCCTCAGTCGTTTGACTTGAAGAAAGCACAAGCTGTAACAGCCCTCGGTGAATTGGTAACACAGTCTTCTATCTCGTCTAAACACTTCTCGAAATCTGCACTTGATGATCATCTAGCAAAAACAATTGATGAATGGGCTGGAATAGATTCTGCAGGACAAGAAGCAGAGAGGAATAAGCTACTTGATAAGAGAATAAGTTCTTCATCCGAAATGGTCAATGCAATGATTCGTGGAGATAGAGAAACCTTCATTGAACATGCGAAGATAGTAGGAGCTATGGATGTAGACGCTACAGACATGGAAGAGTACCGCAGACAAGCCTATAGTGGAGGAATAAAGGGTAGTTCTAAATTTGCAGTTCGTCAGATCGCTACTGTGTATGAAGGGTTTGGCGCTGTCAATGATCTAAAGACTGTTATGGGTGGAGATCTAGAAGGGGTAATACACAGCGCAACAAATAGAATGGGCGTAAGTTCAGGGATTAAAAATCTTAACACCCTGGTCGATGTGTTAAATGGAAACCTTTCTGGAGAAGCACCAACCTCCTCAGTAACAAACGTATGGAGGATATTGCACGGTGAGCAGAAGGCTGAGGAACTAGAGAGAAAGGCATTTGAACGTGCTGAACAACGAACCAAGTGGGCATTAGATGAGAGGGCTTCATCTAATATGGTTCTAAATAGTGCCTATGCTGACCAGAGAACTAGGCCGGACATGGTTACTGTTGGCGAACAAACAATGCGAAATATATTCAGGGATGTTGAACATGTCGCTGGTGGCTCTAAATTAGCTGGTGCAGGATGGGGAGCTGGAGCATTTGCAGGACTAATGATGGTAGGTAATATGTTTGCAGACCCTCTACCTAAAGACATGATGCCTCAGCCGGACCAAGCTCCACCCATAGATGGCGGTGGTTATATACCTACTCCTGATGCTTCTCCTGGAGGACCAGTAGCTAGGATAACACAGAGTGGAGAAGGTTACGAAAACCTACAGGTTATGATTAGAGCTAGGGATGCTAATGGCTTGTCTAATGAGCAGATCGGACAATTAGTACAAGGACAGATATCATCTGCAATGCCAGTTAATATGAATATGAATATTACGTCTAATGATAACACTCAGAGGATAGATAATATGTGGGTGCAAAGCGTTGTAACTAATGCCTTGACCAAGGGCCAAGCATTCTAGGAGGATACGTGAATGATCATAAGATCTAGTGGAAAGTTAATAGGTGTATCCTATTCTGATTATGATAGGTGGGATATAGCTGCAAGGGTAGATGGGAAATATGTTCACACATATTCTAATCCACAACCAGCAGATAGCAATACTATCGGTCCTAAATTATACAACTTAATGAGTACGCTAGGTCCATTCAAACCTATAGACAATACTCCTAAGAAACTATTTAGGGCCGATGTTTATGTTGAATATATTGATGAATCGATTATGTATATAGAGTTAGCTAATTGGGAGGGAAGATAATGGCTCTTTATTATGAGGATAAACCTACAATAGATACGCTACAGAATCACATAATGAGAGCTTCGGTAATTAGGGTTATTGACGGAGATACTATCGAAGCATGTGGCTTAGAACCAGAAGATACATCTTTTAATGTGCGCTTCATAGGAGTGAATTGTCCTGAAACATCTGGTAACCAGTATCAAGAGACTCATTCCAGCGCTTACTCAATAACTGAGGGCCTTAGTTTAGATGAGGCACGTGCTATTGGTGAAAAAGCTAAAGAGTTTACAAAAAGCATACTAGAAGAGGGTAGTATTGTAGTCTTAGATTTATCTGTATTAAGTAAGACTGATGGTGAAATAGTATTTGCTACAGACATTTATAATCGTAGACTTGCCGTAGTATACACAGATGAGTATAATTCTGTGAATGTGAATAGAAGCTTGATCGAGAGTAATCTTGGCGATGTAATGAATATGAATAGCGGGCATGTCTCCGTATCATCATGGACTACTCATAAAAAGAGGAAACCTGAAGTAGTAGATCCCACCGTAACAAGCATAAATTATAGACCACAAGTCGGTTATAACTCTAATCTAAATCTCGTTGAACCTATGGAGAATGAGCGTATGCCGCGCGATAATAGACCTCCTGGCTATATGCTAATAGGAGATGTAGAATTAGCTATACCTCCACAGGCTATAACAGTAACAAGACAGTCTAAGATCAATAAAGTACCTGTATTACGCAGTAAGAGCAGTATCCAAACTAAGACAGGGTTCTCTGATATAGCAGTACAAGTTGAACTGTTCTTCCATAATAAAGACTATATTAATGGTTATCCAGTTAAGGGTAACGATGGTTCAACATTCTACGTAAATGGCTTAAGACCTCTAGTATCTCAATTCAAGAAGAGCCCATTCGTTCCTATCCAAAATGATTACCTTGAAGAAGTACATGGGGTAGAATCTGTAACATTAGTCAATATGACTGCTCAAACTGTACCAGGATTCCCTGATTGTATAGTTGTTAATATAACTATGTTAAAGTTTGACCATCAAGCATATATGCCTTATACGGACGACTTCTATGACTCCTTCTGTTGGCCACTATTCAGGTGGTATTGCCAAGGGCCAATGAATGAGCGATCTGCAGATAGAATATACCTTAAGCCATTAGACGGCAGTAGTACTGATTTAGTTTTTAGATTAGCTAATGAATCTAACTTGATGCAGATTAAACAAGAGGTAGCTGAGCTACTAAAGTCTAAGAGCAAGCTTGATATGACATACCCAGATTCTAATACTCTTTGGAGTAAGATTAATAGTGATGGAGAAGGATGCGAAGAAGCATTTATGCAACAAGAAGCATACGAGAAGATAGCTGAGACTTGGCCAAGTGGAGTAATCAAAGATGTCTCAGTAGATGAATTGACTGGAATACAAGATTCTAAGATGGAAGATATTAGATTCCAAGCTCCAGGAGTATATGTAAAACGTGATCCCATGTATTATACTAAACGCAGGTATCGTGTAAATATTACCGCATACCAAAATATTGAGTTACTGAAGGCTAACGGTTATGGCGAACCATCAAATGGTTGGTATGTGATTGATGTAGAAGACAAACATCTATTAGATACAATTGCAGATAGATATGAAACTCAGCAAGATGATTTTGCTGAGAAATTAGATGACTTGAAACAACGACAACAAAGGATTGAGAACGCAGAAGAAAACATTTTAATGGATGAGTTACGAATAAAGGGTCTCGTTGTGGAATCCATCCATGTTGGTCTAGAAAATATAATTAGTTCAATGCAGATACAACAATGTGAAGCCTCTACTCATCAATATTTAGGCTCTCAGGATGCCTACATACAAATAAGCATGACTTCGGTAGGTAAGGAGCCAGTTAAGAACCTTGTTAAAATGATCAGGGATGCTGAGAGATATACTAGGGATTACAAGTTCGGTATGGTGTGTGGATATCTTGGGATTAATAACCCAATAGTAAATTTATTCGGAGTTCGATATACACTAGTAGAAAATGTAACAGTGAATACCGTACGTGGTTTCCCAGATAGATATGAAATAGTGCTTACTCTGATTGGCTTTGATAAAACTCAGCGTAGGTCTGAAAGACTGAAGTCATTAAACACTGGAGAAGGAGTCAATCTCAATAATGTAAAATCTTTCTACGGCATGGAAGAAGTTATAGTTGAAGAAAGACTTAAAAATATTGAAGTATATCCAGACTTAGAACTTCCTACATGGGACGAGCTTAAGACCTTTACTACTAAAGCGAATATAAACTATATCTTTCCTCAGGAGGCTGGTTGGTCAGCAGGTAAGTTTGTTGATCCTGATTTCTTCATATATACTCCGCATACACTCAGAAAAGACTTGCGTGATATGATAAACAAGGAAGAACAGGAGAAGGATGAGAAGAAAGCTGGTATGGATATAAAATGTAGGATAGGAACAGCATCTCTCAGAGTACCTACAAGTCTTACTCTTAATGAGAATGAAACATATCAACCATTATATAAAGTGAGTGATGAACTAAAGAAGTACTCAGAGGCTAAGATTAAAGAAGACCTAGAGCTTAATAAGAAATATGGGAAGGCAAAGCAAGAGCAATATAAGAATGATATATCTAATATTGATGCCGATGAAAAGCCTCCAGTTAAGATAAATGGGGATTCAAGTGAAAGTGCGATTAATGTTGATATTATGCAATACAGGGCTGTTAGCGAACCGAATGTAAGTAATAAATCAATGATAAATTATTCACCAACTGAAAATGAAATAAATAGATGGTTTAAAGGACACGAGGAAGAAGGAGAGTACTTTGCTAGTCATATTGGTGTTAATCCAGACGAGGAAGCTGTTGCTAGAGCAATTGAATCAGAAGTAGATCATTTGCTAACAGGTACTGATATGCTTAAAGAGCCAGCTGTATTATGGATGAAAGCTATCATAACACAAGAAAGTAGATCTTGGTTACAATTTATAAATAAAAAGCCATATTGGAACGAAGAGGGTTCATCTGCTGTAGGACTTGGACAATATATGCTAGATCAACATGGTTTAACCTTGGAAACTGCTAGAAGAATAGCATGGGATTGGAAATATAATATTCACGTATGTACTAAATATTATATAGAAAAGATAATAGCAGTAACTAAATTAAAGAATCCTAAGTATTCTGAAGATATATATGGTTGGGCTGTAGTTGCTTACAACAAAGGAAATGTAGATGATTTGACCGCTCCAAGTTCATGGGATTATTACACAAAGGTTAAGAAATGGTATGAGAAGTTTAAATCGGCTGGTTCTAGTTCTACTAGATCTGAAATGCTTGGTACGAAATATACTCCTCCTACAACTGGAGTCCATGCAGATTATCCATCTGAAGTTGAAGATCAAACAGAAGGAAAGATGTCTGCAGCTAATTCACCAACTAAAATTAATTTTAGTCCACATGAACCGCAGATTGATAACAATAAGATAGTTAGAGATTCATTTACTGACATGCTAGAAACTGATCACAGAGGAAGACTACTCAGAGCGTTCCCATCATTCCAAATGCTACTCATAGATGAAGGTCGTTGGGTTAGTTGGATTAAACTGTGGGATAACTTCTACGGATTTAACTCTATTCAATCTATAGACATAATCAAGTCTAGGAAGATAGCCGCTGATACTTGTGTCATTAGGATGACTAATGTATATGATAACTTGACTAGATATGATATGAATCTTGAATATCCTAAGTACGATCAGAAGTATGAATGGAATGAGCTATTCTTTGGTCAATTCAATCATCAATCATTGATTGACGCCAGGAAGGAATATGTGTCTGCGTTATACCTACAAACAGGAGCTAGGATACATTTAAGAATGGGATATGGATCTAATGCTCAAGCTCTACCTATAATGTTTAATGGCTCTATAACAGAACTTGATTCTGGTGGAGATATTATTGAAATAGTAGCTCAAGGTGACGGTCTTGAGTTATGCAACCAGATTGGTGGAGAACCAGACAAACTGAATGACGGCTCTCATATGAACAGTGAGGCTAGAAGTACTCTATGTTATCTTATGGCAAGACACAACAATCCGGTATGGAATTGGATAGAACAGGTGATAAACCAGAAAGAACCTGATAAGCAATGGTTATGGAATTTATTTGATAGGCCAGAAAACCCACTTGGCATAACTCACTTTGGTAATCCCCGTGATTTTCCATTTCCAGAAGGTAAATTAGATTCGCTATTGCCATGGAAAAGGGATGAAAAACTAGGTGAGATAGCTGCTAATATATATACTTCAACTGGTACTGGTGTCCATAGTCAATGGATCTGGGACCCTTATTCGTTGGTAGCACAGGATAGTTTAACTGAAGATGCAAAGAATGATTTATACCAGGGATGGTATCTTCATTGGGGAGTACCATTCCCTAAAGGTGATGAGGATAATATAGTAGTACCTTTATTCGGTAAAACTGTATGGGACGTAGCACAAACATTAGCGGTAGCATTCCCTGACTATATAGCCACCGTGGTACCGATGGAGTTTAGAAGTACGCTATTCTATGGTAGACCACACTGGCCAATATGTGATAGATATGCTTGGAACTACAAATGGGACCCGGTCAATAAGAAATATGATCGAACAGCTACTGAGATGATTAGTAAACCACTCTGCCAAATACATACATACTTTAGTTGGTGTGATATTATAGCTAATAATATTAAAGCTTCAGAAGAAGGAGTCTACACTAACGTTATAGCCTCGTATAAGACAAAGAGTGGAGTGCCTAAATCATCTATGGTCGTACATGCAGACGAGGATATATACCCAGAAAAGCAGAAAACAGCCGTAATTAATGTAGACTTCCTTGAACATTCTTATTTCAATTTTGGGGATACAAATGCTAAGAGATTTGCCAATACAGCTGCAGCACAAACACTACGTGACTTCGTTAAGGACATGTATAAGGGAGAGCTTACTGTAATTGGAGACCCATCCATAAAGCCGCATGATATGTGTTATATTGCTGATGAAGTAAATGAAATGCATGGCATGTGTGGCGTGAAGCAAGTCGTTCACCATCTAAGTCACGATACAGGATTTGTTACTAATATATGTCCAGATGCTATCGTAATAGTAGATGATAAGATGTTCTTAAATTATGTTAACTGGGCATCTACAATCGTAGCTGGTAGTACAGCTAATATTGCTGGACACTGGGCAGCAATAGGAGCTTGGAGGAAACTAACTGGTAGTTCACTTGGTGCATTTGCTAGAAGAACAACTAGTAGCTTCGGTGAGTTAGGACTTGAAATGCTTGTGAAAGCTACAGGGAATAATTGGGTTCTTAATGATATTATGGCTGAGGGAGCAGATATATATAAGATGGAGAAGAATTGGTCTAAAGTATATGAGTACTTTAAGAATGTTAAAATAAATAGATCATTAAGAAGTGCTGCTTATAGCGGCAAGTATGGAAATGTAGTTGAAGGCTATGATAAGATGAAAACATTCTTACAAACAGCAAAGACGGGTAGGGCTTTAGCTTTTTCTGGAAGATCCATAGCAATGGTGGCTAGGCTGGCATTGTCACCATTTGGCATCGCTACAATAGCTGAAGTTGGATTGACGATTCTTGCTGATAGCATATTCGAAGCCTATAAAAGACAGAAGAGGAATAGACAAGCCATTATTGTTGTACCACTCAGATCGCATGGCAAGAATCTTGTTGCAGGACTTAATGGCCATCAAGGGTGTGTAATTGGAGATAAGCCAAGCAAAATGGATTTATTCTGGGAAGGCAAAGGTAAGGGTGCTGGTTCTGGAATACCACGGTTGTTTAATGAACTAACCGGAGATGACTACAAGTTTTCTCACAATACTGAAGATCATATGTAGGAGGAGATTGCATGTCCTATTTAGACATATTAGCTTATTTAACTGGGGACTCAACTCCTCAAGAAACCCTTAATCGTAATCAAGAACTTGCTGACTCTAAGTACTCATTGTCTTTATTAAACTACTGGAAGTATATCCAAAACGTAAATGGAAATGTTCAAGAGAATAGTGGAAGCTCTGAAGATAGTGATAACTCTAATCTTCCTACTTCTGAAGCGGCTGCTGCTAGTACTATATCTGGCTTTACTAATCCACGTGGTATAGGGAAGGTACAGATAGTTACAGGAAGTCAAGTGGCATTTATTAAGAAGTGTATGTCCTCAAACTTCTCTGGTTACGTCAGCCTAGACACTAGTATATTTAAGAGTAGCGATAATGTTTTTGCAGGGTGGAACAATTTCCACCCTGCATACGCACAATATCTAACTAGTTTTGTTGCGTACCTCGGATGGAATACTTTTAAGATAAGCTCTGGCTTTAGGTCAAGAGCGTATAATGACTCGATAAAGAATGCAGCTCCATGGAGTATGCATCTAGCTGGTGGAGCTGTGGATGCTTCATATAGTGGAAAGGTAGCTGAAGACTTAGCTAATGCTGCTAGAGCATATGGATTTGGTGGGATAGAGGTTGGCTCTGGATTCGTTCACATTGATTTTGGACCGGGCAGAACGTGGAATTATTAGGAGGGATCTAATATGCTTAAGCAACACATGAATCCGCTTGGAAGAGCTATATATGACAAATTGGTAGATCCTTCTATGAAACATAATAATAATGGAGGACCAGGTGTAGTACTTCATTATGATTATATAAAGAAACTGGCTGCAATAAATATGATGGAACCAAACTCTGGTGTTCCGGTAATGTTTTATGATGTTCCAGTTGAGGATCATGGACGTGGAACTAAATTAGTAGCTCTTAACGTTGGCACTGAAGTATGGGTAACTTTTAATAGCCCTACAACACCAATCATCACAACAATATTCACAGAGAAGAAAGAAAAAGAAGATCTTAAGGTGCACCATGGACCACAAGTACCTAAATATCTAGGACGTATTGGAGGATAATTATGCAAGGACCTAGCAAAAGCTTATATAAGAGGAAGTTAGACAACATTGATAATGGGCATATAGATGTTAGTGATAGAGATACGATTGAATATTTCCAGAAAGAAGAAGTAGGAATTCATCACTGGGATAACAATTCAGTAGTTAGGATATGTGATGACGGCTGCATAGACTCTTTCGTTGGCGAAACCATTGGAATAAGACTAGACCCTACTGCACAGTCTGCTAACATCTTCTCCCCTAAGGTAAATGTATTTGGCAATCGAGTTAATCTACTGACTAATCCAGATGGACTTATATGGAACTCATGGAAATTCAATCCCTCAATATATGAATGGTGCGGTATTGCTCCTCTTGGAGTTAGTACAAGTCCACGTAATTTTAAGTTAATGTGTGATTATGAAGTAAAAACTGCAAAGGGATGGGAACATGTTCAAATCCTATTGCCTCCATATCTTAAGGACAATAATCCTGTTAAGTATAGTACAGACATAAAGAATATAATCAGTGGATTAGGATTACCACTACCGGATGGTGATGAATAATGAGAGACTTTGATATACGCGCTGGGAAAGTTATCTGCTCTGAAGATGATACTCATTACGTTCCTATTGACGCCAAAGAAGGGCAAGCTTGTTTGATAAATGGATGTATCGGCACATTTGTCTCAGTTGAAGGAGATATCATTACTACGCCTTGCCGAGTTGATGATGAGGGGAATAAGATTTATGTAGATTGTGGTATTGACGATAATGGTAATCAAGTGTTGAAGGAAATGAAGGATATAGCATTAATATCAGACATAAGCTGGTTTAAACAAGTCGTGTACAACAGGATAAAGACACAAAATCCAGATTGGTATCACCATCCTACTATCGGAGCTAATCTTGAAGATTTGATTGGCGAACAGAATACAAGGGCTAATGCTGACATTGGTTCATACAATATATTAAAGTCACTAACATATGATGGTTTTATTAATCCTAAAGATGCGAATATAAGGTCTGTACCAGTTGATTCTAATAACATAATATATTTCATACGCATATCTAATCCATATACTATTACGTTATATGCTTCGTTTGGATATGAAGATGGGATTAAGGAGTTTGGTGTAGTATGATAGTGTACTCTAATAAGAAAGTAAGAATGCAAAGAATGATGGATGCTTTAGCTAACAATACTGATATAACAGACTTTTCTCCTGGAACAATAGCAAGAACCTTTCTTGACATAATAAATGAAGAGCTAGAAGAATGTTATACCACTCTTGACAGATACATATCTATGGCATACATAAGCACGGCATCTGGTAAGTTTTTAGACTTGATGGGGGCTATGTTAAACTGTCCACGCAAGAGTGGAGATACAGATGACAATTATAGATACTTGATTAGTCAACAAGTGTATTCTTCAGCAGGAGCTAACGAGACTACTATTAGACTAAAAAGTCTATCAGTAGCAGATGTCAAAGACGTAGTATTAGTTCCTTACACATATGGGATAGGAAGTTTTTCTGTATATGTAATGGTAGACGATCCTAATACCTCTGATACTATTATAAACTCAGTACAAGCAGTGTTAGACAGAGAGAAAGCATACGGTATAAAAGCAGTTGCTATGAAACCGAATATCACGACTGTTGATGTTAGTGTGAAATTAGTTATGCATCCAAGTGTAAGCTCCGTGGAGGCAAGTAGTCTATCTTATTCTGCACGTTCAGCAATCAAGTATTATATAGATAATATATCCATGGGAGAAGCATTATCTATCAATGTAATTATGAGTAAGGCACTTAGTGTGAGTGACAAAATCATAAATGGAGAAGTTTTAGAATTTAAGATAAATAATAAGAAAACATATCTTGCAACTTACTATTCAATGTGGGATGAAAAGATAACTCCAGGAAATGTTATTATCAAGTAGGAGGGTTTCTGATGTCATATAACGATAGTTTTCCTTTAAGTAATGTAACGAAGAAGATGCTCAGATATCTTCCTAGCTGGATGACAATGAGAACCAATGAGAATTCATTAGGTACACAATTCATTAACTCACCTGGATTAGAGTTTGAGCAAGTAGAAGAATATATACTCGATATGATTAATAGTCAATATCTAGATACTGCTGATATAAGCAAGATAGACTATGTATGGAAAACAGATCTATATCCTATCTTGCTTGATGGTTGGAAGAAGTTATCTTTCAGAGCTAAATATAAAGATAATGACACTAACATATACGAACCATTTGATGTAAAAGAAGTGACGAGCTATGAAGACTTCTATCTTGGTAATACTGATTTCTGTATGGTTGATTATGATACAGGCATATGTTACATCCGTAGACCAAGTGATTGTTCAATAGAATTTGAATATTTACACGTTGATGCATATGATGGAGAAGATGATGATGGAGGATTATACATTAGCGAATTTGCAATCCATCATATCTGGAACTCTTTTGATGAAATTGGATTATTATTAGGTACTCCAAGATTATTTAAAGAAGATAATCAAAGATATAGAGACAGGTTAAAGAACGTATTCTTATTACGTGGTGGTCCTACTTTAGTAGGACTAAAGAATGGTATTACTGGACTCTTGGGTACTAGCGATGTTGAGATAAAGGAATTATGTGATATAGCATTTCGTGACTCACTACTTAACGAGGACGGTAGTGCTAGTGACAAGCTTAAGAAATATGCAAGAATAATAAATGATCAGATTGCTAATACATGGGATAACATGAGTTGGGATAAAGCATATTGGAGGTCTCTTGAGCATACAAAGTTAGGATTTGATTACTTACCACATGTTTGGAATGCTTCTACTGAAGGATGGGTGGATGAAGACTTCCAGAGTGGAGTAGGTTGTGGCCTTGACTTATACGTCAATTCGCCTAAGAATGAAAGTAGTGAACAAGAATTTGAATACTACGTTCAAGCACAAGCTGCTATTGATAGCAGTGAAGTGAGGTATCCAGAGCACACTTTCAGCTATAGGATATTGGCAAAGGGAACCAAGATAGAGAACACCCCCAATGTCGAGGAGTTCAAGTACACCATAGTGGCCGCAGAGAACATAGATCTACAGGATAACATAGTTATCAATGGGAAACGTGAGTATAATCAATGGCCCATCATATCCTGGGACACAGTAGAAAGTATGTCTACAACCCTTGAGGTAGTTAATAGTAATAAAATAATGAGTCCAAGTGTTGATGGAATAACTCCTAGACCATATCTTAAAGTTATAGTAACAATGGAAAATGATACTAACGACACTCCATTACTGAATTCTATTACTGTTGGCTGGAAAGACACATCTGATATTGAACACACTACTACTCTTAATTCAGGATTATTATTCGAGAGAACAGATGACCTTTCAAATGACTCTGGTCCTTTTCCATTGATACATATCACTAAAGAAAACACTGAAGTTGTTAACAATCATGTAGAGCTTAGTTATGGAGACTTTCAACAAATCATTGACAATGATAGTGACTGGAGAAATGGCGAAATGAACAACTGTGTAGTGAGCGGTAATAGTTTAAAACTCAACGTAGGAGTGATATAAGATGGCAAATACTTTATATTCTGACTTAACTAAGACACAATATCCAGCACAAATAGATTCAAGATACCCTGTCGCTGCTGTTACAGACTTGCGTTTTCCTTCTGCTGACAATGCTAACTTAGTATATACTATTGGAGAACAACATGAAAATACAGATATGAATCCTGAAACAGATTATACCACCTATATAATGGCTGCACATATAAATGTTTTACAGGAAGCTATGTTATGTGTTGAAAGAACGTTAGGTATAATGCCGCAAGGTGACTTTAAAACAGTAAAGGCTCGTATAGAAAACTTAGAGGATAAGGACTATGACATTAGGTATATTACAGCTAATAGTGTGGGATGGACGTATGATTCTGCTAGAGATACATTGTATGCCCATAAGCATCTTGGTGGAACTGCTTCACCATCTAAAGTTGATTTAGCAAGTGAAGTACAGGGACTATTACCAAAAACAGCTATAGAACTTGGCGTTACCAATAGTTCTTTAATGGCTACTGACATAAAAATGTCTAGTACAGACAATAGAACGATTAAAGATTCTATTGATGCACAATTCCCACGTACAGCAGGAACAAGTTATCCGATAACTGGTGACTTATATCTTGATAATAAGTTCTTTGGTGGGTTATATGGAGAATGGGATGCACAAGACCATATCGAAGGGATAAGTTCTACCAAAGTTAGTGATGATAAAGCATACTCTGGATACTCTGTTAAGAGTGGTACTACAAATGAATTTATGATAATTGGACCTACTGGTGGATATCAGAAATTACGATATGGTAAATTTGTAGTAGGATTTAGAATAAAAATAACTGATCCTCCAGATGCAGAAGCAATGGTATGCCAGTTATCAGTTGGAAACGTTTTAGAACAAAACGTTAGAAATATATATGCTAAAGACTTTGAGAACCCTGGTAATTATGAAATGTTATATATAACATTTGATCACACACCAACATCAGATAACCTTAATAGATTCTATTTCGGTGTATGGCGTCATAACGCAGCAGTGGGTTATCTATATATAGATAGTATAATTATAATGCCTTCTCATACTTCAGTATATGATGACTAGGAGGGTTAAATAATGGCTTATTTCGGAGTTTCTGATTTCAGAATAAATGCTGACATCACGAACTTAACAGTTGATGCTGTTTCAGCCAAGCTGAGTAGGCATTCTACAGAATGGTACGAACAATGGGATTGCAGTTCGTTTGGTGAGTGGCTTACACATGGAGGCTACTATAATTGGGATATAAGTAATGATTCATTCCTTATTAATTCTGCGCCATACTATTCTACCGATAACTTTGTCTATAGAACTTTAAATATACCAGCAGGTGGCAAACTTATATTCAAATATAAAACTCAACGCCAAACACTAGATGGATATATGTATGTCAAAGGCGCAGGAAACAATATTTTATACACTGGTTCTTCATCTGATTGGAAAGAAGAGACTGTAACATTAAATGACGGTATAACTAATGATTATATATTTATAGGCTACTTTAAATATAACAATTATGGAAAAACTGATTACGCATGGATAGATCATATCAGGTGGGGTCCATTTTATAGAGAAGGATATTACACTAATGGAACATATACATCGAATACGTATACCTCTATGAATTCTAGTAATGTAAGAATTAGCTGGTTAGCATATATTCCAACAGGCACTACTTGTACAATAGAAGCTAGAACGAGTAGAAATAATTCTTGGAGTGACTGGGTCAGTATACCTTACACAGGATATATCCATAGTCCAGATAACAATTTTGATCGTATTCAGGTAAGAGCTACTTTAACAACTATTGATGATAGTATAACTCCAATACTATCATCAATAAATATTATAACTCATGACGAACCTGTGATAACTACCCCTACAAGACGACGTGGTACAATTAGGTCTTCAGAAATAACTGAACTTCGTGATGCAATAAACAACATGCTTCCTAAATACGGATTACCTGTTATAACAACATCTATAACAGGTAATCAAGTTAATAACATCAGGGATACTGATTTTATAGAGATAGCATCAGCTATTAAAAGTATTTCTATAAATGAAGACAACACAACCTGGAATTCCTCTTACATTAAACAAGGTGGAACTACTGTTATAAACGTTGATCATCTTATTGAATTACAAGAGAAACTTGTTAGTATCGTTGATATAGCTCCTGTAGCTCCATCGATGAGGCAACTACCGTACTTTACTTATCTATCTCTTAACCCTCCAGGCTCTATTAGTTCTAGCTCCTCTTCTCAATCAGACAATACAATAGATGTTAGCTGGATAGCAGCAACATCTACTAATCCTAATCTTGAATATAGCTGGTATCCAAGCTATTCAAAAGATGTTGCTGCTTATGAGGTATGGTATTCAAATGGAACTGACTACTGGTTGTATACTATTATTAGCAATACAGGAAAAGCCTATTATGAGATATCTCATGAGTGGGATGTAACATGGAATGGATATGTCAATATATGTACTATAGATAAGTTCGGAAATAAGACGGACTCTATGTATCCTTTATCTCCACAAGCCAGTAATCTTCTTGACCACTACGAGTTAAATTATAAACTTAATAATAAAGTAGTATGGAATGGACTCGGTGGATCTCCTGTTATCGAAACTAAAGCTATTACATGGTATTTGGGCTCTCAATGTTACTACTATTATGATAGCAATCGTTGGTTCTATGAAAACCCTGTAACATTCGATATGCTTTCTGGAGTCACCAATATATCATGTGGATTCTACGTGTCTTCTGGAACTCTTGGTCTCGAATGGATGATAGTGTATTATAACGAAGAGACAAATAATTGGTTACCAACTAGTACTTATATAACTGCATCCCAATACGATACTACTTATTCTTTTAATACCACAATAACTAGTAGTGTGGTAGCCAAATTTATTGTCGTACCAAGATACTGGCAAAGTAGTGGAACTTGGGGTATGGCTATAAATAATTTGTCTATCACTAGAGAATATAATAATGGTAGTATGAGTAAAGCAACGTCTTATACTCATACTATTAACGAGCTAGGTTACTATCAGTATCGTATTCGCTCAGTAGATGGAAATGAAGTAGCTAGTGATTGGGTGCAAACTTCAGCCAACACATATTATTGTGGATGCTATGGACATTGTGGAAATCACTCTTATAGCGAATAGGGAGGAATCATTGTGTTATCTAATACAAAGATAGATTGTATATATTTAATGCTTACAGAGAATTGCAATCTGCGTTGTGTTTATTGCTATGAGCAGAGTAAGGCTAGCAGTGTTATGACCTTAAACTTAGCTAAGTCTTCTGTAGATATGCTATTTACTTCTGGTAGCAATAAACTGCTAGTGGAACTATTTGGTGGGGAACCACTACTAAACTTTGATGTTATCAAACATATTATCCCATATATAAGATCTAAGGAAGAAGAAACTGGGAAGCAATGTAAAATTGGTATGTCTACTAACCTAACATTATTAACAGACGATATGATAGATGTAATAGAAGAAATAGACGATATCCAATTTAGTATCGACGGTATTGCTAAGGTGCAGAATAAGAACAGACCAATGGCTAACGGTAAAGATTCATTTGATATGGTCGATGTCAACCTACCAAAGGTTGCTCGACCATCAATTAACTATTCTGTTCGCATAACGATACAACCAGATAACGTTAAGTACTTAGCTGAAAGTGTCATATTTTATCATAATAAGTATGGTATTAATAACATTAAGACACAATGCGTACAAGAAACTACCTGGTCAGAGAAGGAAGTTAAGGAATATCAAAGACAGTTGAGGATGATAAGTGACTATATGTATGGGCTTCATAGGTCTGGGAAGTCTTTTACTTTCGATCCACTTAGTCATTATCTTGGTTTACCACCTTACATCAACCCAGATAAGACATGTGGAGCTGGACATAAATCAATTGGGATAACTCCTAATGGAGACATATATCCATGCCTTAGGTTCTATACTTACGACAGAAACAGAGGAACAGAAGACTATAAAATGGGTAGCATTCATACGGGTATTAACTTAGACAAATCTAGTATATTCCGTAGTTATAATAGAAGTAGTTTAGAGAAGTGTTATGAGTGTGAACACGATTCATATTGTGATAGGTGTTTAGCCTGTAATCTTGAGGTGTGCGGAGACATGTTTGTAAGTCCTTCAGAACATTGTAAAACCGTAAAGGTTGATAGTATAATTGGTAAACAACTTCGAGATAGACTGAACATAGACAATTTACAACAAGAGAAGCTTTCAACTTTAATTGATGGAATGAATAATAAGCTCTCCAGTATAATAAGCAGACAAAAGAATACAGAGGATTTATTTAATAGCATAACCCCATCGGTAGATAGTTTGATGGAAAGGTTAATAAACTTAGAAAATACTAATAACAACCTACGTCTTGAAGTCGCTGATTTAAAATTAGAACTAAGAAGGAGATAAGTTAGATGGCACAATATGGCAAGAATATATACGGAACTTCATATTTCGGAGTCACCTCTGCTTACTCTGGTCAATACATAACTAATATATTCAATACTGGTAATGTATTAAATGGGTCTGTTAATATAGTTCTAAATACTATATTACCAACTGCTACTTATCTCTACAATAGTAGCAACATAATATATAGTGACAATTGGGTTGGTGGTTCGACCAGCGTCCTTAACGCAAAAGCCACTCTAAGTGTTGCAGCTAGAAATATAATTTTAAATTATAATACTGCATCTGGCACCGCTCAAGTTACTGTCAAGAAGCTAGTTAATGGTTCTGTTGTTAATACTGATGTTGTAACTGTGCCTATGACAACTGGAGCCTCGTATGATTTATCATCATATACAAGTTCTTATGCTCAATACGAAGTTGAAATAACGAACACGGATACGAACTCTATAAACATAAGTAACTTCGTTTGTGTTGTTACAGATATATCTGTCGAAACTAGTGCAGCTTACGATGACGAAAGCACTCTATATATAGATGAATCCGTATGGTCAAATTGGGAACTATGTACGCCAGTATACACACATGTTACCGGCAACCAATGGACAGTATCTGCTACATCGTCATCATATTCAAGTAAGAATAGAATAAAGGCTAAGATACATTTAGCTAGTTCTGATAATCTTCTTACTCCTGAAGTATCTAGGTTCGAACTTAATTCGGGCAACGTTGCTAATCATACGAATACTGGTAAGTACTTTGCTACGTTTAGATTCGGTCCATCATTTAAAGAATATACAGATATAATTTACACTACTACTACTCCTAGTAGTACTAGGATATATGTTCAAACTCAATCTTCAAATAATGGTAGTGTTTGGACAATCCTAAGTGCACCATATACGCAAGATGACACTAATCAGATAAGATTAAAGGAAGGAAGCTCGTATGGAGAAGTAGTATCTAATGCTATCACTCCTGAAAATCTCACAGTATGGGAAAAGTATCGGACTATAGATTGGAGCGGAACTGTCAATAATGATATTCACGGTAATATTACAGAGAATATGAAAGTCAGATATCAAATACTAGCTAGTATCGATGGGCAGTGGGTTGATTATTACAGTGGACTTCCATATCAAGGAGCAAGTAATTGGGCTGATATTACTCAAATGGCTAGCAATCCTATAACAGTACCGATTAAGATTAAGGCTATATTGTCTAGAAGCTCATCCTCATATCCAACACCATACGTAAGTGAATTTGAATTACGCTGTAAGTCAACTTATGAAGAGAATGTGATAATACCTGGTGATACATCTTCTGTGGATTCAAATAATACTGGCGATAAAGAATTAGTTAATTTGGTTGATATATTGGTACTTGCTAGTTCAGACAACCAGCCACATCACGATGGTAAACTCACAATACCTCAAGGGTTAGAACAAGAGTGTGTGGCTGGAAGAAGTTTGTATCCTGCGTACACGCACATAAATAGGACAGGATTACCTTATGTAACCCTTTATTGGAATAGCAAAGGATATGGATCTGGCGAATCAACTACACTAAGTCAAACGGATTCCTTGAGGATATACTGTTCTGAAACAAGCAACTCGCAGAATAAGAGATTTTATCAATACGGAGCAGCGTCAGTAGTATATCCACTTACCAGTGAGATACCAATGTATACTTACTTTATCTGCCCAGGTAACTCTAATGTGATAATGAATGGAAATAAGTTGTATAAGTACTTTTTAGAAATGGGATGGGACAGTCCAGGCTATCCTATAGAAGGAAATGTGAATGAAGATGATAGAGTAATAGATATATTTTGGAATAGTTTAAGTACTGACACACCAAGCGGTAATCCATCTACGTGGAATATGGTTTCAAGTCTTGAAGGAGACAATATCTGTGCGAAGATATACGCTCCAACAGCAGCTGCTCCTACCCCATGGGTATCTGAGTCTAAAATAATACAAGGAGCATTTGTCAATGCCAATTCTATAAAGAACAACTATGTCTTGAATGGTATAATTCTACCTGAACTAGACCCAGAAGCTATATTATCAAATCAACCATATGTGTTGGAAATAGTAGAAGGTAGTGTCAGGTGCAATAACTTTACCATTTCTGATGACATAGTCAATGGTGACTCACCAAGACTACCACATACTCTGACAATTGTAAAATTTGATAACACATTAGAGATAATGCATCTTATGACTAGAGGTTCTGGAGACACCGATGTTCTTCCGAATAACTTTATTACCAGTATAGACGGAGTATATGATTCGCCCTATGTATCAGATCCGTTATTCGTAGACTATATAAAGGATATCGATTATACTCAGAACGGAAATTACATCGATTGGTCGTTAAATGAAAGGAAACCAGCAGCCGAAGCAAAGTATTATATCTCATATAAGTATACAGATTATAGGTATGCTAACGTAGTATTCTCTTGCGATTACACAGAACCTATAATACAGAACGATATATGGGTTAGTAATGTAGTAACTTGTAGCGGTAAGAAGGTATCTTCTGGCAACGACATGATAGAAGCTATACCTGATATTGAAATTCCAGACAATATAAATACAGACACCTTAGTATATATAGTAGACAGTAACAACATTTGGGTTAAGACATACATTAAAGATGGCAATGTAGTTGGTACGCTCAACAACCTAAACCCTAAGGACAATTGGTTACCTCAGGTACATAATGGGTTCTATTATATTAACAAGCAAAGATACTTTATGTATGCAGAACCAGAAATAATTATTATTGGTGATGAACATATGCCTTTGTCTAGCGATATTAGTTATGTGGATGGAAGATATGAGAAGGGTGCTAATACCGACCATGAAAATGCTATCATAACTTATCCCATGCATTACAATTATTCTAATCCTGGTGGAATATCATTATGGTTTAAGTCTAATACAACAATGGATGGGGCTATGACATCCAGTCCTGTATTCTTTGAAGTATGGGAAGACGCGAGTAATTATATTGTTCTTAAATATGAGAATGGATCAATAAAGTTTGTTTCTATGAATGACTCATTATTACAGGATATCTCCTATACTTTCTCAGATTCACTGAGTGCGTGGAACCATTTAGCTGTGACATGGAATAATTTAACTGGTAATGTCAACATGTATGTTAACGATATTCATAGCAGTAGCCCCATGTCTATATCGTTATTTGATGGTAGGAACAGCGATGGCACACATAAGACGAAATCATTATGTATTGGAAATTCTAGAAACTCACTCGGAGATAACTGTAACTGTATCCTAGATGACTTAGTAATGTTTAAGTACGCTCCCTCCACAGAGACCATCAGTAGTATATACACCTCTACTACATTAGACTTTGATTCCAATCTTATGACTATGAAATGTGGATTTGAGGGGAACATAAATGAAACCTTCGATGGGTCATTCGTAGCTATTAATCCAGCTCCTCAACAAAGAGCACCCTTAGTGATACAGAAACAAGATGGTACTCCACTACGCAAGGTATCTTTTTCTGATGAAACAACTGGTGAATATACAACATATAATACAGAGGAATTCATCAGTGATGGAACCAATAAGATTATTTTAACTTTTTCTGATCTAGAGGTTGACAAGTTTAGAACAGTAGTGTATAATGATAAGAACAGTATAATAGGAGATCCCTTGTCCATAAATGGTAGTGAAGTAACAATGACATTAACTTCCGATGAGGCTGAAGCATTAAAAGGAAAGAGGTTAAAGGTTATATACCAGTTGAGAGACTGTTATATATGGGATTCTAACGGAAAATATGGAGCCGCATATATTCGCCTAGGTCAGAATACAGGCGAACCACTCACTATAACTTACGAGAAAAACTCTCTCAATTACTCTCTAGCGAACACAGCAGAGCTAAACCCACTCTATAATCCTAATCATAATGGATTCATGTATATAACAAATGACTTAAGCGAATTAAGTCATTTCAGAGTAAATCTAAGCCCAAGTAATCTATTGTGTAATGGAGTAGATATGTCTACTATCATAATAGAAACAGTTGATAAACACGGTAATCCTACTAATAATGTAGACTTAGAGCTGTCTATGAATAAGATAGCACTTGTATCTGGTAATCGGATCACTGGAGGACTTATTAAATACATTGTTGGAGATACCGTTGAGCTAAAGAACACAGGCTCATCTTATTCAACCAATAGTGTAGCTGGTAGGCATATCTACATGTATACAGCGCCTAAGATAAGTCATGAAGAACTTCCAGACGCAACGTATAACAAGATAACAATATACGATTCTATTAGTGGTCTTGGAACAGAAATCAAAATAAGGTTAATGACTATTAATGAATATGGAATGTGAGGGTAATACATGAAGACAATACCCTATAAAGAAGAATTATCTCCTGGAGTATATTCATTACGCGTAGGCAAGAAGGTACCTCCAAGTGCTGTTAATCTTGCCTACGTTCATTCGCCCTCTATATCACCACAAGCTAATATCATAATAGAGGACTATTCGGGACAAATCCCTGAGAATGTTAGTAATGGAGAAACTATAAACTTTTTAGCTCGTCCTGATGCTAGCTTCCTTCTATACTGTAATGGAGAAACTGAATTCACATCTGACAATATAGAAATCACTGATGAATTCTCATTAATTGAGAATTATAATTATGAGCCTCAACCACTATATTATAAGTCTGTAACTACTCAAAATTTTAATATAGACGGGATTAGTGAGCTATTGCCATACAATGGAGGCTATGTTACAATCCCTACATATGAGCTTAGCAATGGAACAATAGACAAAACTAAGAAGCTAGTGTATATAGGCAATAAGATATCTATAGGTAGATCAGATGGGGTCGAGTTATCAATTACTCATAAATACAAGGTTATACTAATACCAGTTCAAGATGGTATGGAGAATGAATTCCAAATTGAGATATACACTAATTTTAGGAATACAGATAATGAGACCTATACAATAACATATCAAAAGTATAATGATGATATTGCATCTACAACAGAAATTCTTAATGCTTCATTGTTCTTTGGTAAGTTAGATAAAGGTGAATTTGAAGATTTAAAGGAATTAGCTTTAAACCCTACAGACGGAGATGGAGAATGGTTACCAGAACTAAATAACAAAGTATATTATGTTGAACAAGTAGGTAACGCTGATAAATATAGAGTGTATGCTCCTAGTCAAGTCATAGTTAAAGATTCTGCAGATAGACCAATACAAACCTTTAGGTATCAAGTCGAAGCTAATCTCAACGTAAATTATAATACAGAAAATCCTACAGGAATGAATATAGGTGTGTATTATAATAACGCCTACCATGATTCATCCTATGAATCAGTTGGACAATGCCTTCAAAATATAGCTAACTCCCAGTTAGTTCCTAGTTACGTTACCTTCAACAATCCTTATTCCCCAACTAATACAGCAGACTATAGGTACTGGTATGTAGACATAAGTCAGCCAGCAGACGTATTAAAGCTATATGATATTATTATCATAACAGGCTACGGTCCATTAGACTTAACTTATTATGGTCATGAGCTAATGTATTACATTAAGAACGGCGGTAAGGTATGGATAGATAGTTGTTCTAGCGGTCCAGGAGCTCTTAATTTAAGGAACTGGCCACAAGGAAATGACACGTCCGTAACATTTGACACTACATCAACATCTACTGGATATTTGAAAGCCGTTACTCCTAACTCAAAATATTTTAATAGATATCACAATATACCAATTGGCGATAATAATAGAATTGATATCGGCTATTCTAACAATGGATACGTAGGTGCATATATAAACATACCCAGCAATGAAACTTGGACACCTATTGTTATTTGGAGCGATGATGTTAACGATATTGGTATTGCTTATAGGAAGATAGGGAATGGAACATTATTAATATCTAATTGCGGAATAATGAGATCTATTAGTGTGAGCAATGAAGTATCGACCAAGTTCTGTATTAATACTTTACTTGCCTTATCTGAGGACATTTGGATTAAGACTCCTCAATTAATAGATCAGGCTATTCATATAGACAACCTATTTTCACAAGAATATATACAAAATGGAAGAACAATATATGAAGTCGGAGCTATTGATCAATCATCTACCACCATAGTTGCCCGTAAGATAATATCAACTACATGTAGAGAAGCTATGCTTCCATATATGCCACACAAATATCATAATGGTGTTGGAACATTTATTGTAACGCCAAGCATATATAGTAATAATGTTTTCACTACTATCCAAGATAATATACGAATGACCGAGTCTAATAATGGCTCAGTAAAATTATGGGCTTACTCCTTAGTACCTGGAAACAATGATTTAGACTTTACCAGTAGTGACATGGTAGATACGGATATAACTATTTTTCATCCTAACGTTGAGTTTACGTGGTCTATAACACCATACACATATGAGTGGGACAACGTAGGAAACTATCGTTATGTATGGGGTAACACCTCATATACTAAAATAGACTCTATCAGCAAAGTAGACGGTAAGGTTGTTCTTAGCAGTCTCAGATCTGTTCTGCCTGGAACGCCAAGTGGAACGATATGGAATAATCCTAATAGGATATTTTATAAACTATGGTTGGGTAAAGTAGTTAATGGAGTTCAAGAAGAGTCTGTATCTCCAGTTAACATTGCTTTCTACAATAGGAATACTGGTGAATATATCTATGATTTAAGCGGAGAAAACAAGATAGCGTATAATTACTTATTCACAATGGACGAGTTAGAGAATATATTCATACATGCTTGGACAGATTACTATACCTTGAGGGCGTCTAAGAGAACATTCTCTGTTAAGCAAAATAATAACGGTAACATATATGTGGATTATCCTAGTACAGAAGATGAGAGAGATTGCTGGTTTCTCAGAGTTAATGGTAGGTTTAGCAAGTTTAATCGTGATTTCTATTCTGACGGTAATCGCACAACTACTCCTGAGAAATGTGTATACAAGATTCCAGAATATGAAAGACAACATTTTAATCCTGCTATTCCATTTATAAGTGTGAACGACGATAAGACAGTATATATCGATAATCATAAAGTTAAAATTAATAATGGTGGTTTAAAGGTTGACGATCTAACTCCTATAAAGCTAATTCGTAGAAAGTATTCTAACAATCCTATGTTCAGAGAGAAGTTAATCACTAGTGATAATACTCATTTTACTAGTGATCATACTAACTGGTTGAGTATTCCACTTCCAATAATACTAGAGTATACACCTAATAGTGGATACACACCTTTGAGTTCCAATGAGTATTCAATTGATTACGAAAATGGTTCAGTTACTATGATAAGACAACATGGCAATAACATATATGCTACATATAGATATTGCGAGGAAGATGAGCTAACTATATTGGATATAGATACTTGTAACGGTATCATAATAGTAGCAGAAGAAATAGACTATACTGATGAGATATATGCTGATTATTTTTATGAGGAAAACTTTTATACGTACAAAGGCTACTGGGATGGTAATGAGTTTTGGTATCTAGACCTTAATCCTTCAGAAGGCCACGTAACTAGGTATCCGCTTGTCAAAGATAACTTAGTAATTAATTCACTCATCCCCACATCAGAAATAATAAACAAATCAATCTATATATATCTTTTACCATACGAAGTTGACGGAAGAGAGATAAGCAAATGGACAGTAAGACATACCTTCTCTAGTGAACTATTTAGTTCTATATGCTCTGTCGAACCTAGGGTATTGTTACTAGCTATCATACAAATACGTGAGAATGCAACCGTAGATGATGTCATGGTCATGGATACAAGAACTAGAGGCGGAGGAATAAAGAGTACTATTACTAATAGTAAAATATATCAAACTCAACCACTTGCGCAACACTATTGGGATATAGGATCGTGGGATGGATTAGCATACCAAAGTAATGGAGTAATAATAATTAAAATACCAAAAAGATTGTTAGATGGCGATAACGGAAGAGCACCGATGACCGACTCGCAGATTAAGGAAATGGTTGGTAAGTACTTACCGTACGGAACCTTCCCAATAATTGAGTATGTATAGAGGAGAGAGACAATATGATTCCAGTCAATACACCTCTTGGCTTAACATATAAATACAATGCAGAAACCAATAAGACAGAAATATGTTGGTCATACCTACAGGATTCGGATACGACTCATTTTATTCTAGAATACTGGAATGATGATGAACGCAAATTTAAAGCATATGACGGTAGATATGGTATAATACCTAGGAGTAAAATATAAGAGGTGAGATTCAATGGCTAATTATCCAGATGACCTAGACAATTTTACTAGGAAACAGAATGCTATTCCCGGTATGGAAGATACTACTGGAGATTGGGTAGATGCTGAGCACATAAATGATCTCCAGGACGTAGTTATTTCTATAGAACAAACATTAGGCAAGACACCACAAGGAAGCAGCTTGACAGTAAGGGATAGGATAGCTAGTCTTGAAAGCTCTAAGGCACTGAAAACTCCCTCCGTATGTATATTTCTTGGTAATCCTATCATATTCAATGGAGCTGTTTCAAAGGCACAAGCGGCTAACGAATTCTTATACTATGACCATGTAGTATTCGGACCCAACTTGGAGAACTCAGCTAATCCAGATTACAATAATTTTAAAGAGTTGATTGCCTACATTAGAGCGAGCCGCGATATTAAATTATATGGATATATTGATGTAGGCGTTATTACATCTAACTTTAACCTAACTCAAATAGAAACTAAGATATCTGCATGGGATGTTCTTGGTGTTGATGGCGTATTCTTATACAACTTTGGATATGATTTTGGAGTGTCAAGAGCTCGTCAAAATGATATTATCAATTTCTTGCATAGTCGTGAACTGTCAGCATTTGTACAATCTACTCATGCTGTAGATACATTCGGAAGTGCCTACAATGCACAATACAATCCTGACTATACTAATTCACTGATTGATAAAAGAGATATATATCTTCATGAAAATATAGCAGTTGATACTACATCAGTGAATGCGTATATCAATTCAATTGAATACGCAAAGAGCTTAATCACATATCGTAATAACTTAGGCACCAAGATATTTGGTGTAGCGACTATAGACCATAATCAGACACAAGAAGTGGCTCAGTCATATTTCGATTATGCACAATCAGTAGCTATACTTTGTAGCTATGATGCTTTTTATGCTGTGACAGAGGATTACGGTATTAATAGTAATGCACTCAAACTGTATCGTAACTTGTCTTTAGTGGGTAATTACTATGACAAGAATCCGCAAATATCCGAAGTTGCTGGTACGTATACTAGAGTTGGAAGCTTCGGCAAAATAACAGTAAACACAGTTAATCATTCTTATACTCTTGAGGGTATATCAATACCTGGGGAAAACATTACTGGTACTATTAATTACGCTACAATTGTTGATTCTGTGATAGATGCCATTAACGCTAATCCAGATTCTATAATAGATCCTGAAAAGATAGCACCACTTTTGGTGAGCAATATTAAGGATATCGTTATCCAAGCTATAAATGATTCATGTAACTCTGGGTTAACGATCAATGATGCTAGAATTGGAGACTTGAATGCTAGTCATATAGTTGCTGGCGATATAGCAGCCGGTAGGATTCAGGCTAATATAATACAAGCTATTAATGCATACGTACAAAGTTTGACTGTTGAGCAGATAAATGCTGGTGTTATTAATGCTAACGCAATCAGTGCAAGCGTAGTTGATGCTATTAACGCGAATATAGGTAGTGCAGTAATAGATCAGGCTCATATAGGTGATCTAAATGCTAGTCATATTACAGCTGGAGATATATCAGCTGATAGGATTCAGACTAATGTTGTAGATGCAATTAACGCTAATCTCGGTACAGCAACCATAGATGGGGCTGTAATCAGGAATGCGACTATTACTTCCGCACAAATTGCTAGTGCTACCATAACTTCGGCCAATATAGCACTGGCTACTATTACTTCCGCACAAATAGCAACAGCAGCTATTGGTACTGCCAATATTCAGGATGCTGCAATAATTAATGCCCACATATCAAATGCAGCAATAAATACAGCGAACATTGCTAATGGAGCTATAACCAATGCGCAAATAGCAACAGCAACTATAATGACATCCAACATACAAAATGCATCTATAACATCAGCATTAATTGCTGATGCTTCAATAACAAATGCTCATGTTGTTAGCTTAGATGCCGGAAAGATTACAACTGGATATTTGGGTGCAGGTAGAATTGAGGCAGGAAGTATTACTGCCAATATGTTGGCTGCTGGCACGATAACTGCGGATTCAGCTATTATAGGAATTGCTGCTATTACGTCTGCTAATATTGCTGATGCGGCTATTACTAGTGCACACATAGCGGATGCTACAATCACAAATGCTAATATCGCCAATGCTACCATAACAAGTGCTAACATAGCGCTTGCCACTATTACTAGCGCCAATATCGCTAATGCTACCATAACAGCCGCTAATATACAGCTCGCTACAATCACTAATGCTCAAATAGCTGATGCCACAATTACCAATGCAAATATAGCTTTCTCAACAATCACTTCTGCTAACATAGCCGATGCTACTATCACTAGTGCAAAAATTGCATTAGCAACAATAACTAATGCTAATATAGCAGATGCTACTATCGGAACAGCACAGATAGCTGATGCGGCCATAACTACTGCTAAAGTAGGCACAGCTCAGATCGATACAGCTAACATTAAGGACGCAGCAATCACCACAGCTAAGATTGGTACAGCTCAAATTAGTACTGCTCTCATTGCTGATGCTTCAATAACAAATGCTAAGATAAGTGATCTAAGTGCTGAAAAGATTAATGCTGGATACATTAATGCCGACAGAATGAAAGCAGGAGTTATTGATGCAATCAACGCACGATTTGGAGAAGCATATATTGATGGAGCTGTCATAACAAATTTAGATGCAGCTGTCATTACTGCAGGTTCTATAAGTACAGATATACTTAAGTCCACAGTGATACAAGCTATTAATGCGACAGCAGATACTCTATTTATTAACAGCTCTAAGATTACTTCTATCAGTGCTGATAAACTTAATGTAGGTTTTGGTGGGTATAACGTCTTAAAAAATAGTGACTTCTTCTTTAATGATGTAGAGGGATCATGTCTTAACTGGACAGCAATTGGGACAGAACCAACTAGACCAAGTACTTATGGGTTCCGTTGGAGCAGAAAATGCTTTTATGTTAATGATGTTACAGCAGTTACTAGAGGTTACGAGCAGACAATAAGTAACGATTATGCTGGAAAAACTCTTGCACTAAGCGCCTGGGTAAAATGGAAAAACGTAGTGATGGGAACAACCTCATCTAACAAACTATTGGTTGAACTGCATTATCAGTACAATAATGGTGTTAGTGATGTAGACCAGTTTGAAAGGATATCATTAGTCGGAAGTTGCACTGTAGAGAGTGAATTTGAGCGTGTACAGAAAATCATGTCTCTTACTCCACTAGCTCCTAACTGGACTGTAAATTTTATTAAGGTTAGAGTTTACCTTAATGAATGTGCTGGAGAATTTTCAGCTACATGCGTCCAATTAGAAGAAGGTGATATAGCTACAGCATGGACTAGAAACCCAGAAGAAATGAATGGTGCTCAGAATAATGTACTCATTACTTCTGAGGGGATTATTATCACTGGCGGTAAATTAACAGTAGTGGACCCTACTGGTACTGTGACAATTAATAATGGTAATATAGCAGCAGAGACGATCACAACTTCTATGATTTCGACAGACGGTCTTAATGCTTCAGTAATAAGTGCTGGCACAATAGATGCTAACTCAGTTAGCATTGCTACGAAAGCTGGAGGCACTGGGAATAGATTCTTTATTGATACAAATGGATTAAGCGTACAAGATAAAGATACTATAGATGGCACCACTAACATGGTGAGAATTGACAGTAGTGGACTTTCTATTTCAAGTGATGGTGGAAGTATCTGGACTAACAAGATTACTGGCCTTGGATTATCAGTTACTAGTGCTGAGATAGCTTCATTGGATGCTGGGAAGATTACTACTGGTACGCTAAGTGTTACAGGATCTATGTCTGTATCAGGTGGAAATGTAGTGTTAAGTAGTTCAGGGGTAACTATTAGTGGAGATTCTGGTATCTACGTATCAGGTGCTGGCGGTATTAGGATTAAAGAGGGCACTCTCAAGGTAGATAATAACGAAAATATAACCCAAGTAACTATAGGTCAGTATACCACAGGCCAGTATGGAATAAAAGCTGGTAGCACCACATTAGATTCAAGTGGTATTACAATAGGGCAAGGTTCTATAGACATAGGTAGTGGTGTATTTACAGTAACAAATACAGGTATTCTTACTGCTACAAGTGCAACCATCACAGGTGCAGTCAATGCAACTAGTGGTTATTTCGGCGGTAGTGTTGATGGTATTAGTGTTGGATCTACTGGTTTAGATGTAGTTGGAAGCGGAACAATAACTTCAGGTACAGCAGTATTAAGTAGTTCAGGCTTAACAATCACAGGTTCAGGAGCCAGCATTAATCTTAATTCTGGTAAGTTCATCGTAGCAAGTGATGGCACACTAACAGCTACTGCTGGTACAGTAGGTGGTTGGACTCTAAGTACTGATACTCTCACAAGCGATAATGGACTCGTTACTATTAAATCATCATCTACTAGTAATTACATAAGAACTGCCAATGCGCTGATATCTCCAACTAAAGTTGTCCAGTTAGACAGCACTGGATTAACCATTACAGGTGGAGCCATATCTGTTCAGACAACTGATGGATCAACTGCAATAGATGGTAATGGAATTAACGCTTCAACTATTACTACTGGAACACTTACAGTAGGTACTGGGATGTCTGTGTCAGGTGGTAATGTAGTGTTAGGTAGTACAGGGATTACAGTCAGTGGATCATCTGGTATTACCGTTACTGGAATAGATGGTATTACAATCAGTACTGGAACACTTAAGGTGCTGAACGGTACTACCCCAGAAGTCATAGTTGGCCAATATACAACTGGTAACTTTGGAATTAAAGCTGGGAACACTATTCTTAATAGCAGTGGAATAACAATGAATCAGGGTTCAATAAGTATAAACTCAGGTGTATTCGCAGTAACTTCTGCTGGAGCTTTGACAGCCACTTCTGCTACCGTGACTGGTGCAATCAATGCAACGTCTGGATACTTTGGAAGCTCAACAAACGGAATAACAGTCAACTCTACTGGCCTTACTGTAAGTGGTACTGGGACTATCGTATCTGGAAAAGTAATTGTTAAGAACGATAGAATAGTTGTGAATAATGCATCAGATATACTCCAAGTGACACTAGGATATAATGGAACTAGCTACGGTATATTCGCCGGTACTACTAAATTAGATAGTACTGGACTTAACATGACTCAAGGGTCTATTACCCTTGGTACGAAGTTTTCTGTTAGTACTGATGGAACATTGACTGCTAGCAGTGCTACTATTTCTGGTTCTATCTCAGCTACTAGTGGTACTATTGGAGGACTAACCGTTGAATCAACTAGTGTTACTTTCGGTAATGTAACATTGAACAGCTCTGGTATAGGAGTAGCTGGAACAAGCGGGATAGCTGTGACTGGCACAGGAACAATTGTTGCTGGATACGTAACAACCTATAGCGATAGAATAGAGGTTAAGAATGGAACAACTGCCCAAGCTATACTAGGTAAATATGATACTACTAATTATGGTATTAAGGCAGTAGCAGGTGATATTGGTGGATGGATTATTAGTTCAACTGACTTAAAAGCTTCTAATCTTGTACTTGATAATACTGGGAAAATTAGGATTGGCACTAACATTACACTTGATGGTACCACAACTACTGGAACTATAACTGCTACTAATGTTGATTTGACTGGAAAGATTACAGCTACTAGTGGTAGTGTTGGTAGCTGGGTTGTGAATACAGATCTTCATAGTGTCAATAATGTTATAAGACTTAATCCAACAGCAGAAACAATTTCGGTATATAATGTGGATACTGCAGAAGTTATCTTTGGTAAATATGACGGACTTAGCTATGGTCTTAAAGCTGGTAATACTATTTTGAATAGCTCAGGTATTGCTGCTAATCAAGGAACCATAGGTGGCTTGACAATTGGCGACCACCATATACAAACAAATGGATTTATATCCGGTGGAACAGGGTTCAAGATTTCAGATAATGGTTTATTAGAAGCAGGAAATGTTAACTTAACAGGAAGTGTGAAGGCTACTAGTGGAGAATTTGGTGTTGGATCTGGAAGAATTAATGCTAGTAACGATGGTATCTGGGCTGGTCCTGGGGTTGGGGTTTCTGGTAGTGTGTTTTGGATCAGTTCCAAACCACAGTTTATTGGTGCCGATGGGACTACAATCAATCCTGGTGATGCTTATTTTAAGGGTAGTATTGTCGTAGAGGCTGATTCATTTATTAGTAGTGGATCAGACCTTGTCATTAGTGAAGGTAGTGTTATTGCTGGTTCAAGAAATTCTGCTCGTGTTGAAATGACATACAACGAAGCAGCAGGCGGGTATATATCTTGCTGGGGTTATGATTCATACAGCGTATTAACAGAGTTTTTCAAGGTAGATAGAACTGGGGCTAAGCTATATGGTGATATTACAGCTACTAGTGGTACTATACTTGGTAACTTGTCAGTAGGTGCATCAAGTAATGTGTACCTTGACGGTACATCGAATGCTATTTACTTATATGACAATACCGATGAATATAACGATAGAGTAGTCCGCCTTAACAACCTTGGTCTATATATATCTACAGATAGTGGTGTGACATATGATCCTGCATTAACAGGTACAGGTCTTAACGCTAACGTGATCAATGATGGACAATTAACTATTGCAGACCATGGCGGTGGAGCATCTGGTATCGTAATCAAACAATGGAACGAGACTCTTAATGGTTATGTTGATAACGTTTCAATTAACCCAGGTGGCATTGATGTATATAATGGTGCTATCACCGTACACAGTGATAAGACTGGTGAAGTGTTAATAGGCGGAGGGTATCTTCGCGTTAAAGGCTTAGATATGGGTGTTGTTACATCTAATAACTATGTTGGTAATGGTAACTTTAATATGGCATCTGATAGATATGGACTTAAGCAGTTAAATCAGGACGAAGTATTTCTTGGACGTGCTCAATCATCTGGTGGTGCAGTATCTAACCCCACATATCACTATGCTGGATGGCCTGACTATCCTACTAGAAATCCTCATACTGTATATACGTATAACGTTAATCCTGATGGGACTTTAAATTTGTATGACCCAGAGAATCTAAGTGATCCTAATTGGCCTAATATAACTCGTGTATCGTTTAACCCACAATGGAGTGCAGTACATCCCATAACTGGACATTGCGTAATCCCTAATGATGCCGATAACTTTGTGACTGTGATTAATAAGGATGGGAATCTAGTACGTAATTTGAAATCATGGAAAGGTGGCCTATTTGGAGCTGCATTTACTCCTGCTCAATCGGCTACCTCGTTACTACCTAATGCTCCTATGGGAGCTAGGCTTGTAGTATGCGGTGATGACATTGACCGTAAACGTGCTCCATGGGATATGGTTGTATTTGATACATCAGATTCAGATCCAGCAAACTGGACTAGAATTGGTGTCATTGATGTAGGTGAATTCCCATCTAAGGTAATATGTGACGATAAAGGTTATGCATACGTAACTATCTCTCTTGATGATAATGTTTATAAGATAGATATAGTTAATATGAGAGTAGTAGCTATTATGATGTTAACTGATGTTCGTGGTATTCCTGTCATTCCTCAACCAATTTGGATTTCTCAAGACTACAGTAAAATCTATGTAGGTGGCGTAGTATCTGATTATGTCTACGAGATTCCAGCTGATTTTGCTACTCCATTTGCTTCATGTAGAAAGTTCAGTATTCTACCATACGATGGCAATAGGGGTATTATTCACGATTTAAGAACTCTGCCCGATGGGAATATTTGCTTCTCTTCTGCTTCTGAAACTGATGGTTATATTGCTATTCTGAATAAAGACACTGGTGTCATGATGACATACATTGATAAGACAATGACAGATAAGCTTTCCGCTCAGACGTTAGCAATGGAGGTAGGAAGACAAAACTTCTATGGATCAACTACATTGTGTCCTCACCCAACTCAACCAATCATATATGTAACATGCACAGCTCGTTGCGTGGTATCCGTCCTTAGTTATCAAACTGGTGAACTCATAGAGATTCAAAGAATAGAAGCTGGCTCTAACCCATCTGGTGTGTCTATAAGTACTGATGGCACTAAACTATATGTACCCAATCACCACTACCACACATACCCATTAGGTGCTAATAGAATCTGGGGCTATAACTCATCTGATAACTTTTATGCTACGGATGATACATTTGATACTACACAAAAGTTCTATCATTATAATCCATCTGGCATAATTATAACTGATAACAGATATGTTTGGATTGTGAATAGAGCTACTAATGATATCACAATCAGGGATACAAATAATTGGTCTAATGAATTGGTGTGGGAAAAGATAGAGGACGTAGGGAATAAACCATTCGATATCAAAATCAATAACGCTAAGACTAAAGTTTTTGTGTCTAACGATGATGAGGATGATCAGAACACTCCAGACTTTATTACTATTATAGATGTTGGCACTAAATTAGTTGAAGGCCATATACATGTTGCTGATAGACCAATGGGTATAGAGATATCTAGCGATGATAAATATGTATATGCGGCTTGTTATGATGGTAAGATGGTACAGAAGGCTAGTGTAGCTGATCATATAGTGGTTAATTCAGCTTATCTTAACGGTAAGCCGAAATATCTAAAGCTAGTTGGAAGTACATTGTATGCTACATGCTCTGATACAGACGAGCTGTATGTAATTGACGCTAATACGTTAGATATAATACAAATTATTTCTTGTGATGAAGGCCCGTTACAAATGGTAAACGTAGGTAGTAAATTGTATGTGACTAACTATAGCTCCGATACAGTACTCATTGTTAATATAGCTACTAATACAATTGAAAAACGAATTGATGTGGGCTCTGGCCCAAGACCGATAGCTTATAATCCTGTGTATGGTTTCATATACGTAGGATGCTCTGGAGAAGGAACAGTAGCTATTATTAATTCTACTACAGATACCGTAGTAGACTGGGCTATGACTGGTCACAATCCATACCACATCGCGGTATCTGCTGATGGTGAAAAATGGTATACGTCTGCACATGGACCAGAAGGCATTTATGCTTATGGAGAAGGAAACCCATTTACTGGTGATGCATATCTTGATAATAGCGGAATAACACATAAGTACGGCGCTGAATATTGGATGCCAACCAGATCTAATTGGACTCGTGGTGCTGATAAAACACTCACTAGTTTCTCAAGTGTTGAATTCTGGCCTTCTAGTAAATTACAAGGAAAACAAGGATACGCACAGTTAACTGTAATGGGCATGTATAATGCTTACGCTAGGATAGAGCAGGATATATATCAATTTGTTAATAATTCTGATGGAGCATGTGAGTATTATACAGAACTGATTGAATTGCAACAAGGTATCCCACTAAAGCTTACTGAGGACGTAGCTGATTTTAAAGACATAACCGGACAAGAGAAAAGACGTATCCAGCTTATATCGGCTACTGATGTTAGCATCATCTATATAGAAGGCGTTCATTATGTAGTCAACTATGATGTAAACGAGGTCAGTAGATTGGGTGACACGATCCCCGCATCTGGGAAGATAGAGAATACCGTATTAGTTGATACCACTGCTGTTACTATGATAGCCAATGGTAAGAACTATAACACTATTACCGTATATCCTCTTGGGCAGACAGCTGGAGAATATATTGAAAACACAGACTATATTATTGATCGTGTCAATAATACCATTGCAAGAACTGTCAATAGCGCTATCCCAAGCGGCAATAGTGTTACTGTTAAATACCGTCATTGTTTGAAAGTGAGATATTATTATCACCCTAATAAGCGTAACTACAGTGACTCTGTAGTGTCTGCAGACTTCTTCTGGAAGTGGCCACGTCCAGAGAACCAGTGGGTTCGTATGCAATTAGATGAATTAGTTCCTAAGTTTATTTATGTTGACAATGATAACATAGATCCTTGGAGACCAATACACGACTATGGTAAACCTTTGTACGAAGATGCTACTCCTTATTGGCTTAAACAAGATAATACTAAACTGTATCAAGTTCCAGAGGTCAAGGGATTAGTATATTCTGCTTATTCAGATAGGGTTCCAGTAGCGTCAATAACTCCAAGTGCTATACCGATTAGTGGTGAAACTGATAACGTCAAGAAGACAGATGGTTCTACAGTAGTATTGCCAGTGGGTTCTCAAAATCTCACTATCGATTTAGGAGCTGTATACTATGCCAATAATATAACCATAGATCATGGTATATTAGTAAATAACGCAAAGGTTGAGATCTCTGAGGATAATGTGGCATGGGTAGAAGTATTCAATGGACTTCTGGCTGTTGGTCCAAGTTATCAAATAACATTCCAGAAGACCTATAATAGTGACTACGAAGGGCCGAAAAGAGTTAGATATATACGTAGTACTCTTGACAATACAACTAACCAGTGGAAACAGATCAAAGTAATGGGAGACTGGAAAGTTGGAAGCTATACGTTTGCATCAAATACAATATGGGATTCAGAAAGTAAACGTGAAACTTTCGTAACTCTAGGTGGCACTACAGCTAAACGTTTTGACGATCCTTCAATCACTAATATAGATCCACTCAATCCAACTACAAGACCATCAGAAAGAGTAAGATACAGATTATATTACTCAGGTACAGATGGTAGTCACGATCTCCGTGGAGAAGTTTCGGTGTACAATGCTTATGAAAATACATTGTATAAAGGCGTAGGTTATAGGAATGTAACAACCCATCTGCCTTATGCCGTATTAGACACAACTGGTTACGACTATGTGTATGACTATATGGCCAACATCTTATGGAGAACTGCCGATTCTACAATTGCTGATGGCGAAGAAGTACGCATTGTTTATAAGTTCGTTCAAGAGGATCTTTCAAGTTTACCACTTTGTATAGCTCACAGGAATCCCAATACTGGTATTGCCGATATGGATGCATCTGTTGCAGAAAGCGATGTAACTGGTGCTTGGATTCAATGGACATTTACTAACGATTATCGTTGCGATTGGTATATAGGTTGGATTGCTGACATTGGATTAGGTAATGTAAATATCTATTTGGATAACAACCTTACCCATTCTATCTCACAAATGTCTACTAAGGTAGAGCGCTTCTCACAGATCTCTCAAGATCTATTACCAGGAGAACATACTATCAAGCTTGTACAACAGCAAGGTCGTGTAAACTTCGACGTCATTAAGCTTGAAGACTTGCAGTTATTACAGATGAATAGTCAAATTGTTGCGTCTCCTTCATTGAATCCAGTAGAGTTATTTACTTGGTACACTGCTAAGATTTCACCATATAAGGCTCGCAAATATCTTGGTCGTGGTACACAGGTCCTATCTGGAGCTTATGATTCACTCCGAGTAGATAAGGATTTAGGTATTCCGAACAACCAAGTTCCTGTCAGGTATAGATTAAGATTTCAAACTACACTTGAAGGACGAGCAGACGCTGTTGATGGTGAAGGTGGTACAGGTGGAGAGATTGGAGATAGGAAATGGAGATTTGAGCAAGGTGCTGCTATGGTTACTAACGTTACTATGGAGAAGGGTGTTAACCCAACTTATTGGCGCATGGCTCCTGCTGCTGACAAGTATACTGGTTTTGCAATTGAATCTTGGGATTCACAAGAGCCTAAACACACTGGTATACAGACTAGCCATATAGCTAATGGAGCTATAACAGCTGATAAGATTAAGGCATTCTCCATCATAGATGAACACATAGCTAGTAACGCCAAGATTCAGGAATCTAAGTTATCATTGAATTATGCAACCCATCCACACGAAGACTTGGCTGCCTTGGATAAGATAATGTTATCTGATGGAGGTATATTAGTAGACGGTAAAGTTAAGCAGCAAGGTCAATATGAAATAGTTCATCGTAGACCTCTGTATGGGATAGCTGGTGACTTACAGTTCCAGACAGATAGTACAACATGGGAAACCATGGTTTTTGCGTATGGACCATTTGGGTACGCATTGCCATCTGTGCAAACCAGTGCTAATAGATACTATAGGCTATATGCTATTTATAGCGATGATATAACCAACACTGACGCTAGCGCGACCATAGCTCCTAGAGTGAGGGTAGAGCTTGCGAGCGATACTATATTAGTATACGAGTGGAAAATGCCGCACACCTATGGTGCTGTGAACGATCAGAGAGATGCATATAGTTCTTACTTCCAAGTGTCTGGCCTTACTAGCGGGGATCATTGTAATGTTAAAGTAAGAATACAAAATGATGCTTGTAACTATGCTGCTGGTGGAAAATCAGTTGGTATTAAATATTTAGAGTTAATAGCTTACGATGTATTCTAGGAGGAATAACCTATGGCTGTATATAGAGATATAGATTATAACACAAGGATTAATGGGGGTCTGACCGTGAGTCAGGCTTCCACCTTTGCAAGTAACTTAACTGTATCTGGCACGTTAGCGGCTGGTAACGTCTCCGACATTGTATCAGCTATTAACGATAAGTTTGCATCTGCCGGTGGAACAGTAAGCGGTAACGTTACTATCAGCGGTGACCTTACTGTTAGTGGTACTATCACTGGAGTTGATTTAAGTCAATACTACACTAAGACGAATCTTCAAACTAATGGTCAAGCCTCTGTCCACTGGAATAATATTACTGACAAACCAACGTATGATAACTACGTCAAGTGGATTCTCAAACAAAACACAGAAGAAACTGGTGCTGATGTTATTACCGGAACGATAGTTGATTTTAAAAATGGTTCTAATATTAGCATTACAAGAACCGGAACAGCTATGACTATTGCCAATACTTATACACATCCATCTTCTCACGCAGCTACTATGATTACTGAAGATACTACTCATAGATTTGTTGCAGACACGGAGAAGGTTACATGGAATGCGAAAGCAGATGCGCACACCCACCCTTATGATAATTATCAAAACTGGATATTAAAGCAAAACACAGAAGGCACTGGACAGAATGTTACTACTGGATCAATAGTTGATTTTAAGAATGGTTCCAATATCAGTATAACACGATCTGCTAGTGCAATAACTATAGCTAATACTTACAGTTATACTCATCCAGCTAACCATTCGCCAAGTATTATTACGCAAGATGCTAGTAATAGATTTGTAACGGATACCTTGATAAGTACTTGGAATGCAAAGTCTGATGCACATACACATCCATATACTCCAGATACCCACCCAACCGTTATTGCTAATGTTTCGCTTGGTCATATCAAAACTGGTGGAGATATAACTATAGACGCTACTGGTATTGTGACTGTAGTAGATGATAGTCATAACCATATTATTAGTAACGTAGATGGGCTCCAAACTGCATTAGATAGTAAAGCACCTACACATACCCACCCATACGATAACTATCAAAGTTGGCTATTGAAGGCAAATACTGATACTGGAGTGAGTATTACATCTGGAGCTATCGTAGATATTAAGAGTAGCGGAGCGACTACCATATCCAGATCTAGTAGTACGATAACCATATCTTCTACTAATACTACATATACTGCTAGCAATGGATTACAATTATTAACAACCGAGTTTAGTGTTAAACTTGGAACTAGTCCTGGTCTTACTGCCGATGCTAATGGTTTAGTCAACTCGGATAAGGGTTCTAGTCAGTATATCTTTAAAAATGTTACCGTAGGAGGAACTACTTCTTCTGCAAATATTAATGATGATACATTAACTTTCGCAGCTAGTGGTGATATTCAAGCATCTATATCAGGCAAGACAGTGACCTACACCCACAATGATTCAGACCATAATACATTTCCTACCCTATCTAGTAGTAATGTCTTTACTGCAAACAGTGAATCAATCAAGATCAAGCCTACCACAGACACTTATACTGCACGTAATAGTATAGCGGTTGTTATTGGAGATGTATTCAGTAACATTGGGTACAATCCGATTGACGCAATGACTGAAGAAGTATGGTCAGCATCCGGGAAAACAGGGACACAATATACTAGAGGTATAGATTATGATATAGATTATTATGCTGGTAAGATTAAGAGACATACTGATAGCTCTATATCAAATGGAGCTACTGTATATGTAAGTTTTTATCAAACAGTTATTCTATTAAGAATCAATAAGAATGACGATTCATACACTTATTTCAGTATTGATAATCGTGGGAACATGTATGGGAAGTCAATGTCAGTACTTCTCTCATCTTCACAGAATAGTCAAGAAAGTGATGTTCAGGGTGATTTCACAGTTCAAGGTAACATGATAGTTAATGGTAATACTACATTAGGTGACGATGCTACTACAGATAACATTATAGTTAAAGGTAGTTTTAATATATGGGATAATACATCTGCTAAATTTACCGTAGACACTACTGGCACAGTTACTGCTGGTATAATTCCTTGGGCTAGACTTAGTAGTATTCCTTCTGCTAGTACTACTGCATCTGGTATAGTTCAATTAAGTAGTGCAATTGATAGTGATTCTACAACATTGGCTGCAACAGCTGTTGCTGTTAAGTCAGCTTATGATTTAGCTAATGGTAAATGGACATACAGTGCAACAACTATTCAAGGTATTAAAGTTAACGCAGCTACCAATGCTGATACAGTAAATAGTCTGACTGTATTAACTGCTGTGCCTACTGGTGCTGTGTTCACTGATACTGTATACACACACCCAGCAAATCACCCAGCAAGCATTATTACAGAGGATGCTACTCATAGATTCTTTACAGATACAGAACGTACGAAGCTGTCTGGTATTGCTACTAGTGCAAATAATTATACTCACCCAACAAATGATGGTAATTTACATGTCCCAGCAACTAGTACGACCAATAATCTAAAGGTTTTAAAAGCAGGTTCAACTGCTGGTGTTATGGCATGGGGGAATGTTGATTGGGGAGAGCTAACTAGCAAGCCCAGCTCATTTACTCCATCTACTCACTATCATAGCAATCTACAGAATATAGATGACAGAGATAGAAAACCAGTTAATACCTCCAAAGGGTACTTAGAATTAGTTTTTACTTCTCTAGGCGGTATGACAGGCACTGAGAACCAAGATTATCAAGACATGTTGGTGCTTAATAGCTATATAGATGCATCAGGAGGCAATGTTAACGCTCTAATATTTGATAAGTCTGAAATGAAAATTAGACATTACCAGGCAGCGCAAGCAGATACCACTTGGGGAACTCCGAAACAGTTAGCATATATCTCTAGCACAATAACTGATGGAGAACAAAATTCTTCTCCATCATGTGATGCTGTATATGATGGACTGGCCACCAAGGTGGCTGCAAACACTGCTATTACAGGCGCAACCAAGTGTAAGATTACTTATGATTCTAAAGGCTTAGTAACTGCTGGTGCGGACCTAACTGCTTCTGATCTACCGACTAATCACAATAATTATATTCCTGTAGCTCAGACTACATGGTATAGCCATACTCCTAGTGCATGGAACGACGCTTCTATAGTGTCTAGAGGGGGCGCAGAGGATGGCTGGATATTCTGTGATGGCGTAAATGGTCAGTATGGAATATATCACAGACAGATTGATAGTAACTTAGTCGTTGCTGGAAACGAAACATTACTTTCTAATTCAATCGCTTTCATTGGTGGTAACTCGCTAGCTTCTTATATAAATCTATCTGGTGGTCATGGTTACTTCAAAGGTAACCTTAAAGTTGGTGGAACTATTGACACAGGACAAGGCGCTACAGAATTATATTTAATGGACCAGAACGTTAAGACAACTAGCTCCCCAACCTTTGCTGGTCAAACACTAACCGGGCCACTAACATTAGCTTCAACTACACCTGTAATTCATTTTAATGGTTCCTCTGATACTGGCATTGACATGTCTATAAAGGCTACTCCAGAAGGATTGGATTTTTATGAACCAGAAGATAATGACAGAATTCATTTCAGAATTTATGATGACGCTGGTGTTGATGCGCCATACGGATACCAAGTTAATGCAACTGTTGTTATCGACGCTTCAAGGAACTTAGTGAATATAGAAACGATTAACACTGGTCAAGGTGCAACAGAAGTATACTTGATGGACCAGAATGTTAAGACAACTGACGGTGTAACATTTAATGCTGTGACTTCTACCACATCTGTAACTGCTTCATCAGCAGCCATTACTAATGGAGTATCGGCTGCTAGCGTAACAGCAACTGGCACAGTAACTGCAACAGTTCATAAGGCTGGTAACTGGGATATTAAACAGGATGCAACTACTCAGTCACTTAAGTTTGTATTCGTAACATAGGAGGATTCATATGTCTGAATTCATAGCTGGGGAACTTACTAAAGATGGCGACCTTCGCATATCTGGGGATATAAACACACGACTGCCCGTTATAACAGACGGGCTAGTTGCACACTATCCTATGGATGAAACCCTCAACAAAATTAGATCGCTGGCTGGGATTAAAGTGTTGGGCCATTATCAGAGCACACACTATTGGTATAATTGGCTTATATCACAAGGAGCAACTATCACTAATTCTACTGACTTAACAACTGTTGATGTCGCGACAGCACTTCAGTATGATTTGATAATCTGTGACTATTATGTCTGGGGTTTCTCTAGTAATATAATGGACAAGTTAAAACAGTTCGTTGATGCTGGTGTTTCTGTGATAGCCCAGGGTAATGATACAAGGACTAATGTGTTTGTTAAAACATATACTGCAACAGCCCATGCTACCCATGATATATTGATAGAACCCAATATTCCAATATATACAGACAGTCTAATGTATCCATCTGCTGGTATCGCTGATCTATATGGTGGGATCGATCAATTACAGAATGGGGCTATTCCATTTTATCGTAGATCTGATACTAATCAAATAACCGGCTATATCTATGAGTCATTTAGTGGAGCAGTGTTGTTCTTCGACCAAGAGGGCGATTCCAATGTACTCTCATTTCATAAGGAAGCTATATTATATACACTCGGCAAGAGTAAGGGTAATATAACTAACTCCAATACTACTCTAACATATGATGGTATAGCAGTAGAAGAGGCTACTATAAATCAAATTGTAATTTCTAATATGGAGTCTTACGCCATTGGATACACTGGCAATGTTTGTGGTTTTGGCAATAATTGGAGTGAACGTTTTGGGATAGGTAACTATAAGGTAGAAATTGTCCCTGTATATGATTCTCCAGTCCCAGGCTTAACAAAAGCGCAAGGAATCGAGACCTATGGTGGTGGCTGGGGTGGCTGGGTTGCTGGCAACATAGGAAACACTTCAGGAAGTATATCTTATTCTATATGGATTAAACTTCACTACGGACAAATAGAATGGGGGGATCTCAATAACCCATCTTACAAGATAACTATGAATTCATCAAACACTCCATTAGGCAAATGGGTATATATAACGAAAGCGTCAACTGGTACTAGTGGTGGTAGACACTTGTACGCTAGTGGAGTAACAAAGGCTGATATTATGGCTGTCCAGATAGAAAACAAGGCTTTCTCAACTTCTTATGTTAATGGAAGTAGAGGAGATGGGACATTCGGTATTTCGACTCAACTATCCAGTAATTCTACGATAGCCTTTGATTACTATTTAGAAGGAGATGGCATTAGTGAAACCGTAATATCTAATGCGCAATATAACAGTAAATGGTGGGGCATATATTTGAATAGTAATGGTCAATTTTACATGCATGAAGGTAGTGGAGGTTTATCGGTAACATCGTCTCCAGCTTATATTCCACAAAAGAATAAGTGGATTAACATAGCAATTAGCTGGGACAATACTACTCAATTTTTCTATGCAGATGGAGTTCTGCTTGGAACTCTTGCTACAGTAGGTTCCGCTAACAGTTCGAATGTCCCTATTATATATTTAGGATGGGGTTGGAACAGAAGTAACGCGATATTTAAAAATCTATCAATCTATAATAGAGCACTATCTGAATCAGAAGCAAAAGAACTTGTCAATCCTTCTTTCCAATTTACTCCTACTGGTAACCTGATTGCATCTCAAGTAGTTACTGAACCTAATGAGATCCCTAGTGATGCTAAATACTTCTCACTTGGTTGCGATAGTAAAGATAAGTATAAGTTAATAAGTCCGTCTACTGAAGCTAATACGGTGTATGAGGATGGATCAGTATGGGTTGGAAACGCGACAACCAATATTTATGCTTCTCCTCAAAGTGAGTTAACTAATATTAATGTTGTTGACGCTAACGGAACATTATCCTGGGCCGAGTATACTACTAGATATAACAGGAGTAAGATAGCTAAGGTAACGAAGATAGCTGGAACTCCTTCTACTCATGCTTCATTTAGAGACTGCAGAACCTGTCTAGCTAATACTTACTATACATTAAGTTTTAAAATTAAAATGCTTAGTGGCGGGACAGTTTCTGAAAGAATACGTGCTCATTTTGGTGGTGGAACTGGCGGTTCATTAGTATATCAAGTATTATCTGATGGTTGGTATTTATGCTATACTGTAGGACAAATTGTTGGTACAACTTTATGTGCTGGGGTTGGCTTTATTGGTGATGGAGCATTAGAGTGTTTGGTGACAGAAATGCAACTAGAACAACGTTCATTTCCTACTCCATTTGCCAACGGGACTAGAAGTGCTGGAAGTATTAAGTGGCCATTGACCTTATCTGATAATGCAACATTTCTATTTTGGAGGAAAAGCCTTCAGCCAAATAGTGCATATGATGCAACTCAAACCACCTACCCAAATATGTTTGAGATAGGCAACTACTATTCAAATGCTTCTTTCACCTTATGGAATTTTGGACCATCTAATTCTGGTACTAATATTTGTGCATATGTAAAGAACAACGTAGACAGTGGTTGGACTTATGGCGGTGGTGCAATGACACCATATACAGGTGAGGCTGATCGCATGAAATGGCACATGCATGCTATTGTTCTTAGCGGATCTAGTGGAACTATAAATTCCTTCCATGTTTTCAAAGATGAAACCAAAAGCAATGTTATAACTATCAATGGTGGGATAACATCATGGAATGGTAGCTTTTTTGGTATGGGCTCTTTTGGCGGAATGTATCCAAACTCATATTATAAAGATCTAATTTATGTTCCTAGAGCGTTAACGGATGATGAGATAAAAGCTATTTACCAAACTAAAATGGATGAGAAGTCTAAACTGCAAGTTCAAGGTTCTATTATGACAGGGCAGGTGATCACTTAATGGGAGATCAGCTCAGAGGCGGTTGCACTATCGGAGGGTATTTAGCTCTCCATTCAGGTTTAACTAGTGCTTCATTAGCTGGTGACTTCAGTATAGGTGGAGTACTTAATGTATCTAAGGATATTAAAACATTAAGTTTAACATCTACTAATTCGTACTTCTTAGCTGACGCTCCAGCTATACAAGAAGCTGGAATTAGGTTACAAGCTGCTGGTGTTGATAAATGGAAAATATACAATCCAGCTAGTTCTGATGACTTAAGGTTCTATAGCACAGTTGATAGAGTGACTATCACAACTGCTGGCAATATAACTGCAGTAGGGTTCACTGGCCCGCTAACAGGCAATGCATCAACAGCCACTAAGTTAGCATCTACTGTAACTATCAACGGTACTAACTTTGATGGTTCTGCCAACATAACCATTACTGCTAATACAACTAACACATTAACTCGTGGTAGTTATCTAACTGGTAATAACTTTAATGGAAGTGCGGCAACTACCTGGGCAGTTGATGCAACATCTGCTAATACGGTTAGCAAGGTAGTAGTTCGAGATGGTAATGGTGACTTTGCCGGAAGATATATCACGGCTACACAGTTTAAATGTAGCGCAACTTCTGGCAAACCATTAGACATAAACTCTGGTTGTGCTACTACTGTAGTCGATTACTTGAATGCAGATCTACTTGATGGCTATCATGCATCAGATATATTTAATTGTAGTATTAATGCTGGCGGGTATGGAGTAATATCTGGATGCGAGGTTACTGCTGGGTTAACTAGTAAAACAGTTACTGTAGCAAATGGTAAATTATATATCAAGAATTATGGGTATAAGAACTTCACACAAGAGACAACTCCAGAGAGTCCATTTACTGCTGGATATATACATTATGTATTTATCTCTGGACATTATGAGGCAGGTATCTATACAATTGGTGGACTTGCGGTCATAAGCGATCCTAGTGAAGACGCGTTAATCTTAAATAAGTGGTCTCCTGTAGCTAGTCAGGGTGCTATATTGCTAGCTAAAGTTACAATCCCTGCTGGTGTATCGGTAATATTAGATGCATATATTAAAGAAGCTCGTGAGTTTGTTCCTATAATCACTGATAATGTTAATAAGAAAGTAATCATATTCAAGTCTGATAAGTCTAATGCTACCATCGCATCAACATCTCATAATCCATTTAATAGAATGGAGATCTATAAAGACGGGGATAAAACTAAGATCGTAATGAACGACGTACCTGCTGCTAACGGAAGCACTAAGAGTATGACTATAGACACTGATAAGATTAGCTTTTATGATTCAACTGAAACACTTACTATTCAGGATATAACTTATAGTAAGGTTGAGACTTGGGATGAAGCAGGAACTAAGAAACACACACACTATTATGATGCCGCATTTGCAGTTGGACACACTCCTGATGGGGCAAGAGTTGCCTTTACGTTAGCATCTGGTCACTCACTCAATTCAAGTAGTGTTAGAGTATATAAGAATGGACTAAGACAAAAATTAACTACTGATTATACTGTGAGTAGTGCGACGATAACATTTGTTGCCGCACCAATTGCTACAGACACTATTGCATTAGACTACGACTTAGGTTAGGTGGTGTATAAATGACTACAATAGCTTCTAGTGATATACGCAGTAAACAAGTCAAGACTGCTAATATTGATGACGGTGCAGTAACCACAGCAAAAATTGCTAATGGTAATATCACTAGTGATAAGTTAGATACCAATATAAGCATAACTGGAACACTTGGAGTTACTAGTGGGGTCTCACTAACTTCTTATCTTGACTTCAGTTACATTGATAATGGGTATGTTGGAAGGATAGCAACAGTTCCTAATTCTGGTACTGGGACCGTTTCATTTGCATCACAGCATAGTACTAACGTCTCATTCGCGAATACACAGGGTAATACTGAGCAGCGTTTAGTGATTGGAGACTCAGATGCTACTAGCGATTCTATGATTATGTTACTGGAAGTTTGCGCAGACACTTCCATAGCTACGCCAGTATGGGTGAGGAGATTATCTGTTTCCGGTAAGGGAGATTTATTCGTAGCTGGAACAGTTAACTCAGCTACTATAAGTACTGATACTATATTAAGTTCTACGCAGAAGACTTCACTCACTACAACTACTGCTGATTGCACAATCCATAAGCACGATCATGGGGCTATGTCTGGTCTTAATGATGATGATCACACCCATTATTATAACCAAACTCGTGGTGATGCTAGGTATGCTACTATTACTAGTCTTAGTGGTTATGCAGCTGCAACTCATGCATCTGCTCATTTACCTGGTGGTTCTGATGCTTTAACTACAGCGGCAGCTAATCAGATTACAGTTACTACAGCAGCTGTAGGTACTGCTACATCATTTGCTAGATCAGATCATGTTCATAGTGTATCTACAGGAACACCTAGTGATATTTTAGTACAGACTGCTGCAGAAGGTACGGCTACATCACTTGCTAGAAGTGACCATAAACATAATGTCTCTACAGCAGCAGCTGGTAGCATATCTCCTGATGATGCTGCGGCAGTCGGTACAGCATCATCACTCTCTAGATCTGATCATAAACATGCTATAACTACTGCTGTAGCTGGTGCATCTGCTGTAGGGGATAGTGCAGCTGAAGGCACTGCAACATCATTTGCTAGATCAGACCATAAGCACTCACGTGAAGCATTCACTACTCCAAGTGCTATAGGGAGTGCGAATGCTGCTGGTACTGCAACTACTATAGTTAGATCTGATCACGTGCATGCACATGGCTCTGCATTACTCTGTACTCATAACCATGATTCCTCATACGTACCATTTACAGGTGCTCCGATAATGCCAGGATGGCTTACTATAACAGGTCATGGTACAGTCAGTGGTGGAGCTGGAGACACAGATGTTTCACTTAATATACAGAACGTATCTGGAGCTTCATCTTCAATCATATTCTCATCTGGGATAAACAAAGCAGATGATAAGGGTGTAATTAGATATTATGATAGTGCAGATGTTAATGAAGTAGCTACTACTGGAGAATCTGGTCTTATGCTCATAGCAACTGAGAATGACGCAGCTAGTGATAGAGTTAGGATTCGTGGTGGATGGGTAGAGATTGCTGCTAAGATTGCATCGGGCACATCACCTAAGATCGTTAGCTTCATGAATAACGTTACTGAGAAAGCGAACATAGATCTTAATGGTAAGATTACTTGGTTGAGTGGTAATTCAGATAATGCTAATGCCGCGTATACTCACAAATCTAGTACTGGTGCAGACCACAGTTATATAGACCAGAGCGTTACTACTACATCAAGTCCAACATTTGCAAGTGTTCTTCACAATGGGGACGTAAAAGTTGGTCCATCTGATGGTCGTGGATTAAGGTTTTGGGATAACGATATCTACAAAATATATATGTCGTCATCAGGTAATGCTACATGGGGTGGTAGATTAGATTCTACCTCAGATTATAACATGTACTTAAGAATGGCTTCAGGAACTAATAGAGGCTTTGTATTTCTAAACAATACCACTCCAGTAGCTCAGGTAGATAGTACTGGTAAGATATATTCACAAGGTGGGTATAATGCAAGTAATAAATTTGAGATGATGTATAACCCTACAACTAACAGCTTAGATTTTAATTTCGTTGGATAGGAGGTGCCTAGGTGAGTCTTGTAGCTTGGTATAAATTGAATGGGGATACATTAGATAGTAGTGGCAATAATAGGCATCTGTATCCTTATAATCAGGCTAGTAGTATAGTACAAAGTAGTAGTGGCAAGATTGGACAGTGTTATGAGAGAACAGTTAAGACATCTGAGTACTTAGCAACAACGGAGAATATTGACTTGACTGGTAGCTTCACTATGGCTACATGGGCGTTCGTAACTGTGACTGAAGCTTCTGCAAATGGTTTAGTTACCAACCATAATCACAATACTAACTATGGTGCTGGTATAACAGTTAGACAGATATCATCAACTGATTTTAGAATTTCATGTAATACTGGAAGTGGGACAGGTAGAACATACAATGAGTATTATGGAACTTCTAACATATATAATAAATGGTCTCATCTAGTTATGAGATACGATGATAACATTAAGCAGATAACTTTGTGGGTGGATGGCATCAAAGAACATACAGTTACGTATACTATGAAATGTGCTCCTGACAAGATAGCTTTATTTGCATGGTCGACTGGGTATCTAGACAGCTCTAGTTATAGACCTCTATGTAAACTAGATGATGTTCGGGTATACAACCATGCATTATCAGACAAAGAGATTAAAGAACTAAGTAAAGCACTAGTAGGGCATTGGACATTTGATGATTTTCAAGAGTATACCATTAACTACGCTCAATATACTATCACAGCTTATACTCCCTATTATACCTATAGTAGAGATGGGAATACACATACCTGCTATAGACAATCTGGATCAACGTCACAAACAGTAGCACTACAGTGTAGTACATTCACATCAGCAGTTACTACAGGTACTATATACACCATTAGCGGATATCTGTATTTAAATGATGTGCCTTTCAAAACAACTGTACCTTGTATATCAACATACCATACGAATACTTTAAATAAGATAACTAGAGATGACGGTTACTTTGAGTATACTCAAACATTTAGTACATCAGGATGGATAATACATAGCGACCTATGTAGCGCTCTAATCGGGGATACAATTAAACTTGTCAACTTGCAGATAGAGATTAAAGATCATGCAACTCCTTTCACAGAAGGGACAAGAGACGGTAAGGCATATGATTCTAGTGGATATAATAATCACACAATGCTAGATGCTAACTGTCCTCAATGGATACCCGATAGCAAGATAGGTAGCGGATGTTATAAGTTCAATGGAACTAATAACTACATGGGCATAGAAAACTTCGTACCTGGCACTACGTCACTAACAATATCGTCTTGGTTCAATAAGATAGGTGAAGGAAGTAATTACGAATGTGTCTTACACAAAGGCCCCGACAATTCTATAGGAAGTACTGAATACTGGTTGGGTGTCGATCTGAATGATTATTTAACCGCTACTATAGGAGCTGTAACTGGAGTAGGTTGGTCAGCAGGACAAACTCCAGTTACAGCGACTCTAGGTACTTGGTACCACTTAGCAGCAAGTTGGGATGGTGCAGTTGTTAAAGTTTATATAAATGGTGAGTATATTAAGCAATATTCTTTAACATCATACAGCGGTTCAGTAGCACCGATGAGATTCGGGTCTTCTTCAAATGGCATGAATTATCAGTTCAACGGCATTGTTGATGATGTCCGTATATATGCTACTGCTCTCTCAGCAGATGATATCAAAGAGCTTTATCAACAACGTGCTAGCCTAGATGATAAGGGGAATCTATTTGTTCGGAAGATACATGAATTAGAAAACATAGCTCAAGAAACAAATAACGCAATTATCAATCGTTTATTTACTAATGGATTATCTTCATATACACAATCCAATTGTCAAGTTAGTCTGACTACAAGAGGTTATAGAATATATAGACCACCTAATTTAATCTATCCAGATTGTGGTAATACCGTATGGGGTGGATTAAAGGTAAACTTGTTTAATATAGATCCTAATATACTACAGAAAGGCTGCAAATATAGAATATCATTCATAATAGAAGGGCAAAGTTCTAATGGTATTGGCGCAATGTATTTTTCTAATCAAATGGGTTGGGGTGGTGGCGGACTAACTAGTGTATCTGCATCTAAATACAGTACTCTGCCATCAAACTTCCAAGGCAGGAAAGAGATATATGCTACTTTTAATATAACTGATGACATCTGGAAGGTATGCACTACCACCTATAGTGTTTTTGTAGCTGGAACGTCTTATAACTGCTATAGGGATTTGTGCTGGGGATTCCAGTATACTAGCACTGGAAGTTTGGGCACAGATCTATATGTTACTAACTTTAAGATACAGGATATCACAGATGGTGAGCCTATTAATTTAAAAGAAACAGGAACAATGAATATGCTTGATATCAGTGAGGTTGGCATTATAGATGGCCTAGTCGGATGGTGGCCTTTAAATGGGGATGCTAAGGATAGGTCAGGTAATCTAAATCATGGGACAGAAAATAACATAACATATACATCTGGCCCGGAAGGGCAATGCTCTATATTTAATGGTGCCAATGGATGGATAAACACAGGGTATAAACCACAATTTGATACAATATCATTTTGTGTATGGATTAACCTGGATGACGCATTAAGTGGATCATTTCATATTTGCACGATTGGAGACAATGATTTTAATCCACAAATACTGATGGATATAAAAAAGTTACGCTTTTACTGTGATGGAGCATCACTCGATGGCAATACTGTTTTAACAGTGGGACAGTGGTATTATGTTTGTTTTGTTATTAAGAATATCAATGCTACACAATTGAATTGTGCAATGTATATTAATGGACAGCTCGACAAGCAACAGGATTTAACAGTCAAGATTAATGATAGAATATATCCTAACCCATTAGCCATTGGACAAGACTGGGATGGAAGCACGCCGACTGATTTCTTTAAAGGTAAGATGTATGATTTTAGATTATATAATAGAGAGCTGATACCAGAAGAAATCAACACGATGTATGAGTTAACTAGTGGGTCAACTAACCGAATGAAATTTACTAGTGATGGTAGGGTTTTAATCAAGGGTCAAATTAGTGAGGTGATATAGTGGCCAATCTTGGATATACCGTAATGTTTGGTGACTTAAACTTAAATAACAATGATGTAAAGTTAGGCGGTACTTACAATGGTGTTACTATAGGGACAGGGGGAATCAGCGGGACTACTAAGCTTGGTAATGTTACTCTAACTGCTAGTAGTGCTTATACACTCACAGTGAGTGGCAACTATACCATTGGTCATAGCACTCATGCTCAGAATACAGACACTGGAACTACTAATAGTACTTTTATACTATCAAATAGTGGTACAGCTACAGGCGGCATGCTTATTGGTGGTAGTACAACTAATCCATATATAAGATGGAACAATACTGATTTTAGATGGGAAATATATAGATCATTTACTACTCCTACTTGGGCTGAAGTTAGGGCAGCTTCATTTAAGAAGTCTGATGGCACTGAAGCTTCATATGTAGGTCATAATCATAGTACTGAGACTATAAAACCAGTAAAGATTATAACAACACTCTCAGATATAGATGCTGGGACAATAGAAACTACTACTGGCGCAGAAGGAGTTCAAGGGTTAATTTTATATGGTCATAATCCAAGTGCCGATGCATACCTACGCAAGGTAAAGATATATGATAACTGTTACGTTGCTCAATCGCTTAAGATAGGTGACATGACGAATGCCGTGTCACATAATCTGTACGTTGATGGTACTGCATATATAAGTGAACCATTAACCATGGCTGACTACATATCCTTGCCAGCCACATTCACAGGTGCAGGACAGCTTCAGAGTACTGTTACTGTAAAGATAGCTAATGGAAGTTCAGCACAAGCCCTATACGTTAAGGAATTGTGTGTTACAGATGCTTGGGCTGATGGGGATACTAATAAACAGACTAATGGTATTTTTTCCAGAGGAAACATAAAAACTAAAGGGTCTATAAATGCAGATCTTGATATCAAGACGATAAGTGTAACAGCTACTAATTCATATTTTTTAGCTGACGCACCAGCAGCTAATGAATCAGGAATTAAATTTCAATCAGCTAGTGTAGATCAATGGAAAATATACAATCCTCCTAGTTCTACTGATTTAAAGTTTTACTCTACAGCAGATAAAGTTACAATCACTAGTGCGGGTAATATTACAACTGTAGGAACAATAACAGCTACATCTTTCTTAGGAATAACAGCAGCGAATTTACCTGCACACACCCACACTTCAGCAGCCACTGGTGGCGACTATGTTTGGGCAGACATTACAGCCTTAGGCGGAACTTCCCAAGCTCTAGGAACAGCGTCTAATGGTTCTGGCAGTGCTGTTGCATTGGCTAATCATGTACATCCAACGACAGGATTAATGCTAACTACTCATGCAGCCAATTCAATAACTGGATTCGGTGCATCAGCAGCCGCGTTAGGAACTTCGGCTGCTGGCACAGCTACAACAATTTCTCGTTCTGATCACGTACATGCACATGGAACGACCCAGTTGTGTACCCATAACCATGATTCCTCATATTATACTAAAACTGAAATCAATACAGTACGGAATGAATTTCTTGATAATTATATATATATAGGATTAGCTGTCACTCCAAGTCTTAGCTCACTTACAGTAGATATAGCTGCAGGGACAGCTTATGTAGCTGGCGTTCGTTACGCCATTTTACTAACAAATAGAATACTTACTGCTAGTACCACACAATACATTTATGTAAACTCATCAGGAGCGGTTGTTAACTCAACGACAGCACCTACAGGCGACTATGCTGATCTCGCTACTGTAACTGTTCCAGCATCTGGTGTAATTCCAGCAGGCAATATAACTGATACTAGAGACATCATAACAGTAGATAGAGGGAAATGGACATATGACATTTATAATGATACTGGTTCATGGGCTCAGACTTTAATCTCAAGAGGTCCTGGTAACGGACTATTTATTAAGAATAAAGGTTCATCGAGTGCATTAACAATTCATGATTTAGACACGTCTTTAGATATGTTTACAATAGATGGATCAGGAAATGTTAAGCTTAAGAATGGAGCAGGTTTTTATATCTACTCAGATGCAGAAACAACTCAAAAACTCTTTGTTGATGGAACTACTGGTAATACAACTATAGCTGGTTCAATGACTTTAAGCGGTAGTTTTAATCTGAAATATGGTTCTTATTCAAGACCTTTAATAACAGCTTATGGTTCAGATTCAAATGGCTTAGGTGCTTATATTGACTCAGGAGCAGCCTTAATTATTGGTTCTGGTGAATCTGCTTCAACTATTTGTTCTAACTTACCTTATTCTACGGAGGAATTATGGCTTACTTCTGATTACGTAATTAGATTTATGTCTAATATCCAAACTGGGTATGCAGCAAGAAAAGAAATGGTATATGATTCAAGTGGTAACCTATCTTTACCTGGAATACTTACTGCTACAGGTGGTGTTTCTGGTATTACAGCAGCCAACCTTCCTGCACACACTCATACTTCAGCAGCCACTGGTGGTGATTATGCTTGGGCTGATATTACAGGCTTTGGTACCTCAGCCACAGCACTTGGTACCTCAGTACCTGGCACAGCTACAACAGTTTCTCGCTCAGACCATGTTCATGTGATGCCTACATTAGATGCTCTTTCAAATACAACAATCACTTCAAACTCTACAGGAGAGATATTAAAATGGAGTGGTACAGCGTGGATTAACAATACTCTTAGTGAGGCTGGCATTGCTCCAACAATACATGGCCTCATTAACATGACTAATCACCCTGTAGCAGGTTTGACAGCAGGCCACGTTATTCGTGCTACAGCAGCGACAACATACGCATTCGGAGCTATCCAATCGTCCGATTTACCATCCTCAGGAGTCGCAGCTTCTACATACAGGTCTGTTACTGTTGATGAAAAAGGAAGGGTTACTGCAGGAACAAATCCTACTACACTATCAGGATATGGCATCACAGATGCAGCACCATTGTCTCATGTTTCTGATACGGGAGCTAGCCATAGTTATATAGACCAAAGTGTTACTACTACGGGAACTCCTACATTTTCTAGACTAACGCTAAATATAGCATCGGGAACTGCTCCGCTTACAATCACATCTACAACTATGTGTACTAATTTAAATGCGGATATGGTTGACGGGTTACATATAGCTACAGGGACAAATAACGTAGCTAACCAGATTGTGAGAACTGACGCTAATGGTTATATAAATGCTGGATGGATAAATATTATATCTGGTGATAGAGGGACAACAACTATAACAAGAGTATATGCATCTGATGATGCATTTTTAAGATACTACTCTCTAGCTAACTTTTCGTCTCAGGTATTTGCACAAGGTAATTATAAAGTTAATGACTCTTGGCTGAGGGAAAATGGAGACAACGCTACATTCAAGATATATGGTAATTCAAGACAAATGGTATTTAGAACTGACGGAACTACAGAATATTCTACTGGTGTAGGTGCTTCTGCATTTGTATGGATGTATGGAGGCGATGCTATAGGGGATAAGTTAATGTCATTAGAAAATGATGGAGAAGTTAAAATTAAAAATAAGCTAAGCTTAGTAGCATCTGATTCGTCAACTCAAAAGTTCTCAATAGAATTTAATGAGACAGAAGATAGTCTTGATTTCATTTATACAGCTTAGGAGAGGATAATATGACAGTATTGGGGAGACTTAAGAATGGTAATCTAATGATAACTGGTGAGGTTAATGAGAGATTGCCTGTTATAATTAACGGGTTAGTCGCTCATTATCCCCTAGATGGAACAGTACAGAAGTACATACCTAGCAAAATTAGATACATCAGAGACTGGTTAAATGGAAGTACTTCTAATGCATCTAATCATTGGGTAGAAATACAGGCTATAGACTATGACGGAGTAAATGTAGCATTAAGTAAAGGTGGTACGTCAATTGATGCAACTTGGAATACAGTACTAACAGACGGTGTAACTACTACCTCTCCATACTGGGGTACCACAACAACTCCATTCTGGGTGCAGGTTGATCTTGGTGATCTATTTAATATTGATCTAATTAAAGTATGGCATTATTATAATGATGGTAGAACATACCATAATACTAAGACAGAGGTCTCAGGGGATGGAGTTACTTGGTATACAATATTTGATAGTAGCGTAGAAGGAGAATATCAGGAAACATCACGTGGTAAGACACACTATATGAATAGTTTAGGTATTACAGCAAATCCTGGATGGCATCCTGTAACATGGCAAAACGCTACTGGTGTTACGGTTGGAACAGATAACAGCTTAACTAAAACAGCAGGAACAGGTGCTTGGGATTCAGGGGCTATCTCATCTGAAAAGTTCAGTGGTGACGTTTCATTACAATGGAAAGTTAAATACGTTGACGGAGTCACTGGAGCAGAAATGCTTGGGTTCAATAGTAATCATACTACATTCTCTTATACAGATATAGATTATGCGATAGATACTAATGGTTCTTTTTACGTATTTGAAAATGGTACAAACATTGGAAGCTTTGGAACATGTAATGCCGATACCGATACATTCAAAATTGAGATTAAAAATACAACCGTAAGATATTATAGAAACGATATCTTATTCTATACAAGTTTAGTATTCGCAACATTTCCAGTCTATGTAGACACATCTATGCATTGTTATGGGTTACAGAATTCTATCGCAGATGTTAATGTATGTACTAATATTAATACGACAATTAATAATGACGGCATTTCAATAGAAGAGCCAACTACGAATCTAATTAATAACGGAGACTTTTCTAGTGGATTAACTGGATGGGATCTTTCTGGAGGAAAGGGTAATGCAACAATCTATACAACTACTCTAAATGATGGTAAAACGTGTTTATACCAAGACGTTGGAATTTGGATTCAAACTGATTATAGATATTATACTCTTACTCTTATAGCCAATACAACATACACTATATCATTCTTAATATATAGGGTATCTGGGGTTGTTATTTTTGATCCTAATGGACCTTGGGATACAAATTATAATTTAACTCCAGAGATTGGAAAGTGGGTTAAACATAGTTATACATTTACGACTGGTGCCACTGGTGGAAGTGAGTATTTTTATTTCTATGCTGACGCAAATAGAGCAAAGTACTATCTAACTGATGTACAGTTAGAGCAGAAGCCATACACAACATCATTCACTAAATCTATACGCTACTCAAGCTCATTAGATCTTCCCTCCAATATTCTTAGTTATTCTCAAGGCACAATAGTATTTCGTATGGCTAGTATTATTGGTTGGAAGAATTCTACCATAAATAATGGAACTGCAGAACCATATGTAGATAACTATTTTACATGGGGAGTACCAGGCCAAGCTAATTGCATGTGGGGAAGATTTATTAGAAGTACACAAATATTTTATTTTTATTATGCGTTAGGCAGCGTATCTTATTCATATGCTAGTGATCCTAATTTTAATGACAATAATGAAAATCATTTTGCTATGTCATGGACTAGTGGAGTATTAAAATTATATGTTAACGGAGTCAACGTGAGCTCATCAACAGGACTAACATTTAGTACTCCCACTAATAGTTGTATAGAATTAGGAAGAAGACATGGATATGCTTCAGCCAGTTCTAAATTTAGTAACTTTACTTCTTACAATAGAGCATTAAGTGATGATGAAGTAAGCAAATTATATAAGTCTTCATTTACCATTACTAAGGAAGGAGATCTAAAAGGTATTGTGGTAGAAAAACCTATAATGCCTAATGGCACTTATCATTTCCCGTTAGTATACGATGGTTATAATGTTAATGGCTCGATCCCATCATCATCAACATCTAATGAATATTACTCTGATTACTCAGCATGGGTTGGATCTAGTACAACTAATATAATAACAGATGGAGCTTGTAATATAAGTTATCCTAAGCTTAACAATAATTTTTTATGGAGTACTTGGTTTGACACAAGTCAATTTGGATGTTTCTATGGTAGATGCGCTGCTAAATTTAAAGGAACTACCTCCTCATGGGGTGGTGTTGTTATCTTAGGAGATTGGAGTACTTTAAATGGTTTAGTTGTCGGATCGACTTACACTGGGTCAATGATGGTATATATACCAAGCTCGACATACTCAAGATCTGAGTCTGTATTACAGATTGGGAATGATACTACTGGTTGGTCATTTTCCTCATATGTACAATATGATAAATGGGTTAGATATAGTGTTACTTATACAGTTCCAGCTGGAGCTCCTTGGGTACAATTTAGATGCGTATGTGGTAGTTCTAATATTGATTCAAATGCAGAACTTTATATAACAGATGTCCAGTTAGAACAATTACCCTTCCCTACTCCATTTGCTTTAACAACAAGACCTGCTACGAAATTACAATATAACCTGAACAGCTCTATAGGATTGGATTGGAATGGAGACTGGTCTATCATATATTGGGTAATGCCAGTTGGTACAAGTACAGGAACTTTAACTGGATATAATTTATCAAGTCTAGGATGTAACGGGAACACTGTTGGTGGAGGTTATATATGGTGGGGAAAGACTAGCGGATCAGATGCTATATATTCATCTACCCCATCAACCATAACACCTAGTACTTATTTTAACATCTGGCATATGGTATCGTTAGTAAAGAGTAGCACAAATTTAGTTATTAGAGAATATATTAATGGACAAATCTATATTAGGACAACGTCTTTTGGAACAATACCTTCTAATTATTTTGTCACACAACATGGGTATGATTTAATGCTTGGTGGATGGGATAATATTAATGTATCAAATAGTTACTTTAAAGATTTGTTTGTGGTAAAGCGTGCATTGTCTGATACTGAGTTAAATAATATAACTAACTGCCAGATGAGAGCAAAGAAAAACAACTTACTTATAAGTGAGAAAATTATAGAAAAAGCTTTACTTTAGTAGAATTATAGTGTATAATATAGGTTATTACAATGGGTTAGTTATACCCAGGAGGTGTTTATCATAGCAGAACTTGAAGGTGGTAGTACATCTGGAGGTTATCCTATAGTAACTAAGAAAGATGTACCTATCAAGGTTACAGTATCAACTACGGCACCACAGAATCCTTCAATAAATGATATATGGATAGACATTAGTACTTAAGGAGGTGCAGTGTTGAGTTATTGGGACGGTTTAAAATATGTAAATCCCACAGTAAAGACTCGTGACAGTTCTGGTAATTGGGTTACTACTCAAGGTGGCTATAATACAGAATCAGTTAATTTTACTTATTCAGGTGGAGCTCCCACACAAGCAAGCACTTACACTTTGTCTGGAGCTGGAAATAGTGTATCATTTTCACCGGACGGTCAATACATCGCTGTAGCATATTTCAGCTCCCCATACTTATCTTTATTTAAAGTTAATGATGGTAATGTGATTCAAGTTTCTACTTATACTTTACCAGGTTCTGGGAAAGGTGTATCATTTTCTCCTTGTGGTTTGTATATAGCTGTGACACATAGCCAGACTCCTTATTTCACTCTCGTTAAAAGATCTGGTAATAGCATGTCACTTGCTAGTACATACACAATATCAGATTATTTGTGTACAGGATATGGCGTTTCATTCTCACCGGATGGTCAATATATAATGGTCGGTTATAGTGTATCTCCTTATTTAACAATGCTGAAGAGATCAGGAGATACTGTTTCATTAGCTACTACTTATACTTTGTCAGGAACTTGTGAAACAGTATCTTTTTCACCTGATGGACAATATATAGCTGTAGGTTATGATGGTTCCCCTTATTTAACAATGCTGAAGAGATCAGCTGACACAATTTCATTAGCCAGTTCTTATACTTTACCAGGTTCGGGGAAAGGTGTTTCTTTTTCTCCTGATGGATGGTATATAGCCGTCGCACACTCAATATCTCCATACTTTACACTACTTAAAAGAAGTGCAGATGCAATTTCCTTAGCTAGTACTTATACGATAACTTTTATTGGGACGAGTGTCTCGTTTTCACCTGATGGGCAATATATAGCTGTAGGGCACTACAATTCCCCGTATTTCACCTTACTTAAAAGATATGGAGATACAACTACTTTAGGTAGTACTTTTCTAATATCAGGAATATGTTATGGAACTTCCTTTTCTCCTGATGGAAGATACATAGCTATTGCGTGTGATACATCTAATCAACTTACACTTTTAAGGTTGACAGGGATTGCCACTCCATCTAGCATTAGCATGACTGGGGGTAGCTATCCATTTGAGTTAGTTAAGAAGGTAGCACAACCATGTAACTATGAAACGTTGCTACTGGCTTCTACTTATACAGAGTTGGCTTATGCATATAACACGTCATTTTCACCTGATAGTAACTATATAGGTGTGTCATATTCATCTTCTCCTTATTTTCTACTATTAAAGAGAGAGGGAGACTCTATATCTTTATCCAGTTCCTATACAACGCCTTCTAATGCACATGGATCATCATTTTCCCCAGATGGAAACTATATATCTTTGGGTCATGACACATCTCCTTACTTTACTCTACTTAAAAAGAATGGAGATACTGTCACATTAGCTAGTACTTACATCCTACCAAATATCACATGGGATACATGTTTTTCTCCAGATGGTCAATATATAGCTACAGGACACAGTACCTCTCCTTATTTTACATTGCTGAAAAGAAATAACAACACCATATCCTTAGCGAGTACATATACATTATCAGGTCTAGGAAATAGCGTATCCTTCTCTCCGTGTGGAAATTATATAGCCGTAGCTCATAACACTTCTTCTTATTTCACATTGCTTAAAAGAAGTGGTGATACCGTATCCTTAGCGGGTACTTATACGTTTACTGGAACTAGTAATGCCGTATCTTTCTCTCCGTGTGGAAACTATATAGCAGTAGCTCACAGCACTTCACCCTACTTTACATTACTTAAAAGAAATGGTGATACCGTATCGTTGTCTAATACTTACACGTTGCCAAGCGTTGGCAAAGGAGTATCATTCTCTTCTTGCGGCAACTATATAGCTATAGCTCATTTTAATTCTCCTTATTTTTCTTTACTTAAGAGATCAGGGAATATAGTATCATTAGTGAGTAGTTACGCTTTAGCAAATAGTACGAACTGGATTACTTTCTCTCCTGATGGGGAATACATTGCAATAGCGCATACTAATTCTCCGTATTTCACTTTATTGAAAGCAGGAGGAGTGTTTGATGCTCAACCACCAAGCGTTATAGAATACAAAGGTAAGAGATATTATAGACCTACTTAAGGAGGCTACACTTTGACAATAAAATATTATGATGGAGCCTTTCATAAGGAAGCACCAGTTAAGATAAGAGACATAGCTGGTAATTGGGTTGAGATTGGTAGTAAACTTACAGAAATAGATAGCCAAAATTATGAAATTTCAGGTAATCTACTTAGTAAGATAGATAATAAGATATATAAGACAGGATGGGATAAACCATTATTGGCTACTACTTATACATTAAGTACTGGATATGGCGTATCGTTTTCTCCTGATGGTGTGTATATAGCGGTAGGACATCTTAATTCGCCATATTTCACTTTACTAAGGAAAACTGGTGACAGTGTGACAGTAGCTAGTACTTATTCAACACCCGGTCTTATGGTTAATGATGCAGTATTCTCTCCTTGTGGAAACTATATAGGATTAGCGTATACTAGTTCTCCTTACTTTACTATGCTTAAGAGAACCGGAGATACTGTAGCAGTAGCTGCTACATACTCATTAGGAAATATGTTAAATAGTATATCATTCTCTCCAGATGGTTTGTATATAGCATTAGGACACTTCAGTTCCCCTTACTTCACCATGTTAAAAAGAAATGGAGACTCTGTAGCATTAGCTGGTACTTGTACTTTAGGTAGTAGTAGTAACGGTGTATCTTTCTCCCCAGATGGTCAATATATAGCAGTAACTAATGACAACACTCCTTGTTTTCGTCTTCTCAAAAGAACTGGTGATACGGTATCTTCAGTCACAACTTATTCTGGATTCACTACTGGTTCCGGAGTATCATTTTCACCAGATAATATTTATATAGCTGTAGGACATTATCCTTCTCCTTATTTTTCGCTACTTAAAAGATCAGGAGATACTATATCGTTAGCTAGTAATTATACATTAACAGGTATTGGTAATAGTATGACTGTCTCGCCAGATGGTCAGTATATAGCTACAGCAATTGCTTCTGGAGTTTATATATTTAAAAGGACTGGAGATATCATATCTTTAGCTGGTAGTTATACAACGTCGATAACTGGATATTCAATTGTATTTTCACCTGATAGTCAATATCTTGCAATTGGGCATAGTACTTCGCCTTATTTTGCATTATTAAAAACTAATAGTGTCTTTGTATCGCAACAACCTAGTGCATTGACATTTATGGGTAAAACATATTTACCATTCTTACCTAACTAATAAAGGAGGCAATACACATGGCAGTTGTATTTGGCAATTTAGAATCAAATACAAGACTTAAAGTAATGTCTGTAGCTTATCTCATTAATAGCGATCCAAATGGTTACTCAGTAAACTCAGTACCTGATTATCCAGCACCAGTATTTGGGAAGAATCATGTAATGTACTTCGATCCTGACACTAGCCAATTTACATTTGAACTAGAAGATAGAGAATTAAATGAGAAAGAACTAGCACAAGAACAGACTCAACGTATTGCGGATTTAGAGATTGCATTAGCTGAAATGATGGGAGTGTAATAAATGTTAAGCTATAAACTGAATATATTCACAAACGCAGTAATCACTAGGGTAGACTCTGGTGAGGGTACTGTTGAGGAAATTGTTGCGACATATACAAAGTTAACTGTAGAAGAACAACAAGAAGTAATCACTAACGTGTATCTTAAGAGACCAGATTTGGAGATGGTGTAATTGAACAATATTAAATTTTGTGCACTGCCTTCACCTCCAGATATAGCGCTTTCGTTGTGTTGTACTAATGTCTAAGTACAAGACTGCAAAATATAAAACCTTTAAGTATGGTAGGTATTTAACTGTCAAGCCTGCATTGGGTAAAGTAGTTATGTATCGTATGAGCGCCAAACAAAGTGCTATGATAATTATACAAGAAACATCTATTGATGGAAATGTAAGTAGAATTAGACTTAAGAGTAACGATGGACTATGGGTAGAAACCAATACAATTGAAATTGATAAGAATCCAACACATATAAGAATAAGAGCTATCGGATCTGAACAATCTCCATGGGTAGTATCAACCAAAATTATTCTTGAGGAAGGAGATATATAATGAAAGATTATCTTAATGGCTATCTTAGTGTTCTTCCGTCAAACCAACGTAAGAGAATAATTGATTTGATACTATCGAATGAAAATATTATATTAGGAATGACTGAAGAAGATTATGAAAAACTAGCTGTAAAGTTGTCTGCCGATAGATCGTTATTAACTACTTTTAATTTCCTTGCAGCAGACAAAGATATAATTAGTTCAGACCAATTTAATACTTTTCATAGCCAAGTTTATGGAGATATGAGTCTTCTATTGGGAGAGTCTGACTTAATAGAAGAAGCAATAGTTAATTACGAATATCTACATACATCAGAATTAAATTACTTGCAGCGTGAAATCAACGCGTTGAAAGAAAGAATCGAGAACTTGAAGTTAGCTTCTAATGATAAGAGCAGAGTTACTACGTACACAGAAAACTTTAGCAAAAGCTCAAACATGGAGAGTAGTCCAGACTACTCTTATATGTATAAAGACAGAGACGGAACAACTTTAAGATTCGCTGAAATATTATCAATAAATACTAAAAATATTTTATCTTCAGCAACATTGAGTTCTATAGATAGATTACGAGATAATGCTAATTTAGTAGCTTCCATAAGCATAGATGATTATAGAGGGCAACCCGTCTCTCAAATACTATATCCAATATCTAATGCCATAGATAACTCATTCATTAGTTTCTGGGGAGAAGTTGTATTGTCAGACCAAGCGATCAACATTAACATGGATGACGGTGCAACTACTATACCACCAGGAGGAGCGCTTACAAAACTAAGTATAGAGTTACCTAAAGCCGTAATGGTGAACGAAATAAGCATAACTCCTTTCTCTGTGTATCCACTTGAAGTAGCATGCATTAAGTATGAACGAGACCCTCGTAATTATGAAGAACCTAAATATATAGTTTATGGCTCAGAATCGAATAACTGGTATCCTCCAACTGAATCAGAGAACGTAATGATATTTAAATTTCAATCTATAGTTGCCAAGAAATTTACTTTCTACTTAAGACAGAGGAATTACACAACTAATGTATACACAATTAATAAAGCTCAGAAGGACTCACAAGAACTATGGAGCATGATAACGGCCAACGAAATGTCTATAACATTGGATGGTTTAACAGTAGATTATAATCCAACTGTAGAACAAAATAAAATAGATGAGTGGGATGGTTGGGCAATATATCTAAATGCTTTAGCAAATTATAAAGTACAAGTTCAAGCGTATATCGATTCAATTAATAGTTATAATGCTCAATACAATACTAATATTGTCTACAACCTACCTGACTGGGTAAAACAACTTCCTGGTCTTAACTTTGGAGGTGTAACATAATGGGCAGTACATGGGTTTCTAGTCCAAGTGGTGGACATTGGTCTAGCAGTTCTAGTAGCAGTAGCAGTTCTAGTAGAGGGTCTGGAGGTTTTGTATCTGGATTCGGATCTACAGCAGGAGTTAATGTTAGTTATAGCAGCTCGCTGTCTAGTGGTTCATGGAGTTACAACGGATCAACAAACACACTTACTGTAGGTGGCGGTAGTAGTCATAGTGGTGGTCATAGTAGTGGTAGTAGTTACAGTAGCCCACCTCCTCCACCACCGCCTCCTGGACCACCATCTACCATAACAAAACAAGAACAAACTTCTGTTACTAAATTAGAATATGTATATGGTATTAAAGAGATAAAAATATCTGGTAATGAAATAGCTCCGTCATCAATCTATGTATCTAAGCCAATAAATATTGTCGGTAATATTATTCAAGTATCGTTAATCTCAGCAGAAGAACATCCTCTATTCACTCCTCCTCAGGTAGGTATTAATGCAGTAAGTAATAGATGTACATCTGTAGAATACTACATTACTTATGCAGAACAACCTAATAATAATCAATGGCATCCAATACTACCGATTGGCCAAACTAGAATCTATAACGAACTACTATTTTTCATAGATTCGGATCAGGCTACTCTAAGATTTCCAGCATTAATTAGTGATATTAATGTAGTATATGCAGATAACGTCAAGTTGCAAGACGAAGAATGGGAATTCGGACCTCTAGGCTTAAGTGTAAGAATAATAAATAGACAACCTGGAGTAGACTATTCGATAGACTATACACCTGATAAGTCGAAAGTTAATCCACATATATTAGATTTCAATTCTATCGGTGTAACACCTACTAACTACATTGGACCTGATGGTAGAGAGGGAGAAGTATTTAATGGGGCAAATCATAATTGTTCTGTGAAATTGACATATACTCCATATATAAAATATGATGTGATCAATAGCACAGAAGGTTACAACGCTTATGAATTTGATTATAAGCCTATCAATGTTTATCTTGAAAATGCAAGTATAGCCATACCTAATAAAAATGTAACCACATCAGTGAATCCATATAGCATTCCTAATGCTGTATGTACTAAAAATATGACTGATTATATAACCAAGGAAACTCCTGTGTTAAGTCCATATAGTCTTAAGATTGATGCTGTTAAAAATGCTCCAGAGAATCTGGCATTTGAATACTATCAAGATAGCAATAGATTATATTTTACTGAAACATTTACTGGGTCTAATAACATAGAGAACATGGAGATTAATCATGGAGATGCTAAGATAAGAGTTAAGTATGAATATCTTACATCTAATATTAGAGTCAAGATAATAATGCGTAGGATAGGTAAAACCTATTTCTCTTCATTGAGTCCAATAATCCATCAATATACTCTGAAGTTAATGACACTTCAATAGGAGGTTGCCATGTGAGCGATCTAAGTATTAATAACAGATCATTGCTTCCCTATATGCAAGCATTAGTGAATGATTTAATGATGCAGCAGGAGCTTGCTAACGCTAAAACGTATAATGATGTAATCGAAATCATTTCTAGATACTTCAGAGAATATTATCTTAATGTAGGTAAGCCATTCTTCAATATCAAATATCCTAATAGTGGAGGGCTACCTATAGTAGACGATTATAACTATAACTGCAATGCTATGTTTATGAACTTAGTTATATTATTTGAAGAGTATCAGAACTTAGCTAACCTACTTGTTGATTACTTCAACTATAGACAGACAGAGAAGAATAGGTTGATGGAAAGGATACGATACAATACTGGCATATGTACTGATTTAGTGCTCATGGCCAATACTGAAAATCCGAATAACACAACCTACATAAAGGATACATTCACCAATACAAATAACATCGACTTAACATTCACAGATCCTTCTATGCGTGCTTATATTTCCACCAGAGAAGGTGTATTAACTTTAACCAGGACAAGTAGTATAAATAGAAGTATGAATTCTGAAGTAACTATGATACAAGGTAATGGTGATCCAGGCAATTATCATATTGCTGTTATTGATGGTAATACGTTTAAATACATTAGCGAGAATAACTCACATGATGATATAGTAACTATACTAGATGATAACCCCAATACATGGTATGAATATCAAGCAGTCAATTTTAGTAGCAGTGATAAGACAAGTCTTAAATATGATATGGAATGGGCTAAAGGGTCTAAGACAAATGATCTATTGCGAGTAAGAATACTCGTTGACCTAAAGGACATATACGATATCAATTGGATAACAATAAATCCATATAACCCACCAGGTAGCAGTGGTAAGGTCGTAGTACACTCTATCAAGACAAGCAATAATGGTATAGATTATACTGGATTATACAATGACTTATTAGTATTAAACTCAGAACTTAACCAAACTCCACAAACATATTTACTAGATGAAATAATAGTTGATGATTACACGCCAAGTAAGTTTGCAGGACAAGGAGTGTGGAGCTTCGAGACTAGACCTACAAGATATATCGAAATTGTTATGGATCAACCTGAATCATATGACGAGACTGTTGGTCATACCTACTACGAAAGAGTAGTCACTTCTAATGATATTAGTACAACAATTAGGATTCCTGAGAATGAAGCCTCACAGCAAGCTATAGACGGTCCGCCTGGTAAATACATTATAGACAACGCTACATATATAAACAAAGGCATTGATATGATAGATGGTTGGAGATATTGTATAGGAATTCGTGATATTGGAGTATACAGTTATACATTCTCCAATCAAAGCGAAATGGTAACTAAAACATTCAGTACTGATAGAAGTATTAAGAAGGTATTATTATATTCAAATGAAAAGTTACCTCCTTCATTTCTAGCTAACTTAAATGAAGTTAATAAATGGATTACTTATAGTATAAGTGTAGATGGAGGCAACAAATGGTATCCTATATCTCCTATGCATAGGAGACCTGCTGGTGATGAGAAGGCTAAAGTCATACCAGCTGATAGCTTTATAGAACTAGTCAATTCTGGAGAGTTTGAGAGGCTTAATTACTTTCCTCCTAAGGAGTATGAATTTAATCCAAAGGATATCCCTGCTACAAGGACGGCATTATATAAGGGTTATGTGAATACTGACAAGCCGCCGACTACTATACGTCTGAAGATGAAGTTAACTAGACCAAATGATCTTGCTACTATAACTCCACTTATTGAAGATTATAGCCTCAAGATTTACTTTGAGGAGGTACTATAATGACTATAAAGATGAGGAAACTCGATGTTGCTATAAATAATATTATTAAAGAAGAACTGATGAAAGGCGAAATGCCATCATCAGATAAGACAACATCAAAGATCAATGCATACATAAGTCAGAATGATTTATCAGCGCCTAATTTATTAGTAAGGTTAGCACAACGTGGCCTTACTGTATCGAGCGAAGATTATAAGAAGATGCTAGACGAATCCTTTAATGACTTATCTATATTATATAGTAGTGCGATAAAGTTAAATAATATGGCTACAACAAATCTTAATAAATATGAAGTTGAACGTAAGAGGCTAGAATATCAGTTAGACAAGTTAGAGAAGGAACTACAAGAATTACTACTACTGTATTCAGATAGTGGAGCTGTAAATTCAGTGTACGATACGTTTTCTGATATGTCAAAGATAGATCAGCAACTTACAAATGCTAATGTTGACATAACCAAGAATGAAGTAACAATTAAAGCTAGTAGGACAGAGACTACGAAGATAACACCCACTGATTGGCAAATCAACTTTAGGTTATATAGTGGTTTATCTTCCGTAGAAACGAATATTATATCTGGCACATTAAATAACATCTTAACCCAGTCGTATGACGAAGTATGGAAACAAGAGATTATTAGTTCTACAGTACAAACTGTTGGTGGATATGTGACAATTGATTTTGATACTATTATTGTAGCAAATAAAATTTTACTGTCTCTTCATACCGTTAAACCAACTGTCGTGAAGGTAGAGTTCTGTAGTGATGGGATCAACTGGCTAGAGCTACCATATTCAACTACTGAATCTGTATCTGGTAATAAGACATATAACTTCCCCGATATAGGTTTTAAATCCATTAGATTTTTACTTTCTAAAAATGAGAATGATACTACAACAACAGTTAACAACATTGAGAAGTATTCATATATATTTGGAATCAGAGAGATCTCATTCTATAACTTTAGCTATATGAATAAGTCTACACTTGTATCTAAACCTTTCATAGTCGAAAGCGGCTCTCCATTTGTCATAGACAAAGTATCCTTAGAGACTAACTCTGAACTTACAACAGGAACATGGATCGACTATTGGATTGCTCTTACTAGTAATAATCCCAACTGGATTCCTATATCACCCACTAATGAAACCTCTCCGCAATACTCACAGGTCATAGACTTTAAGAACGTAGAACAAGCAACCCCAGATATTTTCTCCTTTCCATCTAACATAGCAATATCTGAAAGAGAACTAAGGTCCCTTAAGACAAATAATATATCATTCTACAAACTTGGACATATAGTATCTAAGCAGATAGTTAATGGGACTGAGAAACTATATATAGGGAAGAACAATTGGAAGATGGAAGTAGTTAAAACTGATATGGGAGCTAGTCATATCCCGTCTATTGATGATTGGATCGATACCAATCCTGAAGTGAGCTACATTAAGATAGATTCTAATAAGTCAGGTGAGGTAGTAAGTGGTATACAATCTAGTGATTGCGTAAATTATAAATTTACTATAGGCGTATATGTACAAGAACAAAACATAAGCAACGCTATACCTATATGTAACTGTCCAGTAGCTATCTATGTTAACGGAGTACTAAAGTTCAGCGGCACACCTAGTAGTTCAGTAAATTACTTACTGAATAGAGGATGGAATGAGATAGTAGTATTAGTGTACAAACATAATACCATATCTACTATAAGTCTTAACTTAAACTATGAATTAATCACAACTGGTTCTAAGTTTTATGCAAATAGTACTCCTTTGAAGCATGTAAGTTTATTTGACCTACAATATAACATTCCTAATTCTGTTCATGATTGTTATGCTATGGTAGATGATTGTATCATAGTGCTTAATAACTACATACTCGATGTAGAATATGAATTTTATTACAAGTATATAACTACAACAGATACAGACTCTATATTGTTTAAAGCAGAGTTACGTAGAGATAGTTCGGTTACAAAACTATCACCAAAGCTTAAATCATACAGACTTAAATTTTCTATATAGGAGTTGTATATATGATAAGACCTACATTGACTAGACTAACAGCTCCACTTCGTGGACCAACTGACACAGAAGATCACATAAATTATTTTAGTGAGTTGTTACATGACGTAAGATATTTGATGTTCTATATGGATCGTAATGATAACTTTACTAATGGCACTGTTCAAAGGCCAGGACATACAGACTACATCATGAATAATATGAAGCTTATGATTGAAGGAACTAATGATATCACTTTATTCTCTGTTCCAGTTTACAATAGATTATACTATAAAGGATCAGAGGTAGGTCCTGAGAACAATGGTGTTAAGACAGGTTTTTCCATACAGAGTCTTAACCCAGACGAGAATGGAATTGGTCAGAATAATATTAAAACACGAATTGATATGATTAGGAAAGACATAGATTGTATTAACAAATCACTAAAATAGGAGTGTCATCATGCTGCCAATTTCACAAATTAATGAAAACATCAGAACTGGACCTAAGAACTCAAAAGAGTTCATACAAATGTGTGAAGACTTCCACTATGACATATGTAAACTATTTGATATAGCTAATCAACATGATGAAGATATCCGATATAATATGGATTTACTTATCGTAGAAAACTATTTCCTTCAAAATAAGATATATGAATTAGAGAACAGTATAAGAACAATAAGGAATGGCGTCAATAGCTTAGATTCTGTTAATATACCTAGAACATTATCTAATTCATTTAAAGCTGAGAACATGTTTAATGCCTTATATGATGTTGATAAGGATAAGATTGCTCAGATAGATAGTTTACATGGAATAGCAACAATCAAATACAACTCAACAAGTAAGGCTAGTATCATCGATCAAAATGGTGTAGTTATGATTCCACCATCACTAGCTGTTAACCTATATGAATCTACTGACGGAACAACATATGTTCCTGTAAATGATCCAAAAGTTATGAGGACATTTGATTGTAACAATAGCTCATGTTGGATGCATAAATCACAGTACTCATCAATTAATGAATTATATATATTACTTCATATAAAGTTACCATTGCAGTCAATTAATAATGTATACGTTAACAGCATTAGTATAAAGCCTACACCTGAGTACTCAATGGAGATTAGCAACATACAATATATAACACCAAGTAACAACGTTCCACGTACCATTCCTAACTTTGCTCCAATCATAAATGCAAATAAGGCACTATTCATGTTCCCATCTACAGAGATCACAGAGCTATTCATATTTCTCAAACAGCCATATTATTTTATTGAAGATGGAGTTCGTTCATTCTATTATGGCATGCAAGAGATCGGAGTATATAACTATGATTTCAAATCAGATGAATCATATATTGTGAGTAAGTTTGAGATCAAAGATAAATACTTTTCTATTATTAATAGCCCTGTAATACAAATTCCAGATGGTTGCCCAAAGAACGTTTACAACTTAGTTGAGCACAAGCTGTTTACTGATCCTAGTGATATATCAATTAGTAGCACAGGTATACCTTTTAACCAAGGTATAGGAGGATCTTACTCAACTGTATATATACTGACTAAGATTAAGAAAACTGACGATGTAACGCCAGCTATAAGTTGTATAGATATAGATTACTTCACAATTTAAGGAGGAATTGCCCCATGGTCACACCTAAGTCACAAGATGAATGCGTAATAGGCGTACGCATAGAACAACAAATGAGTGAGATTAGGAACAGGTTGGTTAGAGTAGAGCTGACTCAGGACAATATCAATGAGAGAATCTGGCAAGAGCTATCCAACATGAATAAAGAGATAGGTGCCATGAGGGGAGAATTTACGAGGGAAATGTCTGCCGTAAGAGATGAGTTTTCAAAACAAATATCCAATAGTACCCCACCATGGGTAACAGTAGGATTCAGTATCCTAATGGGGGTAGTTGGTGCATTAGGAGGTTTTATAGCTAAAGCTTTTGGCTAGTTAGGAGCGCATATGCGCTCCTAAACCATAACAATAAGGAGTGATTAAAATGCCAGTAATACGATACAAAGCCTGTATCGACCCTGGCCATTGAATGGTGGCCGTGATAAATGGAATCAGGGTCCTACAGGTTATGTAGAGGCTAATGGCTGTTTAGATATCGCACTAAGAGTAGGAAAAATATTACAGAGTAATAACATAGACGTAATATATACTCGTATTGGCGATTATAACCTTGAGCCCTGGACTGACAAAGGATTTGACTTATCTGCAAGAGCAGACTTCGCCAACAAGAACAAAGCTGATATATATGTTTCTATCCATACTAATGCGGGACCAGCATCAGCACACGGAACAGAAACATATTGCTACAGTAAGGGTGGCAATGGTGAAAAGTTAGCTAATCTCATACAGTCTAACCTAATTAATTCCTTAGGCTTATATAACCGTGGGATAAAGACTGCTAACTTTGCCGTATTAAGGCTCACCAATATGCCTGCAGTACTAACTGAAATAGCATTTCACACGAACGCAAGAGAAGAGATACTGCTTAAAGATTCTGGCAGTAGAGATAAGATGGCATTAGCTATAGCAAGTGGTATTGGTAAATACTTTGGCATTACAATTAGCAATGAATTATCAGAACTAATCGCACAAGCCAACAAGCTTAAAGAACAACTAAACCAGATTAATTCTCGTATCAAAGAACTTGGAGGAGTGGTATAAATGTTTGGACTAGATGAACTGATAAACCACTACTGTAACTTAATTCCTGGTGGCACTGATATCTTTCCCATACTGGCACTGATAATATTCATGGTAGTTAATACCATTCTATCAACCGCTATAGCAGTAAAGAAGAAAGAGTTTACATGGGATAAGATTGCAGACTTTGCTAAACCAATGGTCTACTACATGTTGCTTTTGTTTGTACTTGAGATCGCTATTGTATCCAGCTCGTCATTCGCACTTATACAATTAGCATTCACAGGCATACAAGTTAGTGCATGGAGTATCATTACAGTGAAATATATAGTACAAGTTTATCAGAAACTAAAGGATCTTGGTATGCCGCAGGATGTTAATCTTGACAGAGCAATAGAAGAAAAGCTTGGAGTGGATATATCCTCAGAGGAGGTTAAGTAATGAATACAGCAATAGTGGTTATTATAGCTATCATATGTACCATATGTATTACAAAGATAGCGTCGATACTTATGGCGAATAAAAGTAGTAGCAACTATGTGGATAAGATAGTAGACGATTTAGATGAAATAAGACCCATCATAGATGACCTTATATTAGAGCTAATCAGGTTCAATGATTCTAAGGGATCATTTGAAGAGACACTATCATATTCAAGTAGGTTTGTTAAGAGCAAGATAGACAAAGCTACGTTCTTACTTCCTGAAGAAAAGGAATTATTAAGTAAGGAATTAATCAGATCGATCATTGAATCTCCACTTAGGAAGTTGTATAACACTCCTAATGTATACACACTTGAGCAGGCCAGATCTATCATGTTCTCTGATAAGTAAGAACCTAGTAGGGCCAGGCCCTACTAATACATAAAGTTACTTGTTTCTCATTTATTTTTCACAAATGCTATTGACATATAACCCGCATTAAGGTAAAATAACATTATAACATAGATGAAGTTATTATACAAGGTGAAGGGAGAAATTATTTAATGGCAGATTTAGCAACATTACTCAATCCTAGTTCTATGACTACCCTGAGTCAAGAAGAACTTGATAGGGTAGTAGGAGTAGTAACAAGGCCGATTGACCCAAAACAGATTAAAGAACGTGATGCTGGTTTTGGAAAGAAACTTAGTTATATAAGTGGCTCAACAGTAATCAACCTACTCAATGAAGCCTTTGCATATCAATGGACATTCCGTGTTCTAAGGATGGAAGTTATACAATCACTTCCTAAGTGGGACAAGAGAAAGAATGAAAACATTGAACAACCTCCATATGTCCAGGTACTAGGTCAACTTATTGTTCCAAGTCTTGGTATTGTTAAAGAACAATATGGTAGTAAAGCTTTGATTGGTGGAGAGTCTGAACAAGAGGGCGCATCTAAAGCAGCCGCTACCGATGCTCTGAAGAAATGTGCAACACTCCTTGGTATTGGTATAGAGCTTTATGAAGATGAACCAGTAAAGCCACCGAAGCCTACTATAGAATGGCCTCCAGCTGAAGTCTCTAAGCTTAAAGAGTATAAAGCCGTACTTGGCATTGTAGATAATAATCAGCTTGACCCATATGTAAGAGAGTTTCTAGGTGATGGCTCTGCTACATTTAAAGTGATAAGCCCATTGAACATAAGTGCTTTCAACACATTCTTAAAGAAGAAGGCAGAGGAAGCTTAGTCTTCCTCTCCTATACAGGAGGCTAATATGGATTTTGGAGAAGCAATAAAAGCTCTAGTAGATGGTAAGTTTGTAACTAGAGATAATGAATTTTGGGAAGGTTCTTACGTAGCTTTAATAACCCCAGAAGGAAGTGCAGAAATCTGTCACCTAAAAGGTAAAGGAGACTTTATACTTTACCCATTCTTTGTAATTAAAACCGTGTATGGTAATGCAGTGGTATGGACACCTAATACAGGTGATGTATTAGCACAGGATTGGAAAATAGTATAAAGGAGATATATAATGGAAAAGGAAAAGGCGATAGAGGTTGCAAGATATATCTTTACTAATATAAGACAGGACATAAACACAGCTTCTAAAGAAGTTAAAATGAACTTGATTAACCAACTAACTAAGATAGATATGGAGCCTTCTGAATATATTCAGAAGCTTCATGAATTACAAAGACTCCGTCCTAGCAAGGCTAAACATATATCTAATGCCTATGATGTTATCAGAGTAGGAAGAACTAAAGTAGACCCTGATAACAAATTAACACCAGGTACATTCTATTATCACACTAGACTTCAGGCTACAAGCCCAAGACCAAAGTTAAAGCAACTTGAGTCTGGTGAGTTTATTGAGGTGTATGAAAAGGAAGAGGACAAGAAATTCGTATTACGGAATGTAAGAGACTTTACTCTTACGGATTTATGCGATTATTTCCATGAGAAGATGCATACAGAAGTACTACTTAAAAGTAGAGACAGAGCTTCTATGGAAATAGTAATCAAAGCATGTGGAGGAGATATAGACTTGGTATTATATACGATAGACGCTTCCTCCAGTATAAGGAACGATAAAGATTTACCTAGGCTTACATCACCTATATACCTAATGGATTATATACCCAATGGAATGGCTATGCTGGAAGATAGAATAAACACATGTAAGGCAGAAGGCATAGACCACGAAATCTACTGAATGGTGGGTTGAATGCGGAGCTACACTTCCAAATGGAAAGTTTATGAGAAATAAAATTATTCCTATAAGTGAAGTCAATAAGTTCCGTTTTAAGTATGACAACATAGGAGTATTCGCTACTGTTTATAAGTACAATTCCCCAGCACAGAATGAAGCTTTACTATTGGGTGATTTCTACCTAGACTTTGATACCAACGATGGTATAGAAATTGTTATTGAAGATGCTTTGACTTCTATAAGATATATGTACAGAAACTATGGCATCAATCCTGAATTGCTAAGTATCTATTTCAGTGGTGCTAAGGGAATACATATAATAGTAGATAGCAGAATCATTGGAGTAATTCCCTCTAAGGACTTACATAGAGTCTTTAAGATGATGGCCATGGATATTAAGGACAACACTAGACACAAGACAATAGACACAAAGATATATGATAGCAAGCGGCTATTCAGACTTCCCAATAGTCGTCATCAAAAGACAAAGCTATATAAGATTCCTATCACATACCAGGAGTTGCAGACCTTAAAGGCAGATGAAATTTATCAACTAGCTAGGGAACCAAGGGCTATAAAACCAATCACAGTAAAATTGATTCCGATGGCCAACCTAGCATATGTAAATATCATAAGAAGGCTTAATCTAAAGGCTAAACCTACGTATAATAAACCGCTTAAACCTTTAAGCTACACACCTCCTTGTATGAATGCACTGCTTAATCAAATGGTTCTTAAAGGACAACGCAATAACTCAGGAGCGGCAATAGCTTCTTTCTATAGACAACAAGGTCTGGATAAAGAAGAGTGCAAGCACAGAATGGATGAATGGAATTCTAAATATTGTGACCCATCAATGCCTGAGCTCGAAGTAGAAACTATACTTGAGAGTGTGTATAAAGGTGAGTATAAGATGGGATGTGGTTGGTTAACCACAATTACAGAGTGTAACAAACAAGAATGTAAATTATATAAACGGAGGAGATAATTCAATGGCAAATCATGAAGGATATGTAGAAAACGTTGGAATTACAGCAAGGTCAGTATATGGCGTGCAGCAAGGAACAGCTACAAGTTCCTACTGTATCCCAGCAACAGACACATTAAAAACCTTGTTAGATAAAACTAAGGGTAATGTAGTCAAACAGTTTGAGCTAGTATGCCCAACCGATGCTAGTTTAAAGAGAGCAAAGAAAACCATGCATGATATCTTTGATGAATTAGAGAGACAACTTAGTATGGAGTGATAGCTATTGTACATCTATGCTGTTTATACGAAATGTAATGTATGCGGAGCAGAGATTGAAACCATATTTGACGATTTAAATGCGTTGCAACCTACTAAGGTAAAAGTAAAGTGTATATATTGTAAGGATGTCGAGGTAATGAACGACTCAGAAATGAATAAATTAGTTTTAAGGGAGAGGTTACAGGATGATAGTGCTAGAAGGCGGAAGGAATAAACAAGAGGTTGAATTACCGGACTTAATTAAGGAGATGGGAACCATCATTGATGATGTCAATGAATATGCTCTTCAACGTGGAGAGCTTGGTGGATTAGACTGGGGAATAGAATGTTTCAATGAAGCATTTGAAGGATTAAATCCTGGGCTACATCTTGTGGCAGGTCAAGCGAATGTCGGAAAAAGCGCTCTTTGTATGCAGTTAGCATGGTCAATAGCAAATGCTAATAAGACTAAGACAGAGAAGAAACCTCACAAGGCTTATGTATTATACTTTAGCCTTGATGATAACGTAAAGGAGATACTACCGAGACTCATAGCTCTTGATCAAAAGATACCGATCAATGTAGTGACTAAGCCTAAGAAGTATCAGAATGATCCCTCTGCTATGCCGTATCTTGTACGTAGGGAAGAAGGAATAAGAAGGCTGAGAAATGCCATACCTTATATTAAAGTAGTTGACTCAAACTACGTACCTATGGCTGACACCATAGAAGTAATATGCAAGACTATAGGAGACCATAACTTTGCTCTTAAAGAGATGGATGAAGATTATAAGTTAGTAGTCTTTATAGACAACTTTCACGATATATCATCATCAGAAACAAACTTTAATAATGATGAGAATGCAAAGTTTACTCATATCTCTGGTGAGCTAGGAAGCATGTGCACACAGTATGATATCCCAATAATTTGTACTGCTGAGTTTAAGAAGTTAAATGGTGCACGCAGACCTATTATTGATGATGTAAAGTCTACTGGTAAGATTGCATACGAAGCTAAAGCTATAATGCTATGTTATAATGAAGTAGGTTTACGTGGAGAGTCAGCACAGGTATTCTGGGAACAAGATGGTATTAATGAGAAGAGGCCACTACTTGAGGTCAAGGTGGGAAAGAACAAACTCTCCTCATACAAGAAGAGAATGTTCTTTGAATTTGTGCCTGAGATGTCATATCTTAGAGAAGTCCCACCTGAGGGCACCCGTAGGTATAATCAAATGATTAATGGTTAGTCAATGCTTTACGGCTCAGAGGTAAATACTATGACGCTTGTATATTAAAGTATTTATATTTCAGTCCCTTTTTCATCAGGAGGTGCTAATTAGGTATTAGCAAACATAGTACTTTAATATACCTTGTATCATAGTTACAAACTAGGTATTAGCCTTAAAAGAAAATCATATTTCAGTCCCTCTTTAATCAGGAGGGCTCCTTACATAGAAGCTTGATAGTCATAAGCTATAGGATAGACCTAACGAACTATCTATGTAAGGAGCAGATACAACTTCTATAAGGCTTCTGCCCTGGTTATTACTATTATAACATAAAGGATGAGGATGTAAACATGGATTTAATTGGTAAATATATCAAGAAGATGAGTGAAGATGAAGCTAAATTGACTAAAGGCATTGAGATAAAGATGCATAATGAACCAAGAGTGTATATCAGCAATAATGGTATTGCAACTTTCAACTATCCTAATTATACAACAGGTGCTGATACAATAATTGCAGGTAATATAACAATTAATGGGACCTATAGCAACTCAATTGCTAGTACTACAACAAGCTCTAATAGCAATCACTATATGGATAGTGATGATCCATATAGATTAATAAGAGGTTACTAATGGATCTTATATATGTTTACAAAGATAAGCTAGATATTATGGAGACAACCAGACAACCCAACACAGTATACTTCGGAGACAAAGTTATAGGTACTATACAATCTATAGACTATACTGTGGAACAAGAAAGAGTTCCTATATCTTATCAAGGTGGCACAGGCATTCAAGGTTTCTCAAGAGGACGAAGAGGAATAGCTGGTACTCTAGTCTTTAATAATTTGATTAATGAACCTAATGGGCCAATGGATATAGTGCTTGGGGATGTTGTGCTACATAATGCAGAGATAGTAAATTACAATGTAGAATACGGTAATGAAGTTTTACAACTAGAACATACATTCATCGCTAGAAGTATTGAGAGGAACCTATAATTCCAGGGAGGAATTCACTTGATTCGAGTTCTTGACACGAATGTGCTATTAGACAGAAGTATAAATGAAATAATAAATTCATTTGAACCATGCAGCATTGTTATACCTCTAGCTGTGGTACAAGAACTAGATACTTTTAAGAAGTTAGAAGACAATAGAGGACGTAATGCCAGAGAAGCTATACGCTTTATGGATGACCTAAGAAAGCACGGCAAATTGCATGAAGGTGTTGAACTCGACAATGGGTCTATATTGAGAGTTGAGACTAACTTTACCGATATAGATTTACCTGCTGAGCTTGATAGAAAGCTTGTTGACAATCGTATATTAATGGTCACTAAAGGTCTTATGCAACATGATAATGTGACATTAATCACTCAGGATATATGTGAGAGAGTTATTGCTGATACGCTTGATATACCTGCTGAGGATTATGTAGTAGAGATTGTAGATGTATCTAACATCTACAATGGATGTACAGAAGTAAATATTTATAATGATGAAGTGCAGCAGCTCTATGAGGAACGCAGAATTGATTGTGAGAAACCATATGTAGCTAATCAATTTATGATTATGATTGATAGCTACGGTGGAAATCATTATGGTAGATATGATGCTAGGCTAAAGTCCATAGTTCCTCTTAGTAAGAATCTTGAAGCATGGGGAATTAAACCTACTAAGGGAAATACACAACAGAGATTCTTTATGGATCTACTACTCAATGATTCTATAAAGTTAGTCACAGCTATAGGTCCTAGTGGTACAGGAAAGACTTTAATGACATTAGCTGCAGGTCTTCAAAAGACTCTGAATGATAAGAGTTATAAGAAGATCATAGTATCTAGGGCAATTGTTCCTGTAGGAAATGATATAGGTTTCTTACCTGGTAATAAGGAAGAAAAGCTTACTCCATGGATGGGTGCCATATTCGATAATCTTGAATATTTAACCGAGGACTTAGCTTCTAACAAATATGGATCTCCTTCTACACCGGCTGAACGAGTAGAAGAACTAATGAGAACTGGTATTCTAGAACTAGAAGCACTCACATACATCAGAGGTCGTAGTATCCCACGTCAATGGATTATAATTGATGAAGCTCAGAATCTTACTAAGAGTGAAATGAAGACCATCATATCTAGGGCTGGTGAAGGGACCAAGATCGTAATCACAGGTGATATTGAACAAGTAGATAATCATAGATTGAATAGTAGCAACAATGGACTTGTCCATGTTATCAATTCCTTTAAAGGTCAAGAGATATACGGGCACGTAACACTAACAAAGACTGAAAGATCACTGCTGTCTGAATTAGCAGTACAGTTATTATAGGAGGAAATAATGAGTAGTCATTTTATGTATGAATTAATAAAAGACATAAGACGGGAATTGAGGGTTGGACACTTAATGTCGTCAGTATCGACAATATCAACTTTTAATGGTGCTGAGATTGTTGAGGATATTAATGAACCTAAACTAGAGGAATCAGTCTATGTATCATTTTGCGGTGCAGATTTTGTAATAGTCTATAGTGGGACACAAGAGGCGCATATAGATCCTACTATACAAGCAATAAGCTATAAACAATTTGATCCTATTATCTTTCAATCATCTATTGGTGAGTGTGGAGTGCTAGGGCTAAATAGAGCCATCTTTGATAAACAATATAACCCTAACGATGGTTATATTGACATAGTAATGCAAAGCACTAATGAACACGGAATGAGCGTATATACTAAATTTAATAATTGTAGTAAGGTATTTTCAGAAAGCACTCTGAGTGTCGATTCCATTGTGTTAGAAGCAACTGATTACTATACATTCATAAGTATTGATAATATGGTGCCAGGATTTTCTGATGATTATAGGAGGGCCACAAGTGAGCAAACACTTTAAGATCAATATTACTAAGGAATTGCTTCTAGATTTGATATCTAGCCGATTTGATATTCCTGCTGATGCTAAGATAACTGATCTTGAATATATTCCAGATAGAAGAATGTATGTTGTATACTGTTCTGGTGGTAGATTTGATGTGGTTGAAGCCCAACATACTCCAGAAGAAGGGTTAAAGCATAAACAGTAAGGATGATGTTTTATGGCCAAGAAGAAGAGTAAGAACGCTAGTGTAGCTGAAAGAGCAAAGATTAAGCATGTTACTATCGTACTAATTGATGAATGTCTTAAATGCAATACCATATGTGAACATGGTGCTGGATACCTTAAGAAGTATAGGGCAGCTAAAGATAGTAATAAAGCATTTATGGGTAAGGGGGTTCCTTGTCATAGAGCCTAATGTAACTAAGGTGTCAGTCATGTTTACTACTGAAGAATGGGCACAAATGGATTATGAAACAAGAGAATACGTGCAAAAGTTAGTTAAGGAAAAGTATAACCAGGAAATTGATAGCTCAGATTATGATTCTGGAGGAGATACTAATGGCTCGTAAGAGGAAGAAAGGTTTTACCGATGCTGTACTTAGTAGAAGAGAACAATACATCTTAACTAATAAACTAAAGTGCCTTAGGGATTTAAACATGGAAGTAACAGAAGAGAACTTAAAGAAAGTTACTATATGTACTATGTGGGAGACGTTAAACTAATGGCAAAGAAATTTAAACCTATTCCTAATAGCCTTGAAGACATTACTCTCAGAGGCTATAAAGCTATTACAAGTATTCCTGTACACTGTAAGTTATGCGGTCGAGAGATACTATGGATTTGTTCTCCTAGTGGCAAAGAGAAATCAAGAGCCGAGTATGAACAAGAGATGACTTTCCAAGTACATACTGAATGTCTTAATGCATACACGAGAAAATGATACTGTCATTAGACGATGTATTAGTGTATACGGAATGTCCTCGAAAGTATTATCTACGTAGTATCGGGATACCTAGTCAACTATCTGCTAAGGCTGATTTCAGCATTAAAATTCACAAGGTGATTTATTCCTTCTATCGTAACATGTTCGATGGTAATCTACCCGGAGCAGAACAACTGAAGAATGAATGGGGGACTTTGTGGTCAAAGAATCTAAGTCTCCAAGACATAATGTTCAGAAAGCGTGATGAGCATAGTGACCTAGAAATGAAAGGTTTAAGTATGCTCATTAGCTTTCATAGACATGCGAAATTTAATCCATGTGTTCCAATAACAGTAGAACAAAATTATAAAGTAGATATAGGCAAACATCAACTGACTGGTACAATAGAACTTGTTAGAGAAGTTAAAGTTGATAACACCGATATCATAGAGATAGTAGACTTTAAGATGGGTGAATATATGCCTGATAAGTTTTATACTGATCATGACATATACCTCACGGCACAATCTTATGCATTCAGGAAGCTATTTGAAGCTGTTGAAAATAGGATAGTATATTACTTCCTTAAGAATGGCAAGGTCTATTATACAAGCAGAGATGAGTTCTCTACGTTTGAATATACAATAAATAGTATTGCTGACAGCATAGAGAATAGAGTGTTTTATCCAAAGTACTCTTATGCATGTAAGAGCTGTCCATATCAACATGAATGTGGTAGGTGTGATAAATGAAAGATGACACTTATGAGTTACTATACGATACATTATTAATGATTGTAAAGTTCTTATTTATTACATTCGCTGGATTGATGATATGGAATAACGTTATAACTGATGTATTCAATTTACAATCAATCAACTATATACAAATGGTTGCGTTGTATGTATTCACTAAAATATTATTAAGGGAGGACCACTAACAATGGCCAAGAAGAAAGTAGTAGATATGATACCTGAAGTTGTAGATTCACCTGAAGTAGAATCTACTAATGTTCCTACGCGTTGTGAGGTTGTAGCTGGGATTAAGGAGAATGGCGATGTGTACTTCGGTAGTAGAGGAGAAAGTGTAGACCTAATTACTATTGAAGGGTTGCTTAACTATGCTAGACAGGAGCTTGATCGTTACTGGGAAGCCCGTGCTATGCAGCAAGCTCAGGAAGCTATGAGAGCGCAACAGGAAGCTGCTGAATGATGTTAATCATAAAGAACTCACTTGGTGAGAAGGTTATAAAACTTGAAGATGATGGTAGTATGAAAGTCATAGGGGCCATTATTACAAAGGAAACTAAGGATAGCTCTGGTGAATAGCCAGAGCTCCTTACTATAATGAGGAGACTTATGAAAAAAGACCTAATAAACTTATACGCAGACAAGATGAATGGTTATACTTCTATCGATAGTACTTTAGAGACAGTTAAAGAACAAATCCAAAAGTATGTTAGTTGGTATGTAGGACAACCTGTTGGACAAGACACTCTAGATACTATACGTATAGGTGTGGAACACATTCTTAAGTTATATGGTAATAAACTTGATTGTAAATTATATTACAATGATAATGGAAATATTGATGTAATATTTATAACCTAGGAGGAACGTAGATTGAGAATATACACGCCTGACGAGTGTACTAGTATGTATGATACTGCAACTGAAGGCTACGGTTCAGTTCATAACATAACTGTATTCAAGTTCAGTGATTACTGGCTACCATCAAGAATAGATGTACTTAATAGAGCATATAGCCATAATATTAACAATGTAGTCGAATCATTGGACCTTATCACATGGCCTAACATGGAGGAAGTGTTGGAGTACCTTGAAGTGTATCTCTTAAGGGACCCAAGTCATGACCACTTTAACGGTTCTGCAGGCGCTCATCTTAGAGATGATAAGATTAAAGGACACATTACTCTATATGGGAGATCTACTCCTGTACCTAGATTTATGAGTCATTATATCTTTTGTCATGAGATGGGCCATGTAATACAGGATACCTACTGCAGAAATTTAGACCAGATAAAGATGTACGCTGAACTACGTAATGCAGACTATAAGAGGAATGAAGAATGGACCAAGGACTGGAAGCAGCTATGGGCTGAAGATTGGCGTTGGCTGTTTTGTACTGATACTGCTCATCAGGATACATGGAGTATGGAATATGAAAAGCCTGACAATAGAACCAAGGAGTTTATGCTTGACTCTTATAGACAGACTAAGAGACTTTAGGAGAGTATATAACGTGGCCTATATAAACATCATATGTCCTGATTGTGGGACAGAGGAGAACACTCATGTATTTCATCTAGAGTACGACAATGAAGATATATGGGGAAGAGACTGGGTATGCTTAGCATGCGGGAAGTACCTTGAGCAAGCTGAGGTAGAAATATGTGTTCCAGTCTACAAAGAAAAGTATATTTATTACGAAATAGACCTATCGGAGGAAGATTAATGTGGTACTAGGAATCGATCCCAGTACTGCGTGTACTGGGTGGGGAATTATTAATGATGATGGTGAGTTAGTAGCTCATGGCTATATTAAAACTAAAAGGTCAATGTCTAACCAAGAGAAGATCACATGTATGTACGATGGAATCAAACAAGTACTAGAGCAGTATAATCTTACAGAAGTAGCTTGTGAAAATCAATATCTTGGACCTAGGAAAGAGACTATAAAGACTTTATCTCAAGTACGTGGTGTAATAATGCTAGCTTGTCAGCAGCATGGCATAGAGATAAAATATTACTGGCCTTCTACTATCAAGCTTAAAGCTGCAGGTAAAGGAAATGCTACCAAGGAAGAAGTTATATCTGTGATTAGTGATAGGTTCAACTTAATGGACATAAATGACAATGTTGCTGATGCAATAGCCATAGCTTATTGCCATCAAAAAGAAAAGAATAAAGGAATGTGATGTATGGACGGTATAGTCCCTCTACTAGTTATTATTACAGTATTCTGTACTGGCATTTATCTATTGATAAATTCGTTAATAAATATTGTACGATAGGGAGGAAGTTATGAATCATAGAAGAACTCAGGTTAAAGCTAATGATGGTTGGAATGATATAGAATTCATGATGTTAGAGGACAAAGATATATTCAGACTGTTTGAATCCGATGGTGAAGCCGTGATCTGGGAAGATACAGATGAATTCATAGTTGAAGATAAACCATTCTTAACGGAACAAGGTATATGGACTGTGAAGTGTAACCCATATTATAACTAATTGACCTAAGGGGATGAGAATATAGGTAAGATGGGCTAGGTCTTTAACAAGGAGGACAATAATGTATATTTACAAGAATAATTCAGGTATTAAGTTAACGATTGAAGAGTTTATTGAAATAATGGAGAATGATCTATTAAATGAATTAATCTCAATTGTTGTTTGTTTAGACGATCCTGGCTCAGTAGTCCGTGAGATACTAGGTCTTTATGAGGTAAGTGAAGATGAACGAGTGGATAGAATCATGGGAAGACTTCTCGGAGAATTAGAAGACAGAGGAATATAATGAGGAATAGTAAACAGTGGTATGATCATATAGATGAACTAGTAATTAGATATCAAGAAGGAGACAATAGTTGTGGAATACTCCTTCTTGATGCATTCGAGCCATATCTCATTAAGTTCCTTAAGATAATACAGGATGGGCTTTTAAACCTTAATGACAAGGATTCATGTAAGTTCATCAGCTTATTTATAGCTGATGAAGAGATAAGGAAGAACTTGACTAAAACTAATCAATCTGTTGGTATTAGGAATGAAGCGCATAAAACTGCTTCATTCCTATCACAGACTTGTTCCTGTATGTCTTCTGACGATATAAAACAGGAACTACGAGTAACCTTTCTTACTTTGGCTAAGAGGTGGAAGAAAGGTGGAGTAAAAACCAACTTCTGTGGTTATATCTATAACTCATTTAGATATGAATTACATCGTAACCTAATAGAAACTATCAAGGACCCGCTGTCATATAAGGCATATATGAACATAAGATATGACGATACTGACGTTATATCAGAATACGAAGATTACAAGAAAGACATTGACTTTGATGATGTCTTAATGTTAGTTATTGAAGATGAGCTAGATAATAGCTGGATAGAAGGAATAACTTGCAGCGATATGTTCATTGCACTTACTCCACTCCAAAGGTCAATTGTTAAACATTATTATATAGATGGATTAACTGATCAGAAGATAGCTAGTAAGCTGAAGATGCATGTTAATACTATATTCATCCATAGAAGGAAAGCTGTTAACTTACTTAAAACAGGAGGTAATTAATATGAAAGCTTGGAAAGCAACAGATAGACAATTAAGCCCCCATTTTAATGAACTAGAGTTTGCTTGTCATTGCTGTGGGATGGTTAAGGTTGATACTAAGTTAGTTAATAAATTAGAGAAGCTACGTATGTTAGTAAATGCTCCAGTAACTCTTACTTGTGGGTATCGTTGTCCTAGTCATAACACTACTGTTGGTGGAGTAAGTGGTAGTGAACATATGGAAGGTACTGCTGCAGATATAATCATAGGTAGTTTGTCCCCAGCTAATGTTGCTAAGTTAGCTGAAAAAGTTAGCTTTAATGGTATAGGGACTTATCCTACGTTCACACATGTTGACATTCGTAAGAAAAAAGCTAGATGGAATGGCTGATCTGCTAAAGAGTACTAAATGTGCATGTGGTAATACTATCTACTATAAAACTAAACCGCCTACTAAGTGTGAAGAATGTAAGAGTAAGAGGAAAGGTTATAGTCATAAGGTAAACTCATCTAGTAATGGTGAACTGTTAATGTTTAACACACTGGATAGTATACTAAAGCTAGACTATATTAATAATGGCTATTACTCATGGTTACAAAGCCCTAAAGGATCTCCTATGCAGCTAGACAGATACTATCCAGATATCAAATTAGGGTTTGAATATCAAGGTGCGCAACATTATCGTTTCAATAAATACTTCCATAAGACCAAGAAGCAGTTCTTGTATTTACAGCAATGTGATACGCTCAAGTCTCAATTATGTGTAGTCAAAGGTATCACACTAATACATATAAGATATGATAAGAGTTTGACTAGAGAGTATCTTATAAGCAGGATACAAGACACTAATCTATTCGACTACTTAGTGTCCAATAAACTGATTATCGCTTGACATAGATGTAATATAAATGTAATATAGAGTATATAGTATATTGGGAGAGATGAGAATTTTGGGGCATATAATTGAATTAATGGATGCTTACTTAGTTAGGATGCAGAAGGAAAACGATAGAGATATGAAGAAGTTCCACCCTTCTGCCATTGGAAAGTGTACTAGAGAACTTGTATATAGTATGCTTGGATATCCAGAGCCGGATATAGCACCAAGAACACTAATGATATTCCAGAATGGGCATTACTATCATCATAGAATGGAAGAGATGTTTGATAAGGCTGAAATACTGATTGCTCCTGAGTTAACAATCAGGAATGCAGACTTAAATATCTCAGGAAGAACTGATGCGGTAATTAGAAACCCAAATCCTTATAGACATATGTTTCCTAAGGACATAATTAAGCTTTATGGTGCTGACGGAGAAGTGATATATGAAGGTCCTAATAACGAGGTAGCTCTAGTAGAGCTTAAAAGTATTAACAACAAAGGATTTAATAGGGTTTGTAATAAGGAAGCTAAACCAGAACATATAGCACAACTACAAATCTATATGTTTCTCAGTGGAATTAAACAAGGTGTTATTTACTATGAGAATAAAGACACACAGGCACAGTGGGAATACTGGGTAGAATATGATGAAGCCTTAGTGAACACCTTAGTAAAGAAAATTGAGCATGTTAATAAGTGTGCAAAGGAAAATGTTATTCCTCCTCGTGAGAATAGTAGAAGCTCATTTGCGTGTACCTATTGTAGTTATAATGGTTTATGCTGGGGTGATAGTAGCAAAGCATATACTTCTATTGACGAATTAATATAGGAGGGCCTATGTTAGAACAACTCTATCCTATGAGAGCTCAAAGTTTTGACCTTGATAGTTCTGAAGAGGTATGGCAAGATCCTGAATGGATATGGGAACTAAAGTACGATGGTGAACGTGCCTTGTTGCACGTTCTTCCTCATTTTATAGGTATGACTGGAAGAAGGAAATCAGACGTTACTGGGTTACTACCTGAGAAAGGTAGTTACATACCACACATAACCTCATACGACATACAAGCCTTATACGGGACTGTAATTGACGGAGAGCTATTACATGATGACTTTGATACTTTACGCTCTATAATGGGCTCTGGAACAGCGCACAGGGCCATTCAGGTGCAAGAAGACAAGGGTATGCTATGTTATATGGCCTATGATATTATAAAATATAGAGGAATATATGTTACTGATTTACCTTTCCGTATACGTAGAGAAATCTTAACAAAAGTAGTATCGACATATTGTACATATCACCATATTGGTCTTGCCATACAATATAGCCCTACTGATACTGATATCAAATCATTATTTGAGTTAATGACAGGAGCAGGTAGTGAGGGATTAATGCGTAAGCGCCTATCTGGTAAGTATAAGATATGTGAGGATAGTAAAGCATCTTCTGATATGCTAAAGGCTAAAAAGTTGATAACATTGGATGGCATTGTTACTGGTTATGAGATGGGCAAGGGTAAGTATAATAGTCATCTTGTAGCTAAACTAGAGTTTAGTCAATATAAAGATGGTATACTAACTTATAGAGGAACATTCGACGGATTCGATAGAAATACTATAAATGATATGACCGCGAATATTACTAACTATATTAATAGAGTAGTAGAAGTTAAATGTAATGACATATTGAAATCTGGTAAGTTACGCCATCCTAAGTTTGATAGATGGCGTGATGATAAACCACCTGAACACTGTATATGGGAATAGATTAAGGGAGGCCAATGGCCTCCCTTAACTGTTACTCTGATCTGTTTAATTCCTTATACGAAAATGCACTCATTAATATCACAATTCCTATGAAAGTAACTCAGCAAGTTGTTTCTTGAGATTAGATATCTTCTCAAACTCAGTAAACTTATTGTTGATAGTAGCTCTAAAAGTTTTAAGATTTTCCAACGTATCTCCGATTGAAGCTATTATACTATCCAGTTCGTTTAATACATTCCTTTCCATAACGTCCTCACCTCTCAATTCTGATTTTAGGTACTCAGGAATATTATGCGGAATCACATCTTGAACCTTAAACCCTACTGCGGACTCTATGAGCTTACGATACTTATCTTGACGATGATCAGAAGAATTTACTTGATCAACAAATTGCTGTGCTCGTTGTTCATTAGTATTTTCTTTTCTTAAGCCTCCTAATCGTCTTGTAGACAGGGATAACTTGCCATCAGTGTCTATTGACATTACCATTGATTCAACTTTCATTCCAACAAAAATGTATTCATTAACATCTTCCACATATTTATTAGTGATTTCCGATATGTGTAATAAACCACGTTTACCATTAGCAGTTACTACTATAGCTCCGAAATCTAATATCTTAGTTACACAGCCCTGTACGATGTCTCCTACTCTAACACCATTACTATCTATGGACTTAAGTTCTTCAACTACCTTAGGTTCTTCAATCACTTTGGGTTCTTCGATTAACTTATATGCAGGTATATCTTCAAGAGTCCTGGATTTACGAGACATGTAAGACATATATGCACGCCAGGTCCTATGCGGCAATAACTCTTCTAAGTATCTAGAGAGTGCTGTTCTAGACATGATCTTTAATCTTTGAGCAATATCAATGATTTCTTCTTCCCATTCCTCGTAGTACCTATCAGTAGGTGCATTTGTTTTCTCAAGTTGTTCTGCTCTCTTCTTTGACTTAGGGATAGCTTCAGTTATGAGTTTCTCAAATCTAAAATTGAGTTTTGAAAACTCTGCTTTAGCTTTAGAATACTCAGATTGAACTTCTGCGAATGTAAATTCATTCTCTGACGCATAGTCTGCAAGCAGCTCTGTAAGGGATGCCATATCAATTCTATCTTCTATATATCTATATAGGCCAATGTGATCTGATTCTGTCCAATTCATATATCTACTCCTTTCTTTTATACATTATATAATGTATTTATACAATGCACAATGTTTATTTGCCAGTGACCCAAGTCTTACTATCTGGTTCAGGTTTGTAGTAATCAGCAGTAAACTTCTCTGAAGTTGCTTTACCAAGTTGAACCTCTAACTCTTTAGTGGCTGCTTGACATGCTTTGCCTGTAAAGTTCTCAGTAGCAACAGTTGCATTCCCTTGCTTATCTATCGTTACCTTGATTGTTTCTTTAGCCAATATAATCACTCCTAATTTTATGTATAGAGCAGAGTTTTACTCTGCTCTAAATAGTTTCTTCAAATCCTCATAGTTCGAAACACAGCCTGCATTTATTACAACTGGAGATGAAGAGCAAGAAAGTACATTATGAAATTGAGTCCTGCTCTTAAACCCAAGTTTGTCATATCTGTTCTTTAAAACCAGATACTTGGTAGAGCGCTTATCGCTATATTCATCGTATATAGCGATAAGATCACTGAAATGTAATACATTTAGAGGTAGGCTACCAGTGACAAGTTTTATTAGCTCAACCATTTACCAGCGTGTTCCTACAACTACCAAGTTACCATCCGTATTCGTTTCATACTTAACACTGTAACCATTTTTCTTCATCCATGAAGATGTTTTGTGTTTCGTATGGCCAACATTAACAGCTTCAACGAATTCGCCCTGGTTAATTCCAGTACAGAACCAATCAGCAATTAGATCATAGGTGTCATTGCCATCATTAACCCATCCTATTGTGATAGTTTTTCCGTCCTTACGGATACCAAGGTCTACTTTCTTGTCATTCCAATAGCGACTACTGATGGTAGCGTTTCTGACAGGCTCATAACCCATCTCTACTAATGCTTCTGATAGTGCCTCAATAGAGTCTATCTTACAGTCAACAGTTACAAGGTGACTCATGTTACTCCCCCAGTTCTTTACTATATTTCTGTCTTATTGAGGACAGAATATTTGCCCTAAGCTTCTTTAACTTTTCGTAATCTTTCTTACCTTTGTCTGACATCTTTCCGGTATCAAAATCGTTATTCAAGACTTCTACTAGATCCATACAAGCTTCACCAAATTCTTGTATCTGGTGATATACATAAGGGTATACAACTAATTCAGAAATGCTCTCCTGAAAATCTAAGAAGGCAAGACGAATTAATTCTAATTCCTCAGTAGCTTTTTTGATATAAGCATTTATAGCTTCCTTGTTTTCTTTTGGTACTAGGTGATCAATCACAGGACGAGGTCTCTCGTCTTTATCGCTAGGTTCACTAGGTATTTCTTTCTCAGTGAATAAATCGTCAATCATTTTCTTTAATCCGTCATTTTCCTCTGTAGCACCAGACATAAAGCACCTACTTCTCTCTTTTATTTTTCCGCTTTAGTAAGAATGAATTATCTTCTACTGTTGTAGATGCTAATCTAGCTCTCGTTAAACACCATTTTCTAAGTTTGTCTACTTTTTCTTTCATTGTGACAGATAGAGGTTTTGTTGATCCGACAGCGTTTAATATATCTTCTGTGTTTATGTCTCTAGCTCCATTAGTTTTAGAATATACATCAAACATAGCCGCCATTATTACTTGTTCTATTTCTGATCCAGAGAAGCCCACAGTTTCAGATGCTATTACGTTTACGTAGAAGTCTTCAATATTACGACCACGTTTAGTTAGATGAATTTTAGTTATCTCTTCTCTATCAAGTTTGTTAGGAAGATCCAGGAAGAATATCTCATCAAATCTTCCCTTACGAAGCAACTCAGGAGATAATTCTTCTATACTATTTGCAGTAGCTACCACAAAGACTGGTGATGTCTTATCGGATAACCATTGTAGTAGTGTAGACACTAATCTACTGGTGGTTCCTGCGTCTGAGAAGTTTGAACTAGCCATACCAGATAGGCCCTTTTCAATCTCATCAATAAAGAGTATACATGGAGAACAAGCTTCAGCTAACCTGATTGCTTTACGCATATTCTCTTCTGAACTACCTACTATTCCAGCCATCATTCTGCCTATGTCCAATCTGAGTAGTGGCATTCTCCATAAGTTAGATATAGCTTTGCAAATCATTGATTTCCCTGTGCCTGGTATGCCTAGTAAGAGCATTCCCTTAGGAGTTTGTAGCCCATAGCTTTTTGCTTCTTCTGTGAAAGCCTTTGAACGCTGCATTATCCAGTGTTTAAGATTATCCATTCCTCCTATATCGTTAAAGTCATCTGCTTCATCATATAAATCAAGAATACCAGACTTCCTAATTATCTGTTTCTTCTCATTTGAAATAATATCCGGGTCTAAAGTTCCAGATACCACAGTAGATTTAGCAAATACATTCTCTATCTCATCAGCAGTTAAGCCTTGACAGGCTTTAACTACGGAGTCAACATCTATATCTCTATCCTCTATAAAATCCAAAGCTTCATCTACCATCATTGATATATCCTTTACTCCTGGTAACGTATAATCAATAACATGTACTAGTTTTTCTAGTTCAATAGGTATATTGAGCACTGGAGACGTAATAATTATTGGATTATATATTGATTTTGATTCTGTTATATCTCTTAGCTTTCTTACTACCTGGGCATCTTTAAGGAATGAATGATAGTCGCGCAATACGAACATTGTTCCCACATTGTGCTGATCTATTATCTCAAGTATCTCAATCGGGTTAAGCATTATAGGCTTATCAGATCCTGCCAATTTACTTAACCCTGAAGCAAATGTCCATGTAGAGAATTCAAGATAATTGTGTTTAGCTATTTCATGTAATGCTAAATCAAGTCTATGCTCTTCCCAGGTGACAACCCATATAATAGGTTGTCTACTTTTAATCAGGATCTCTAGCTCCTCTGACGGGATCAAACAAAATCCACTCCTTCTTAGCTGACTTTATTGCATGAGCCAATTTAGGAACTACATCCTCCGGTAGTTGACGAGACTCAATTACATTAAAAGCAAATGAAACTGCATCTTTACGATTTTTAATGAGGTCTTCTACATGGCCATGTTGAGTTTCTATAACATTTCCAAGTAAAGCCTTCACTTCATCATTCAAGTCAGAATGACTTATTAATGATGCGTTGCCTGATATAATTGATGGCATAAATAATAAGACATGTACATTGCCTTTGGAAGATATAAGTCTAGCAGCGTACCATTTATTCATTATTATTGGTAAATCAAAACCTGCTCCATTTTCAGTAGGTACTTCATGAAGCTGAGGTATCTGAGCCGTTTCGTTTCTAGAGAAGAAAGCACATAACGCTTTTGCGGGTGTAGTTCCATTTACTAAATAATCTCTATTTAGTAAATTGATTCTTTCGGAAGGATCTAGAAGATCTTCTTTCAAAATATGATTCGGGTTAAGTACAGAACTTCTGTACTTAGGAATAGCTACTGGTACGATGTATTTTAGTACGTAGAAAGACACTTATTTCCCTCCTGTTTCAGTCTTAATTTTCTTAAAGAATTCGACTAATTCTTTGTCCTCGCTAATCCTCATTAGTCTGACGCCTATGTTTGATCTCACCTTATCCCATTTGTTACAAATCCCTGGGCTATTTAAACCATCGGGCCATTTATCTATCACAACGTCTTTATCTATAGGTGAAAGCTTGATAAACTTACCTAGACCGGAGTATTTGTTGTCAGGAGATAAAGTAATCCCGTTGAAGTCAATACATAAATTGATTTTTGGTATTGTGTACTTCATGATTATAGGAACATTCGTATATTTAGTTCCTACGATTTTATCAAAGGCAATATCAACTCCTGTTCCGACAGTAATACTCATCCCTATTGCTTTAGCTATGATTAGACCACTGGTATTTCTGATTATTCCTTGTCCAGAACTAAAATTGTATTCATGATTAGGACTTAAAGCAGGTTTCCCATTCATTATCAACTTCTTACATAGATTTTCTCTGAGCTCAATAATATGTTTTGTCATTTCATCGAGCTCCACAATGAATAGAGAGCTTTTAAATGACTTGCGTAGTATATCAGTAAACTCTTCTTTATCTATGTTGTGAGTAACTTTTTCATCATTATAAGACATTTGTAAAATTACAGACTCTAATAATGGATCATACGAGAGTGACAAATCTGTTTCACAGCTAGATCCATTAGCTTTTATAATGCGGTGTTTTTGTATTACATCTTTTCTTATCTTTGTTCTAGGCAATACTGGTATTTCAGAAATGCTTTCCCAGTTGTCAATTTCAAGTTCATTAATGTCGTCTACCTCCAAAGTACTATATCACCTTCCTTTAGTGTTTGCGGCATATTTATGGCTCTTTGATTTGTACTACCTATCCATAAACCCGGTTTAAATCCTACGCCTTCCACTTTCTTATCGATCATGAATTCTCCATCAACAAGTATATCTATATTGTGGAGGATCGCATCAAGACACATCTGAGTTATAGTAGGTATGTGTGGATCTTCAATGTCACACTGTATATCAAATAGCTCATTACCAGTATAACATATAATAATGAACCCGTGTGATTTAAGTTTAGTAACTAAATCATATAGCGCCAATGTTTGTAGAAATGGTTCACCACCCGATATAGTTACTCTCTTATAAGGAACATTCTTCAATAACAAATCTACTAGTTCATTAACTTTGAAGACATGCATATCACTAGTGTCTTGAAGCTGTGAATTAAAACATCCATCACAGCTTCTAGCACATCCCTTAAAGAATATCTCTGTAGACACCCATGGACCTGCCGTCTTGCAGTGGTATGTTATACCTCCAAGATTAACAGTTAAATTATTGCCAACTAGCATTTCTGACATCTCTCTCTTCATGTTCATAAATGAACAAGTAATCATCGATATATGTTTCAACAGCTATAAATAATTCTGCACTGTCAATCATTTTGCTAGCTATCGTATCTAATTCCTCTACTGTCATCTCTAGTCTAAGTTCATTATTAGCTATTTTAGCTATATAACCAGACAGAGCATCTTCAAATTCTAGCTTTCCCTCTTTAACCATTATCTCAGCATTAGGTTTTAAATTACTGAGCGCAGTTAGTAGTTCTTGATGATCAATATTCTCATCTGTTATAACTACTGTATAAGTCTTCACGAGGTCTCCTCCTTATCCTGCAGCGACAGCTACTTGTTGCCTTCCTTCTGACAATTCTAGTATCTGCCCTCTTGTCAGCGTCAAACCACATTCAGTACAAGAGTATGTAACTGTTATCATAACTGGGTATCCTGTTTCTAGGGAAATTCCATATCTATCACTACCCTCAAACTCTAGACTACCACATTCAGGGCACATAAGTAAATCATTTCTCATCTAGTTTGGCCTCCAGTTCAGCTATTTTGTTATTCAGAACTTCTATCTCTTGTAGAAGTTCTAGTTCATGATCAAGACTTTTAACAACATATATATCTTCATGGTGTTTAAATCCAAATGGTATATACCAATGCTGCTTACCAGCGCTAATCATTTCCCTCTGTACTTTGAGTATCCACGAGAGACTGATCGAGATTGTCTTCTCACCCTTTGACGTGATTGTACCTCTTTCTTTGCATTCCATGAGGTCAGTCGGAGTAGTAATGTCTCCAGGCCGATCTCTAATAGCACCTGAGTTAGGCTGCCTAACAGCGAGGTTCTTGTTAGTGCTCTTGTTCCACTTCTTAGCAACCTTCTTTTCAAAGTCCATCCCCTCTTTCTTCTTCTTTGGCCCAGTCCTGAATGTCTTTTTAACTGGTAGTTTAAGCAACCTTTCACCGTCACATAAATGGCAAAGTGCATTGTTCTTACATTGCTTCCCTATCTCAGGATCGCAGTTAAAGTCCATCTGCTTTACCTCCAAATGCCCTAAGATATAACTTAGTTAATTCGTCTACTTCATGTCTTTCTTCTGGATATACTATTCTACTAAAAGACATGATTCTTGAATTTTGACGTATTGCATTGTCAATATAAGCTATTTCGTTAGGTGTAAAAGAGTATGTAAAAGTTATTCCTCTAGATGTGGAATGAACTTTCTTAGTTTCTTCAGTACTGAGAACTTTTACGTATTTTGTAACTAGGTCATCAGTACATTTATTACAATTATCACATATCTTAGCATATCGCGGTTTCGTTTTTCTATGATGTTGAAGCCACTTCATCGTTATATTCTTCAATTCCGGATGTACTCTCCGCATTTGATATATCTCTGAGCATGTTTTGGTCAACATCAACTGGGTAACAACGCTCATAATATCCTCCTGGACCATAAAACTGTTCTGTAGTTATTATGGTGAGAATAACTTTGTTCTTTATATAAGCTACAAACTCCTTGGTAACTATAACCAGGGCATTTGTTACTGGATCGTGTAATGTTTTCTTTACGTGTTTTCGTAACATCTTTCTTATATGTCTCTTCGATTTGGTGGTGGGCCAATGTTTTTTACCTAGCCTATTTCTAAAGCGTGTTGTAGCATGTCTGCTAGGCTTATTCAATCTTGTGTATAAATACTTTCGCTTCTTTTAATAGTTCTTTAGCTAGTTCATCATTGTAATCCCCCACATAATATACATCCTTAATACCTGCATTAATGATTAATTTAGCACATAATGAGCATGGATGATTAGTAGCATACATCGTTGCTCCTTCTACGCTAATACCGAACTTAGCAGCTTGCACAATAGCATTTTGTTCTGCATGTGTTGCAATACAGAGTTCTTGACGCTCACCAGACGGTACCTGTATCTTTTCTCTTAGACATACACGTCCTGATGAGCATTCAAAGACTCCTGCTGGAGCACCATTGTAACCAGTTGCTATAATTCTTTTATCTCTTACTATAACTGCACCACATTGTCTACGAAGACATGTGGACCAAGCAGCTATTTGATAAGCAACGTCCATAAAACGCTTATCCCATTTGGAACTTATAACATATGGGTTTTCCTCAAACCAATCTTTATGTTGAGGATTTCCAGGATTAAGTTCGATTGCACCATCAGTAGACTTTAATGGTTGAGCTTTAGAACTAATACTATCTAGCTTAGATTTTAGTTTATCAGACATATTCATTCCCCTAAAAATTAGATTCTATTTTCATTAAGCCTAATGCAGTGATTAATCTATTCTGTTTCCCTTCAATGATTTTGACGATACTATTAATAAAAATTAATCTCTCATTTGTTACCTGCTTGATATCAAATAAGTTTATCTTTACATCATCATCACCATATTCCTGAGCAGCAGTTATGGCCCTTGCGGTTCTTGCATCTGGATTACTCCCAGTAGCAGCAGCTAGCTTCTTAGTATTATCAAGTAACTGTGTTATGTTATCGTCACTGACTTTAATGTCAGGATACAATAACATAACATCTGTATACAATGAATCTAATTTAGCTACAAGTGGCTTAGCTGTGCCAGGGTTTATGTCTGGAGGAATAACTATATCCCTTATCCTAGTTTCGAAGTCTCTCTTATGTCTCTCCCATGTAGCCTGTTCCATTATATATCCTCCAATTTACCGAAACAATTCTCGTATTGATCACACTTTTTACAATTGCCCTCATATCCGCATCTCTCGGCATAACTACAGTTATCGCAATGGAATGGAGGATAATAATATCCTATACCGTTGGAAACGCCTTCTGAGTACATTATTTCTCCGCACTTAGGGCATGGTTCATTTATTATTGGATCGTACATTCCCATTACTTAGCCTCCAATAAAGTTATCTAATTCACGTAACATATCAGGTAGTGGAGCATTTCCATCTAGTACATAATCAAATTCAGCGTCATCTAAATCTGTTTCTGATATATGTTCTAGCCTAGACTTGTCTATATCACCGTATAACAGCTCAAGTCTTCTTTCTTGTACCTCAGGAGATACATTAACCCGTACAATTTTAAAGCCAGCTTTCTTCAGTGCGTCGTACTCGTTCTTGTAACGAAGATCATCGACAGCTACTTTCTTATAATCATATGTTGATTCGATTAGATACGTCGTCCATACGTTTGGATCTATGGACCTCATAGCATGACCTATATCTTGAAGTAGAGCTCTATGAAGATCGCTCTTATCAACATTGATATCAAGATCGTAATATTTAGGAAAGACATCTTCAAACAATGATATCATACCACGATCATAGTCCGCAAAACTTTCAAAGAGATCAAACATAACATCATCTATACTAGATATTGTTTTATATATATCCGGCATAAGATCACGCAGTTTTAATTCCTTTGGTACTATATCTGTATCAGAAGAGTATATCAATTTCTCTCCAGACAATAAACGTTCTGCTTCACATAATGTCTTAAAATGAGAACTTATCTCTTTTAGTGGTGTAGCAAAAGCAAGTTTTACATATCCATATTTTTCAGCTAGATAATTAGCTGACACGGTTTTACCAGCACTCATCTTCCCTGAGAATGCAATCATGGACATTCCAACATCTCCTCAATATAAAATAAGGTGGGATATCCCACCTCAACAACTACATTGTTGTAGTTTTCTCTTAAGGTATTCTATTTCTTTTTGCTTCATTATAAGTCTTTTAATTAACTCTTCTGTTAATATACTGACGGACTTAGATTGAAGTGTTAATTCAGATGTAATTAAACTAATATCATCTGTGTCTCCTAAGAACACTATCGTATCTGGCTTGCATCTAGCCTTGGATTTATCAACCCTTATTATACTATTATCTCGTAACTTCTTGATTGCTCGATGTACAGTTGCTGTTGACAGGTTTGTATCTTCAGCCATCTTAGATAATGAAATACTTATTGCTCCATTACTGATATTAGATTTAATATAGTCTTTAATCTTAACTTCAGAATTCTTAAGGTTCATAATTAACACCTCCTCTATTACTATTGTAATACAAAAGATGTTATATGTCAAAGTTTAGTCTTTCTTATCATCACAAGAACAGGGATGATTTGGGAATATAGGATTGCCGCATACTTCGCAGCACACTACATCAGCTGGATCTCCTCCAAATCCTCCGGTAATAGTTTCCATATAAAATCCTCCTATAATAGTGGTAGATGTCTTGTTATTATATCCACTACTTTTTCTTCTCCTAGTATAGACACAGCAGTATATGTTGGTACGCCATGGAACTCGGTCTTACCTGCATCTTGTATCAGACTACACCAAAGATCTTCATCTTTAGCTTTGGTATATATATCTAACAGCTCAGCTTCGGAATCGACTGACACTGCTATCTTTGTTTGTTGTCCTGTTATCCATTCATAAATCTCAGGTGGCACATTCATTGTCATATTATAATGCTTAAGATTCCAATCTTCATCATAATCCTTAGTCGGAAAGTCTGCTTTATCTAGGAATGCTTTTAAGACTGCATGACCAGCTTGAGCCATATATTTACCCTTTCTACATTTCAAATCTTTTCTACAGATTATCATCATCTTAACCACCCAAGTCACTCATCCTTATGTTTAAAGTTTTTGCAAGGACATTCTCCAGTTTCTATCATACAGCTATAATCATTGAAGTTAGCACATTTATCAGTATCTAGTATAAAACTAGTACATCCTTCGCAAATCTGTACGCTAGAAGGAATGCAGTTCTTATCTCTCTCATGTGTACAATTAGTTAGCATGTCTAACCTCCAGTAAACCAATCTGTTCAAGGGTTGGTTTTAATGTATTTACAACTTCGTTTGCTTTCTCTTCTGCTTTACCTGAAATCTTATAATATGGGATACCTTCAGAGTCGAGAAAGCCCTTTATTTTATTGTAGATAGGTATTTGATCATCATCCTTTTGTGAACGTATTCCGTCTTGGAATATAGAGCCAGTAGGTTCAAATAGGAATACAGCATCATAGGATGAGATCTCACGTAATGACATTTCATGTATATCTTTTAGTAGTTTAAAATACATTGGTTTAATGGATTGCTGTTTAGGTAGGTTAGTTATCATTTCCTTAACATATATATAACCAAGGAAGCTTGCGCTATCACATACTACTACATCATGAAGCTTACTAACCATTCTCTCAGTTTCCATCTGACCAAGTATGATAGGATATTGTTGATGGGGATCAATTATAGGATGGGTACCATCATAGTTGTCTCTGATGTACTTACGTGCATATTCTTCAGCAACTTCAGCATTAATACCGTGAGTTTTCTTAAGTATCTTAACTACTTCTCTTGCTGTGGTTGTCTTATCGCAGCTTGGTGGAGCTACAAAACATATTTTAAGTTTTGCCATCATATTCCTCCTTGTTTTTTACATATTCCATGTGTATCATAGGGTCCATAGGAAGGACGCATTTCTCAAAGTAGCCACATCGTGGATTTCCTTCGTTCTGTATAAAATACATACACACACATCCTTCAGTCTTTTCTAAGCAACAATAATTTGTTATATCATTTAATGACCTACTATAGTTAGCACAATCACTAGATACTAATCGCCGTATAGCCTTTATAAGGTCAAATGCCAGATGAAACACCTCTTAACAGTCGTATGAATATGTCTCCAATACAACTTGTCCTAATGCTCTCATACCATCAGAAATCATTTCACAATAAGTTTGTTCGCAGTCTCCTCCAGTACATAATTCAGCGTAGTATATGTCTGCATGTGGATTAAGATTTTGTCTTTCATCTACGCTAAACTCAAGATAATCATGTTCTTCAAGACGTGATAATATAGTTCCTGAATCCATATTGATATTCATGATGTTTTCTACCTTTGTTACACCAACATAACTAGCTAGCCTTTTATCCCATGATGGTCCAAGATCAAGATGCTCAATCATGCCTTGAATGAATTCTTTTTTACTAGTGATGGTTGAAAGTACACCTACAACATAGCATGAGCTAGAGCTATTTGTAACAAAATCAAGTCTTATCTTCATTATTACACCCCGTAGTTTTCAGTAACAAATATAGATACATTATCGTCTTTATAAGTGTTATCATGTACGTTATCATATAGGAAGTCCCATGGAAAGCTCCACGTATCACGTTGAGTTCTATATATCGTGTAACCTTCATTAACCAACTGTATACAATATTGATATGACTCCAATATTTCATAGTTAGGGATATCGGCATAGTATTCTTGTACCTGCTCGACTGTAGTAATGGGAGCATTCACTATTAGCTCAATTTCCTCTTGCGAATAACCTATTTCCTCTTTATAGTATTTCATAGTATCATCGTTTATTGTAATACTATCAAGAATCTCATGAGCTAATTTACGTATCACAAATGAGCCAAATCCTTGTTGAGTATTCCCACCTAAGAGGGCTGCTAGTAACCCTTCTTCTGTAAGTTCGATATTCCTAACTCCTATAATGTAACTAGAGCTAGAGCTGTTAGTTACAAAGTCGGTTCTTATCTTCATTTCAACCTCCTAGTTATTCTCTATGATATCATATTGTCTAAGATCTTTTGATTCAGTAGGAATACCCATGCTGGTTATCTGTTCGGCTACTATCTCTTTAACCTCATTATAGGTTTTATTAGAATAACGAGAAACAGTATAAGGAAGATCACATCCAGCACATGGTCTTTCGTATTCGAACGTGTATACTTGTACATCCTTAGCTATTGTGTTTACGGTATGATCCAGTAGTTCGCTAAATCCATAGTTGTCTATATACCAATCTATGAACTTGAGATCCTTATCGTACTTCTTATCTTGTTCATAACTGTCTTTTAATTCATCAACCAGATAAGCGAAAGTTATCGTGTTCATAACAAGTTTCTTTAATTCTTCTTCCCTAACATTAACTCCTAGTAAGCAGTAACTAGTTGAGCTACTATTGGTTACGAAGTCTGTACGTATTTTCATAATTTCCTCCTATGAATAATCATCGAACTCAACAACATTTAATGGAATACCTAACAATTCCATAAAGTCTGACATGTAACCATTATCCATTGTGGTAAACCCATGAATGAATTCAGCTCCATCTGTTACACTCCAATAGTCTCCGCTGTACTCTTTACCACCGAACAATGATTTATAAAGATCATGCTCACTGTAATCTATTATAGCTCTAGCTTGTTCAGCGGTTATATCTTTCTTCATAATAACAAAACTAGATGAGCTACTATTGGTTACGAAATCTGTTCTTACTTTCATACTTATCACATGAGTCCTTTCAATATATTTTCATCTTTGGTATCTATCTTGGTCAATGAACTCGAACACCACCAACGATCATCTAGATCACATGTATCTTTTCCTATATATTTTATTAGTACGCCTTGTCTTCCACATTCGACCTTATCGCAATCAGTAAAGATGCAGTCTTCTGTATTGATTACTATATGTGCTTTATTATAAAGCATAATGATTTCATCAATATCAAATCGCATTATAGTTTCTCCTTAGTACTATGTCAAGCAGAATTGGCCTATAGTTAATTAATTCTACACTAACACACCTATGTGTGTTAGGATTAAGTCCTGTAGGTTGACTATGTGTATGACCATGTACATTAATCCATTCAGGTTCAATTGGTACGGGTTCGTGAGATAAAACTACCCACTGCTGTCTTATTAATCTATGTATAGGGCTATCATAATAATTCTCAAACCCAGCTTTCTTCCAGAATGTTGGAGTTTTCTTGTCATGATTGCCCTTGATTAATCTTTTCCTTCCATTAAGTCTTCCTACGAGTTCAATGATCCTGTCAGAGCCGCATAATGCGAAGTCTCCAAGAACCCATACTATATCTTCATCTGATATAGTCTCGTTCCAGTTATGAATTAAGAACTCGTCCATCTCTTCTACTGAATAACATGGACGAGGTTCGTATTCTAAGATATTGCGATGACCTAGATGTAGGTCAGCAATTACAAACTCTTTCATTTAATCACCTATTTCTTGTAGGGGATAGCATATCCTTCTTTGATTAGCAGATCATTAAAGTTAATGCCATTAATCAGTACTTCACAGAGCCATCTACCAAATGAGTCTGCCTTATATGTCCTCAGAGTAACTTCATTACCATCTAGATGAAGACAAGTAAAGTCTCTGGCTGCATCTCCTGCTAGGCTATTTTCACCATGCATTTCAGGACAGTTAACTCCGAGTAGTCTAAATCTTAATACCATTTTGGTATAGAAACCAACATCTACTTCGGCATCAATCGTATCTCCGTCTACAACGTTGATTACTTTAGCTTTGTATTCATACATCGGCATCATCTCCAAGCGTTGTAATAAAATCTTTATATTCATCACAATGTGCATAACAAGAATCTACACTTGTGAAGTAAAATCCTTTACAATCATGACATGGGCACATATTATCACCTACCAGTCTGTATGTTCGGTTATACTAAAATCTGTTACATCAACATTATCCCATTCATCTATAGGAATAGAGAATGCTTTGTCTCTAGCTTCATCAACATTATTAGCCTCTACTTCAATCGAAACTGTTACTTCTTGTATCACGAGGTATTTACTCATAATAGATGCTCCTTAACGCCAAGTACGATGTTTTTCAGCTATCCATTCTGCTCCATCATAGTCTACAATTTCCCAGTCTACATCATCTGGTATTTCGACAACCTTAATATTACTGTAATGAGTATTTGCTTCTGTTCCTAGTTTTTCAACAATAGCTATAATATCAGGATTGAGCCTAACTCCTTCTTCAATCATCTTATATTGAAAGCAGTAGTTATCTCCATCACCGTACCAAGGTTTTTCCTTGGGTTTGTTTCTAGTTCTCTTAAAGATTTTGGCATCAGATTCAACTGCAATGAAGCTTTCAGTTTCGAATACTGACCATCCAATACTTATCAACTCTTCATACACTTTATCAGAGAAACCAAATCCACCATGAGATGTATTGATCAGTATTTTCATTCCTTCTCCTCCTCAGCAATCAGCATTTTGGCGAACTTTATACCCGCATTAAATGCTTCTTCAGTAGTAGGATCTGTTTTACCGAATATTGGATGTTCTACGTTAAATAACTCCTGTATTCTATGCTTTTCATCCTTACTAAGATACCCAGTTAGATACCCTATAAGATTCTCGGCATTGTCATTTTCCATTTTGTACAGTCTTATAAACTCTGCAGCTTCCTCAGGAGAAGTACATGATACAACAGAGTTTATTAAATCACCAACAGAAACTATTTCTTTATCATTCCAAATCATATTATCATCCTTTCCTTACTGGTACACAATACTATGGATGGCTCAAGTGGACAACCGCCCATACATTCACTATGGTTTGGGCATTGTGGACAAGCCTCTACTAGCTTATTGCGAAAAGCTTTAAACTCATCAGAGTTCCATGCTTCCTCTACAGTCTTTCCTCTTAGTGATACACCATACTTACGTTGTTGATCAAAACTGCAAGGTACCATGACCATATCAGCGCCTATATAACAGCTAAAACGTCCACCTTCACAGGTATCTACCGAATCGACTAACACCGATTCCTTAGCATAGTTAAGTATACCAGGTACTGAGCAACTGTCAAACCCAATTTTAAATGGATGTTTGTCCATTGCTACTTTAAAGAAGTTTTTAATCTTTTGCTCATCTCTGAGTACAAGCTTATCTGAACCACATCCTACTGGCTTATGCATCAAAAAGATTATTGCATTAATACCTGCTGGGAAGGCATTGCGTTTAAGCCTATTAGTAGCTTCCTCAATGCTATCTTCTGAGAGTACATAGTGGATATTAGTTTTGCAACCAGCTTGGAGGAATAAATCAATTGCTCTATATGTATATTCTTTACGGTAGAATGATACAGCAACAGCACCACAGTACTGCTTAGTTAACTGGGCTATGCGCTCATCTACTCCAATACCACTTGTGGTATAATTAGGTATAACACCAGAGTCCCTTGTATACTTTAAAATCTCTTCAAAGTTTTCATGTTCATCAGGACTTCCAGCACCACCAAGTGCAACCTGGAACACCTTACCATGGAACTGATCAATTATAGTTTTATAATCCTCCAGTGACATATTTTCACCTTCAGACTTCTTACCCTGGTAACACCCAACATCACATAAATGTGCGTTCTTACAGCGGCCCATGATTCCCAGATCTAGTAATTCCGGGTAATCTGTCATAAACGGGTTAACACCAGTATCTTTTCCATTTTCTATGATACCTGTACGCAAGTATGAACCATTTTCTGAGTTGAATATAGATAAGAATCTATTCTCACTATCTAATTTCTTTCTTACTGAAGCATCTTGTTTTATGATAATCATATGTACCTCTCCTTTATTTTAAGCTTTCTGAAGTACTACTACTGATGCGAAATAAGAGTATGGCCAACGATCTATTCCAGTACCCATGCCTGCTGCTCTCATTGGTGTGCAACTTGATACGCACCAACCTTCTTCTAGTAATTGATTTAATTCGTCTTCATTAGTTAATAGCACATCATTAGGTGCCATTCTTACAGTTAGTATAAATACTCGTTCCTTTATTCATATCCCAACCATTCTCTAGATTCTAGTTCCCTAACTTCAGAACTTACATACTGTGTACATATTGGACCATGTGTAATTCCCTTTGTCATCAGAGTAACTCTCTGCTTTGTACATCTATTTATTTTACTGAATAATAATTGACATGCAAAGCTGATAGGGCATTCATAAGTTCCAGATATTACTGCTAGTTTACCAATATTATTTGGAACCAAACCCATATATGTAACTATCTGATCTAGTTCAAACATTGGTGTATCCATGTTATTCAATCCATGATGTTACTATGTTGTCTACGGGTGCATCTTTCTTTAACTTCTTTAATCTATTAGAACATATCGGGCCATAGCTATTATGCTTTCTATATTTTCCTGCTAATAATACATGCTGGTGTGCACATTCAACAATATCGCAATTCTTGGTCCCACATGGACAAACATGTACTATTATGCATGGTTTATTATAGTTTTTAGCTATATTACCACTATATGTAACTATCTGGTCTACCTCAAACATAGTACCTCCTATAATTATAATATTAATGAGGGTGTGCTATTACGCCAAATGCTCTGAGGGTCTAGTATAGCATTGCACCATTAGACCTAACAAGAGCCCAATGATACTTGAGTATGCCGCTTTCATAACAACCTTTGACTGTTGATTAAATCACGCGTCACTATACTAACTCTTTTCAGCTAACAGTTTTCCGTATGTTTCCCCTGTACGATATCTATACATGCTTGTTACATGATGTAGCTTTCACGTACTCGCAACTCCTTAGATGAGTCAATACCTTATACTTTGTTAAGTATTTTGATATCAACTTCGCTTTCGCGAATGGCTGCCTCTAAGCCAACATTCCCTCATTAGTATTATTAACAAATCTACTATCTAAAGTAAGTCTTCTAATGAATCAGCATCCGTGGCCTTTCTCACAGTCCATGAACACCAGGTACAGTCTTCTCTTACAAGACCACGTATAAATATGTGTACTCCATAACATACATCGTCTCCCATAGGTCTACAAGTTCTTCTACATGGTTTAATTTTTTCTATAATAAAAGCCTTGCCTAGCAGTTCTTCTTTGATTCCTTCAGTCCTATGAAAAATAACTATTTCGTCTATACTAAGACTTTCGTTACTTATACCCCCCATAATCACCATCCATTAACAAGTAAGTCTTCTAATGAGTCAGTTGACTTAATTTTCCTTACAGTCCACGAACACCATGAGTATTTTTCCATATTAAGTCCATGGATGTATATCGTCTGTCCATAACAGACTCTTTGTCCTGTAGGTCCATTGCATCCGAAACATTCAATTGTTTTTCCTATTGTAAAGATGTTGCCTGATAGTTCCTCATAAGGACCGTTAGTCTCATGGAAGATAACCATCTCATCAACGTTAAGTCTTTCGTTACTCATATTTCCTATGACCTTTCACCTACTTGCTCTTTATTACAGAATCAATTAGTCCATAAGCTAATGATTCAGTAGCGGACATGAAGAAGTCACGCTCAGTATCAATTTGAACTTTCTCCAAGGGTTGGCCTGTATTCTCAGATAAAATTCTGTTAAGTTCGTCCTTCATACGTAATATCTCAGCAGCCTGAATCTGAATATCAGTAGCTTGACCACGTGACCCGCCTGAGGGCTGGTGAATCATTATACGGGAGCTTGGCAATGAGAATCTCTTACCCTTGGTTCCTGCTGCCAACAGGAAAGCCCCCATACTGGCGGCTTGTCCAACGCATATGGTGGCTACGTCAGCTTTAATGTACTGCATAGTATCATATATTGCCATTCCAGCAGTGACTACACCACCAGGGGAATTAATATATAAGCTGATATCTTTTTCTGGATTATCACTTTCAAGGAACAACATCTGAGCAACTATGGCATTAGCCATATAATCATCAATCTCTCCGCCTAAGATTATGATGCGATCCTTCAACAATCTTGAATAGATATCGTAAGACCTCTCACCATTCATCGTCTGTTCAATTACAATAGGAATCAATACTAATCTCTCCCTTTATCTATTTTTATAAATCTATGTGAGCATAAACCTAATGGATTTTCAATAAAGTTTAATGTTAATTTTGGACAAGTATCCCAGTGTTCCTTATGAATGCAGCGATATACATTATTCACGGCAATACACCGAGTGCTTTTTCGTATCACATAACATTTATCCATGATTATAAGGTGCCCATTCCGTTCGTAATTCTCAGTTGATACTACAATATCTCCCGCATTAATCACATCCACAACCACCGTAATCACCACCGCAAGATCCAGAATCATAGGAGCCATTATCTGAATAACTATGACTGTTATGATCATGAGAACTGTGTGAGCTGTGATTGCTATGAGAATTATGATGTTGAGAATTACTATGACTCGTCTTATGAGTATCATCACCAAGTACAATAGCTGTTTGTACTGGGTCAATGTCGTAAGTCTTAACTGACTTTTTCTCTATATGGCCATTGACCCTATTTGGTATTTTTGTGTTAGGAGATGAACTTGCATGTATGCTAGCTTTCCTAGACTCAGGGACTATGCTAGACTTAGCTACTGACTGATTAATTATTTTCAGATCTTGGATCTCTCTCTTATAGGAATATATTTCTTCCTTTAGAGATGATATCTCCTTATTCTTCCCTGATACTATTTTGAATAGTATCAGAGCCATTATAAGACTTAAAACATTAAGAGTTAATGAAAACACTCTATTCCTCCTCCTTAATAAATTCTATCCAATCTTCTGTTTTCCCGTCTGGACAGCCTATACGACAGTACTCTTGACCTCCGTCTACGAAGATACTTTTACAACTACATCTAACAAAGTCATGACGAGACTTGCTCTCAAGTATATCTCCGCACTTCTTACATTTGACTTTGTTCTTATACTTGGCCATATGCTGTACTCTCCTTTGCCCATGTTACTTGTTTATTATCATCTATGTAGTAATCAATATCCGACTCTGGGATTTCATATACTTCTTCATAACTAGAGTGCTTATCACATCCAAATAATGTGTCTACAAGTATTAGTAATTCCTTAATCTTATCCTTACTACACTTAATATATCCATTATTACCGCACCTTGAAGTAATGTAGTATACTTGTGGATTGCTTATATCCATTATGCATCTCTACCTTCTGTTTATACTTCCTCCAGCTCTAACGCTACCTCCTACGTCATCACAATTGACTGACCCACCAGCAATTACATCCCCTCCTACATCATCACAGTTTACAGATCCTCTTGCAGAGACATTACCCGCTATTCTACCATGCACTGATACGCTCTTATCAGAGATAAGGCTAACGAGGTCACCTTTTACAGTAATAGTTGTACCTACTGCTTCTGTTATAGTTTTTCCATCAACCGTTATCACATTATCTGATACAGTTATATTATTTCCATGCACTGTAATACCATTAATTGTTATCATCCAAATTCTCCTCATATGCTATGTAAATTTCTAGGCGGTGGGAACTAGCCGACTATGTCGCACGCCCCATCTCCGCCAACTGGATGGCACGGTAAGAGTCGAACTTACGTCACCAGCTTGTGGGCCGGAGCTCTACCATTAAGCTACATGCCAGTGTATTCTAGCAACATCTATACATTTTACATGGTCTAAAATCAAAGAGTTCAATAAGCTCTCCGTGGTTGTAGCAACAGTACCAAGCTTCTATTCTATTATCTTCAACAATCTTAGTATTAGGATTAAGCACTATACCACCGCTAGCTCGTTTATTAATACAGTGTCGGCAACTCTTACAAGACCTTAACTTGAGCATTCCTAATATTTTATTAAACATATATTCACCTCATCCAAATATTAATTTTTCATCATCCTTAGGTTTTCTGAATGCATTCTCACATCTAAATGACATGTTATTCTTTTTAGGATCTAATGATATAAATTGCCCATTACAATACTTATCATTAGTCATTAAACACACATAAAGGTTATGATCTTGTTTACTACTAAAAGGACATTTAACAATCTCATTTATTATATAAGCAAGACCTATTCCGCATTTATCTCCTCCTAAAATACTGTCGGGGAGTGTATTAATATTAGATATTACTATCTCATCTACATTGAATGTCACTATATATTCACCACCACTGATATTATAAATATCACTATAATGTGAAGCCATTGATCAATACCTATGTTCATCCACCATAAGCCAGGTATATCCTCCCTAGGTATACGCTTAACATTGACCATTAACCACACTACAAGCTTCCTATCATCAATAAAGAAATGAGATATTAGTAATGCTAAGTACGTCCATATCAAAGTCATTTCACTATATCCGAATAGAGTTAATGTTAAAGTAGATAGCGTAGCATAAATGAGTGAATGTACATATCTAGCTTTCCAGTTAGTAAACTTATTAGTTGCTTCCCAATTAGTTTGTACTATCCAGTCATAGGCCATACTAACGAATAAAACTATGAATAATGTAGCATCAAGTTTCAGCATATAATTCCTCCATATCAATTTTAATAAAATACTTATTGAATAAGGCATCATCATCTATATCCAAACCATCACTAATATTATAAGAGTTGTTATCGTCAGCTACAACTCTATATTTTCTCATGCTTTCATATATTGGATAGATTTTATCTACTGTTAAGCGTCCATCGGCTCTTAGCTTCGCTATAGCATATATTTTCACACAATCACCTCATTCTCGATTATAGATATCTATAATATATATAAAGTATCTATTAAACAATTCATCTGTATCGGTATCCAAGCTATCAGACACTCTGCAAATAGAAGCATCGTCTGATTTTATCCAGTACCTATCTCCAAGTCTGTTCATATCATAGATTTTGTCAATAGTTAATGTCTCAGATACATTACGTTTTGCTACTGCTAACATTTTCCCCTCCTTATAATGGTGGAGAGAGTCAGAGTTGAACTGACACAGCCGAAGCCACGGTTTTACAGACCGCTTCCCTTACCAATGGGATATCTCTCCATCTAATGGTTCAAATCTATTGCCACATGTATGATACAAGCTTTCACATATTGTAACTACTTGCCCGGTACACTTACTACCTATACAATTATAATATCCTGACGGAAATCTTGTGTTGATTGTACCATCAAGTACGTGTTTGCATGTTCTAATGCTTGATATAACTACCGTAGTTCCCTTCTCTATTACTGAGAAACGGCGGTAATTATCTGTAATAGGACAGGAAAATATAGTTTTAACGATTTGGTCTACTTCGTATATCGGATACATTATTAGTCTCCTGTAAATATATTGCCTATTTCCTCATTAGATGGTATAAAGTGGTTTGAACAAAATTGTTTATTACTTCCGCATATTTTTAATAACTGCCCATTACACTTTTGATTAAAACACATATAAGAACCATCTGGTTGCACTATTATGTCCTTGCGACCTGCTATTATTAATGGACAGTTACTAGCTTTATTAACAACTATATGATCTCCTTCTTCTATTTTAATAAGTCTATTACCTGTCGCTATTCTGATCTCACGAGTATTTAATAATATCTGGTCTTTAGAGAATTTAATAACATTCACCACCAAGTTTATTTATGGTGGACCCTGAGAGACTTGAACTCCCAACCAGCCGGTTATGAGCCGGATGCTCTACCGTTGAGCTAAGGGTCCAAGTGTCAGCCTTGCCCAGGGGCTGACGATAGTACTTAGAAGATTTACCTAGTCCCTCAACTAGGCTGCTAATGGTAGGTCTTTGGCTATGGCGGAGGGCACAGGAGTCGAACCCGCTAGGCTTTTACACCCGACTGTTTTCAAGACAGTTTGCCACCGTTGGCCTACCCTCCATATTAAATTTAGTTTGGCTGGCATAGCTGGGCTCGAACCAGCAACCTCTTGATTAACAGTCAAGTGCTAACTACCTATTGAGCTATATGCCAAGGTTAGTGGGTGTTGCGATCACCCACTAGGTAAAACCTGATATGGTTTAGGACCAGCAGTAGTCTTTGGTACTGAGGACTGGAGTCGAACCAGCTACCACCTAATTAAAAGTTAGGTGCTCTTCCAGATGAGCTACCTCAGTATACTACGATTAATAAGAACAAATTGATCATCAGCCTCAAGTATTATATCTGTTGGAAAATTAAAGTTGTTATCATCAGATATATAGTATGCACTTTCTGTCTCAAAATTATTTGGTATGCCATACAGTATAGGATACATTTTGTCTTTTGTAAAGAAACTGTATTTATCCGTAATGCACACAATACTTCCTTGCATACCAACACCTCTAATCAATAAATATAAAATTGCTATCTCCATCTATCCAATTGGTTGATATCTGTTCGTCTTCATCATCAATTATATAATGATATAAACTATCTGATGATCTAACTAGTATAGGATACATTTTGTCTCGTGTCAGGAAGGTATATATACCAGTATTACATATTACATATTTAGGTTGCATATTGTTACCTCAAATATGGATCTAGATCTTCATCACATATCCGACATATCTTTAGAACTGGATGATAGGCTGGTGTTCCATCTGGGAACTTGTGATTGCATCCTCTAGTTAGTTTCCGTAACTTTGAGTCAATATTGATTAGAAACTTTCCACGCTCTTCCTTTAAAGCCATTACCTCATTTATTGTCCTCTGATTCATAATGATTCTCCTTAGTCATTTGGTTGCAGAGGTGGGACTCGAACCCACAACCTTTAGCTTATGAGGCTAACGAGCTACCTTTGCTCTACTCTGCGATGGAAGGGAGAGAAGGAATCGAACCTTCATAGCTAGGGTCTTCCTAGGATGTTGCCTGTTACATCATCTCCCTATGATATTCATCATAAACCTTTTCATACTCTCTTTGTTCTTCCCAAGACTTAAAGTTCTTAGTTACTTCACAGTCCTCACATACTAATGCTTTCACATCATCGAACGTTATATCTTTTAATACCATTGTCTTTTTACATATAGGACATTTTAATTTTTTATATTTCATTCGAGATCTCCTAAAAATATTTATATTTGGGGAGGGATTAACGATTCTTCACCCTCGATTCCTGCCCTATACGACCATGATGTATAGCTCCGTATTGGCTTCGCTAACAGGTATAGTTCTTTTCTTTGTCATAGACTTTTAATCTATTACCAACTCTTTGATCGTATGACTACTATCACCCAAATAATTGTCCATGGGAGAATAGTTAAGTAGGGTATATTATCTGTACGTAGAAGTAACCCTACTTTACACTACCCATGAAATCTTAATATCTGTTTATAGTTTCAAGCACATTAGTGTTGTTGACTTCGCATGTTTTAACGAAGTCAAAGATCTTTTCTGACCAACCAGCTATCCTATATACGTTAGGTTCATCCATAGGTACCGGTGTAGTACCATATGAAGATAAATCAATAGTATATAGTTTGATATCTGGATTTATTGTTCTCCTATAGTCTTTCAGTAAATCAGCTAATGCCTTTCTGCTGCCACCACCATAACCCCAAGCAGTAACACCATAGCATTGTTCGTCAGAGAAGATGAAGATTCTATCCGCAAAGGTTTTCTTCTTCAGTAGCTCTTCGACTACACGGTAAGCATTTGTAGACATACCTTTGGTATCTGCCCTAGCTATCCTATTCATGTTAGTGAATATGGAGTCAGCCGGATTAAGGTTAACAGGGCACCAATCAGTACCGAAAGCACCTACTATAGAAGACTCACAGAAACCATGAGCCATAGCACATAGTAAATTAGCAATGTTGGCACATGATACCTTGCTTCTTTCTGATACAGCTTGTGACATAGAACCAGAATTATCAGCTGCAAGCAGTGTTATACCTTCAAGCATAGGGACATTCTGTACACTTATACTAATGGCCTCAGATAATGCTGCAAGTACTTTAGATATATTAGGATTAGTACCAATTAAGCTTTCCATTTCACGATAAGCACTATAAAATCTAAATGGAAGCTGCTTAGATCTAAGAACTTGATTAGGGTCCTTCAATCTCTCAATGACACTACCTATACATTTAGCATCAGCATTAATGATGTTCCTTATATTACGGAGCATAGCCATGAAAGGTAAGTTAAGTTCATCCCATACTTCAGGCTTGTTACCAAACTTACTTACAGCCATCTCCCAGGTCATATCACCAGCCCTAATAAGATGTCTAGCTTCTTCGAAGTTATCTATCTTAGCAAACTCTTTATGAGCTTTGTGCAGCACCATAACGTCATCGTTCTCTATATCATGACACATATACTTAAAGATAGCATCGTGCAGTACATCACTTGGTTTAGCACGACATACTCTGATTACATCTTTAATCTTAACTGATTTACTCCTGTCATACTTTAAGAAATGATACTCACCGAAAGTATTCAATACATCGGAGATACCTTTCTTAAGTGAGTTAGGGAAGGCATGAGTGCCACCTGCTTGACCTTTATCACCTATGTCACCATGTTTACTAACCCAGTAAGCAACTAGTTCAGCAGGTTCATCAGCACGCTTTAATATACGAGGAACCCATTTACGAACGAATGGCTTACACTCATTGATTGCTGCAGCTTCACCCAGTAGTACTATAGGTATAGATCTTAAGTACATTTCATTTCTAGCATAAGCAGCTAGCTTTAAGATAAACTCAGGATCTATAGCTGCTACTTGCTTAATGTCTCTGATAATACCAGCAAGAGTTTCAGTGTTTTTCTGGTAGTAAGTATCAGACAGTAAGCAGTTACATACTTTCTTATACAGTCTAGTTTTAGCATCCATTTCGAAAGCTACACCACCTGCGAGGTTCTTAATTACATCAGGTCTGTTGACCACACTAGCCAATCTACTGGCAGAATTAAATTTAGACATTAGTGTCACTCCTTATAATTTGATATGAGAGAATAAATGAATAGGGTAATTTGATGTTTCAATAAGATACTAATTTGTATATATGAAGTAACCCTATCCTACACTACTCATAAATTTGTATGGGAGAATAATCACATAGAGTAGCTTTTAGTGCTCTAACCAACTGAGCTACAGAACCTTTTGATGAGGCCCTGGTAGGACTCGAACCTACGACCACTCGATTACAATTCGATGAAACTCTATGCTACACTACCCATAATATTGTATCAGGAAGAATTGTTCGTTAAGAGTACATAGTGCTCTACCAGCTGAGCTACGGAGCTATCAGTTGCTCTGATGGGACTCGAACCCATGACCACTCTATTAAATGTAGAAGTAACTCTTAACTACACTGTCCTGATAATAAGCTTAGATTAGGAAGAATAAGCTATAAGGGTACATTACGTTGCCTTGACTACTTGGCTAACCCACTATGGTTGTGGGTGAGAGATTTGCACTCCCGATCACGGCTGAAGATGCGAAGTAACCCATTATATACACTATCCTAATCTTAAAATTGTTAGGGAGAATTAAGCGATAAGAGACTATCTAAACCAGTGCCTTGGACCGCTTGGCTAACCCGTGATAGCCACGGGTGGAGGATTTGAACCTCCGGATGCTGGTGCCCTATTGAAGTAACTCTTATCTACACTACCCTAATAGTTTGCGATAGGAGAATAATTAATAGTAGGGTGGCACTTTTATCAGAAGTAACCCTACATCACACTACCTATCAATATTTTAATGAGAGAATAATTGGACAGAGAGCTTTGTATATAAATAAGAAGTTTATTTTTGAAGTAACTCTGCCCTACACTGCTCATTAATTACGTTGTGCTGGTGGTGCTCCTGGTCTAGAACTTACAGGAGCAGAATTGAGTCCTTGCTTTCTGACTCTACCCTGTGTAAGTAGAGCTTTATTAGGTTTAATACTATCATGTTTGAATAGATTTAACAACCATTTAAGCATAATACCATCCTTTCATTGGAGGAGAGTGTAGGATTTGAACCTACGCAGGTGTTACCCTGACCTTTGATTAGCAATCAAGTACAATGCCACTCTGTCAACTCTCCATATCATATGACCATTTGTGTCACGAATCAGCCCACTCTGGACACCCTTCGCACCTCTGGCTACTCCCGCAGCCTGGTCATATAAATTAAACTGGCGACCGGGTGAGGATTTGTACCTCACTTCTAGTATATACTCTCCCAACTGATATATGTCGCTGCAGTTCGATTTGATATACCCGGTAAAAGTATACTCTAAGCATTTTTGTTATAAGTTACTTATTGCGCTAATAGGGCTTATAACAAAAACCATAGGTGATTGTTTTAACTTGATTAAACTACCGGCCTTATAACTGTTTTGAATAGGCAGGATTCAAACCTGCTTGGTCCGGAATACGGTTCAGCTACCTTCGGTTTATCACGCCGATGCTGTACCCTATCGTATCTTATATGTTTTGGTAACTTGACATCCTTACTCTTGGCCTTCGGTTCAGGACTTCTTATATCTCTGCATATAGTAACTTTAGGTGTTCTCACCACGCCGCTATTCAAAAGTCAAAGAGGTTTACTACTGGTCTGGGTGGCAAGGCTCGAACTTGCGACCACCTGCTCCCAAGGCAGGCATGCTACCACTGCACTACACCCAGATGGTTGGTGCACCATGAAGGACTTGAACCTTCAACCTACCGATTAAGAGTCGGTTGCTCTAGCCAATTGAGCTAATGGTGCATGTAAGCGGGTAAGGATTTGCACCTTACATGTCATCAGGAGCTTATCCCTGATGGTCTAGCTGTTTTTACCTCTAGACAAGGATCTATGAACTCAATAGCTATCTAGAATTACTATATAGCGTCTACTATTGCCCTAAGAAAGGTATGCATCCCTTTTGGAAAACAGGCTTTACCACCGATTAAGGTGTCTATTCTCGCCACCGCTTATTTACTGGAGCCTCCTACAGGACTTGAACCCGTAACCCACTCCTTACAAAGGAGTCACTCTACCAATTGAGTTAAGGAGGCAATTTCTACAAAATATTCTTTGAATGATGTATCAGCATCTGTATTACTATAAGCTGTAATGCAATATGTATGATCATTATCACCTGTAAAATGATAATAACCATTCTTTTTAATTATCTTATATATTTTATCAACAGTTAATATTCTACTCATGCCACGTATACATGCCGCATTAATAGTTTGGCCACTTATGCTGATTGTATTGATAACTATTTCACCTCACCGTATATAGTTCTATGAAATAATATTTGAAAGAAGTGTCTGTAATGTAACTATCCGCTTTACATATATAATAGTTATGTCCATTGTCACCGACAACACGTAGTTCATTTCTATCGTCTTGGTAAAGTTTATATATTTTATCTACGGTGAATATATTAGTAGCCCTGTTCTTACATACCGTATATACTTTCATATACAACCCCCTATCTGGTGCACCTGGCCGGTATCGAACCGGCTCTCGTTTCCTAAGCATAAGATCAAGGATTACGCGCTTCCTTACTCAACTTCACCGAGCGGTTTTTCAGTGCCTCTGCAACCTTATCTCTGCAACCAGTCTCCGTTTTACTGTGCTCTTTCCATTGAGCTACAGGTGCATTAATATAAAGAAAGCATTAAATAAACTATCTATTTTAAGATTACTATCAAGTGAGATTCTAATCTTATGTTCAGAATCAGATGTAATAGTATAATATTCTTCTTCAGTATCTATATGTAATTCAGTTTCATAAATTTTATCTATAGTGATCATGTAAACATTTGAATTAATATGTTTGACAGATCTTTTACAGACTATTAGCATCTTGTTCCTCCCATATTAGAACCTCATCTAATTTTGGCTCTCTGAAGTAGGTATGACACCAATAACATCCACGTATATTTATCTCAAGCTTTGCACATTCACTATCCATACTGCAAACATCAGCATGAAGGCATCTACGTACTTTATCAATTAGTACAGCAGTACCTTGTAAAATTGGTACTATATCTTCTTTGTCAAGGAGCAATATGAAGTCTGCTTCAACTATCACTATCTGGTCAGTCTCTAACATAGTTATCTCCTTCAAATACTAGTTCTTCGTTGACCTTAGGAACTCTAAATTTATGAGCACAGAAGAATGTTTTATTGTTCACTCTATATATAGTCATACTACATCTTTTTTCGTAGGAACATCGCATACCACATTTCCGTACATCATTTATGACTACTGCAGTTCCAGCTTTTATTGTAATATGATTTCCGGATCTCTTATAATACCATAGACTCTCATTAGCGACCATTATTCTATCTATCATGGTATATTACCAGATCTGTATCTGTATCGATAGTATACATTGGATCATCATGAGTGTCTGTTAACTTGAAACCAAACATTCCACATAGTATATCAGCTACTTCTGTGATACTCCCATGCTTGTACTCTATGTAATTAAGAGCTTCTTGGTACATATATCTAAGTGATTCAATATCAAATTCTTTCTCATGAGTGATAAGCTGAGTTTTAAAGTATCCATCTACTTCATAGGTAATCATGATCACTGCTCCTAGTTTATATTGGCATGGTAGTTAGGAATTGGACCCAAATCTACGGTGTTGGAAGCCGTTGTTCTACCGTTGAACTACTACCACATGTAGGCGGTATAACCGCCTATAATTGCTTAGCAATAAATTCTCTAAGATCATTACTAATCTTAGTAAAGTTTTCTTCCGGTACTTCTATTAAATATCCACCTTTGATCTGTAGCCAGTAACCATTGTCTTTCTTAATGGTATGAACTACATCACCATATTTAGTTTTCAATGGGTAAATGTTTCTAATGGCGGTTTTTAAATCAATTGAATGATTCCCCTTTACTGGTTCTGAATGTCATCAATCTTCGGATAATAGAATACAACGAAACCTTTACCATCTGGTTCTGATTCAGCAGAAACAAGTTCAACATTAGATAGTCTTCCATCAAATGTTTCTCTATGTAGCCCTGATAAAAGGTCTCGATCACTTATCTCATCTAATACCTCAACTAGATGTCCATAGTCATATGGATTTCTTACCTCTGCTTCTATCATTCCTTCTAGTGTGTAGTACATCCTTATCTTCATATTGAATCACTACCTTTGCGGTATCATTAAATATCATAACATCTTTTATATCTAACATAACTTTGATATATCCTTAATGATTGCCTTTCTTTGGGTTTAAGAATACTATTCTTCTTCTCCCATTTACACATCCAACAGCTACAGGAGGTATTATGTTTAGCAAGTCTACCTGGCTGTTCAATATATCTATCAGAATAATTTCGCATATTACGCCAAGATCTTTGGCCTTCCATCCTTCTATTTCTACGGTAGTTTATTATGCGCATTCTTTGATGCCTCTTATATGCTCTACCTCGTTTATTAGGTACGAAACCAAAGAGTAAGTATACCTCCAACTATAACACCTCCTGACTTTGATCACATCTTAAAAATCATCATCAATGGCTAGTAACGTGTCTCTTTTCTTCTGAGCTAATGTCTTTTCCACCCTATTAGACTTGATATAGGATCTATAGAGATCCATAGCTATTTCTCTTAGGTCTATTCCTGGTTCATAGGTAACGAATTTGTAAGTTAGTTCGTGCCAGCATTCAAAGATGCAAGATTCTTTCTTACGTTCTAACCTTATATAATAATCACATTCGTCAAGATTTCCCCAGTATAGATTTTTTTTGATGTCAGAAGAGACTTCATCTTCGATTGCCAATCGAAGATTATAATCGATATAAATGTACTTTACCGTGATATCACTTCCAGTAGTAACACTTCCTCCAATTAACTTCTGTGTAGTATTCTTGGTTACGTTTAACCCAAGCTTCACTACATTCGTTTACTACCTTTATCCATGTCTCATTATTTTCGTCATAACGATAAGCATAATGAGGTACATATCTATTGGCTAGAAATAACCATTCACCTAATGTACAGTAGCTTTTATAATCTACTATATCATAACTACAGAAGTATTTTTTATATACCTTACCATACGGTACATCATGTAACTTGCGTACTTTCTTATTAGCTAATCTCTTAGCATACTTTCTGTAGTGTGGGCCACTATCACCCACACATGGATTGTGTCTATAACTTCTTGACACTATGACCACCTCCCTTAGAAGGTGTTACGTCGCATCCTTTCTTGCATCCGCTTCACTCCTCTAACTATTCATCAGTTGCAGAATCAGGATCATAGAATGATAATGTAGCAGACTGTCCATCAGCTCTACCCCTCATATAACCTTTGGTAGCACAAGACATAGTAGTGAATGCATCTTTTGTACCTAATACATCATTAGTATATGAGGCCATATTACCAATCTTGATGTTTAGATTCTCTGAAATCTTAGATAGGTCTTGGTTAGCACCCATATAAGCAAATGTCCACTTATTCGAACTGTTACATTGTTGTATTAGTTCTGCAAGACGGTTCTGGGTATATTCTTTTGAAGAATTTTCTTCCCCATCACTAATGATAGTAACCAGTATAGAATCGTTCTCATTACCAGATAAACTCTTGATATGCTCAATTGCATATCCTACAGCATCATACATTGCTGTTCCACCATTAGGCTTATAGGATTCGCTTGTAAGCTCTTGTAATGAATCTAATGATTCACTAAGGAATACTGGATTAACTGTATGGTTAAACTTTATGAGCGAAACACTGACATTATTATTAGCTTGCTCACTTTTGAGCATCTGAACCTGCTCGTTGAATCCTGATATAGTTTGTTCTTCTACGGGTTTCATTGAACCACTCTGGTCTAGTACATAAACAATGTGGGTTCTCCCACCTACTGACGCATTATAAGCATCTACTAAATCCAATTAGCAACTCTCCTTATTTAATTTCCTTAAGCTGTTTAGCAAGTTGTTTAACTTCATCCATCACATATTCAAAGTTTCTGTATACTTTTTCATCTTCTATTGGTAAAGGAATCATTGGAAATCTCTCTGATACTTTATTAGCGATTTCAATAAGACCTGGTACGTAATCAAAGGAATGAGCTGTATCAAAACCAAAGTACCAGTAGCCCTTAAGCATACCTTCTATGTGTGGCCCTTCCTCTGAATATGTAATGCCACCATGACATTGAAGACTATCAGTTTTACTGTAATCATCAATATGAGAAACTCTATGTAGTGGATGATTGGGCTTAACTCCTACATAACCATTAAGATTTTTCATTCTAGGATTTCTATGTATAATACAATGCATATCTTTATCGAACCATTCGAAATGAGGTAGTTCATTTTCCCATTCCATTTCCACTATAGAACCTCCATATTCATAATGCCCTGACATTATGTCAGGGCATTCGTGATAATACTTTGTCGGAAGCATTATATTTTATGTTAAGTTTGCACACGGAGCAATTTATTTTTGTACAAAGAATGTACTACAGTATTTGAAGTGTGATGTATGCTCAGTATGAATAAGTAAGTGTAACTAAGGAACAGTGAAGTATAACTTATACTTTGTTTAGATAATAAGTTTTCTTCTTGTAAGAACCATGTTGTTCCTATTAATTTAATGTGTATTACGTATCAAATTGATTCGTGTTTGATCCACTACACCTGTCCTCTGTTCGCCAGGTTGAACCGCTCACACTATGCATCCCTAACAAAGATATTTTACCACATTTATGATTCAATTTCAAGTGTTTTTAGTAATTATATTCTTTAGCTTGAATATTGGATATACCAAACACAATATTAACGTTGATGTTACACAAGCTACTAAAGTTCCTGGATATAGTAGGTCTGTCCATAGTGTAGTACTTCTGCCTCTTCCGTATACTAGCACTAATACTATGCCAATCGGAAGTAATATTATGCCGAAGATATAAGCTAATGGGTATAAGATCCACTTAGGAACCAAATCGTCAATACCAAAGTTCATTTACATTACCATCTCTTCGAACCTAGTCTTAACTTTCTCGTTAGCAGCCCTAGAACTTTCAAGATTAACTACCAGATCATTAAGATCAGTAATCTGAGACCTAGCAACTACAATTCTGCTATCAATCTTGCTGTTGATTTTATTAATCTTAGTGACAATGCGCTTGAAGATATTCAGTTGGTTCTCAACCTTACGATCAAAATCCCTGAGATCCTCATTCAAATCCCTAATGATTGTCTCTGTATGAGACTTAATCCTTCTATTCCTCCACCATGCTAATAAACCAAACAAAACTATCATCTCCCCTATTTAATTTTCGGAGGTGAAGGAAGGATAGGTAGTCTATAGCCTACACTAACCCAACTTCACCAATTTATTATGACGTCTAAGGAATCGAACCTCTAAGATTTGGCACCAGCCACCTTTAGATTTTATCTCTCGGTTAACGGATTCGAACCGTTACTATGCTACCAGCAACATCATAAATTTATTTCATCATCAAGTATATGGCGCAAACCTTTCCCTCCGATCAATATCGTTCTATCTAATTTCGGAGAGCAAACTATATAACATATTTTACAAGGATGCTCCTTCTTCATTCCTTTAGCTAATACATAACAGACTGTTCCATTAGGAATATTAGTATCCTTGTCATTAACAGTATGGTCATAGAAATCTATCACTGCATTCGGATAACCTAATTCTCCAGCTAAAGTATGGTGGTAAGGATACCTTTCGCCATTATCTTTGATTATAACAAGTTGATCTATCTGATACATTCTATTACCTCATCTAAGATATTTATGTTATGTACAAGTATAAAATGCTTCACTACAAAACCACGATATGCATATTCATGTGAGTATCCAAACGTAAGTAGTGCTATATATCCAGTATCATCCTGTGTATAAAGCGAGTTGTTATATTCATGCCTGTAGACATCGTACATTTTATCCCTGGTAAATAACTTTTTACATCCAGTTATACGAGATGAAATAAAATCATCAGTACATATGAGTTTAGTATCAGTTTTTATATAGTTTTCAATAATCATTTTAACCTCATAGCCCATGGATATATTTCAATATGTAATGGAGCGTTTACTTTGAGTAATCTGTACATGTTATCTCTACCTACGGGATTACTAGTATGAAGATAAATGATATCTGGATACTTATTCTTATGAATTATATACATAGCTACATCATAACCAGTTTTTCTTGATAAATTAAAGTCAATATCATGATCCAGTGAAAGTATATTAACCTCATTATCACGTAGTAGATTCATGCATTCTTCTGGTGTTTTGGCTAGTACGAAACCTTCTGGACATGGTCTTACGTCGTCAAGATATATATTAATCATATATATCACCTACATATATTATAGTCAAGTACTGTTTATTAACTGGTCCAGGCACTGTAAGTCCGTCTTGTCTCTTAGATCCTAGTACGGCAGAAATACCAAGCTCAGTTTCTCCTATCATGATACTCTTTGAATCATTGTATTGGTACAGATCATATATCTTATCCTGAAGATATATGGGCCTACCAGTACTAGTATAATGGGCCTTGTAACATACAGCTTTATAGTTTTTAATGAATCTGAAATTAGGATTCATATTCATCTCCTATGTATTTAAAATAATGATCATAGCCGTTTATCATCCTATTATTTTGTATGCCACATATATAGAATCTTTTGTCTCTCTCATTAATGACAAAGAGGATATTACAATGCTCATTAATATGAGCATGATATATCTTATCTACTATGAATAGTGTAATACCATCATAATCTCTCATTTCTTGCTTGCAAACAAATTCCATAATGTCCTCACTAAAGTTTTAATGGTCGGGATGGAAGGGAACGATCCTTCGACCTCCTGCTCCCAAAGCAGGCGCTCCTCCACTGAGCTACATCCCGATGTTATAATATAGTATTAGAAAACCATCAAATATCCTTTCTAGCTTTAATCATTTGATGGTTTTCTTGAACTCTATTAGTTCTCCTGTATTAACCTTTCTAAAATGACACCAACATATTTCTGAAATACCATTAGGAACGAGTACTCTAATAATTTGTCCAATGCATTTATCACCAAAGCATGTTATTAAGCCACATTTATCAAAACCTTCTGCCTCATAAAGCACTGAATTACAAAAGCGTGTACTCTTAACTATCATTGCCGATCCTTCTGGCACATAACTACGTGGATGAACACAAACATCCTTAGTGTTAATTACTATCTGATCCTTATAGAATGGTTCTGGTATCATGTTGCACCTCCAATGATATAAAGTATCTATTGAAAAAAATACCATTATGATTTGTACCTAGCGTTACTCTTATATTATAATCTTGTTCGCATCTAACTACTAAATATCTTTCATTTACCTCATTAGTTCCATATATCTTATCTTTAATGAATAGATCCAGAATGTTTGCTGCTCTTAAATCTCGTTTACAAACAATCTTCATAAATCCTCCATATTGATAATCAGGAAATGATTAAGTGCCCAAGAGCCAGGTGAGAATACAAATCCTATATCAAATTTAGTACGTATAGTGATCATATTATGCTCATCATCGTACTCGTAATTATATATACCATCTGTATCATAGTTGTGGCTATAAAGTGCATAGTTAAAGTTATTGTTAAGACATATAGCTTTTAACATATCTCACCTACGCTATTAGCAGTTTAACTGCATTCATCACAGACTCAATGTGATACTTCATAACAAATATCTTATCGCTATACTCAGGATAGAATCTCGTTCCATGTTTACATAACGGAACTATGTGGCTCTCAGTTTCCTTTATATAATCAACTACTTTTAGATTAGTGAATGCTCCAACCATTGTTGAAACGTTATTGCATCTATCACTTATCTTTATAAGCAGTGCTCTCTGGTCTTTACTTATCTCCTGGTAATAATGTTCATCCGATATTGCGTCGTATTTAGTTAATAGTTTAACTACTGCAATTGTAGCAGGATCTATCCCGTAATCAAGCATTAGCGTCTGGATTGTTACTCCACAATCTTCAACCACATCATGTAGTATAGCAGAGGCTAACATAATATCATCATGTATCCCGAGAGATACCAAGTGAGAAGTAACTCTAGTAGGATGAATAATAAATGGCTCACCATTATTTCTGATCTGTCCTTCATGCAATTTAGTTGCTGCGTTAATTGCCTTCAGTAATTCAAATAGGCTATGGCCCTTAGCAAACCCTTTAAGATATATTAGTTCCTTGTTCAACGTTATCCCTCCCACTTATCTAATATTACAAAGTCTCTTTCGAATGCTTCCTCTCCATTGAATGGTTTCCCATTTATACTAGCTACAATATAGAAGGAGCTTTTAGTTAAAAATATAGCTAAGCAACTCATATCCTTACGATGTTTAGCAAACTTTACCTTATATATTTTATCTCTAGTAAGATATAAGAGCTTGTTTGACTTATATACTATACTCATCCCTTCCTTAACCATATTCCTCCTCCTTAAAATAAATGCAGAGGCCAGGTGAGCCTCTGCTTGTGTGTGTTAAAAAGTTTGCTTCAGGAGGCAAAACCACCTCCATGAAATTCGTATTTTATTGGTTGTTAAGGACAACCAGGCCCACCTGGACAACCCGGACATTTAGGCCCCAATCGTAGTCTCCTCCCATTCTATATCTATAATCCAATTAGCCTGCTGAATCGCAGATTGTAACTTAGTAATAGCTTTAGATAACTTATCAGTTTCATTACGATATTTCTTAGTGTCATAAGTAACCTCAAAGTTCTCTTGGAATGAGAAGTCGTTTGCGCCATTACCGAATCTATTACCACTCATAGAGTTAACGCGTGAGTGTGTTTTACAGCTGGCTAAGGCATCGTAGTTACCTTTCTCAACTCTCATTTGCTCTATTAAGATTATTGCTTCAGCTAATGTGATTTGTTTGTCATCAATAAGCCAGTTAATCGTATTAGATGCATTAGCTAATGAGATTAGCTGACGAATCTTACGGATGTCTGAGTTAAGCTTAGTTATTATGGCATCACATTCATCAACTGAATATTCGGGGATTAAGACTGGAACCTTCTCTCCGATTTCTCCCTTTTTCCAGGATGAATATCTACCTTCGAATCTTCTTTCAGTCCATACTCTGACATCTTTTATGAAGTCATCTCTTACGAGTATAGCTTCTGCAAGCTTCATTCATATCGCCTCCATTATTTATGTATATTATACTATAGGAATATTATTCCGTCAATACTAATATCAACTTATTCTACACGGTGGTGGTTTTGGTGGTGGAGGTGGAGACCTCATTATCTTTGGTAACAGCATAGAAGGATACTCTATCATGTGTTGTCCTCTTCTTATTCCATTTAGACCACCATATAGTTGTCTTGATTTTATTTCTATCTTATCGGCTATACGTGCTATACGTATCTGTTTCTCTCTATCCTTCTCCTCGTATGCCCATATAGCTAGCTCTAGTGCATCCTTAGAGAAGAAGGCTTTAAATTGTGTAGGTATGTTCAATGTCTCCTCCTAATGATGACTTACTCTAAAGTGTGGGACATTATTAAATATGTCTCCATGCTCTATCATAGAACCTGTTTGAGTTTCGTCAGAATATTCAAGTTCATAAAAGATAGAATTCTCGTTCTCTGCTATGAACTTTACAGCATCCTCATGTGGTTCATTTACAATCATTGCTTCAAATTCATTCCAGCTCATTCCATCAGGCCATTCATGCAAATCTGAAGATATTCTTTTCATTACATGTTCTTTGGTTATGATAGTATCTTCATTTTGCATATCATTAAATATTATTTCAGCAATAAAATCTGTCGGAAGTATATCATTAGTGTATCGATGGTATACTTTTTCGTTATTGCCAAATAACGAGTACCTAAGGGCTTTGACGCTCTCTGGTTTACCTAGCATAGCTATAATGAATGAGGAACTACTACTGTTAGTTACAAAGTCAGTTCTTATCTTCATATCTTATTTATACCTTCTTCCAAGTCCTTTACAATTAGGTTTATGAAACTCATTAGTAGTTCAAGATGTCTATATGTTTTTTCTTCTTCTGTATAGAAGCAAATACCACAGTCACGACATGCATATTCAGGCGTTGTGATACATTTACCTGATTCATCGTAACCATTAAACACTAGATCTCACCTTTCAAAAGCTTATCAGCCTTCTGGATATCTTCCCATACAGCTTTCTTAGCCTCCATCCATTTATCCTTATCTACTGATTCTAACCTCAATATATATGCAGGGTGAAATATAGCCATTGCCTTTGTTTTATTTGGTAATGAGAAAACCACTCCATGTTCCTTAGTAATTGAGAAGTTAGGATGGATTACTGTGTTAGCAGAAGGTGATCCCCAACATATAATTAACTTAGGTTGGACTAATTCTATCTGTTCGTCCAGAAATCTTTTACACATTACTACCTCAGATATCTCTGGTGTACGATTATTAGGTGGTCTACACTTTACGATGTTACAGATGAATATGTCTTCGCGCTTCCATTTGATAGCTCCAATAATATTATTAAGTAATTTACCTGCTGGTCCAACAAATGGTCTACCCATTTCATCTTCTATCTGACCAGGAGCTTCCCCGACGCACATAATATTCGCAGGCATCGGACCTTCTCCAGGAACTTTATTAGTACAGCTATCAATTAGTTTACATGCTTTACAACTAGCGATTCTCTCATCAAGTGTTGGAGGATTGGATCTTAGTTGTATTAGTTCCTGAAGCTTCTTAGCACATTCAACTAAAACTTTAGGATCTTGACCTTGTACCATGTGTCCTGATATAGATCTAATCAAATCAACTTCTTCCTTTGTTACCATAATAACCTCCCTTGGTGAGCATGTTATAAATCTCATTCTTATTTATTCCTAGAACTAATGATACCCTTGATACATAGTGTTCCAGTTCAACAGCATCAGGCATCTGTGCTAATAATGGAAGAGCTTGTCTCAGACTAGATAATATAACTGCATCAAGCTTAGTTTGAACATCAGATAATAGTCGATTAATATTGAATCCAGGTATGAGAACTGCATTTTCCTTTATATAGTCACTAATATTATCTTTAAGCTCTATAGCTAGTATATCGGGATCTTTATCAGTTATGATGGCCATTACTTGGATTCCATTATCCTTGAGTATCTGTGCTATTCTATTAGTAGATAGTGCACCAGCTGCATCTCCATCCAAGAACAGTATCGCATTATTTGTATGTTTTTTAATCAACTCTACCTGTTCTTGAGAGAGTGCGGTTCCCATTAGTCCAGCTGCTGGCTCATTATACTTCTGTAATTGTATTACGTCAGTGTATCCTTCTACTAATATAACATAGTCCTTATCTCGAATCAACTTCTTAATGTTATGTAACCCATACAATAATGAACTTTTCTTAAATATGAGTGAGTCAGGACTATTTATATACTTAGGTTTAGATCCATCAACTGACCTATATCCAAACCCTGCTGTTCTACCTTGTTCATCCATTATAGCAAACGCTATGCGTCCTGTATAAGGCTTGTTGTATCTTTCTGGGACTAGACCGATTCTCCAATCACCTATATCTTTCTCAGTTATGAATCTTGATAGTAAATAATCTATAGCTTCCTTATTATCTTGTAATTCTTTCCAGTATGTACGGTTATAACTTATCATTGAATCATATTGTCTACTGAACACTTTACTTTGTCCACTAGAAAACATACTCAATGATATACCAGCGTGATCAGCTAACTTTTGTACGGCTTCGTCAAATTCTATATCATGAATGAAGGCAACAAAGTTTATTGTGTCACCTGATGCTCCACATCCAAAGCAATGGAAGCTATTTGTCTTAGGATAAAAGGTAAGACTGGGAGTATCATCGCCAGGATGTATGCACTTAGCTTGGTAGATACCCCCGCTCTTAATAACATGAATCCCATATAGTTTTGCTAAGTCAAGTATGTCAACTTTCGTTTTCAATTCATCAAGGAATTCACGTGGATAAAACATAATTGTTACCTCTTTACTTGTTTGATATTGCTGCTACCACATTCATAGCAGCTATTTGGTCTATGAATGTTTTCTATGGTTGGATTAGAATCTAGTTCGAGAAATTGTTCGTTGCCGTCTACAATTACTGATCCATCTGAGAAGTTTGCATCTGCACAGAACCTCTCTGTGTTACCACACCCCATACACTTCCATACAAGATTAGTTTCCAGTTGAACCAAAGCCTCCTTGCCCACGTTCAGTGTCATCGAGTTCTTTCTTCAAGTTAAAGTTAGCTCTTACCTTCTGAATGAAGACAACTTGAGCAATTCTTTCGTTAGGTTCAATAGTTACAGGCATGTTACCATGGTTAATAACTATTGCTTTCCATTCACCACGAAAGTCTGAATCAATAGTTCCAGGAGCATTAAGAATAGTAAGTCCTTCGTTCATTGCTCTACCACTCCTAGGCACTACTAAACCAATATAGTCGCTAGGAAATGATGTGACAAAACCTAATGGTACTAGTGCACGAAAGCCAGGATATATCGTCATGCTTTCTGCAAGGCTTGCGTACATATCAGCGCAAGCGGCATTTTCAGTCATGTATTCTGGAACTTTGCCACCAGTTAACATCACGTCAACATCAATGGTTTTACTGTATTGAACCTCATTGTCTTTCTTTGCCATGTAGCATCCTCCAATTAAAATTTGAAATCATTTAATGAGAACTTCTCTGGAGTAGGTTCCGGTGTGTCATCAGTTGCTGCATCTTTTATAACACTTATTAAAAGAGTTGACAATAGGAACATCAACTGCCCAGGATTTATATTTTTAGTCTTAATTAAATTCAACAATTCAATTCCGATTGGTGCCGTGTCTTTAATATCTTGTGGTCCAATGTCGCCAGCTAATGCCATATTAAATTTAGGTAGGATCTTCAATAGATCCATACCAATTTCAAAACTTTCCATTAACTTCTCCTTAGTATTTATTTTTTGGAACATCATTGTCCAATAAGAATTTATTATCCATCCTTGTTGGACGTCTAGTCCCATCTTTCTTATAATCCCATGAATTAAATAAGTCTGGTCTTTCCTGTATGATTGACAGTTGCTCCTCTATAGTTTCACAATTAGAGAAGTCAATCACTTCATATTCAGAAGGAATACCGAATATGTGCTCGTAGGCTTTGGATAGCTGTTCGATTAGAGTGTCTATACTACTCTCAAACTGTTCTGAAGAACCGCACTCAAAATAGGCATGATTTTTCCTATCAGGATACTCATATACGACTACAGCTTCAATTCTTCCATCAACAGTTTGTTTTGTTAATATTCTATGGAATGGAGCTTCATTACTTATAGAACCATTAACCTGTATGATGAATTTGTAAAGTTTTTCTCCTTCTTTTACATCTAATGATACATTCTTCATATCAAAACTCCTTTTAGAATTATACTCTTCTTATGAGACCCTCTGGAATCTCATTGATGAACCTAGAGATTTTCTGTTCCATTGTCATTCCCGCAATCATTCTTAATCTACTGCCTGATAGATAAAGTTTGTCCTTAGCTCTTGTAACTGCTACATAGAATAAACGTCTCTCCTCTTGCATGTCTTTAGGGTTACTAAATGATCTTGCATGAGGAAAGATACCTTCTTCTATACCAACAGTAAATACTATAGGAAATTCAAGTCCCTTAGCAGTATGTACGGTCATTAACTTTACCATATCCTTATCGTCTTTAATTTGGTCTTGGTCTGAAAGTAGACTAATACCAGATAAGAAGGATGTCATGGTTGGACTAGCACTCTCTGATTGATATCTTTCAGCTACTATTAATAATTCATTAAGATTATCAATCCTTACCAATGATTCTTCAGAGCCATCTTCAATAAGAATAGCTACGTATTGAGTATCATGCCATATTTTAGTGATTATATCAGTTAACTTGTTCTCTTGATTATTAGAGTATTCACGTAAGTCTTTAATCAAATCAAGGAATCCAGATAATTTATCTCTAGTTCCCTTTGATAGCTTGGGTACTTCATCAAATCTTTCCAGAGCATCAGGGAATGATATCCCTGCATCACGAGCAAACTGCTCTATCTTCTTGATTGTAGTGTCTCCAATTCCTCTCTTAGGAACATTGATTATTCTCCTTAAAGCAAGGGAATCAAATTCATTGGTTAATATTCTGAGATAAGCAATCATATCTTTGATCTCTTTACGGTCGTAAAACGCTAATCCTCCAACGATCTGATAAGGGATTTGGTTCTGGATTAAGGCTTCCTCTATCGCTCTTGACTGTGTATTAGTTCTATAGAGGATAGAGAAGTCACCATAATTTCTCTCTTCTACTTTCATAGTCCTTTTAATTAATGCTGCTATCAGTCTAGCTTCATCAGTCTCATCTTCTGCATGATGGAATACTATTGGAACTCCAGCGCTATTCTCAGTCCAAAGTTCTTTAGTAATCTGCTCTTTATTGTTAGATATAACTGCATTAGCTGCTCTGATAATTGTAGAAGTAGAACGATAGTTTTGCTCCAGCTTGACTATTTCAGTATCTTCATGCTCACCAAGGCTTAATATGTGTGAGATATCAGAACCTCTAAAACTATATATGCTTTGTGAAATGTCTCCTACTACGAATAAATTATTATTCTCTGTATGTAACAGCTGTAGAAGATCATTTTGTGAGCTATTAACATCTTGAAATTCGTCAACCAGAATGTGTTCAAATTTGTTCTGAAAGGTTCCTCTGATATTTTTATTACTCTGTAGTAGTTGCACAGGCTTCATAATTAGATCATCAAAGTCAAGACTGTTATTCTCAGCTAGTAGTTCTTGGTACCTATGATAGGCATTAGATACGTCTTTCTCGGCCTTCTTAATGGCTTTCTCCATTAATTCCTGCTGAGTAACCATGTTGTTCTTTGCTTTACTTATCATATCAGCTACAAACTCCGGCTTATATCCATCTTCTATTCCTACCTGTTTCATAGCCTGTTTGATAAGCTTAAGTTGATCTTTGCTGTCTAATATAGTGAATCCTGATTGTACTCCAACAGATGCACCAAATTTAGACAACATTCTAACACCTATACCATGGAAAGTTCCTATCCAGCTGTATCTTACGGAATTACCAACGAGATTAGATAATCTAGATCTCATTTCATTAGCAGCTTTATTTGTGAAAGTCACAGCTAATACTCTAGAGGGGTCAACTCCATTATATATCTTGTGTGCTATTCTGTAAGCTAAGGTGCGAGTCTTTCCAGAACCCGCACCAGCTAATACAAGAATATTTTTACTTTCACTTAATGCAGCTTTACTCTGTGCCTTGTTCAGTTCTTGTAGAATTTTCATTAGCATTCTCCCGTGCACATGATACTTGACGATAAGCTTCCAACACTTCTTCTTTAAGTGGAAACTCTCCGCAAGTTCTGTTTCTATTCTCAGAACAGTATCCTAACACCCTACATTTAGGTACCAAATACTTAGAAAACATTGGGTACACGGTTCTTATCTGTTCTGCTATCCTTCTTGTAAGCTCAGTAATCTCCTCCTGAGCTCTCTTACATAGTCTAACATTACAGATATGGATTAATTCTCTAAGGTTCATAGTAATGACCATGTTAGTAGTACTGCCTTCAGGCATCAGCATTCTTGCATTCTCTTTCTTAACACCCATCTTGATTAAGTCTTGGTAGTCAAGTAAAGAATCAATCATACACTCTCTATACAGGTCCTCAAGTCCTAGCTCTTTAATTTCTTCAGGTATAGCATAGGAGAAAGTATCCTTAGTTGTTTGCACATATCTTTGAGACTGCTGTGATGGAGATATAAGACGGTGCCTAACTAATTGATGACTAGTTACTCTACTAATTCCTGAGATAGCAAAAGTAAAGCTTGTGTGCTCTAGAATGCTATGATGCCCGGAAGATATAATATCGTTAATAAGTGTCACTTTCTGCTCAATAGGTATGTTGTATGCTTTCTCCCATATCTCCATTGGAGTGTCTGATGAATAGCAAGTGCGACAAGCAGTATACAGAATATTTATTGTTTCTTCCGGTTTTGATAATAAAGTTACATTCATACCATGTTAACCTCTCTTAACTTAGATTCGAGAGCATGATATAATGCTTCTACATCCTTAGTCTGCATTCTATCGAGGCTAGGTATTTGCATACCTAGCATGTCCTCGATTAATGCGCAGAGGTTAACCTTCTTTCTAAAGGCTATTCTACTCATTCGGCATTTGCCCTCCACGTAACATTTGTTCTAACATATTACAGAATTCTTGGTTTTCCTTAACATAGGCTCTGACATTGTCTCTACCTTGGATCTTAAAGTAGTCTGGACTACCTTCTTCTCCGTATGTAAACCATGCCCCGCCTTGTTTAATTATACCGGCTGTTATGGCTACGTCAGCCACTTCTGCTTGTCTATCTACACCTATTCCGTACTGTAGATTAAAGATAGCTTCTTTGTATGGTGTAGCTATCTTATTTTTAACTATCCTACATTTAATTTGATGTCCAATGATTACACCAGCAGTGTCTTTAATCTGGCCACTGTTACCACCATTCTGACTGACAGCTATCCTAATTGATGCATAGAACGCGAGCGCTCTTCCACCACTGGTAACCTCCGGATTGCCATAAAGGACACCAACCTTTTCACGAATTTGGTTGATGAAGATTATAGTACAATTACCTTCTGATGTGACCGGTGTCATTTTACGTAGAGCCTTGCTCATAAGCCTAGCTTGTAGACCTATAGAGTTTTGTTCCATCTCTGCTTCTGATTCAGCAGAAGGGAGTAGAGCACTCACTGAGTCAATAACTATCACACCAAATTCACCTGTTCTGGCTAAGGATTCAGCTACTTCTAGTGCTTCCTCACCAGTGGATGGTTGGTTAATAATCAAGTCGTCTATGTTTACTCCATACTCTTGTGCTAAATTAGGGTCTAATGCATGTTCTACGTCAACGAATGCAGCTAGTCTACCTGACTTCTGTACTTCAGCTATGTGTAGTAGAGCAAGAGTAGTCTTGCCTGAAGCTTGCGCTCCGTATAGCTCTACTATTCTACCAGTAGGTAATCCTCCTTTACCTAACGCAAGGTCAAGTAACAGAGAACCTGTTGACTCAACCTTGATATCATAATTGGTAAAGTTATCGCCCAATCTTTGGACTGAACCAGCGCCAAACTTCTTATTAAGAAGTGTTAGTGCTTTGTCCACATCGGCATATGCCAAATTTGATTCCTCCATTTTAGCTCTTTGCAAGTGTTTGTAGTTCTTCGATCCTATTCATAATCCTAAAGCGTTCTGACTCGTCTACTACTCTCTCTAACTTTTCTTTCAAGAGTGAGAGAGTAGTCTTATCATCTGCTTTACATACTGTTGTAGCTTCAGGATTGAACTGCATATATTCTTCCCATAGTATCTTAGCTACTTTAGCTTTAGCCTGGGTTTCACTAAAGCCACCTTTGATATATAGGTTATACAAATGCATTGAATATTGATGAAGTCCATTTATCAGTGTCTCATGACTAGGAGTCATCTTATCTCACCTTCTAAAACGGTGTGTCATCAGAGTTGGCAACTGCACCAGCACCCTTGCCACGTTCAAGGAACTTGATATTATCAATCTTATATTCTGTTCTGTACTTCTTCACACCGTCTTGTTCCCAAGTCTTTGTATGAGGACGACCAGCTATAAAGATCAATTTACCTTTGTCCATAAAGTTGCAGAGATTATCTGCTGTCTTACGCCAAGCTACACAATCATAAAAGTCTGAAGGTGCATCCTTGAATTCACCATCACATGCAATTGTGAATGTACATACTGAAACTTCCTCACCGTTGATCGTTACACGTCTTAGGCCCTCACTAGGGTCCTTAACCAGTCTTCCAATCGCTTCAAATCTAGCAAACATATTAAATTTTTCCTCCTCGACGCTATATAGCATATTATACTACAAAAGTAGTAATATTTCAATTGTATTTCACCTGCCAGGCGCAGGAAAGTTAGCTTCTAGCTTTCTTAACTAACATTACGATCTCATGTGTCATTACCGCTATGATCACTAATGGCCATGCTAATGATGCTAATATCATAGCCGTAGATAATGCAAACGAATATTCTCTCATGTCTTCAGGTTTATCCTCTTTCATATACCACATTACATGGATAAGAATGAGGGAAAGAATAGCTATAACAATGTATATCATACAACAACTCCCTGCATCAAAGATCTAAGTAGTTTCTTAGATATTCTAACGACAAAGTCTTGTTCTATATCTACTATATGATCAATAGGATAGTTTTCATTATAGTGAAAAGCATTCTTATTCCTATTGTCAATAGCTATTATAGTAGCATGTGGATATAGTGTTGTGACTAGTTTCCCTTTACCGTCTATCTTACCTATATCAGTTCCTAATGGAACTGCGTAAGTATATCCATCTATCCTCACTACTTTAATTCTGTCTCCAATTATCATAGAATCATTCCTTTCTTAAAATGGCATAGGTGGATATCCAGGCAAGATTCCAAGCTGACGATAGAGTTTGTCAGACATTCTTGCTATCGATCCAGAAGTCATTTGTAATATATCTTCAACCGGATATTCTTCATGGTTTCTATATAAGGATGCTGCGCCTTGTTCTAGATAGCCTGTAATTTTAACGTTTTCATACGCAATCGATGTAGATCTCATGTTAGTTATTTTGTTCCTAAGTTCTTCTACGCCCATAGCTTTTACTGGAACAGCGTAGAAGTATTGATTAATGTTTAGTACATTAATAAATTCTCCTTCTTTCATTACAATCATAACATCACTCCAAAAATAGATTTAGTATTCACCGAGAAAAACCAGAAAACATATTGACGACCCTTAGGCCCTATAAAAAAATTTGGTATTTTTCAGTATATTAAGGGTTTTGCCTCAGTATATGAATTGTTGGAACTACTGTACTCCACGGTTATCAATCTTCCATATTTAGTTAACACGGAATCCTGTATGTTTATTATCCTCTGGTTATTACTTCCTTTCCATGGTGTGATAGGATATCTATTATGTAATTGATATGGTCCATCAATTAGTAATGACACCTCATTTACTAGAGTAAGTATTGGAGAGGATGGCTGTACATTCCGTAATATATCTTCCAGTACATAACCAGTATATAAAATTACTGTGCCTGGGTAGAACCTCTTATACCACCTCACTATCTCTATTAATGGTTCAGCTTGTAATAATGGCTCACCACCTGATAGTGTAATTCCAGAGATACTTCTTGATGTCAAGTGTGCTCTGTTAATCATTCTCTTAACTTCATTAACTTTCATGAGTCTTCCACCATTAGGGTCCCAAGTATCTGGATTATGACATCCTGGGCAATGATGTGGACATCCTTGAGTGAAGATTGTAATCCTTATTCCTGGACCATCCACTACTGATTCATTGGTTATACCAGCTATCCTAATATCCATTGTTATGGTGCAGTGATACACATTTAGTACTTCCTGCATTGTCATATACGATAGCTAGTCTATCAGCATTAGGGACAAAGTAAATCACAACGAAATCACCATTAGGAAGATCAAGATGCGATTCTCCACTAGCTTTAATCTCATTTATCTTATTACGCCGATTATTCATGATAACATCATAGACATTAACTGGTTCATGTCTCCTACGAGGATTAGCAATTGGTCTATCAGCTTGTTGATCTGCTAATGTTTGTCCTAATGTCCTAGTGTTAGTTGGTAAAGGCTCATTTCTACCTCTTGTGCTATTTCTAGTTCCTGTAAGAGTATCAGATAGCTTATTAAGTGTTTCATTTAGTTGATTATAAGCTGTTAAATTCATATTACCACCTCAAAGATCAATTTCAGGAAGCATAGCTTTCCTTCCTGATAGCCAATGATCACAATCTGTCATATATTCAATAACGCCATTTGTTATAAAACTATGGCATCTTGGATGTTCTAAGTAAAGCACTGATGGATTCAATGTAGGATAATTAACATTACCATTAAAATCCCATGTATTATCCACACAGTGTAGTTTTCCACATCCTGGACAATAGAACAGATACGTGTTTCCGCGTATTACTAGTCTAGCCATTTGATCACTTCTCCGTACTTAGATTTAAGAATTGGTACACAATATTTATCGTACTTTATAACATAATCTCTTCCTCTCAGCTTTTTCGTCTATTTTCTGTAATATATGTTCAGGAAGAATTTCGTTTAATCTTCCATATTGTACATTTTTAGGTTTGATGACAAAGCTTGTTTAGCATCATCATTAAGATTAAGAAATTGAACAATTATATCCTCTTACCTGTAAGAGCCATATAATCACTTATGGTTGCTGTAAGTACTATATGTTCTTGTTTTATACTTGGCAATACTTCCATTAGTTGATCAACAAGCTCCGATATATAATCATATCTAGTAGAACTAGGCTTAGAGGAATATTTATCTCTTATCTTTTGATCTACAATCATCATAGAGTCTCTGATATTTCTTTTTAAGTCATTAATTGATTTTGCATAAGTTTCATCAACTAATTTTTCTTCCTGTTTTTTTCTTATCATTCTGACTAGTTCATCGTTAGATAACGCTAAATCAGAATCAGTAATATTAATTAACATACCTTAATTCCTCCCTAACTTGCATTAGTAATATTCCAAGTTTATTCTTACCAGTACCATCTGGACCTGTACCCCAGTACGAGTCCACTGGGCTTGATTCAACCAGATAGGCATCTCCTGTGGCTAGTAACATATCTCTTAAATGTTTATGCTGAGTAAACTTAGCACGCAAGGCTGTAAGCATAATTTCTTCCTTAATCAGGTTCCAGTCAGCACGTAATGGGCGGTGTTTCTTACGTCCTTCTTTGGCTGCTTCGTAAGCAGTTAGTTGATTAATTATTACATACTCGTGTTCAGTTCCTACGAACTTTTGTGACTGAAAGTAATGTTCAGTGGTTAAGTATATTTTCCCACTAATCATTATTGTAGCATACCAGAAGTTACTTAGGAACCCATAAGGTTCACTAGTCTTCCAAAACTCTATTATTTCAATCTTTCTCTTTGGTATCACTTAGTTCACCTCAATATAAGTATTATCTTTAAATATTATCGTACCAAATTCTGCTGCTACAACATCTAACACACAACTTGGATTACTTCCATGCCAAGTCTTATAGTGATAGAGTTTGGCATCTAACTTATTCATATGCTCGTATTCATCAAGGTTCAATATGTATTGTGAGTTATAATTGACAAACACGTCAGCTTCTCTACATTCTTCAAGATACCTAGCTACCACACATGTTTCACTATCCGCGTTACCTATATGCTTGACAACAGCAAGTCTCCATTTAGCTATGTTATATAGCCAGAAACATACCATTACTAGTTGATCTGTTTTAAAGTGATCATGTTGTCTACAATAATGTTTCATTATCATTGTGTAGCCTCCTAAATAACATTGCTCTTGGCTTACCTCAACAGAAATATCATTTATATATCTACAGCTATGAAGTAAGAGTCAAAGATGTATCCCTTATTTACTGATACAATTATGGGATAACCATCATCACATACGACATAATAAGAATCGTTCATGTTATCAGCAAGGATAGCATCATATATTCTATCCATCGTAAGAACATTTGTGTCCAGATATCCATATTCTTTTATGCATAAAAATTTCATCATCGACCCTCACTAATCTTAATGAATCTATATGAACACATTCCGGCTATCTTCATGCCTTCCAAACTAACCTGATGTTTACTACATTTTTCCCAGGCATGAGGATGTATACATCCTTCAGGATTATTATGATGACTGCATTGATAAGCTACGGATACAGCATAACATTTGTCTCTTTGAAACCTAAATCCTTCGTAGTTGTCGTCTTTAATAGCAACCAGTATGTCTCCTTCTTTAATCATTTCATCTCCTTAGGTCAGATGTAGCTAATTCTCTACAATAGTCACAGCTATAAAATAGATAATTATCTTCATCGGCATTTGCACATTCTGGCATACCGTAATCATGTAATCCAAGTTTACTTGGACAGAGCTTCTCGTCCTTAAGCTTATTTAATAATTCATCCGGTGTCATCATCTCACCTCAATCTTCAAGTAATACAAGTTAGTCTTTGTTATGAATCATAGATACTCTTTGCTTTGACAAGCCTAAGAGTATCCCTATTTCTTCGAATGTTTTGCCTTCTTGCCTTAGGCTGTTTATTAAAGCTTTTCGTGCTATATTTTCTGGACTTATTTCTCTTTTAACTCTTTCCTTTGGTTCAGTATGCTTATCTTTCTTTGGATAAGGATGTTCTCTATAATAACAGCTTTTACACAAACCTCTAGCGTATATGTTTTGATTTTTTCTACATTTGCTACAAGTTATAGATTCATATAGATCACAAGTGTCTGTGCTATTATTGTAATCTCTCACATTATAAGTTCCATTAGGTTTTGCATTAACAATGTGGTTTTTACAAGTTCTTAATTTTAAACAGCACCTATTATTACAGTAGTCCATGTCTATTCACTCCAAGCTCGCTAACACATGTCTTATATTCTCTGCTATAATGTCAAGATATACAGAACACATAGCTCTTTCGACAGCATAAGCTTCAAGTTTTTCCAGAGCCTCTCTCATAATCCTATTTTGTTCTTCAGTAGTCATAGATACCCTCCATTTTATCACATATCATCGGCCTATTAGGACAATTTTCTTGACTAAGAAGGAGTAGCATAGTCCTGTAATTCTGCGATCCAAGTGCCAGATCGCTATGTGAGATGTTAAATAATTCATATTTTCCAGCATCATTTAACACATATGAATTATAAGACCCACTCTGATATACACACTTCGCATCATAGATTTTGTCCACAGTCAGTTTATAGTCATGTAATGGTGGTGCAATGCACACCACCTTGAATAATATGTCTTCTACATTATTCACCACCTAGCTTTGAATTAATAAACTCAAGGATCTGTGTAATACCTACAATGTCATATTTATCCTCAATCTCAATTTGCAATCCATCATTACGTACTTCTTTCTCTATAGTTTAATATGTACAGGGTGGTCATCCACCCTAGAGTTGTTAATTATGAATTATTCTTGCCTTTAATTCGGCTGTTTTCCCGTCTCCGAACTTATCTACAGAACTGAGGTATCCAGTTACGCGCCTAATACGTTTAATATCAGAACTGCCACACTTCGGGCATTCTCTCTCATCAATTACATCATCGTATCCACAGGTACCACAATGATCAATTGGAAAGTTGATTCCCATGTAGCCCATGTCGCAACTGGCAGCATGCAGCACTAACTGCATTATGGCTTCAGGATTATGAGTTGGAGCAGACTCAAGCTCTACATAACTTATGTGACCTGCATCACAAAATTTATGGAATGGTCCTTCGAGCTTAAGCTTATTAAACATACTGATTCCATAATCAGGTGGTATGTGATATGAGTTTACGTAATATCCTTTATCTGTCACACCAGGTATATCTCCGTATTTCTCTTTATCAATTGATATGAACCTACCCGACAATCCTTCAGCTGGAGTAGCTATAGTAGTAAAATTAAGATGGTGTCTCTGAGTCATTTCCTTAACCTTAAGCGCTATATACTCTGCTAGATTTAAAGCATCAGCGTGTGATTGCTCATCTTCACCATGATGTTTACCATTAAGTAACTGTAAAACTTCAGCTATACCAATATATCCGATAGCTAATGTCCCATGCTTTGTGGCTTCTTCAATGGTATCTTCATCCTTTAGGTTCTCGCTACCCATATATAGGTGTTGACCCATCAGGAATGGGAGATCTTTAACTCTCAGCTTACTAGTCACTTCATATCTATGGAGTAGTTGTTCTTCGCATAGGGCGATTAATTTATCTAAAAGTTTATAGAACTTCTTCCAGTTGCCTTTAGCCTCAATCGCTAGCCTAGGAAGATTCATAGTTACGAAGCCAATATTACCGCGTGTGTGTGCTATTGCTTCACCATTCACGTTAGCTTGAACTCTTGAGCGACATCCCATATAGCTTGGCATTATCCCATAAGGCTTATTTATGGTCATATCCATGAAGCTGAATGTAGGATTCATTCTCTTAGCAGCTACTTCACATGCTAACTTGAACAAATCATAATTACGATCTCCAGGCGACATGTTAATGCCTTCCTTCAGTCTGAAAATAAGATTTGGGAATAATGGGATTTCACCACGTCCTAGTCCAGCTTTGAATGCCTTAAGTAACATTTCAGACACTAACCTACCTTCAGGCGTCGTATCACAACCAAAGTTTATTGAACTGAAGGGACATTGATTCCCTGCCCTACTATGCATGCTGTTAAGGTTATATACAAAGCCTTCCATAGCCTGGTAAACTTCATTTCTTATTTCTTCACGTCTTGCTTGCCTATGTTCGTAAACTTCCATAGAATTTCCCATCGTATACATAGGAGGCTTAATTCTTGCAACACTTGCATAACCTTCAGGAACATGCGGAGCCATGTACGTATCGAACTGGTCAAATGATTGACCACCGTACATGTCATTCTGGTTACACTGTAATATGATAGCAGCTAATGCGGCAGCAGACCCAATTCTTTTGGGTGGCCTAATGTAACCACGTCCAGCATCAAATCCCTTCTTAAGAACTTCACCTAAATCAATCTGGAGACAGTTGATTGTTTTCTCCAGATAATCTAGGTCATGTATATGGATAGCACCTGATGCATGAGCTTTAGCTATGTGTTTAGGCATCTTAGAGAGGTTGTGCTTCTTACTAGCTGCTGAACCGATTTGAAGCATCTTTGACGAAGGACTATTACCTATATTCGCATTGTCACGTGTTGTTTCCTTAGTGATCTTAGATATAGTCTTCATCAAATCTGATTCGACATCTCTTATTTCATCTCTTTCATTGCGGAAGTTGATATAAGAAGCAACAACATCATACATCTTATTGTCTATTAGCTTCTTCACTGTCAGATCATATAGATCAATTGCCTTAATATCAGGAATCAACTTAGCTTCTTCAATGATTTCATTTGTCATGGATTGAGCTAAGTCTTCGTTGATACTCTCAGTATCTTGCATTGCTGAGAGTATTCCATTTAGAATTTTACTAGAGTTGAATGTCCGATTACGTCCATCCCTTTTAGTTATACTATTTGGATACACTGTATCACTCCTTGGCTATGCCATCTTGTTGACCCTCTTAGGGATATATATTTCTCTCACTACAAGACCTGCCTTATCCTTTACCAGCTTAATCTTTGCGATTAAGCCTGGAGCGATCTCTCCCCTGCATGTAGCATAAACCTTGGTGAATATCGTTATTAGTTTCTTTCCTTCAAGCGTTTCTATCTCTACAAACGCCATAGGATCGCCTTTCTTGGTGTTGACTTGTTTAATCTCCATTATCATTCCAAATACATCGAATGGCTTTCTTTCCTCAATGACATCCCAATTGACTGGTTTGGCCACACTCTGTAATGGATGACCAGAAATAAATGAACCTAGCAATGAGTTTTCATATCCAAGTTTTGCTCTTTCATCGAACTTACTTACCTCTTCCGTCATATCAATTTTTTCATCACGATATCTTAAAGCCTCTTGAAGTATGGCCATACGGTTATTTCCGAACTGATCTAAGGCACCGGATAAAGCTAGCGATGTGATTGTCTTTTTATTAAGTTGACGTTTAGGTAGACTACTTACTAGATTTTCCAGACTATCAAATGGTTGTGTTTTTGTAATATAGGTAGCTACATTAGGTCCAACATTCATAACAGCTGATAGTGCAAATCTTATAGCATCACCATCAATTGTAAATTTGATATCTGATTTATTGATATCTGGAACCAATATCTTAATTCCCATTCTCTTAGCTTCATGAATATATTTTTTAGTTTTATCTGAGTTATCAGATGCCACAGTAAGCAATGCACACATAAACTCTAATGGGAAATGAGCTTTAAGATAAGCTGTTTGATAGGCGAGTAATGCATATCCAGTACCATGACTTTTATTGAACCCATAAGAAGCAAATCTTTCTATCAGGATAGCTATTTGTTCCGCAATAGCTAGTGGTATGCCATTGGCAATCATACCTGGTATACCTTCTTCAGCGCTACCATTAACTAATTTGTCTAACTCTCTAGCCATAATCTCAGGACTTTTCTTACCGATTGATTTACGTAACATATCGGATTGACCTGGAGTATAGCCAGCTAGATCAGTAGCTATTTTCATGGTTTGCTCTTGGTAAAGAATAACGCCATAGGTCTCATCTAGAATAGGTTCTAATTCAGGTGTTAGATACTCTACATTGCGATATCCGTTATAACCAGATATGTAAGTAGGAATCAGCTTTAACGGTCCAGGACGGTAGAGGCTTATTCCAGCTACTAATGCTCCAAAGGTTACATTATTCAACTCTTTGAAAATATGTTGCATTCCTTCTGACTCAAGCTGGAACACACCAACAGTCTTCCCACTAGATATTAAATCTAAGGTCTTCTTATCTCTCAGAGGTAAATTATCAAGATCAAGTCTATAGCCATACCTCTCATTTATCAGGTCAATAGCTATCTTCATAATAGTTAATGTCTTGAGTCCAAGAAGATCTATTTTCAGGCAACCTAAATCTTCGATAGTATTCTTATCGAATTGACTTAGGGCTTCACCTTCTTTACCTCTAGCTAGTGGAAAGTATTTTACTAATTCATCTGGTGTAACTACAACTCCAGCAGCATGAGTACCGGCTTGTCTTGGTAATCCTTCAAGTTCTCTTGCTAATTCAAATAGTTCTGGATATGCTATCTCTGCTTCGGCTATCTCATGTATCTCATGTACAGCCTGATCAATAGTATATGGTTTACCCTCAATGACTGGTATTGATTTAGTTAAGGCATTGATTATATCAAAGTCAATATCTAATATTCTACCAGCATCTTTGAGTACCATTCTACTTAACATACTGCCAAAAGTAATGATTTGGCATACGTTATTAGTACCATACTTGTCCGATAAGTACTGAATTATCTCTTCTCTACGTTCATCCATGATATCTACATCAATATCTGGCATAGATGGGCGATCTGGATTAATGAATCTTTCGAACAGAAGGCCATGAGCTAATGGATCAACATTAGTTATTTTTAATACATAAGACACTAAAGAGCCAGCAGCACTTCCCCTACCTGGACCTACATAAATACCTCTACTTTTAGCTTCATTAACGAAATCCTGAACAATTAAGAAATAACCTGATAGATCCTTACCATTAATTACACTTAATTCATACTCAAGTCTCTCAGAGTAAAAGCAAATATCGGTAACATCTATATTTGTTTCCATAGCCCTTTGAAACAATCCATCTTGACAAAGTTTAGATAGATAAGTGTTTAATGTATAGCCTTCTGGAACAATAAACTCAGGCATGTGGAAAGTACCCATGGGAATTGTTATATTACACATTTCAGCTATTGCTTGTGTGTTGTCTAACGCCTCTTGAGGCATTCCCATTGATAGCATTTCTTCTTCTGATTTAAGCCATGCATGAGCGTATATTGACTCCCATCTATCTTCTCCTTTGCTCTTTGCACTTCCTAGTATAGTAAAGTTCTTATGTATTTTACCATCTTCTTGAAGTACGAAGTGGGTATCACAGGTGGCTACTAATGGAATTTTAGTTTCTTCACTAAGCTGTTTAAGTAGTTCATTTACTATGGCTTGCTCAGGTATGTTATTTGCTTGTATCTCAAGAAAGTATCCATTGAATGTATCTCTATACCCAAATGCAAGTTCCTTTGCTTCTTCATACTCTCCACGTAATAGTAACTGTGGCACTTCGCCAGCAAGACATCCAGATAGAGCTATAATTCCACTACTATATTGTTGTAGTAGATTAAAATCTACTCTGGGTTTATAGTAAAAACCCTTTAACATACTTAGAGACACCAAACGACGAAGGTTTTCATGTCCTTCGTCGTTCATAGCTAGTAATACCAAGTGACAATTATCATAAGGGAGTTCGGATAATAATGCTTTATCCTTGACTGTATGATCTTTAGTAACATACATTTCACAGCCGATAATTGGTTTAATGCCAATTTCTTGGCAGGCTTTGTAATGCTCTATTGTCCCATACATCACTCCATGATCAGTGATGGCTATAGCAGTTTGACCCATTTCACTAGCTCTTCTTGCAAGTTTCTTGGGTCTTCCTAGTCCATCAAGTAGACTATAACAGGTGTGTACATGAAGATGTACAAATGCCATTTGGCCTCATTCCTTATTTAAGTTTATTCTGTTGCAGTACAGTTTACAAGAGGATAGATTTCTCCACATGCTATCGTGTTACTATAGTTTCCAATTTTTTCTTTCTTATTCTTGGATACATAGACACGACCTTTGGCGATTACGACCATACCCTTCTCAAACTTGTGTTTCTCATTATAGATGTCATATATTTGATCGATAAACATTAATTCCGTTTGTCCTACAGCATCATCTAATATGATATTCACAACGCACCTTGTTTCATCTTTGCCTTCCCCAAAGGTATTTCCTCCAAAGAAAGACTGCCAATTCTGAATTTCTACAATCTCTCCGCCTACACACACTTCGTCACCATGCTTAAACTTAAGTGGTACGGCTGCACTGAATGCAGTAACCCATGGCTTTAATTGTTCAATGATTTTTGAATCAACCATTAGGTCATTCCTTCCTTCATTAGTTAGCTACTTTCAATTTGACTGGCCTTCTGCCAAAGTCATTTGCAATACTTTCTTCTACAAAAATATCTATTCTGGAACCACGTATGAGCCCGCCTGTATCTTCAGCTATGTATGTTCCGGATATACCTGGATAGTCAGAAACTATTTTCAATTTAGATCCTAACGGAATTACTTTAGGATCAACAGCAACTGTTCTATTGACTTTAGGCCAAGTGCCAGTTTTAGTTTTTTGTCCTGTCCATGTATAGGCAGTGGCTATAAAACTTGAGTTGCCTCTGGAAGGCTGAGCTTTAAGAGTACGAGATTCTCTAGCTTTCTGAAGCTGAGACTGAGTATCTCTCAGTCTTCTATTCACCTCTTCGAGTTTTTGTTTTGTTATAGACAATTCTTCTTTTATTCTGGTCGTATCATTAATAAGAATAACGAGAGATATAATAAAGGAGACTAACAGTAATAGAATGAGTAGGATCAACTTTCCATTTGAGTTCATATATCCACCTTTCTACTAATTAAGAGAGGCCGTAGCCTCTCCTAGTATTAGAGTAGATGTAAATTACATATATATTATAACATGCAATCACGTATCTTTCAAGCATTTGTTTCCTGCTCATCTAATATTTTATTCACCAATAGGTCCACCTCAGCGTTCTCTTCTCTAGGTACATGCCTTATGGTAAAGTTAGGAAGTCGCTTTGATAATAATCTTGCCCTATTCCTAAGCTTTACAAGATGAGGTGCCCTAGTAGCATTAGTGCCATTAATTTGCTGGACAACTACATTACTGTCACTTAAGAATATAATATTAGGAGCAGTGATCTCCTTCTCAATCAGGTATTCAAGAGAGCTAATCAAGGACATATATTCAGCCACATTACTAGTAGCTCGCGCTACAGATGCGTCGTCAATTCCACTCTTCGGGATAATGATGTGTGAGCCAATATATTCCGCATACCTTGTTATCTCATTTCCATCACCGTAAATGATAAAAGCAAGTGCAGACTTATTGTCTATATCTGGATTATCATTTCCTCTGGCAGCACCATCTATTCTTATAATTAATTCTTTGTGAGAGAAACGGATACCAAGTTCTTCCTTTATGTCATTGAGTATTTTGTCAGGATCATCGCCATTAAGTTTTATTTGGACAAGTAGACTTGTAAGCCCATCTTTGGCTACAGTCCACTTCTCCAACTTCTTTCCCGGCATTCCATGTTTTACTTCGCCAACATGTAGACGTTCAACATACATACGGATAAGATCATAAGCCATTTCACGGGAGATAGTGTACATCTATCCCTTTTCACTTTTGCAAAACGATATCAGAGGCTCTAAGAATAGATTAGCCGTGTGAAATGATGCCTTCATCGGAGCATCAAGTACCATTGATGGAAGTGGCCCAAGTTCTTTTCTGATACATTCAATAAATCTTGCATAAAGTTCTGACATGATTATTTTGATCTGTTGTGAAAGTTGATTATCAGGTTCTGCCTTGGCCATGATATCCAATAACTCTTGTGGATAGTTTTCTTTCGGAATATAAATACCAACTGTTAAATCCAGAAGATACAGGATATTATTACAGTATAGCTTTCCATAGCTACCTATGATGTTATCAATAAGTTCTTGGGGCACATGCATATGATTTAGCTGTATCAAGTTAATTGACAATACTCCGTCCATTGAATCTACAATAATTCTTCTTATTGGACTAAGTTTCTCTCTTATTGTGCTAAGTGTGCGGTCACATTTGCATTTATCATTGCAGTTGCCGTCACATCCCATCCAGCGAATGTAGGATTCACTTGGCGCATCAGGTTTTTTCTCGGTATTGACAAACAACTTGTCAATACCTACTACTTCCTTGATGCTCTCGGCTTTTAGCTCATTCTCATGGACTGGTTTCGGCTTAAACAAGTTTTCGATTGCATCTTCAAAATTTTCAGGCATAAAGTCCTCCTTATTTTACTTTTAACAGCCCATATCTACACTCGAACATCCCATTTACTAATCTGCCTTTAGCAGATCCTCCATACTGTTCTTCTGTGTAGCCCTTAGCATCTTTAGTAGCAATAAACTCTGTATTATCCCATACGATTGCCATTTCGATATTTGGGTCTTCTTGGACTGCGATGAGTTTTCCATTTGCGTCCTTAATGATCTTTGTCTTACTTTCACCTGATGACTGTGTTTCTATATTAGTAGCCATCATTTCAACTGCTTCAGTACCGAGTATAGCAAGTAACTCGGATGACATACGAGCAATTATTTGTTTATTATTAACCCTGACAAAAGAGTCAATCTTAAACTTTGGGTGTTCTGTAACTTTAGCATTGCTCGGAGGAATGAATGGAGAGATGCTTACTCCCTGGATTAACATTGTCATCTCAATATCCTCTTTTTTGCAAAATGCAACAAGAGGAGCCATTAGATGACTATTTGATTGGTCAATAGCCGGAAGAATATAACTTATGTCATCAAAGTTTATAACATCGTAGTTTTTCTTTGCTACGGCAAGCTTAGTTATAGGCTTAACCGCTGTAGCATGAAGTTCTGTAGCCATTACTTACCTCCCTTAAACGGCAATACGCCGAATTCACATACGAAGGTTTCGCCTTCGATATAGCCAGTAGCTTTAGAAACTACCTCATTACTACCAGGGTTCTCGACGGCTACTATCCCGTCATCAAATGATACAAGAGATAATTCTTTAACCAATACTGGTGCTTCAAGTCTGATAACAGCTCCTATAATTTCTAAGAGCTCCTTTGACTCTCTTGCCACAAAGTTATCAGACAATGCTAGAACTCCTTGTGCCGGTAGTTTGGGGACAGCATCAAACTGAGCAAGCTTGTCTGTTATGTCAAACTTGACAGTTACTTCTGTTTTGTGAACAGAGTTTGAGAAACCACTGGCTGTAAGCTTTTTAACGATAGTACGTAAATCTGCTTCAGTGGCATGAGGTATAACATAGTTATAACCCTCGACTCTTATGACCGTGACTACGCTGCCAGTTGAAAAATACATGTGTTTCCTCCTTTAATCTATTTCTTTTTTTAATAAGCTAGGTATTACTATTAATATTTGGTCAAGGAAAAAGAAAGCCAATAATGGCAATCCAGACTTTGTTACAACTACTGCAAGTAGTATTGTTATGCAATAAAGAAGTATTGTCGTTACTAACACAGTTGCTTTATCCATGATTGCTTACCTTAATGTTGTGGATAATATCTGATCGGATAAGTTCCCAATCAAGATAATCAAGGGTAATATCTTCTACAGATTCTACACCATACATTCTGATGTATTTCTCATCATCATTACTATAATCATTTAACTCGGCATCTGATTCTGGGTTAATTATATTACCGAATCTCGGCGTATAACCTTTAAGGCTGACACCATCATAATATATGATTGAGAATACTGGAGCATATTCACCATTGGATATGAATCCTAAGAAGGACAATTCGTTATCTAGTGTCTTATATCCTATTAGGACACCATTAGAGTTAGTAAAATCATCTGGATTAAATCCTGCTGTAGCAGGCTCTTCATCAAATTGGACATTGAAGATAACACCATGAGTTCTTAACTCATAGATCATATCTCCCATATCAATAAGATCATAGTCATCGACAAGATTTTTGATTATATCTTTTAGTCTTTCAAGAGATATCTTTGCTGCTGTTCTCAAGTTTATCACCTCACTTCATAACCATAACTTACCTTAGTTATAGAAGATCTTTTTAAGCCTGGGTAGAACATTATAAGTTCATCATAGATATTATTAACATCCCAATTATCTGGTATGGCTAATATATACTCATGCAGATTAAAGCATATTTTGACATAGACAACATTACGTATCTCATTCCCACAATACGGACAGAATTTATAGTCGATATTATTGATTGTTATAGGTCTCTTACAATTATTACATTCCATATAATACCTCCTATAATATATGGGAAGAGGAATCACTTCCTCTTCCTTTTCTGCTTTGTGAGTTTGTCAATAATGTTTCCGGTAAGACTAGATATTATGGCTTTCTCTTGATCAGTCTTCTCAACAATCTGGTCTGATAATTCTGTCTTAGAATATAGGACTTGTAATATTCGCTCATCTATGCTGTCTTGTGATATAAGGTTAACTACATTGACAGTCTTAAATTCTGAGCCAATTCTACGTATCCTACCAATTCTTTGCTTCAATGTAGCTGGATTCCATGGAAGATCGTAATTTACCAATACTGATGCTATTTGAAGATTAATTCCTGCGTTCCCAGCGTCAGTAGAGACAAAGAACTTCACATCTTTATCAAACCTAAATCTGTCTATAGCAGCTTGTCTTTCATATGGTTTCATTTTACCATTGAGTACCCTACACCCACCTAGTTTACTAAGTCTTTCAACTATAAGTCTCTGCATACGCTCAAATTGAGTAAATATGACGGCTTTTAAATCTGGATTATCTTCCAGTTTAAGTTGCATAAGTTCATATAACTCATCTAGCTTAGGAGACTTTGTGGATTTAATAGCAAATTTAGACGCCATCCGTGATGTACTCATAGACAGTAGTTGTGGAGAATCACTTACTTCAGTAAGCATTGTGAACATACCAAGTAGCTGACCTTCTTTAGGATGCGGCTCGTCCTTATCCCATGATTTCATCTCTTCCATGATATCACGTATGACAAGACGTATATCCTCATGTAGGGCTGCTTGTTCTTTTGTCATAGGGATTGTGAAATTATTAATTAACACAGACGGAAGTTCAGGAGCTACTTCATCAACAAGTCTACGCAGTATATATAGAGAGATCCTTCCACGTAATTCATTGAGGTTTTTATATCCCAATATAATGCCACGTCTTCCAAATTTCGTTCCCATGACTATATATCTGTTTCTGAATGATGTCCAACTTCCTAATATTTCAGGGTTCATAAATGAGAACAAGCTATACAATTCATCAGGACGGTTCTGCATTGGTGTTCCAGTTAGTAGCCATTTATACTTAGCATCCAACTGCATAATCTGTTTAGTTGTTATCGCATCCTTGTTCTTTATCTTATGTGCTTCATCAAGGATTATAACATCTGCATCTAATGCTCTTAATCTGTCTAAGTCCATATCCTGACGCACTAACTCATAGTTTATTACTGTGAAGATGCTATCGTTCTCTTTATAGATTTTAACTCTATCTCCGAGGTCTCCATCAATTACTGTAACACTATAGTTAGTAAACTTTCCAATCTCATCTTCCCACTGATACTTTAGTGATGCAGGGCAAATTACCAATATTCTCTTGGCTAAACCATTACAAATAAGATAATCCGCAGCACCTATGGATTGTGGAGTTTTCAGTTTTGTTATCGTAGTGGCTTTTTATCCTCTACTTCTGGAGCTTCTTGTTCGCTCCTGGTGGCTACCACCAGAGCCCATGTAAACTCATGGGAGCTCAGCATAACTTTTTACCATATCATTAAGTGTCTGCTATTCTCGCTTCATCCTCAGCATTATCTGGTAGGAGCTATATTGGAGATACAATATAGTTTATTAATTTTCATATAGATTCACTACGTCTATACCGTCATTGTGCCATATTTAACTATGTTACTCATGGCATCGAGACTGCTGCATCTTGGACTCAATGCAGTTCCATTCATCCTTTGCCAATAGTTTGCAAAGTGGCATTATTCACAGACACAAACTAATTCGCTGACTTAGGTAGGGCGGCCTCGTGGACAGATTATCTCACTGTCTATGCGTTGCCCCTGACTAGCTCGGTATAGAGCTATTAACTATGTCACCATAGTCAAGTAAGTTTCCACTTACGCCTTCGGTTCTGATTAGCATTCTCAGCTTCCCAGCTTAATTCCGCCTCTAGTACTCCTAAGACTTTCATCTTAGGACGGCTCCGACCGAACCTAAACCCATTTCATCGCCTAGGAGACCTTTCTTAATATGTACTAAGAAAGAAGCTCCTACTAGCTGGAATGGGTATAAAGCTAGCTTAAGATTGACATCAATAATTTTTATTGGAGGTGTTTCGGGCTTACTGGGCTCCTTTACTATCTCTTCATATGGAACTTCCCAAGTAAGCTCATCTCCAAAGACTTCGAGTAACAACCCTGCTTGATTTACAGGGACAAGCCATATACCATCTCGATACTTTCTACCGGGGATGGCTTTTACTGTTTCAATTATATCATAAAAAATCCTTCCTGATAACCCAGAAATCCTGAGCTCAAGAACATTGCCATTTGGCATCACACGTATCAATTAGATATCCCCTATTGAATTTTCTCATTACTTCCAGTATTAGTTACTAAATCTTTTAGCCAGCGGCAGCAGCTTGCTTCTTAATGTATCTTAAGTTCAACTGATCCTTGGTATTGCGTTTTGGATCAAAGCCATTGTTCTTTACATTGAATGTAACTGCATTGACCCTTAATCCACCCATTTCCTTGTTGTTAAGCAAAACATTGCAGAAGTTGAATATCAACATTGCTGCTGTTGAGTTAGTTGCCATAGACTGAGGATGGCTAATAGCCCGCTCAGCACAGCTTAATTCTGTGGTAAACTTCGTATTGGTATCATTCATAACATCATGGAAGACATCAGTGACACAAGGCATGTAGAATGAATGTGGTTTATTATTACCTTCCTGAAGTGTTCCCTTATGGTTTACTCCCAATACTACCTGGCCATTGTAAAGTTCGTTGCCGCTGTCAAGATATACCATATTTCTCTCACCGGAATAGAACAGATCGGCTATCAACTGCCTGGTCTTATTATTATCAACTGCACCGATAATTATCGGATAACAGTTCTTATGTAGATCCATAAGCATCTTCAATGCTGCTTTGGTCTCTACATAAGCATCATGAGCGTTGATTGGTGTTCCGAAGGCATTTGAATAACGGGCAGCAAGCACCATAGCCTTACTTTTATTCAGGTCTGGCATAATGAAGTTTTGCCGAGTTAAGTTTTTCTCCTCAACTTTATCCGGATCAGCAAGAGTTATCATATGCTTTTGGCCTTCCTTACGGGTGTAATTCTTAATACTAATCTGTCTTACAAGATTGGGTACCAAGAATCCACCAGTGCCACCATTACCTATGATTATGTAATGATGCGGTGCGTTATTGGTCACCGCATCAAAATCAAGTGCGTAAGTCTTTTCAAGTATAGACATAATTACCTCCTTACTATTTTAAGTGCACATTCTTACAATCTTCGATTGTACAATCGCAACAACGATACTGTAATGTGCATGACATACAAAAGGTGTAATGTGGACAATCCGGTCCATCACAGCTTTCGACAGTTTTTGCAGCCTCAAGATTTTTCTTAGCTGCAAAATCTAAAATAGGCTGACATTCTTTAATTCTATCACATTCGCAACACTTACCGCTGCATACTTCACACAGGCTTGCGAGCTCACAGGTGTAACAATTTTCAAGATCTTGTTGAGGCTTAAACATATTCGGATTTTCGTTGATATACTTAATGCCTTTTTCAACTGGACTCACTACATCTCTCCCAGAGAACATTGCTGTCAATATCAACTGGGAGAGAGATATATCGTCAAAGTTTTTCACAACAAAATCAATGATATTCTTTACTCGACTCTGATTGGGCACATCCGCTCTGTGTTCGGGTCCAGACAATACATTTGTTTGCAGTCTGTGCACGTCTGCTCCGTCAGTTTTTTTTTCCGAATTTGTTTCTGCGTCTGTCCCGGCCCCGTGAAAATACCATTTTTTTTGAGGAATGGCTTCAGTAGTTGCGCCAGCACCAAAAGTAGTTACTTTACCGTTATTACCATAGGTTAGATAATCTCTTCCACCTTGCCAACCAACTACTGTGGGCTTTTTTAGCTTCGTCATCCACTCTTCCGGGAAGCTAACTTTCGGGAATATACCCATTACCTCAGGTACCTGAAGTAAATACTTTTGGTTAGCTACATTCATAGCAATCTCAGGTTTCTCTACGATTTCCCATATGGGGATATTAACTTGCTGACCAGCACACGCATAACGTGTGAGGTAAGTTGGGCTAGTAGTGATAGTACCAAATACCATGTAGCACTGAGCTGCATTTTCATTGGCATTGTCAGTACCAGACCAGAAAGCTCCCATAGTATGATGGCTGTGGATTTCCATTACAGGAACTTTATCAAGGCGTAAGCGATTTACTTCCGGATCTTCATGGAACTCTGAAAGTCCACCAGAGTTTTTCTGTTCAGGGATGTAAATGAAATGCTCTTTTGTGTCCTGATCCCAGAAGATTAGAGCAGACGCTTCGGTTTTGTCCTTCTCATGAACAGCTATAAAGAAGTTCAGGATCTGGCAAATCATATGAAACGGAATCTTAGGAATGGACAGATTCAAGCCTAACTTAAGTTTTTGTAAGCCGGGAACAGTCTCCGGTATCATTACAAAGTCACCCATTCCAGTGTGCCGTACCATCTTTGTACCATCCGCAGTCATGATGTAGTTAACAGCCTTGGTAAGACCTTCTGCAGGAACATCAATAAGATAATCAGCAGCTTGTCTGATTAATGCAGCCTTACTTGCAGCCTTTTGTGCTTCTTTCTCTCTAACCTGAGCTTCCAGCTCATCTTTTAATGACATTATCTCAATTCTCCTTCCAAATTTTGAATTATGCTTGCTACAGACCTTAACGGTTTAAGGATTTCATACGGGAATGTAGCAACACCATCAAGATGTTTAATTAGGCTATGAACCCTGTCAACCCTTACTGTCCTGCCATTAGGTGTTTGCACAGCCAACGGATAGAAGTTACTGTTCTCAAGGTGCGCATTAAAATTTGAGCTAAAGAATTGCTCAACGAACCCAGATATACCGGCAAGATTCCTCCATTGTTTTGCTGTGCTATGTCCACCCCAACATATATTAGCATCGTCCTGAACATTGGTGAATGGGAAGCGACACAATGTATCTGTTGTAATGAGTATTGGACCCTTAGCAGCATATACATGGCTTAATCTTAACATATATTCTCCATTTTGATGTTGATTAAGAATAAATATAAATACACAGCTAGGTACAAGCACATTCTTGTAAACTCCTACAGAGCCTTCATCCTGATAACTAATACGCCTTCTAGTTTCAGGTATCTGATATACTATCAAAGTGCTAGCGTTTTTCTTAATCATCCTCACAACTCCGTGAGGAGAAGGCATGATACCTGTATCATGCCGAAAGTCATTGGCAACTGCTTGAGCAAGGCCATCCGGTGAAATTTGCCTTGTTTTAGAAATCCCATTTTCATCATGTTCAATTAATCTCACGCTATCTGCGTGAATCTCTAATACAGCCCGTGGTTTCATTAGCTTTCCTCCCCTACATCTGCTATTACGGATGGATTTTCATAAACCATTACCTTCGTTATATCAAAACCTAATCCAGTCATGTTTATGAGTTCCACAGCAGACTCATAGTTCTTAAACGGGAACTCCCTTTTCTTTTCATCAACTACTACAAAGCTCCCGTTCTTCTTGTAGTAAAATCCTGGTTCATTGTTCTTCACTTCATTTTCGTAAAGGTTTTTGAGTGGCATCCAATGTTCTTCGTTGAAGTTACAGTGGAGTTTACTATTAGTTTTTACAACAGTATCATGTCGTGGATCAGGCTCGGTTAATATAATTTCAATCCTATCCACTCCAAGGTGTTGACGATAACCTGCCGGAATATCAAGCTCTACTTCAGGAGGATAGATATAATAATCTCTATTCCTTAGATTGGGGCCAGTTTTTACTATGATTCTAACGGTGTCTCCTATTTGCACCCATTTCCTGATTGTTGATAATCTGGTATCTGCTGTAGCAGTTTTGCCAGTATTCTTTGCTAACACTTGGTTCAATCTTTCTTGCATTGTCATAGTTTTAGTGCTAAGTTGATCTATAAGTGAGTTTATCAACGTTTTTGGTTCAGGAGTCGGGATAGGTTGAATCCTAACAGCTTCAACTATTTGTGTCTTCTTGCGTTCAGCTATTTCACGCTGCATTTTTTGCAATTCAGCAAGCTTATCTTTCTTCTTTTGTATGAACGCTTGGATGTCACCGCTTAATTCGTCATGACATTGCTTAAGTTTGTCTAGCACAACACCCATATTCATAACTCCTGCCAATGAGTTGGATAAGACGCGCTGATGACGAAGATACATAGAGTCTAAGTCCAATGGGATATAAATGTATCTCTTCCCATTGCGGATTCTTGTATCATGGAATCCACTTATAGCTATGTTTAGCTCCAATAGAACATGTGCAATTCTTGGTGATGGGAACTTATAAATATGAATAGAGTCCTCCAACATCTTAATCATGTCAAAGATTTCTCCTTCAAATCTTATAGAGAAATCATTGTCATTTTGACGGACATAACATCCTGGTATTAATGATATGATTAATTCCTTACTTAGCTTTTTGATAAGTGTACTGAATTCTGCGATATCAATTGGAATTTCAATATTCTCAGCAAACTTCTCAATACCTTTCTGTCTGCCAATTTTCACAAGTTCTATGAAGTCAGCACGACGTAGGATTTCTACAGAAGTATTAATTTCTGTTCCTCCTTTCTATATATAGTCTGAGCTTGCCACAATAGCAGGGATTCTTTTGATCTTTTCGACAAGTTCTGATATTTGATTTATGACTACAGGCTGTCGGTTTACTACTTCTTTATGAGCTTTGAGTATGTCGTCTAAGGGCACTTTCATTAAATCATTGGCATTTGTAGCATTAATTACTTTATCAACTACTATCCTTACCTCAATAGGTAAATAATCGTAGTTGGGCAGATGAAGTAAGTTTTTAGCTAAGTTTTCAGTTGACATATAAACACCACCGTAACATATTTACCTGTTAATGGTGGGCAAAAGCCCACCATAACTAGACTTAACCACGCAGCTTAGCGATGGCTTGCAAGAAGCGAGAGAAGAGACCTTTGGTACCAGCTTTAACTTCAAACTTAACAATCTCGCCTTCTTGGGTTGGAGTAGCATTTTGAAGTTCAGGGAAGATCTCAGCCATGGATTCCTTGATCTGAGCCAGGGTCATTGTGTCATCCTCAATAACGAGGTTGTTGCCTGCGTATTGAACTGTACGAGTACCTTTGGTACCAGCCTTAACCTCGAATTTGATGATCTCGCCTTCTTGGGTTGGAGTAGCATTTTGCAGCTCCGGAAAAATTTCAGCCATAGACTCTTTAATTTGAGCCAGGGACATAGTGTCATCTTCGATTACCAAATTGTTACCTGCATACTGAACTGTTCTCACTTAAACATTCCTCCAAATTTTTAAATTAGCTGGTTCCCACCTTCCAGCTTTATCCCGACCATTGCGGTCCTACCTCTGCTTTATTACTTAAGACAAGCTTGCTTAACAGCATTTGCCATATCTTCAAGTGTAGGAGTCAGAAACATTTTGGTTGCTTTGCCTTCATAGGCATTCTCATAATGTTTATATTCGTATTCATCAGGATTGAATATATACAGACTCTTACTCTTTCTTCTTACTTCCTCAACAAGTCCAGGTGCTTCTTCTGAACCACGTGTATCGAGGTCAGACATGATAAATACAACAGTTTGAGGAGACAATTTATTATGATAATCTTTTAATAGCTTTTTAAGGGCTTTGGGCAAATCAGTTCCACCGCCCCATTGTTGTCTTCTTTCGAGATTAGTCAATGTCTCTCTCCAGTCAGTCCTAATATCCTTGGTTACATATTCGAGCTTATTTGAAAATATAAATAGCTCAAACTTAGAGATCTCCTGACCGACTGCCTGACAAATTAAAGTCAATGTTTTAGCATGTCGATCCATTGAGCCTGACGTATCTAAAAGTACTAGTAGTCTAGGCTTATGAATTTTTTTAACCTTCCAGCTGATCTGAATTGGTATACCACCAGTAGACTTTGCATTGTTTATAGTCTTACGGAAATTGATCATAGCCATTTTCTTACTTTCCTTGCGATGACGAGACATTGCTGTAATGATCTGTCTGGCAATTTTCCGCATATTTCTACGTGCCTTAAGTACCTCGTCTTCATGTATATTAGGTCTCGTAAGATTGCCATCACTTTTTCCTGCTCCAGGTTGCCCAGGTTGTCCAGGTGGGCCTTCCGGCCCATCCTCATCACCTGGTTTACTTTGTACCTGCGACTGCTGTTGCTGGTTGGTATTTGTCATCCAGTTCCAAAAGTCTAGGTGGGCGTCTCTTACGCCCGCTCCAACAGCCATTTCGCTCCACCTCTCTCTTGCATCTTATCCAGATCTTCTCTGTTTTTAAGAAACAGAGTTGTCAATTGATCAAGCAAGGGAGATTCAATTTTTCTTATGCCCATGTTTGTAAGGGCTGCAGCTAAGTCCAGGCTTTCTGAAACACTAGGCTGTTTGAGCAAGTTGACCTCATTACGAATAACACTCATGATTCTAGCAATCTGTAGAGCAGTGTTAGGTCGCAAAGTATCAGTTTTTTTCATCAAGATTGTTGCTTCCTTATCAATGGTCGGAAACCCGACCCAAAGGTAAACACAACGACGACGAAGTGCATCACCAAGATCTCTTACCCCATTAGACGTAAGGATAACTGGCGGAATCTTCTTAGCGATTACTGTTCCATATTCAGGTATTGATACCTGAAAGTCAGACAGTATTTCAAGAAGGTGAGCTTCGAACTCTTGGTCGACTTTATCCACTTCATCAATAAGTAGAACCGGAGTAGGTTCTTCTCTCAATGCTTGGAGTAATGGCCTTTCAAGCAAGTAATCTTCACCAAAGATATTCCCATCGCCTTTACCACGTTGTATGTCAAGGATCTGTTTCTGATAGTTCCACTCATAAAGTGCATGAGTAGCGTCGATCCCGTCATAACATTGTAGCCGGATAAGCTTTGTGTTAAAGATTGTGGAAAGTACTTTTGCTAACTCTGTTTTACCACAGCCAGGTGGTCCTTCAACTAGTAATGGCTTACCAAGGGCAAGCGCTACGTAGATGTTCATAGCGATATCAGCGCTGCAAACATACTTGCATCTAGTTTCCATTGTATCTTTCAGTGTGTCAGGATTTAGTTCGTTGATCATTTTTTGTAGTTCTCCTTTGCTACCAAACCTCTTTCTTAGGCCAAATACTATGTCTCTAAAGCCGTATTTAGTGTCGAGCATTATGTCATCAATAGCTTTAATACATCTTTGCTTTTTAGACAATGGTTTAAGTCCATGTTCCTTGCCGTATCCCAGGACTTCTTTCATCAACTGGTCATGTCTTATAATGAGGTTCATTGCTTCCATTGGATCAATAGATCCAGTAGCTATTTCTTCATTCAGCTTTTCTTTAAGTTTAGCTGTAGACATATCAATCCATTCAGGAAGATCAACGCCTGCTTCTAAAGCTTGGTTCATTGATCTTCTATATGCCTTCTTAATCTCCTTGGGTTGCATTTAAAGCCCCCTATTCTTTCACTGGTGTTAACATACCTACAAATGGATTGGTAGGTGATACAGCAGTAGGAATAGCTTGCAAAATTACTTTTGACTTGCTTTCCATAACAGCATCAGTTGTATAATCCATGATATCCGGATCGATCTCCGTAATATCGGCTCTTCCGGTTTCAATTACACTAAGCTGGTCTTTATTTAGCTTGTAGTAATTTACCAGAGTCATGAAGAATTGAGAGAGTTCCATCACCTTGTCCGGTATTTCAGTAAAGTCATGAACGACATTGCCAAGTACATCACGAATCAGATACTGACTAGTGCCAGATTTGTGATAAAACTCAAAATAGTTGTTAGCATGTACTTGATGTAGCACAGGAGTTAATACTGATTCTACAAGATAGAACGCGCCTGCAATTCTGCCTCTTGTTTTGTAAGCTCCTTCAGCTCTATCATTTTGTGTCATCTTGTGACTTAAAAGTTTTGCAGCAATCATTTGGTTAAGAGCTTCAAAGGGAGGTACTGAAAGTGTCATATTTACATTAGTTATTGACGCATTCTTACCCATCATATCCCCATAAGATGCCTTGTAAGTTGTTAAGCCTGGCTTAATTATAGAGTCGATAGCTTCTCTAACCTCATTTTCGGTTTCAAAGTTTTCAAGCTTCAACTTTACTACTACTTCGTACTCACTTCCATTAATCATTTTTAAACCTCTTTTCAAGTTTTTTGAATTTTTCAGCTGTTCTATATTCAACAGCCTTTAATACCGCACTAGCTACATCAATCATTATAAATTTTTCAGAGATTTGGCGACAATTTATTATGAAAAAGAATATAGTTAGTGCTAGGAATCCTATGCTTATGATGGTCAGCACTATGTTTTCTTCAATCATTGCCTTATACGTCAAGTGTACCCAGACTAATAGCATGAATAAATTAAATGCGCCAGTACCTAACCCAAAATAAAAATTCTTTTTGGTAAAGTTTAAAAAATGCTTTGCCTCTTTTGGAGTATTAGGTGTCCTGTTTGGTGTTCTCAATACCCGCACCTCCCATTCTTGCTACGATAAATCTTGCAAACCTATCGGAGCAACGTTCAGCAAATACGTTCCTATATGATAATTGAGTATTCATTATGTCTCGCTTATTGATGTGACTTTCAGCACTATGTCTGAAATAAGTATCCGACATTAATATATGAGTCGCCATCGGATGTCCTCCAAATTGAGGGTATTTAGCTAAGCTACATAACACCAGCCAGTGTCCAATTTCATGTGCTGCAGTTAATTTTGCTGCATGAACATGATCATAAACCACATTGCCATTATTAATAGCAACATCAATATATGGCTCTAAAGTATGCATTGCATGCAGCACATCCACAGCAAAAAAGAATTTAGGCCCGAAACAGTCTACTCGCATCATACCTGGAGACCTATTATCATGAGAGAATGCATTCTTAAAAAACAAAACTTTTACTTTCTTAGGGAAGTATCTAGCCCATTTAGTACTAGCTACATGGGCAAACACTTCCTTAATCGCTTCAGCGATTTCAGGATGTTTAAATTTTTTAGACTTATAAATAAATTTAACTTTCATTGCAGCCCTCCCTAGTATATTTCATTGTACTCTTCATCTCCTATATCAAGATGGCTATTTCTTTCCTTGTCTAGTAGGTATTCAAGGAGTGAGATGCCACTCTTAAAACCATTTATAGGGATATTGAAGAATCTCATTAACTCAAATACTTCATATAGTATACCAGTATTTTCAGCATTTTGTAACTGATTAGTAAGAGTAATCTGGTTTAATTTTTTATTAACCATAGCTTCTTTAATTGCTTTTACTGTACTATTACAAGGTTTCAAGTTACAGGTTACTATGAATCTACAAGCCCTTAACACTATGTTGGTTGTTGGATTTTTTTCCTCCCTTAATCTTAGAATTCTTGTTTCAAGATCAAGCCATGTTTGAGGGCAGGCTATTAATCTTCCATCAGGGAATAAAGCCACCTCATTAATTGTAAAGTCAAATCTAGGTGGGTATGGCAGTAATGTATTACATGGTACCCAATCAATAGGTATTTCAATCCCGTGGAATAAAAGGTATTGTATCGTTTTATTCCTAACCTGCTCATAACGGATTTGATTATTTCTTATTATATAACTATCTAGAAGTGATCGTTCATAATAACAAATATCAATATCACGAGGGTTACCATCAAGAATTAAGTCTCTGATGTAACCACCGACTATTGAGTATGGATCTCCGTTTGGCAATGAGTACAGATTAAGAAGATTTATAACAATTCTAAGTTCATTTGGGATAGTAAAGCTTACATCACGTATGGATACCATTATGGTACACCTCCAAGAGTTCACGTCTAGTATCACTGAGTGGAATTATTGGTATACTAAACTCAGTGGAAATCTCATTCAGTATTATGAGATCTCTCTCTACGCTTTCCCCTTTGCGTGCACACCATTCATTCGGATGAAGTAAGCCTATGATTTGATCTTTGCTGATTGATAGTGTGTGTTTTCTTATAAATTCTATGAATCTTAATGAATCTTCATCATCCTCCAATCCAGTAATCACACTTACAAATTCATTGCATTCATTGTTATCTACTATGATTGCCATGCGACATGTGGCTCTGTAGAACATAAATTTTACAGAGCCACCTAGTTCTTTGGCAAGATCAAGTTTTAAGTAAAGTTCAGTTAGTGATCCGTGTGGTAGACGGACAAAGACTACGTTATTCATCTTTAACCACCTTAGCGCTTGACATCACTCTGTTAAAGTAATAGAAACCAACTGCAAATGACATAAAAGCAGGACCAAACTTATTCATAGTAAAATTAAATGCGGCTGCTATAATAAAAAGCAATACACATGATACATGGAATAATTTAAGATACAAACATACTCCTCCTATTCTTGAGGAGTAACCTCCTCAAGAAATGTGCTAACGTAACTTAGGATTTGAGCTTTGCATTTAGTATTGATGATAAAATCATTGACAAACTTAGCCCTCTCTCCAGGAGCTGCAATGTTTTTACTTGGCAACTTAATCCTTAATGCTTTATGGCCAACATTAGCCTGTTCAATACTGATGTTGCTCAATGTGCCTGTAAGTGTAGAAATAACAACCTTGCATAGTATACCAATCTCTTTCTGCCTGGAATTTGGCGGATGAATAACAATATCATTAATGCCAAGGGCAGTGTTAGATGATTCGGAAGTTACAACAGCCAGATCATCCTTATGCTCTAGATACCAAAATGGATTTCTTTTAACCTCAGGTAGTTTTACAGTTAATTCCTTCACAAAGAATTCCTCCCTTATATTTTTACAAATCTACCGCCACAGAAGTCCTCAGGAACTCCAGTAATTTTTATATAACAACCTTTGCATCTGCAGCAAAGTGGGTGAGTATTACGAGTACGACATACTGATGTATCTCTTACTGTATAAATCTTATCTTTTGTAAGTAATCTACGATCCCTTGTCACTACAGCAACTACTATATCGCCAATTACATACATTATACAGCTAGTTCTTCAACCAGCTTGGTGTCACACAGTTCAATGACATCCTGTTGTTTAGAATCAGATACTATAAAACTGATAGGTGCTTCTTCCACCGGAAGTTCTGCTGGAAGTTCAATGGCAAGTTCTTCAACAGTAAAATCAAGCTTACCATTCTTAAGATTGTCCAGAGCTCTGTTCACGGCAATTGTTTTGCCAAGCTGTGGGTTAAACGGCCTGTTCATCGGAATCCGTTTACCTTTCTCGTTGCGCTTATACTTACCAGTTATACGATCACGCACGAAGCCATTAGCGTCATCTGCATTGTACTTTGAGAACCCGACTGATGTAATAGCTTCTCCGTCCTTAACTCCTTGAAGAATAGCCACCGTAAAATGTCCTTGTTGAATAACTGCTATCTTGCTCAAATTAATCATCTCCTAGTATTTTATTTGCGACCCATCCACACCTACTGTATTTTATACGTTGTTCTGATTCTATAGAATATAGAATTAGTTCTTGATGTGGACAAGTTCTTTTACAATCGTAATTACAATTAGAAATTGCCAATACTACTGCATAGCTATTTTTCTTAGCTACTATTTCATCATTATTTATATCCTTTAAATCAATTGATAGAACAACTATCTCATCTACTTGAAATTTATTCATATGGGAACCTTTCAAGTTTACTATGATCTATAGTTTTGAGTAGTAATAACTCTTCATCAGTGGGTGGTCTAAATGTCCATCCGCATAAGGAACCATTGTATATATTTGATTTCGATGGCCCATAAATTGACAAAGCAATTTTAGGACAGTTCTGTTCAATGGCTGTTAAACAATTAATTGTTAAACATTTGTGTATGCCTGTGATTATTACTGGCATGCCAATGAACTCACTGAATTGTTCATTATCTACATCAAATATTACTACTTGATCTGTCTCAAAGGTTTTCACCTCCTATAAGTCTTTTAAACCCGTAAGCGCAAAGCCAAATAGTTTTTATTTTAAGTATTTGCCCAGTACACTTTTCTTTATAATTATGTTCACATCTAGCACGACAGAACTTTGTGTCTTCGATGATATACACACCTTTGCGTGCTACTATTGTTAGCCTTGGGACATTATTTGCATACGTACAGACTACGAGTTCTTCTTTCTTGAACAATTTCATCCTTTGTACCATGCAGGCCAGCATGATGTGCAACATACTATAATTCCTTCAAGAGTGATTAAGGTATGTTTTAATACATTGCGCTTACAATGTGGGCATTGATGTTGTCCATGTATTTTAATAGGGTTATAGGTTATCTTATTTTTATTACGTTTCAAAGTTTCACCTCAATCCGAACAAACCAGGAAACTGTAACACTATGGAGTAAACAAAGATTACTGGCAGAACGATCCCTGAACACGTGCATATGAGAAACCTAATCCAGCGATTATCAATCATCCCGGTTAATCTAAATGAGAATACTGGCAAGATCATTCCTAGGATTACTGACATAATAATAATGCCTAACAGTTGATTCACCTCCTCCAAATAATCTCCTAACTAAAGATCTTACAAAGCTTGACTTAATAAAATTTGTACACTCATTTATATTATCATTTATGGGAGAGTAAGTACAGATCCTGTGTAAATAAATACAGTTTGAGCAATGTTCATTATAAATGTCCTGATATAGGGCAGAATGCATAACTACGGTTTTTGACGTAGAAATAGAATAATATTTCATTTCTACCTCTACGTCAATACATTCTTCAAGTAAGGCAACTCTTCCTTGATGGAAACAAGTTACTCTTTTACCCATTATGGGTAGCTCTTCCATGGTGTTATTAAATAATACTTTTACATCAGTAACACCTTCAAAGAACACAGCAATCTCATTTCCATCGCGATACTCAATGATGAAGACCATTATTTTTCGTCTTCATTGCTCATACCCATATCAGCTAGCTGACTCATTAATTCTTCAATCCCGCTATTGGTTTTAGCATCAACTAGGACTTTAATATGTCCAATCATGGCCTCCATAGCATCTTTACTGCCAGCCATTGCAACTTTCATTTCCTCGATATCCATGTCAGACGAGATTTTTATATTCCCGATTGTGACCTTGGCATCTTCGACCTCTACTGCAAAACTTTCAATTACTAACTCTCTCTTTGCCAATGTAATTCCTCCTTATTTAATATAATAGGTGATACACTCACCTTGGTCTACAAATTTACCAGTACAAGGGCCTTCTTCATGGTATTTATTCCAGTACCTTGTACAGTTTTCACAAGGATCAAGAAGGACTCCTCTCTTCATTATTCCGGTATTTCTTGCTTCAATTAACTCCAGGAATACCGGACAATCAGCTTCACAACATGAATCTGATGTTGTCTTAAGTATATTCAATGTTTCATCCGTTCCAGGGGAAGTGCATCTATTACCGCCTGTAACAAGGCTGACCTCCATTGATACATTGCTGTAATATGAAGGTCTTGCTGTGCGATTCTCACGGCATTGTCTGCATGACATTGTCTGTTTCGCAGCATATGCTTCATCTTTGGGATCGCACTCTTTGCAGATATAATTATAATTTGCCATTGTGTCCTTATTTTTGTTCTTAAGTAGTTTCTGAACTTGGACCCAATGAGAACTTATAAGTGCCCATTTATTTCCACAGCACTTACATACTCTCTGCATGGGCAGTTTGTTCCGATTATAAAGATGAACAGCTTTAATGTAGCCTTTAGTTAACAAGCAGAATCTCAATTTTATCTTCCCCCTTTAGGATATTTAGCCAGCAGCTACTTTCTTTCCTAACTCACATTCAATGCATGTTCTGCAATATCTATTGGCGTGGTAGCGGTTGTTCTTTAGCTTAGTTATAAGTAACACGCGCTCATTATGATATGTTGAGCATTTGTCACAAGCTCCCGCACTGATGAATGCAGACTTCTTACCAATATTATTCAAACATTCACCGTCAACCAACACTCCACCTGACATTATCCGATCACCAAGTGCGTATCCTTGGTTCTTAACATAGGTGGTAGCTACTTCAGAAGCAAAGCCATTGATTAAGGTGTAAAACTTATTAAATAAAAACTGGTCTGCCATGTTACCCCCCATTCCCTTCGGTAAATTGCAGTGTTAAGTCTGCACAATCCTTGCAGTAAACATCTGCCCAATATACCAATCCACGTTTAATTACCACAAGAACAGTCTCTTGTTCCTGTAAACAGCTATTACATTTCTGAATGCCAAGTTCAAGAGACTTAGTTCCTGCATTGTTTAAGCATTCACCTAAAACGACCATAAAGCCTGCGGGATTCAGCTTACCAGGTTTAAAACCTAGATTTACGGCACCTTTAACGCATTTAATTGGTCTTCCGTTTATAAGTGAATAAAGTGTATTGTCTTCATACTCCTTATTCAATACTACTAACTTGAACACCTCCTATTGTTTGATGCATGTATAACAAGAACTATACATGCATCTTAAAGATATTAATACTCGATTCCTCGCGCTTCTGCCCACTCACGGTTAGTTTTGATTCCATAATGCAAGTGACGGAGTATTTGTGCCTTGACTGCATCATTTATCTTAATGTCAGATACGTAGTCAGGCTTTTCCTTCCCTTCCCTTTGCACCTTATAAGATGGATCTTTAAGACTGAGTGAGAAGCGGCCATCATCCAGTGGACGGTAGAAAACAGTGATATTAAAGATGTCAGCAACCGCCGTTCTTAAGGTTACTCTGCCAAGGATATTGTAGGCGGTTTGATTCTCGCTCTTACCCTCGACAAACTGGATTGAATTGATGCCGAGTAGTGGGTTTTCACGTTGGGATGTTACCTTATCCAACCCACGTGATGGATCATCTGACAGATACCACATGTCCGCTGAGGAACTACCATCAAATGATGGTCTTATTCCTGTTGGGTTAGGTATTGATCTCAATGTAGGTGCAGGACTACCTGTCCCAATTTTTGCGCTTTCTCTTAATTGTGCTAACCTTTCAGCTACTGATAATACCATTCTAAATTCCTCCTCTAGATTATTATTTACTCACTAGCAGGCTCTTGGCCTAAGTATGTAGAATGTGATTAGGCTGCATTGCCCATCACATATCTAACCATTGTTACGAAGGATGGAACATTTAATTCTATAGCACTGAGTGGTAATACATGCTGGAATGTGATTAGAGGCAGCTTGTATCCTCTGGCAATTCTAATCCCCTGCATTGTCCCACCACCTGTAGCTCCTGGCAATGCAACTGTAATGTCGGAAAGTCCCACTATAGGAAAGTTCCTGGCATGTAACTTAATAGCCGCAGGAGCTAATGCTTTAGGATTTGGATGAAACTCATGTACCGTCTGCTCCCATAGTTGATGAATCTTAGGATCAAATACAAGCATTGATTGAGGTTTATACTTAGTGATTAAATCACTATTATAACTTGCCCATGGTAGTACTACTTCTAGTTCACCACCCATCTGACTAGTTACTCTCATAGCAATCTCATCAATCCCTACTGCACCACCTGTACGGATCTTAAATCCTAATTGGATTAGCGTACTGGTGTATAATTCAGCAACTTTACGTTGAGCATAACTTGGTTCTCTTGAACCAATAATAGCAGCAGACAGCATATAGAACACTCCTCCAAATATAATATGAGGTACTACATGTCTGTTACATGATAAACACCACCCTATGGAATTTATTATTACCTAACTTTGTATCTATTACCAACTCTTACAAGCGAAGAATACTTGTGTTCTGGGTATATTCTTACAAGCTTTTCCATGATTTCTTCTGGACTTAAAACTTTATGGGCGGCTAAGATGTCAGATCCTACATGAATAGACACATGATCTTTTTCCGTAGGTGCTTCTACTTTCTGCTGTAGTTCAACACCACATTTCGGACAGTAATTATACTTTTCACTTATACGAGTATGGCAATTATTGCACTTCATCATATTGCCTCCCAGCATTCATAAATATAGTAAGCACGCCTACCATATGTATAAATACTTAGGTGCACAATATTGTGCACCTATATAATGCCTAACCTGGTCATTACCTTCTTAAGGTTTTCATCTTCAATTGATTTAAGAGTATTGTAACGATTGATAATTAAATTTCTTTGTGTATCATGTACAGTAATTTCAATCTTATCAAAGGTGATGGGCGGATTTCTCTTGATTCCTTTGAAGATATCAGCAAGTTTACTATGAAGATAGTAGGTATCAGTTTCAGTTTGTACTAATACAGATATCAGGTCACGGTATTCCTTCTTTAGGTAGCAGAAATCGGAATTACTATTGTAACCATACATATTTGCGTTATTTCTTAGGAAATAGATAAAGCGATGTGTAATCGTATCGATTCTTTTGATAAAATTTTTCATCACTATTTCTGGGATAGGATTGCCTGTCTCTTGAATAACTTTATCGAATTCCTCATACTTAGCAACTAATTTAGCCACTTCAATCTTACGATCCTTAGTGACTATGTATTTAAGACCAAGATGCTCTTTAATCTGTAGCCCCCATAGAAGATTAAATTCAGTTAACTTAGTAAGCATCCTCTTCATATCATTAGATTTTTCTTTAACTGGTTCCGGAGTTTCAGTCTGAGGTTCCCATTCCGGAAGTAAGATATCAGCTCTATTTATATTGCTACCTGTACCACGTATTCTAGTACATAGACCATTGGGATAGTACTTAATATCTTTCCCATACACTCTGATACCATTTTTCTCTGTGGTAATGTAACCTACTAGCTTTTTTACTAGTAGGTCAACTTCCACAGCACATTCATCGTAACTTTGGAGTAGCTTAATCGATTTAAATAGCTCTTCTACCGGGTTGATATCATATGCACTGTACATATCACAAACTAACTACGAAGTCTAGCAAGGTTCTCAGTGATTCTCTTGCTTCTTTCGAGCCGATAGTAACATTCATCTTAGCAACTGTGGTTAAGTTTCTGCAATCAGCAGCATACTTAGTAACATTCCGGGAGTACTTTTTAATCTTCTTAACCATCGCAGCAAAATCAGGATGAACAATGATGGCCGCTTTCATATCTACTTCAGCTTTCTTAATATTCCGGTCGAGCTTTTTAATCTGCAGGTTGTATTTGACTAGTTCAACTTCGTATTGTTTCAGCGCTACTGCATACTCAGAATACGGAACATCATCGTCTTCTTCTGGCCTGGTCGGTGCAGTTTTTCTGAATTCTTCAATTGCGCTTACTGCTTGCTTAAAGGCACCAAATTCATGCATCTTGCCAGTAGCGCCAGCAATCTCTTCGACAGCTTCTTCAGTAACTCCATATGCTTTATAATAGTTATTATAGCCGTTACTAGGAGCGATAGTTGTATTGCCAGTGAAGTAGTTGAGAAACTCTTTCAATGACTTATCATGGTCGTTGAGTCTATTAACAACACCTCTCTGCCAGTCGTCAATAATACTGACTGCCATGGTCTTTTCTTCGGGAAGGAGGTCCCTACTGCTACTAGCCATATTCTCAATGGCTGCATTAAGCCCGGTAAAATCAACACCATTAAATAATACTGACATATGAGCTCCCATAGCACTGTCAGGATTATATGTTGTGAGACAATTCATAGGCTGTGTCTCTTCAACTTGCTCTCCTGCATCAAAAACGTCTGTACCGATAAACTCGCCTTTCATTTTCAACAACTCCTTATATATTTTTAATTAAGTGAGAATTGGAATAATAATCTGATTCCCACAATCTGATGGACATTCAACATACGTGTAATCACAGCCATTCTTCACTGGGTAGTTATTAAATGCTTCACCCAGATCATCAGACTTCTTCTTACGTTCCTCAATATCTTCCTGCGTTAGGTCCACCTTCGCCCCGCAGTTACCACATACAATCATAAAACCTTTTCTATACATAATCTCACTTCCTTGTTACAGTACCAGTACCTGATTTCATAGTCGGTTTTATAACAGCAGGTTTACTTATAGTTACAGGAGCTGGTTTAGTTACTGTTGTAGATGGTGCAGTATTAACTGGTTGTTTGTTAACAATGATTGTTTTATTTATGACTGGTGCTGGTGCATGATACACTGGTGTAGGTACGTATACTGGAGTATGAACAACTACAGGACTCTGATGCACTACTGCTGGACTTTGTACTACCGGATTTGGTATTACATTATGCGTAACCGGAACAGGTCGTGGGTGACTTGAGCAACTAACGGCTAATATGATCACCAGAAGCAGAGCAACTGCAATCATCGCTACGTGTTTACCTTTAATTATAGTCCCCTCCTTCTTTTCCAGGTATAAAAACCTTTTACTGAAATACCTGCAACTATAACGCTGATTATTGCCATAGGAATTTCGTCTCTTATTAATGAAAGGATAACAACTACTATGCTTGCTATTCCAAGGTATATCCAGCATTCTACCTTCTTCTCAGCCATAACATATTGAGAAAGTATTCCATACGCTATTGCTAGAGCATATCCCGTCACATAAGGCATATTGGTATACAGCAAAAGAAGTATGTATGCTATGGTAAATAACACTATACCAGCTATTGTATGGATACCAGTTTCTTTATCAGTTTCATGTGAGATTTGTAGTATACTTCCATCAAGCATAAGATGTGACCATCTCCACCATCCATAAATACTAATTATTAAAAGTGGTACTTGCATATATAAATCAGGATAATCTTTAAGGTAGTAAGATCCTACGGCAGTAGCTATCATACTAACTATTGCTACTGGCCAACAGCGCTTATCCTCATCTATTGCCATAAACATTGATGTGAAGTTTAGGATTAGTCCTATAATGATCATTATTATTGCCATATCATTCTCCTCCCCCAATTAATCTCAGTAACCTATTGATTAACGTAGACTCATAGTATTTACACCTCCCATCACATAATCTGTTATACATATCTTTCATACACATAACGTATACATCTACTTCTGATACGTCTTTTGCTAATAGTGTGATATACGATATATCGTCATTGCAATGATTATATACAATGTGTTTGCAGCTAAATTGAGCAGACGGATGTAATACCTTGGCTAGCTTATCACTGGGAATTGGATTATCTCTTAATATTGGTTCCATATTTCACCTACTCTATTTTATAGCCCCAAGTAAGTCTTTCATCAGTATGACCTACAACCTTGATTTCAATTACATTCTTAGATTTAGGGTAATAGACTATATCGACGATGTCACCATTATTCACATTTGCACAACTTGTGCATTTGTTAAGAAGTTTAACTTTGCCATCGTTTCCTACAAGTATTCCTTCAAGAATAATTTTGTATCGATAATCTCTTTCGTAAACTATGACACCGTTTAGCTGCTCCTTATGCTCAACATATTTACTTACGTCACCTTCTAATTTCTGGTTACAACCAGTTAGTAGAATAAATAGCAGCAGGCATATTAATAATCTCATTGAGCACCTCCTACCTTGAACAGAGAGTAGCTACGCAGCACAATCCAGAAATCATCATAATAAAACCAATTAACATCATGCCTCCTGTATCCCAAGACACGAGCATCTCTAATTCTTTCCTTGTGAACATAGAGCTACTACCTCCTAATACAAAACTATAACTGTTTCGTCATCGCATCTGAGCCTCGTTAGTATTACAGCTCCACCTACCTCAGCATAGGCAGCTTCCGTCAAGACGCTATGTCTGGGCTTGAACTGGTCTTCGAGCTTATCCTCCCAGCAGATACTCGCTACATGAGGCATGGCTATCCACAGTTATAAATCTTCTCCCATAGCTTGTTCATACGTCATTTCTTTTTGACATTCGGCGCATGAGCCTATCTTCTCAAGTATATTAAAGGTTTCCTGATTAACATAATAATGAGTTTCGCATATACCACATTTCCACTTACGATGCGGAATATTATCTATTATTACAGAATCCTCTAAAGGTAATGTATCCAAATTACTCATCCTCCTGTTCAAATAGGAATTTGATAACGTTATATGGTACAGATATTTTAATAATGTTTTCTTTGTTATACAATTTCATAAACTTGACACCATTATCCATAGTGATAACAAAATAATCACCATCATGACATATTAAATGTTTTTCTGCACAACGAAGAATAATTTCTCTTTCTACCTCAAGATAAGCTTTTCTTCTACGTTCAACTTGTTCGTCTAAAGCCTTGTCAGCTATGTTTTTAGCTTCAGCCTCTAGTCTTATTTTAGTATTTGATTTAACCAGTACGAACGTCGCTATTGATGTTAATAATATCGTTAAAAATACAATGAAAAACGCTACAGTAGAACTTGAGCTATGTATTTATATCACCACCTTTGTAGTATAAATATGACTATTCACTTTGATGAGCACTCATCTTTATACCTAGAAGTTCTTATAGATTAATCCTAAAGCTATTATAATAAAGAATAATACGGTAAAGATTTTTACATCGAAGTTACCTTCTTTAGATCTCTTTCTAATTGGCCTATCATAATCGTTAGGATCGTAATTACTCCACCCAATTGGCATAACCCAACCTCCATTATATCCTTCAAAAAAAATTCCTCCACATGGGAGGATATAAGGGAAAAAAAGACTACTGCCGTAATCTTATTCCCATTATACCATTACCTTATACTCCATGCAACCATCTTGTAACTTGCTTTTTTCTAGGTTCCTCGAAGCAATGACGGGCTTGTTAGTGAGATGCCGCTCACACCCGTTTCATATAGGAGATTTTGTTCTCTTAACAGAAAGAAAATCTGCTACCTGCAATAAATTACATTAATCTCCACCATCTCCACCGTCAGAATCGAAAAAGTCCAAACTTGATCCACCACCACTACTTTTGCGACCACCTTTTGAGCTAGAGCAAGAAACTACGATTACAAGGAAGCATATAAATAAAGCAAATATAGCCAAAATACCTAAATCTATATCTATCACCTCCCTATACTCTTATTGTTAACCTTAACTTTTCTCCTGGTATGATTGCACGAATATTAGCTGTATTAACACAGTCTTCCAGTGAAACAAATGATTCAGCGTATATCCTACTTTCTAAAAGATTAACTACTCTATACTCATTTTCAGCACAACGACTGTCTTTGACTACGAGTAGTTTGGTTCCGTTACTTAACTCTATTACATCACCGACATTAGGAATCTTCTTAGATTCGCTTCTCTCATCAATGATTTGCACACTAATGTCCTCCTAGGTCTACAAATTTACTGTTAATACTTACACCAGCAATCAGGACATAGCTCCTTGCCATCAAGTTCTATAGGAGGTTCTATACAGTTTGATACTTGTAAGTCTTTCATTAGAGATCCTCTCTATATTTATAATTACATACGCGACTTGGGCATTCATAAATTCGCGTAGTCTGATTTGTCCTCTCAATCAGCTCATTTCCACATACAGGACAAAAAGGAGTTCTTACTCTTATAGTACCACTCATAGACTTTATCTTCTCTTTAATTCTTTCTGATATGCGTTGTATAGCAAAGTGATCAGGATCATAAGTTACAACAATTGTTGTATCAATCTTTAAAGGTTCCATTTAATCATCACCACCAATATCGGGAAAGTCCCAGCCTCCACTACTTTTACGGCCTCTTGAGTCTCCAGAATTACAAATTATAATTATACCAAGAATGACTAGCAGACCAACAAATATCCAAACATCATCTATCACCTCCTTAGCGCTGATAACTATGAGCACCATGCTGAAATCATACAGTTTGAACGAGTTCTGTCGTCATCTGTTTCTTTGTTAAAGAGAGCTATAGCCATGTCTACGGCAATATCTATATTCTGAGCTATCAAATCTTTGTAAACTCGATAAGTTAGCCCACCTATTACGCCAACACCGAAGCTATTCATATCATTGCCTCCAATCTCTAACAGCATGTTATCCCATTGACTTATCACATAATGTGATTATCTTTACACCTCTCTGAGAGAGAATTTGATCAAGCTGACTTACCTCTTCTGGAGTTAAATTGTATAGAGGTCTTACGCCATCATAATGAGCCATTCTCACAGTTAGATACCCAGGTTCAGTTAACTTTACATATTCTTTACGTGCTACCTTGTCTAGGTAGAAGATTGACCATATTGCTAGTACAGTAGCAGTTACTGAAAATAGGACGCATATAAATATATCTGTTAGTGGCACTACATCACCTCTTTACTACTTGAATGTTCAAGATAAAAGCTAAGAACGCTTCTCGCTTCTGCAAGTATAGCACTTATATCCTGCATCCCTTTCAGAGACCTTTTTCCCTGAATTCTGCATTTTGACTTTGTAGTGTCATAGAGAAAAATCATAATGGCATTTTCATCAGGGGCTGTTACTTCAATTCGGATGTTGTCAATAATTTTACGGAAACATAGGAAGCTGCCATTTCTTTTAAGCTGATTCCTCCATCCGTCTCTTAGAAATGATTGCGTATTTTTAAGTAAATGTGCTTTTAGAGGATTCATATTATCACCTCCTAATAATCAAATATCGCTAGGACGCCTTACAGTAGGTCTTGGGAGCTTCTTAACGCTCTTATATATGGTCATAATAGCCTCCATTTAGTTTCCGAATACTCTTATTACCCTATATTTACTAGTGACCACTTCAGGTTCTAAATTACCCCAGAAATAATCAGAGTATTTGATTAAGTAATAAGCGTCTACTGCATCTTCCTTATGTACTTTAATCTCGAATTCGAGATTCCAACCATTAGAAAGTTCACCACATCTGTGTTTCTTTATATTCTCTTGCTTCCTGTTATACAGAAGGAGCCGATTCCACTCAGGAAGCTTATCTCTAATATCCGTTAAGGAGAGAACCAACATATCAACTCCTAATATTTATAATCACAGGTCTGACAGTAGTAATTTTCAGATGTGTCGTCTATAGCTACAATCGTCAACATCTTTCCACATTTAGGACAAAATGCTGTTGTAGAACTTACTAAACTTTCTGCGGATTTAATTACTGCCTTTATCCTATCTGAAATATTACTGTCAGGATAGAAAAGTAAACGAATTTCACTTTTGACGTATAATGGTTTCAGTTTATTCACCTACTTCTTAAACATTACCCATACAAGACCAACACATGCGGCTGCTAAAGATAAACACATTATAGACATTGATATAGATAATATTGACATACATATGTCATTAATCATAGACGACTACTTACCCTTTCTTTTCATGATATTAATAAAATCGAATACCCTATTGAGGCAAAGACTAGCTTCAGAATCCCTGCCACCAAGTAAATCCTCATTTACCACCATTTCTATAGCACAACTTATCAAGCCTTCAAGTTTACAAAGCTCTACAAGATTATTCCCCTGAGAAGTTGAACCAATATTGTCGTCTGAGTAGCAGATATACTTCTCCTCAAATGCAATCAAATATTGAGGATCACAGACTATCTTTCCTTTGTCAGAAGTCACTATCCACTGTCCTTCTTTGGGTTCAATACAGCCGTTGGTAGTTTCAATGACTGGAACCCTATTAACTTTAGGAAGTGGACTATTCTTCTTATAATAACCTATGAATTTACCGTTTAACTCATAACAGAAGTAGCCATCTTCCATTCCTTTAACATATGGAACTGCGGTGATATTATTTTGAGGTATACTCATAATTTATGTCGACCCCTTTAACAATTTTATTATCGCCTTATTGAAACTAAAGTATTATATCTTCTATCACTACTAGAGTGCTAGTATTGTATCTAGACGTATGCTAGCTTGATTTAAAGTTATATATGGGCTTAATGATGTTAACTATTTCTATAGTATCACCTGTGTTCTCGATGATCTCCTCTATGGGCTTATAAGCCATAGGAGCTTCATCTATGGTAGATTCAGTAACTGATGAAGTATAGATGCCTTTCATGGTTAGGACATAATCATTCATATCAATGTTCTTTTTAGCTTGGGACCTACTCATTAGACGTCCTGCACCATGAGGAGCTGAGAAATTCCAATCAGGGTTTCCCTTACCTATAGCAATGATGCTGCCATCACGCATGTTAATGGGAATGATTAATTTTTCTCCTAACTGAGCAGATACAGCACCTTTGCGAAGTATCATATGCTCCAGGTCAATGTAATTATGTATTGTTTGAAAGGAATCCAGCTCACGGTATCTTAATCCTAAGCATTCCTCCACTATTCTTCTAGCCATGGTCATTCTATTTAAACTAGCATATTGCTGTATAATGGCCACATCATGAAGATATTCTTGCATTAAGGTGCCTTCTAGATAACACAGATCCTTAGGTATACTACAGGCTTTCTTGCACTCTTGCTGAAGAACCTTCAGAGCTTTTTGTATTTTATGTTCCTTACCAACTGCTTTGTATCCTTTGATTAGAGCAATCTTCATAGCTTCATAATCATCGTTGAATCCACTATGGTATCCGTAAGCACTGCCCTGGTAGTATTCTGCTACTTGCTTACCAAGGTTCCTACTTCCACTATGTATGACTAAATATTTATTATCTTGGCTATCCACATTAATCTCGATGAAGTGATTCCCACCACCAAGGCTACCCAGAGCTTTATTAAAATCTTTGGCGATCTTACTGATACCTCTAATACAAAGTAATTTATTAATTTGATCTTTGAAATCACACTTTGATAAGACATTGATGTTATAACCGCTTGGAATGTTATTAGTGATATAATCATCGAAATTCTTTAGATCAATATCTATATTACCTAACTCAACAACAAGCATGCCGCAGGATATGTCCACACCAACTAAGTTAGGAACGATCTTATTCTTTATTGTCATTGTAGTTCCTATGGTACATCCAGCACCTTTATGACAATCCGGCATAATCTTAATTGAACTACCAATCGTAAATTCCTGATTACATAATTCAATTATTTGAGATATAGTTTGCGCGTCAACATTGTCTGTAAACACTTCTGCAGTATTATGCTTACCTTTGATAATCATAATGTACCTCCATTGAGTTTATAGATTCTATTTATTTCGTATCTATTATAATATCTGATATAGAATTTACTGTTAAAGTAACAGTATCACTACTATTAGTAAATTCTATAAGAAGATTAGTCCTTGGATTACGATGTGAACCATCATCACACACTATTACTCTACTTACTCCGGTAAATTCTTTCTCATCAGTAGTTACTCTTAACATATAGTACCTCCTAAAAGTAATTACATAATACCCACAATACAACTACTGTGATTATATAACCCCAGAATAGTACTGGCATGATACACCTTCTTATGTTCTTATTCTCTTGTAAGAGGAGCGCTAATAAAATGACGGGATTGTTTTGCACCATTGAGTGAATAAACTATCCTGCTGCAAGCCTTCAGCAAGTAAAAGCTGGGTCATTTTATCAGGAGTAAATCTCATATTGCTTTCATAAATAGACTCCATTGTATCTATAAGGTTATATTTTGAAAGAACTGGTCTGAGAACATCCCATTCTTCGTCAGTATAATGATCAGTAATAATATGATCATTACTCCAACACTTCTGAGTATTAATAATTATAAAAAACCCGTTACTGGCTTCAGGTTCATTAATTACGCAGAAGATAAAGTTACTTAAGGAGACGTTACTTAACAATTCGTCACCTCCTACTATTTTGGTGTAATAACGTAGATATACTTTTCCTCATGAACTTCGCCAGCTTCAATAGTGTGATAATGCTTCTTATCTTCCTTAGTAAATATTATCTGACTAATAAACTCATGAATTAAGCATGTTGTATAATAACTGCAATATGGAGGGTCACCTGTATCAACTCTATACTCACCTACATAAATGTTATTGAGTTTGAGTACACTTTCTCTACTATGGTATGGCATCTTAGTTGTTCCAGCATAAGGATCAACAAGCTGAACCTTTTCTGCTTCAGCCGTAGCTTCTTCAAGATGAGGAGAAATAAGAGTGAACAATCCTTCACGGACAACTTTATCGGTACCAACTAAAGATATGATCTGTACTTGCATTACTAATCACCTCACAATATGTATCTCCAGGGTCTACCAGTCTTTAGACTGATTATGTCTATATTGATTTGTCTTAAAATTCGGATCACAAGACAATCTGGTGGGATAAGTTCTGTAGCTGTACGAATTGAATCTAATAATATGCGTCTGCCTTCTTCAAGTTTAGCTACACATGTTGGGCAATACTTTTCATGATCTTCCCTTAATGTATTACATCTTAGACACCATTGCATAGTATCACCTCATAAAGCTATTACTTTATTAAAGTAATAGCTTATTTAGACTAGGATCATTCGTTAATTCATCCCAATATGCATCAGGCATTTCTTCAAGACACATTAGTATAAATCCAACAAAATGTTTCCCATGCTCATATTCAAGTACCTCAAGCAATACCTTCTGAACATCTTTAGCTGACATTTGTTTAAACCTGTCGAGCAATGGAGGTATAAACATTACACTGTCTACACCTTTATCATAGTAATCATAGGTGCCGAACTTTGTTATACCTTCCTTAAGAGCTGCAAGGCATTCTTGTGAAGTAATTGGTTTCATATTATACTTCTTCCTTTATATTTGTTTTATGGTGGACGTAGGGGGAGTTGAACCCCCGTCCGGAACTGTTACCCTAAACCGTCTACCTAGAATAGACCATCGTGGTCAACGGCAGCACTAAGTAGCTTGCTCACTTTCATCACTGGGTAGGAGTCGAACCTACAAACTGTAATAACAGCCACGCTTCAGCGTGTAACCTCTGGGTGGACACCCGTAAGCTCACTTAGTTACATATAGAGCCGACGTGTCGCTTTGCCAATTTGCCACCAGTGATATTTATTAACCTCCACCACTTGCATTTAGGATGCAAGAAACTATTTGCCATAGAGTAGGGATTTTAACCCTACATGGACTGAATTTCGGCCACCTACCACCATATTATCATTAGCGACTCCTTAATGGGTTAGGGTTGCACTAATGTATGCGAGGCCAGTTTCTAATACTCTACCAGGTTGTCTTCAGAGAACGACCCATAGTTCTCCTACGTACCTTACTAGTCAGTCCTAAACCGGAAAGAGCGATTGCTTTCGCCTTCTATGACCTATTGCCTATCTGTAGCCCTTCCGAACTACTGTTTCCGATAGGACTCTCCCATTCTTTGACCCTCATCCGATTGCTGGGATAAGCTCGGTGTTTTGGGGCTGATCTCCCAGCTCTAAAGTTAATTAGAGACTAGGCAGCTTGAAGAGTAGTTTTGGCATTTAAAGCCTTGTGGTTATATGGTAACCAACCTCTAGGCAAGTTTTACTCTCACGCTCCGTCGAAACCCGGTACGCCCATGAATGGAGCGGTATTGGACTTATTTGTCATCTGCCATCCGCTCCTGAATTAAATGTATATAAGTAAATTAGTGCTGGATTGGCCCTCACAGCTGGGCAAAGTTATCCATAGTTCATTAATAAGGTTTTCATCGGAACTGCACTTACATATGGTATAGTTTGATATTCTTTAAACTTCACATCAGGATTTCTCGGTATGAATATATCGCACCTATAATTGATATCGAATAGTTTAAAATCAAATTGTGGAAATTCACTTCCTACGAGTCCTATCACTATGATTGCTTCATCATGAATATAAACATTGCATGCATATTTAGTTACAGAACAAAAACCTACTATTATGACAATCACCTCCTTAGATTTAATCAGGGCGGGCCGTGGTAGGAATCGAACCTACTTTGACTAGTCCACTAGCTAGCCCGTAATGCCCCCGAAGGGGCGATATCTTATTTGAATAAGCCAGGCATACCTGAGAGTACTGACATACCAGGCGGCACCATCATAACATTAACTTTATCATTGAATTTCTCAATGGCTTTCAACTGTACAAGGGACGGTGTTAATGATTCAGCAATGATTCTGTTGGCATCTGCTTGAGCTTTAGCATCAATTGTCATAGCTTGAGCACGGCCTTGAGCTTCTGCTACAGCCTGTTTAATTTCAATTTCTTTCTTCTTAAGAATAAGTTCTGCCTGTTGAGCCTGTTGTGCAGAATTAATCTTATCATTTACGGAAGCTTGAATGCTGCTTGGTAATCTGACTTCACCGAAGTTGAATCTTTCAACAACGATTCCATCCGGTCCAAAGAACTCTTTTAAATTATTTGTGATTAAGTTACAAGCTTCTTCACGCTGATCACCTGCAATGCCAAGTACACTGTATGTTCCGGTGCAGTTTTGGGCGATGTTTTTCATGTTGGTACGGATATAAGTCTGTGCAATGTCCTGGATATCACGGCCCCTAAACTTATTGTATACGTGGGGAGCCATAGCTGGTTCAATATGATAGGATAAATAACTGTCAATATTCACATTCAAGTTTTCCTTAGTGGGTATTAACCAAGATTCGTCTTCTGGGCTACCCTCTGTTTTAGAAGCAGTTAATTCCAAAGTTTGCGTACTTACCGGGTATTCTTGAACTGATTGTTTAATAGGCATTATAACATGGAAGCCTTGAAGTAGAGGATCTTTTTGTACGCCGCCTTTAGCTCGATCATACAGGACACCTACTTGTCCTGGGGAAATACTGATTGTACACATAATGGCAATAACGAGAATTACAAATGCTAATATACCTCCTATGGTACCTCCAAGCACAAACTTACCATGTGTTGATAATTGCATACGATCACTCCTCTTTTTTATTATCTTCGTCTTCCGGCATGGAGAAAAGATTACTAACCCATCCTCCAAATTTAACGAAGAATCTCTTTAAACCTATGATACAGGATATAATTACTAGTATGGCAATTAAGAAGTCAATAAACAGCCACGGTCCCATCACCTCACCTCCTTAACGACTGCTATTGTACTGTTACCTTCACTTCATCATTAGTCATTTTGATAGTGAAGAGAGTGTCACCAACTCTAAATGACACCGGATCAGTACCAATTGTAGTTGTTATGGTAGCCTTTACAGGTTTACTTGATACAGGAGTACTTTGTGTAACTTTCTTATCGGATTCAACCTGAAGCTGTGTCTTAACTACAGCCTTATCTGTATACTTCTTAATTAGGCTTTTGAACATGCCTTTCTTAATGTAATGATCGGCAAGTTTTTTCATCCTTATCGAAGAATACCCAAGTTCTATTCCTAGATTTGAAATAACACTATCGGGTAGTGGACACCCATACTCAGATATTGCACTTTTGAGACCTTTGATAATGGATGGGACCAGGTGTTTACGATAAGCCATTACCATACTTTGGCTCGTCCTACCACTGATTACATTCTTTGCAAAGGTAACACTGACTGGATGAGTCGGCATAAGATTTAATGCATTCTTTAAAGCATTAATCTCTGTATCCTTCCAGTTATTAATTAACATCTTAGCGCTCAATTCTCTATCTCCCCTTTAATATTTTAACTAGCGAATCTTAACCTCAGAACCTCCTTCCTTAAGATATTATAATAATGATGAATCTTTGGATTTGTATGTTTTCTCCATTCAGATTCATTATTATCAATTAACATCTTCCTTAAATCTGTAGCAGAAGCATGTACTCCAGGTGGTCTAGGCACAATCAACTGATGAGTATAAGGAATTGTATTTTGGTTAAACCATTCGCCTCTGCGTTCATCATTACCTGATATAAACATACCAGGAGTATCACCCAGGAAGCATTTAGCTGCAGTTAGCAAGTAGTTACCCCATGCTTCTGAAATGTCATCTTCAGTTGTTAGATCAGCTAACGGCATTATCATCAGCTTACCGGATCTAACTTCATTACTGAAGATCGTCTGGATTAGTTCAATCCTTAGATTTATGGGGAATGGATTTCTTTCATTAGGTATAATACCGGCAGATCCCACAATAACTAAAAACTTATCGCATAAAGTGAGACCAGGACGTACCAGTGACTCATGCAGGAGGTGAAAGTGTTGGAATCTACCGATACAGAAACCAGTTGATACCATGCTACATACCTCCATATCTTGCAATGAAGTTGTTGATGAGACCTTTAATTTCATCAGAAAGAATAATACTCTCCTGAGCTCCAGTCTGCATTCTACCAAGTGCCATTGTATCATTCCAATCGAATGTTTTTATGTGAGGCACATGCATACTCGGATTCCATTCATATACAGTTTGATACAACTCGCACCCCTTATATTTGTGCAAGCTTCCTCGTGGAATTACAATCAGGTTTGTATTATCCTTACTGTGATCAAAAGTAATGTCAACTAATCCAGGAATTGATTGTTTAATTTCATCCATACTAAGTTTCATTCTGTCTGCACCATTACTATAGGCTGTTTTCATAGCCCAGCCATTAGTATCACGCTCAAGATGCTTATAATATCCTGATCCATGTCCATAGAAGACAAAGTCTAATGGAACACCAGCTTCAACGAGTTGAATATCTCTGATTCTGGCTATCCTCAATGACATTGATTCTCCAATGATTGTTGAACAATTGCCAGTTCCAATTTCTTGTACTGACTTATATATTTCTATGGCTTTTT